AGATGGTACTACTGTATCTAAATCTACACCTGTAACTGTAAGTGGTATGTCTAACTGTGTTGGTATAGAGGCTGGTGCAGATCACACAGTGTTCCTACTAGCAGATGGTACTGTTCAAGCAGTTGGTTATAATGACTTTGGTCAACTATCAGATGGTACTACTGTTAGTAAACCTATACCTGTAGCTGTAAGTGGTATAACTAACTGTATAGGTATAGAAGCTGGTTATGTTCATACAGTATTTCTACTATCAGACGGTACTGTTAAGTCAGTTGGTCGTAATAACTTTGGTCAACTAGGAGATGGTACTACTGATAATAAATCTATACCTGTTACAGTAACTGGTATAACTAACTGTGTAGGTATAGCAGCTGGTTATTATCATACAGTATTCTTATTAGAAGATGGTACTGTTCAAGCAGTTGGTTATAATGACTTTGGTCAACTAGGAGATGGTACTACTGTTGGTAAATCTACACCTGTACCTGTATCTGGTATAACTAACTGTGTAGGTATATCAGCTGGTTCATCCCACACAGTATTCCTACTATCAGACGGTACTGTTAAGTCAGTTGGTAATAATAACTTTGGTCAACTAGGAGATGGTACTACTGTTGATAAATCTACACCTGTATTAGTAAGCGGTATAACTAACATAAAACAATATAAATTATAAAAGAAAAGGATAAATTATGATATTAAAAATATTTTACACAAATGAAGAAAACATAGGTGAACACAGAATGCCTATTAACAAAGAGTTGGTTCTTAGTAAAGAATCTGAAGATGATACAATGGAAGAAGGTTTTGTTGTCGTTTCTAAATGGGATCTAGAAGAATGGAAACAAATAGAAATAAGAAACGCAGCTGCGTTAGCTGAACAAGCTAAAACTCAAGAATAGTTATCCTAAGATAGAGGTAATTCTCTATCTTAGTTGATTGATTATTTGAATAAATTATAAGGAAATAGTATGACTAATATAATAGAACAGGAATTAAGAGCTAGTACAGAAGATCACGCTAGTCTAGTTTTACCAGAAGGTGTAATAACTATTAACAGTGATACAAACGCAGCTGTTGTCCACGATAATACAACACTTGGTGGTAACATAGTACCGACAGCTAATATGTTACAAGAAGTAGCTGATTCAGTTAGTGATGTTATAACTAATCTAGGTGGAAGTAAAATAGAACTAATAGGTAATGTATTAAGGTTTACAGATGAATTTGGTATAATTAATGATATAGACTTATCAATATATTTAAATACAGTTAACCCAGTTAAGATTATAAGTTCAACAGTGACTGAACAAGGTGTAATAACATTTAACAAAGATGATGATAGTAGTTTTATAATAGATGTAACTGATATAATGAATATAAGAAAAGACTTAACTAAAGTTGATCTTATTAATATGGGCATAAGTGTAAATGACTTTACTAATATAAATGAAATACCTGAGACACTAGCTTTAAGTTTAAAGGGTGGTGTTGGTTCAAATGGTGCTGATGGTTCATTTACTAACAATAGTAAGTTTAAACAAGTATCACTATCTACAGTTGATATAACACCTAATAATAGTATATACACTAACAATAACGGAGTTAGTTACTTACTGACTGATGATGGTTGGTACAGATTAGGTAAGTTGGTAATTCCACCTAGGGTTAATAACATATCAGCTGGTAATTCTCACACAGTATTCCTACTATCAGATGGTACTGTTCAAGCAGTTGGTTATAATGACTATGGTCAACTAGGAGATGGTACTACTACTAATAGATCTACACCTGTACCTGTAAGTGGTATATCTAACTGTATAGGTATAGAAGCTGGTTATGTTCATACAGTATTTCTACTATCAGATGGTACTTGTAAAGCAGTTGGTCGTAATAACTATGGTGAACTAGGAGATGGTACTACTACTAATAGATCTATAGCAGTTACAGTAAGTGGTATAACTAACTGTATAGGTATAGACGCTAGTGAAGATCATACAGTATTCCTACTATCAGACGGTACTGTTAAAGCAGTTGGTAGTAATGGTTCTGGACGACTAGGTGATGGTACTACTACTAATAGATCTATAGCAGTTACAGTAAGTGGTATAACTAACTGTATAGGTATAGCAACTGGTCAGCAACATACAGTATTCCTACTATCAAATGGTACTGTCAAAGCAGTTGGTACTAATATAGCTGGTAATCTAGGAGATGGTACTACCACACAAAGAACTACACCTGTAGCTGTAAGTGGTGTAACTAACTGTATATCTGTAACAGCTGGTAACATTCACACAGTATTTCTACTATCAGATGGTACTTGTAAGGCAGTTGGTAATAATGGTAATGGTATTAATGCATCTACACCTATATCTGTATCTGGTGTAACTAACTGTATAGGTATAGAATCTGGTGGTGATCATACAGTATTCCTACTAGCAGATAAGACTGTTAAAACAGTTGGTAGTAATAATGAAGGTCAACTAGGAGATGGTACTGCTACTAGTAAATCTACACCTATAACAGTACCTGGTATAACTAACTGTATAGGTATAACAGCTGATTACTATCACACAGTATTCCTACTATCAGATGGTACTTGTAAAGCAGTTGGTCATAATTACTATGGTCAACTAGGAGATGGTACTAATGTTAGTAAACGTACACCTGTAAGTTGTAACGTTGTCGAACTTACCAAGTCTATGCTTTCTTAAATTTAATATAAAGGTAAAATATGATATCTATAAAAGAAGATGAAACGTTACACGGAGTCACAATGACTGACCCAGAACCAGATGTTGTACATGAATTAATGTTCAACCCTAGAGAATTCGATTTAGAAATACCTACAGAAATTCTATTTATTTCTATAAATAACATTATAGTTAAAATAGAATTTCCTATAGAATATCTAAATGATGAATTCATCGTGGAGGTTAATGAGAAACAGTTTAAAGGTAATTTCATAATCAATTATGATTTTAAATCGCCTACTGTTTTGAGTTAATATATTATGGCTGAGATAGTAGCACAACAAAGGGCTACGACAGAAGTCATAGCTGAGTACGTAGGTCCAGAAGGTCAACTTGTAGTAGATATAACGTTAAAGACTGTATCGGTACAAGATGGTGTCACACCTGGCGGTAGTTACTTAGTAACTAAAAAAGAATTTGAAGAAGTTACTAATATAGACACAGATTTAGTAGCTTATTTCCAAGAAGAATTAATTAAGCAATAATATACACTATATCATTGCATAATGTTAATATCTTAATAAAGGAGAGTAATGTAATACATAAGGATATAAATTTTAATATATTATTTAGTTACGGTACATGTTGCGCGGTAAGCACGTTATAAAATAAAAAAAAAGGATAAAAGATGACTTTACATCAGAACTTATTAAATTTAGTTGCTAATATAGCAACAGCTATGAAAGGTAGAATCTCTACTACAGAAAAAGGTACCGTTAATGGTGTTGCTACACTAGATGACGCGGGTAAACTTACAGTTTCTCAATTACCAGCTACAGTTGCTACATTAGAAAATGGTAGAATACCAGCGGCACAATTACCTGGGTTTGTTGATGACGTCGTAGAAGTAGCTAGTAGATCTATTTTGTTTCCAGCTGAACCTGGAGTTCCACCAATTGGGCTAGCGGGTACAATATATATCACACTTGATGATGATAGAGAATATAGATGGACAGGTACTGCGTATCGAGAACTATCTAAAAATGAAGTAACTACTAAACAATTAACAAATGTATCTGATGTTACTAAAGCTGCTTCTGGTCTCGCACCTACAGCGTATGAAACAAACAGAACTTATAGAATTGGTGAGGTAGCGTATTGGGCAGATACAAATGAAACATTACAAGCTGTTCAAGATAATGTTACAGCGGCACCATATTCTGCACCTCATACATCAGCTACGTCTACAGTGTTGATACCAGATGATACTGAATTAATGGGAAGCGGTAGATTGAAAATGAATGGTGTGTTTGTAGTATCTGACACAGAGGATATGTCTTATGATCAATTCATTGGTGTTATAAATGCATTTGGTGGTGGTACAGTGTATACAGCTGTACTTGTTAATCAAAAGATTGTTATTACAAGAAAAGACGGTGGTGTGTTAGATCTATTTGTGGATGACGGTGATAATACATTATTTGAATTAAGTAATGGTAGCTTTAATAGCCTGTACTGGAAAGTAGTTAAGACAGTGGACGCTGTTAACACTATGTTAGAAAATACAACAGATATATCTAAAGCTTACGCTGGGTTACCAGTTAGAGAGTTTAATCCAGGTCGTGTATATAAATTAGGTGAAGTTGCTTATTCTGCTAACACTACTAAATCGTATCAAACCATAGTAGATAACGTTACAACCACTCCTTTAACAGCTCTACCTAATACTGTAATTACGGCATCTGTGTTGGTACCGGACGATACTGAATTAATGGACACTGGAAGTTTAAAACTAAATGGTGTTTTGGTTATTAGCGATACTAGATTCATGTCTTACAATCAATTCATTAGCGAAATAAATGCATTCGGTGGTGGTACAGTGTATACAGCTAGTATAGTTGATGGTGTTATATCTATCAAACGATTAGATAATGGTGTGTTAACTGAATTTGCTGAAGTAGGTTCTAATTTTGGATTTACTTTAAGCACTGGTACTATTGATGGTGCTAAATGGAAAGAAATTACACCTATTGGTGTTGTTGAAGACGACACTGATTTCGCGGCTTTATTCGCTGAGGCTATGTTAGCTTAATATAACGATAACCGGTAATATTCGTTACCGGTTATATTTAATTAAATACTAGTATAGAGGTAATAGTACTATTTAATTAGATAAATAAAAGGATAAAAATGACACACATAGAAAGATTAATAAACTTAGTTTCAAATATAGCTAACGAAATAAAAAACCGTATACATACAAACAAACTAGGTGTGGCGAATGGTGTTGCTACGTTAAATAATTCTGGAAAGATACCTAACGCACAGCTAGATATAGTCGCACCAATAACTTTACCAGGTTATAGTTTAGGAGTTGAAGTATTGACAACAGAAAGATGGATAGATGGTAAACCAATATATAGAAAAGTTGTTAGTGGTGTAATACCATCACCCGCAGCAGATATTACTATAGCATCTGGTTTAACTACTGAAGAATATTGTACTATTGACGATTTCTATATGGAAACATCAACTGGAAGAACTGTTAGTGGAACATATAGTTATTATGCATCGACATCAGAAGAATTGCTAATTTACTATACAAAACCAACACATAATATTTCTGTATTTGTAAGTAATTCATACGCTCAGTACGCAGGTAGAACTATTTATATTATATTAAAATACACAAAAACAACTGATTCAGCTGCTTCACCAACGGCAGTAGTGGGATGTGGTGTGGTACAAACTGGAGATCATGCTAATAATATAGGTTTTACTAGTTCAGCAGGACTACAAGCTACAACTGTAACAGGTGCTTTAGATGAATTAAATTATAATATTAAACTAAGAACACCTGTTTGTATGTGTAAATATGAAAATTCAATTGATGTAATTTATAGTGTTTTTGGTTTTACTGGTGTAGTTAAAGTAGCTGCAGGCGTAACTTCATTTTATTTCGATACGTCCAAGTATAGTGACGTTAATAAAATAATAATAGAGTGTTGTATTAGTATGAGTGATTATACATCAGTAACATATAGTTGTGGTGTGGTGAACTCAACTACAATGGTAACAGACGGGTACGTAAGGATTATAACACAATCATCAGCTGGTACAAACGTAGCTACAGTTGTTTACGTAACAATGTATTATTTAAATTGATGATTATAGTATACACACACCAATTGGTGTGTGTATATTTTTTTATGTTGACTATTAATATGAATAAATAAAAGGAAATATCATGCTATTTAAAAACAGATACAGTTTTTTATCCAACATGTGTTCGTTAGGACAGACTGTTAAGATAGGAGATATAGTTGTTAGAACAACTGAGAATTATTATCAAGCGATGAAATCATCTAATCCAGCTATAAGAGATTTTATAGCTCAACTTAACCCATATGAAGCTAAACGTATAGCTAGAGAAACTAAACAAAAAGAAGATTTTAATAATAACAAACTAACTATAATGAAAGATGCTATAGAAGTTAAGTTTAACTTACCTGTATTTAAATTTTTATTATTAGCTACAAACAACACTAAGATAGTAGAAGATAACTATTGGAACGATACATATTGGGGTGTTTGTGAAGGTGTTGGTGAAAATAACTTAGGTAAACTTATTATGGAAAAGAGAGATAGTTTAAAGACTATAGCTGAAGTAAAATCAAAAATAAAAATAGGTAATATGTATCATAAAGATGTTATTGAGTATTACGATTATATATGCTTCACTAGTAATTCCACTCTTAATAAAGATAATGAATTAATCATGGGTGCTGGCACGGCTAAAGTTATAAAAGACATGTATAATACATTACCAGCTTATTTTGGTAAAGAAGTTATTAAAGGTAACAATAGTTTAATAGTTAATAATGAGTTTAACATTATAGCGTTTAGAACTAAAGACAACTGGAAAGAAGATAGTAAAATAGAACTTATACAAGAATCTTTAGATAAACTAAGAAAGTTTGCTTTGAAGAATAAAGATAAACGAATAGCGTTACCTGTACCAGGTGTTACTAATGGTAATCTTACAGAAGATGTTATTCTACCATTGTTAGCTAATTTACCTAAGAATGTAGATGTATGGTCTTTACCTAAAACTAACTGTTACACAGGTATAGGTAGTAGAACATTACCAGAAGAGTATGGTGTTATAATCGATGAGTTAGCAGAGTTAGCTTATAAGTCTAATATAAGATTAAGAGGTGGCGGAGCTGATGGTTCGGATAATCGCTTTGAGAACAAAGCTTATGGTTTAAAAGAGATATATTTACCTTGGAAAGGGTTTAACGGTAACAAATCTTTGTTATATACACAATCTAATACAGCTGAAACATTTGCTTACTTTTTACATCCTGCGTTTGATAGACTCTCGGACCCCGTAAAGAAGCTTATGGCTAGAAACGTGTATCAAGTTATAGGTGGTGACTTAAGGACTCCTAGCGACTTTGTAGCGTGTTATACTAAGGATGGTTGTAACTCGCATAAAACAAGGACTTCAGCTACAGGTGGTACAGGGCAAGCTATATCGTTAGCTAGTTTAATAGGTGTACCAGTTTATAATGTTTTTAATAAAGAAGATTATGAGATGTTAAAATTACAATTAAAAAGTTTAGTAAAGGATGAGTGATGGAACAATATATAGATTTACAAAGAATAGAGATGGAAAAGAAACCAGTAGAAATACTTATTAAAATAGATAAAGTAGCTCTTTTAATAAACAATGAAGCTATGGATATACCAGAAGTTATGTATATTAGAGATATACAGATTAAACAAGTATATCTTAACCTTATAAAAGAGTATCTTGATGCTGTCGACTTTCTAGAACCAGATATTGAAGCTAGAAAATATAGAAATATGTTTCTAGTGTTTGACTGTTTTGATTTACGTAAAGAGGTTGATGAACGTTATCGTAAGCATCAAATACCGTTTATACAAATGACAGATAATACTAATGATTGTACGTTAACACATTCTGAAGTTGAAGAAACATTTGAAGATATTCACCCAGAGTATGTCAGTAGTAAACCTAACTTTAAACCACACACTATGGGGAGATGTTTTATAAACCCTACTATGGTGAAAGCTCATACTGACGCAGAATGGGCTAAGCATAAATTAGAAGAAGCTAAAAATAGCACTGAAGATTTTATAATACAAAGTGAATACGAGAAAACCATACCTGATAATGTAAAAGTTGTTACATTCGGAGACGAACAAAGAAGCTTTGCTTTTACAGGAACCACTTGTTGTAGTGAGGTCACTACAGAGGAACAGATTAAAAAAGTTAAGGAAACTAAGGTTTGTAAAAAAGCTAAAACTAAACCTGATAAAACACGTAAGAATAATATAGAATTAGGTGGGTTATGGTTATTCACTTAACAAGAAAGGATATACTTTGATAAGAATTAGAAAACCACCTAGTCTTAGAAAAAATGATAAATTTACAATTATGTACACTAGATGTAATAACTTTGCACAAGTGTATATTTATTTTAAAGATTGTTATTATGACATAATGTTTATTATGCCTAGGTTGTATTATAATGAATTTGATACTAAACGTCAAGTAGGTGTTGACGTACCAACTGCGTACAACAAATTCTTTAGTACTTTAAAAGAATTAAGTTACCATTTAAAAAGGAGATTTAAAAATGGAAAATAAACCAAGTGTTTCAAAAACACTAATGACTATGCTAAGTCAAGCGTTTAAAATATGTGTGATATGGGTTTTATTAGCGTTGATACCGTACTATACAGGAGTACTATTAAGTATTTGGTACCCACTTAACCAAGAACAAATTGATGTTAGTATACTAAGTCTATTTACAATAGAAAGTACTATAGAGAATACTATCGGAACAACATTATATAGATATGGCGTATTAGTAGATGCAGTTATTGCTTTACTTATAATTGCATTTATACTCTGGTATAAACACACTAGAGACTATCTTGAAGGTGAAGTTACATTAGATGAAACAGAAACCGCTCAATCATACTCATATGTACCATATGTACTACGTGGGTGTAAAAATAACATAGTAACCAAGAGTCAGCTTAGAATAGATGAACTAAAACATTTATATAAGTTAACAATTGATACTAATGATTATATGGGAGCCGGGTGTTTATATCTATACGAGAATAATAAGTTTGTTAAAAAGTTTTGGGATGTGTGGTTCGGAAAAGATATTATTCTTACTAAAGAAGAGAGTGTTAATATTCATATTCTGACAAACTATACATTATCAAAGGAGGAATAGTATGGAACAAGAACACGTACCAGTTGTTGGCGATACATATAAACATAAAGATGGCGATGACTATAGAGTAGTTCGTATTAATAACGATTATACTACTATCGCAGGTAAGCTAATCACAATAGTTGAATATACTAAATTAGACTACTATGAAATTTGTTTAAGACGATTAGAACATTTTAATAGAAGTTTTAAAAAGATAGATAACGTATAGCACGTGCTATACGTTATATTCTATTTTTTATTAATCATATATTATTAATATAGAACAAATATTGATAAAAAGGATGTAAGATGATAAATAATGATGAAATTAAAAAAGGTGATTTATGTTGGTTTCAGTCCAGAGACAAATCTGTAGATAATGATAATAATAGAGCTGACGCTATTGTGTACCTAGCTCCGTTTTATTCAAAGGTTTTATTACCAGACGGACGTATTAGTTATTTTGGTGTTACTTATGTAGATAAAAGTAAAGAGTCTGTTATGACTCCAGAGTTTAATATGTGTGAAAAATATGTTCCAGGGGTACTTCCATTCAGTTTAAATTCTGATAAAGAGAAGATATTGAAGATATTAGGAGAGATGGAAAATGAATGATTTAAATAAAGACGTTCCAAAAGAACTAAAAGATAAAATAAACACAATACTTAAAGAGTACAGTAACTATGTGTATGATTTAGACAAAGTTTATTATGCAGTTTTATATAAGTTGCATACTAAGACTAAAAAGATGATGTTTAAAATAAGACCTTTTTGTAAACCAGTACATGATTGGTCTGGTCACGAGTTCACAGTTTATTTAAGAGAATTGGATGGTAATTTTGTTTGCACCCCAATAGAGTTTGTAATAAATATAAATACGGAAGAAGTATTTGAAAGTAAGAAAGTTAAAGCTAAAATATTTACTAACTATTTAGAAGCTCTTAATAGTAAGAAGAAAGGTGTTAATAGATTGTTAAGACAAGAGCGCAATGATTTATACGAACACTGGTTAAATAGTTATAAAAAGTTTATTTATATACATATTGATTTTAGAGATGGTACAGAGATAAGCTACGAAGAGGGTAAAAAATCTAAAGAAAGTTTTTCTACTAACTGTTTAGAATTTTTCAATTTCGACTTACTAGATAATGGTGTACAAGATGTATACGTATTAAGTAAACACGGTAGAATATCTTTAAGAGATTTACTATATAATAAAGGTAAAGGTTATTGTGAAAAAGAAATACGGCTTTCGCATAATGTATATAAAATGCTAGTAGCTGGTTCATTTGAGTTTAAACCTTATAAGGAGAGTAACTAATGGAATATTGGTTACAAGAGTTTGACGATAATCTTATGTTAGGTATGTTTAAATTTAGTGTAAAAAAACATTTCTTAAAAAAGATTATACCAAAATTAAAAAGAATAAAAACAGTTAAGGTTAGTAATAAAGCGGATAAGAAAGATCGAAGAGCTTTTGCTAGTGCTAGATTCTTCTTAAATAAGAAAATGCATAAATTCAGATTATGTTAAAATAAAGGATAACAAATGAGTACAGCATATAGATGTAGGTTTAATCAATTAGTATTAGACCTAGCAGAAAGACCAGATATAGTTAGTTGGTTAGTAGCGTGTGAAGGCATTAAAATAGCCGCAGATAACGGAAATTATGATCTAAATAATAATTATGCTCCAGAAGGCATAACAGCTGGCGGTAGGTGCGATCCTTTGTTCCATAATGAACATGATGATAATACGGAATTAGAGTTAAACATTACTGATGTTTCTAAAGTTTATATAGATTACTGTGTTGGTAATGCAAATAAAGCTAGAGAGATGGAAGAAGTTATTTATCTATTCGCTAAGTATTATATTTCAGGCACAGTCATAATGGACGAAGATGACGATATATATAGATTGTACAATATGCAAGTTATAAAAGATAATATAAACTTAATAAGTTTAGACGAATTTAAATCTTATTATCATCCGATGTTTAATAAACTACCACTGTTTACAATACATAGTTATGACGATGATAAAGTAGATAATTTTTATTATTAAGAAAGGAATAATATGACAGGTGAACGAATACAAATGTTGACAAAAGGTAATCTTGATGAGTATTGTACTCTTACTGAGTTCGTAGATAAAAAGAAGAATGTTGGTTTAGCTAGAAGATTAAAGTTAGCTAAGAAGAAAAAGTTGTCAAATATATTAACAGAACAACAATGTAAGTATGTAGTTAATTGTTTTGAAACTAACAATAAGTATAACGATTTTGAATATGAAATGTTAAATATATTAACAAGTGTCCAGTTTAAGAAATATATGTCAGAGTTAAACGCTGAAGAGTTTAGTATGGTAGATTTCTTAGATCTAGCGCAACGAATATACTGTGAAGATTTAGCGTCTTATTTATACTTTAAATACAAAGCAGAAGTTATTAATCTTAATAACATGCATTTTATAGTTAAATATAAAAGTAAGTATTATGATTCTAAAACATTAGCTGGTGTTAAAAATATAGAAGATATTCCGTATGTTAATAGAATTGACATCCGAAATCTGAAACAACTACCGTGGACGGTAAGAGAATTACCAGAATACTATTTTAACGCAGCTAAAGCTGTTGGGTTAATATAACAAAAATAAAGGAACAAAAGTGAATGATGTAAAAAAATCAAATGATGAATTATGCATTAAACCTAAACTAAAGTTTACATTAATAACTAAAATAGTTATTGTGTTAGTAGTATGGGTTATATCTATAGCAACTGTCATTGGTAGTATGGAATATTTGTTAAAAGAAAAGACGTTGGTTAAAGAGACTTATAAGTGGTATAACTTTCGCGCGTATAATGAAGTGTTTAAACATTGTGGTGACCAAGTAAACGTTACCATTGAATCTGATATTTATATCACGGAATCTACTGGAAATAAATATAAACAACGAATAGAATACATATTACCTAAGGGTACATACAAAGGACCACAAATCGTTAATAGATATTATGATGGAGTGTATCCAAATGGTATTATTCTAGTGGATGATATAAATGTTTATTATCCTGATGGTGACGACTGGTGTGAAATAAAAGTTAGTTATAAGGAGATATTATGAGTTTTAAGAAAAAGAGCTTGTTTGGTCAATATGTTGATAAAGTATTGGAACTAAGTAAAATAGACGGCGGTCGTCCTGTAAGAAAAGGTAATTTAGTTAGAGCAGAATTTGCTATTAGAATAAGTCTACCTTATTGCATAGTTGTAGATAATTTAGGTAATGTTACACTTAAAAATAGAGAATATCAACAGTTAGGTAGTGTACTTAATGTTAGTAAAGAAGATACAGAGATTTTTATAGGTAAAACACACGAAGTTCATATTGGTACCCATTACTTATATTACGATGATGACAAACCGTGGGAATCTGTTAAAAACTTTAAAGCATACAAACATAAACTATATGAAATTATAGATAATTGTTTTGAATAAGGAGAGATTATGAAAAGAAGTATATTTGGACAACACGTCGATAAAGTCCTAGAACTAAACAGTATAGATAGCGAGAACAATTTTGTAAGTAAAGGCGATTTAGTTAAAGCAGAATTTGCTATTAGAATACTTTTACCTTATGCTATAACAATAAATAAAGAAGGTATAATTAAATTACAAAATAGAGAAAATTTACCCTTAGGACATGTTGTTCCAGCGTGTGAAATAACTAAAGATGTTTTTGATATTAAGAAAGAATTAAATAGTGCTCACATACCTGGTGGTATTCGTTATTTATATACCGACGCTAATAACCCGTGGGAACATGTTAAGAACTTTAAAGAGTATCTAAAACAACTAGACGGTATAATAGAATGTATTTACGAATAATAAGGAGTGTTTATGTTAAGTAATTTAATTAAATATTGTAAAAAAATAATAGATGACGCCTACGCAAATAATCTTTTTATAAAAGATGGTAGACCTTATCTTACAGATTTAGCAGCTGAACGAGTAGCTGTAGCAGAATATGTTGTTGATGAGTTAAGTAAGCTTAATTCATTAAGAGATGCGTTAGTATATTGCGGTGTGACAAATTATTACGGAAACGATTTGTGTGGTTTGTATGTCAGTACTGGTGAAAATGTTGAAGAAGTTAAGCAAATGTTATCTACTGACAATGAACAAGATCCTAACTATAATATAGCTTGGGGTGGTTCATATCTTGGTGGTAGACCAGTAAAGACAGTTAAGTTAATCGTTAAACATTATATTGAAGTAACACCAGAAGTAACAAAGTACGTAGACGAGCAAGTTATTTATACTTTAATTATTAATAGATTTATTAATAAATTTAGCGAAGATGAAAATTTTAGAATAGCTATCACATCAATAGACTATTGTCTGCATGATTTTGTAAAAAGAGTTATTAATAAAAATATATTAGACCTTACAAGAGATTAATAATAGTTAAGAAAGGTATATTATGGATAATACTATTGATAAACAATTTAAAGAAGCAAAAAAGTTTCATGACTGTGTGGACGAGTTGGTTAATGTAATTTCTAACGAGTGGTCTATAAAACTTATTTTAACAATATACAAAATACATGGTTATACATACGTTGATGAAATAGTAACTGTTGATGACATACTATATCGTATGAACGATAATGATCTAGAAGAATATTATAACTATGTAAAGTTTATAATCGACGGTAAATTAAAAGAAATACCAGTAGATGGTATAGTGATGCAACGTGCGTTGTTTCCATATAATACTTTTAAGTTTATGCTAGATGAATTCAGAAAACAGTTTAAAAACATAAATAGTAGTATACTCGATAGAGTGTTATCCGAACACAATTATAGTAGTTGTTATATACGAGATATACCTACTTCGGGTAAACTCTTTTTAGCTAGAACGATAATACGTCACGATGAGGTTATGGTTAAAATTATAATAAATATGGTTAAAGGATAAAAAATGATGAATGATTCTGACTATGGTTTTGTTAATCCTGTATTTCGTATTGTACGAATGGTGATGGCTAACATTACAAGACAATGGATATCTAAGATGAAGAAGGATAAGTATTTCAAATATAGAAGTATAAAGATTAGAAGAGATATAATTAAACACATAAAGGATACATATGAACACACAAATAAAAGAAGATGATGAAATACTAGATATAGATACATTATGGATACTAACTAAAGTGCAAACTATAAGAAAGTGGCTTAAAGAGATGAAAAAAGATAAGTACTTTAAAGACAGGAGAGCTAAAGCTAGACGACATATATTTAAACAAATAATTAAAGGATAAAATATGAATAATACAGATGGACTAATGTCATTTATAAGAAAGTCATTAAGGTTGTTAGATAATAAAAAAATATTAGAACACAACAACTCTAAAGTTGATGTAGCTAATGAGCTATTAGCTGGAGGAGAAATTATTACAGAAGGTGGTAAAATACTTTCTAAAGATGGTATTGAAAAAGAACTTGAGCTTATAGTTAAAGTAGCTTCAAGTACAAATCCAATAGAAACATTATGTGAAACTGTTACTTGGGATAATTTACAGTATTTAGATATTAATCTATACTTTACTTTAATAGGTTATGATATTGTTAAGAAAATAGAATAAGGATAAATTATGAATAGTAGTGGTCAATATTTCGACGAAGAGTTGTTAACAATAGCAATAGTTCAAACAACAAGAAAATGGTTAGTGCAAATGAAAAAGGATAAACGTTTCAAAGACAGAAACGCTAAATGTAGAAGACGAATATTTAAAAGAATGAAGGAGAGATCAGAATGGAATTTATTAATAAAAGAATGGAAGTAACATTGTTACACCACACACCATTAGCAATAATGGAAACGACAATCAACACATGTTGGGATACACACGATAAATGTGTACCTGGTGAAGTTAACGTAGTTAAGATAGATAGGGTTGTAAATAAGTTTAAACACGCTAGTACATCAGAATGTGTTAGTTATAACTTTTACATTAAAGGTGTGAGCAGAGCACTCTTACAAGAATTGGCTAGACATAGATTAGCAAGTCCAAGTGTTAAATCAACTAGATACACGCTCAAAGAGCTTAAAGAAGAACCATCGTTTGGTAGTGTGAGTAGAGTAACTGACTCAGAGTTTATAAAATATCTTAATACACAATCAGCTCCTTACGTTAGATGGTGTTCTGAGCCTGATATTATTAGAGCTCAAAAGTATTTAGTGTTCACAGGTATATTCTCTGTTGATGTTGCGTCTGTTAAAGCTTTAGAAAACTTAAGAGAAATTATTGTTTCTGGTGTATCTAATGATAAAGCTAAATTCTGTTTACCAGAATCGTATCGTACGGAATTATCATGGACTATCAACGCTAGAAGTTTAAAGAACTTTATTAAGCTTAGAACTGATAAAGGTGCGTTGTGGGAAATTAGAGAACTAGCGTATCGTATTTACGATATTATTCCAGAAGAACATAAGTTCTTATATTCAGAGGAGGTTTACAGTGGGGGTGACGAATAACACCGTAACTAAATTAGATGATTTAGAACTCATGGATAAATACGATATAACCTATGAACAATTGGATAACGTTAAACAAAGATTGTCTATAGGTAAATTTACAGATGAATATACTGAAGTACAATATAATAAACTTATAGAAGCTTTAGAATCGTTTCATTCTGAAATACAAATTGGTGATTATCTTATACTTAAGAACTGGCGTTCCAATAAAAAAGATAATGTGTATAAAGTAAAAAGATTCGATACAGTTATGAATATTAAAATGTATATGTCAAGTAACGCTACTACAGAAGCAGCTAAACACGAACAAACAGTTGGTGTAGCTGAAACACATATTTTATACGTTGGTGCTGTGATGTCAACAAGTTCTTTAGCTAAATGTTTAGAGTTAAAAGAAGATGATATTAAAGATGCTGTAAGAACAGCTGGGTTTAGTAATAGAGTTTTTAAAGATTTAACTCTAAGAGATTATGATCTAGTGTTAGATATTGTTAACATGCTTGAAACTAAGAAATTTCTAAAAGATCCTAAAGACGAAAAATATATTTCAGTTAGGGATATGGCGTTAGATTTACATATATCAGAGTCTACTATTAAACAGTATATAGTTAGCGAAAAGATAATATCTAAGTTTTATACTAAGGTACCTTATAGTAGCTATGAAGCGTTTAAAGAACGAAATGTATTTAGTAAAAATAGACAAATGTGTGTTAGCTGTGAAAGAGAGTATCCAGGTACATATATTAATTTTGATACTAAAACATGTAGATCATGTACTAAAGGTAAAAAGAAACCAGTAACTAAATCTGTTAGTGTAGTAGACGATGAAATGGCTGAAACGCTTATTGACGACTTAAAAGGAATATTTGAAGAGTCTGACAACGTAGATACTTCATATGATGACGCAGTTAATATGGCTGTTTTAATGTATCCTTGTCAAACAGAAACTATCACCGAGGAGATGCAAGATAAGATTAATACAGTATCTGAATCTGTACTTACGGAACATTATGCTGTGTTAGCCGATTCAGCCGCTAAAACACTGTTTGGTACTAGATATTCTGAAACTGTAGACGACTCACAACAAACTATTGATCTAGATTTCAATCCAAAAGATCTAGCTGAATTAGACACTACGTTACGATCTTTTATACCAACAGACACGCCTGTAGGTAAGATAATAGATACCGCTAGTAAAATAGATAACGGAGCTACTAGTGTAGAGCTTACAGATGCTCAAATAGGTAGGTTAATAGGAATACCTAATTATACCGATGAAGATGTTAAGTTACCTAGCGGGTTATCATACGACCAAGTAGAAGAACATATAACTGTACCAAAACACGATAACTTATGCGGTGAAATAGATATACCACCGTTGGGTGATGGTACAGTTTGGATTCCTGACACAACCAATTCTTTAACTTCTAGGCACGGACATATTGGAATTGATTCTGATGTCTATACAAGTGATAGAGTAAATGAAGAAACTGGTTTATATTATGTTATGTACGAGGACGCAATTAGTGAAGAACGAACTACGTTATTAATAGGTAATGTTACGTTAGCTGAAGCTACAGAACACTGTAATTTGTTATACGATATAAACGCGCACGGTAATAGTATTAAAAATGTTACGTTACTAAAAGCTATTTCTAAATTCGAGTTAGTTACTAGTATTAAGAAAACAGATTTATAAAAGGTATTGATATGGTATGTATAAATGGAGTTGAGTTTAAGACACTAACTGTAAAAGAGATAGAGTGTGATAATTGTGAAAAGCCTAACAGCTCTAGATATTTTGTTAGTTATTTTGACGATAATAAATATGAAAGTCCTGTTGGGATATCAAATGGTGATATGGTAAAAGGTTACATTATAGCTATGAAAACATTAGCATATAATATGGGTATAAAATTTTATTTAAAGGAGTTGGAATGAATGGTGACTATGTAAAGTTAATTCCAGATGATGATGGTTTTTACACTATACCTATGAACTTTGAGTTAGGTAAACCTAGTGTGAGTAATATAATGTATGACGTTGATACTGTCTTAGAAAAACTTAATAAATATAAAGACACCAAACCATTTATGTTTCAAGATCAATCATCAGTTAACACACTTGAAGGTGTAGCTGGTGAAATAGTTGGTATGGTACAAGATGGACCAGTGGTAAGCTTTAAAGTAAAAACGTTGTCTAGGTTTAAAGATTCTATATATGACCCTTGCTACTTCGGTGTAAGCGGTTATCTTAAAAAAGATGATGGTACCGGCATACGATATATGTCACATATAACTGGTGTGTTTCTAACACCATTTAACCGTGTAAAAATAGAAGATAACTAACACACAATAGTGTGTTAGTTATTTTTTTTGTACTCCACTATATTTCAACCGTATATTATAATCGTAGTCTAGGATGCACCTCTAGGCGAATTGGTCTGTGTAGTGTTGTGTGCATGCGCTATTACAGAGAGCAGCGTGTATTATTTATAATACAAAATACGAGTTATCAAAAGCGATTACTCGAACATATAAGGGGTTTAGTATGGATGATCTTGATTTAAACGATCCTACCATAATTGGTGTTCCAGGTGTAGGTGAAACAATATATTTGATAATATCGTCATTATGTATTGGGTCGTTAGGTTTTTATGTGTTTTCTATATACTAAACTTAATATATTATAATAAGGAGACGGAAATGTCTAAGAAAGAATTTGACGAAACTGAAGCTATGAATGAATGGCTTAAAATGAATACAGTTACTAAGTTACTACCTTCATTTGGTGTAGGTATTAGTGTGTTTGAAGATTATGAAGACGATTGTTCTGATATAGTTAATGGTGTGTATGCTAAACCGTCAGAAGCGTGTTACAAGTTGTCTAAAAAAGAAAGAAGTGAAAATAAAGCTAACTCGTTAGCTAAACGATTAGCGGAACGAACTTTAATAAAAGCAAATGGTCCAGTGTGTAAATGTTCAAATTGTGGTGTTGAATTCAAGTCTACAATTAAATACACACCTAGCGGTAAACCTATTATTCAAACACAATGTATCGATTGTGTTACTTATAAAGGTAAGTTTAAAAGTGTTGTAGCTAATGTAGGTTGGACTGAGTTTAGAAACATTAACAAAGATTTAGATAGAGATAACCTTCCTAACAATCACGATATTATTAATATGGAGTTAAACAAGTTAGAAGCTTATATAACTAAATATGAATACTATAATCGAGTATTTGATGGTAAAAAACCTATTGTTATAAAAACACTTGATAAACTTAAATCACAAAAAGAAAACGCAGTAGTGAGAGAAATAGCCGCTAAGAAGTTTATTAAAGATAAAGCACTTAAACAAGCATATGAACACATGGATGTTGAAGTAGTTAGTGTTAACAGTGTAAACTTTTCTAATAGTAACTTGGTTCCAGACGAGAACGGGTATTTCGATGTTGTATTGGGTGTATTCAATAATCCATATGAAACATCTAATAACCTAAGAATAGGTTATAGAGAGTTGCAAGTTGTAGTTAATAACAAATATAGTCCAACTGGTGTAGTTAAACTAGTTAGTAAACATCCAGATTTTTCTGTGGAAGGTATAACTACTGACGAGCTAGATTGGGGTATTAGAAACTGTAGAGCTGAGTATAGAATGTATCTAGAAATAAAAGAACCTACAGTAGTACCGTTAGACGAAGTTAAGAGATATAGCTTTGATTCAAAGTTATATCCAACTATGGCTTTAACAGCTAAGGTTAAAGCAGTTGGGTATTTAAAAGATGCTATAACGGAACAGTTAACTGGAAATGGATATGTTTTTAATATGGATGTTAGTATCGATACGTCTCCATATAAAACTGATAGTAGATGTGTAATTAGCAAAATAGTGCCTACTGAGTATAGTGATAGATTTAAAATCAGAAACATAAACAAAATAGAATTAGAGGAAAGATAATATGAAGCACAAGAAAACAGAAGAGGAAATGATAGCTGAATGGAAAGCTAAAAATGACGCTACAATTATTAAACCAGTTTATTGTTCTGGAGATAGTTTTGAACTAGACGTCGGAGATTGTTACACTAAAAGTGAAGCGTAAAAAAGATGCTAAAATGTTCAGATGGTGTATACATAAAGTAGCACATGAATGTAAAGTATGGGCATATAATAAACACTCTCTTATTTTAAGCTCGGAATTATTGTTTATTAAGGGTAAAGAAAATTGTTTTGTGTTTGTAAAGGATGAGAAAAAAGGACATGATGAAATATATAGAATATTCCCGTACGGTCACCCTGATATAGGTGAAGCTGAAGGTATTTTATGGGCGACGCAACGGATATATGTAAGTAAAAAATAAAATTAAGGAGTTGTCATGAGTGATAATATAGGCATAGACGAACCGTCTAAAAAAATAATAGTAAGTAATACACATTTAGGTAACGTATTTAATTATGGATATGTATTAAACGGCTGTGTTACTTATACTGGAGCTGGTACTAAAGATATGGCACGTCAGTCATGTTTAAGATCTATACAATCTACAGTTAAACTATCATTGTATGGTGATATTGACAAAAAGTTAAAGTCTTTGAATAAAGAACTTATGTTAGTAGAGAATTTAAGAGAAAAAGTACCTGATTTAGAAAGATTGCTACAATCTTTAAAAGACTTATCAAATGAGATAAGTGAAATAGTAAATCAAGACATTAGTATGGTGGAGAAAATACCTACAGATTATGTTGATATTGTATGTGACAATAAGAGTTGAAAGGACAAAAATGAAAAAAGAATTATTAGTGTATTTACAAAATGAAGTGGATAAATGCAAAAAACAAATAGAGGAAGTCGTATCAGGAACATCAATAGCTACAGCTTTTGGTGTTATTCGCAAAGGGATTAAGTCCATTGAACAAAGTAGACTGGAAGCTCAGCTTATATGTCTTAAAAAGACAATAAACTTCATAAACAGTATAGATGTTGACAACACACATTTATTAAAAAATGGTAAATCATATCCTGTGCTTACTACACCTGGAACTAATACACCTATTATTAGTATAGAAGATAAACTCTATATCGTAGAGTTAGACTTTGTTAAACTTGGTTTAGACTGTGATGGTGACACTGTGTATACATTTGTTACAAGTTTCTCGCCAATAGGCTTTAACGATACTAATGTGACGTTTGCTTGTAGATTACCCATGCACACTGGGCGTGGTTTTGCACCTATTAAAGTATTGGGTTTATACAATGACTGATTATATAGGAACGTTAGCAGCGTTCCTTACAACGATAGCTGCTTTACCGCAAGTCATAAAGATACATAAAGAAAAGAAAGTACATGGACTTTCAATTCTTTATTATTTTTTATTGTTAACAGGTATCGTGTTGTGGTTAATTTACGGTATACTTATAGAATCTAACCCGTTGATATTCGCTAACATTTTTAGCGTAGTTATGATAGGTAGTATTTTATACGGGATAAAAAAGTACAGACATGTTTAACTGGTCTCAACTTGAAAATCTTAATATAAATAGATTAGTGCCGTTTTATTTAATGTCGTGTTTTCTGTATTATGAACTAGATGTAAATGTGTTGTCAGATAACGATTATAACATGGTGTGTAAAAGACTTTATAATGAATTTGACTCAATAACTCATATGCATAAGTACATGTTAGATAAAGACTCCCTAAAGGCGTCTACGGCGTTAGGAATAAAGTATACTGATATGATTAAAAAAGCTAGTGAAATATGGTATAAAGAGTATTTAAAATATACTAATTAGAATGTTATATATGTTTATACCGATATGGTATAAACATATATTATTAATATAGAGTGTGTCTAGTTACACATTACTATGCAACTAAAGGATAACAAATGGTTATTATTAACTACGAGCCTGGTGATATAGTCAGTAAGGTTTTATTAGGTGTCATTGAGAAAGATGATAAAACATACGCAGTGTATGAATTAGAAATAGCTGTTAGGGATGAAGATGGTGTTGAGGTTGCTGTTAATAAATTAACTACACATGAGTTATTGGTAGTTACTTACAATAACGATATAAATGTGTGGTCTAGTCTTAAAATGGTTAAACACACACAAAGAGTAGCAGTAGAATTATTGCGGACACATGGGTTTGTTAGAGAAATAAAAAGGAGTTAAGATGAATATGTTATTGTGTGTTTCTGGTAATAGACAATCAGGAAAAACAACAAAATTGATAAGAGAGTTTAAAAAATGTTTGAGTTACATACGAAGAGTAGTTAATCCTGAAACAGAATACGGGTTAAGATGTCACTACATCATGTTTGTTCCATATGCTGCTGATAGTGAAATAGTATCTAAATTTATAGAAACAAACGGGTTAAAGGATTTAGGTAACTCAACTGTGAGTCACTGTGGAGACTTTGTAGATGTTATAAATAAAGTGAAAGAGGTAGCTTCAATAAGTAACTGTAACATTTTTATAGATAGGTGTATACCACTTTATGGTGTTGACGTAAATAACGCATTCCAAACAATGCTAGACGAGTTTAACAATAGTTCACCACGTTTTCGTGTTGAGATTATGTACACTAGATTAATACCTAACAACAGCAAGGTAGAACAAACTAGTTTAGACACAGAACCGGTTAACCAAATATGTAACGATACTGTCGATGAAGAGGAGAAATAAAATGTTTGATTATAAAAACGAAGATGTACAGTTTGAGGCTGACAGGTTATACGATAGATTAACTTTATTAGAAGTTAAAGTTAAAAATTACTTACAGTATAAAAAAGATGTTGAATTAACTTTTAAGTTAAGAGACAATGTAATTGATTTAGAGGAGCAAATAAATAAAATGAAACACATTTTAGAATCAGGTCTTTATATTAAAGGATGGTATCAAGATAAGAATTTGTTCACAGTGTTAGATCATTTAGAAAGATTCTATAAACTTGTAGCTGAAGACTGTGATAGATTTTACCATGTTTATGAATACATTATAAACAACTGGACAGAGGCAAGATAGATGGAAACTATATATTCTAAAAACTCTGTATTAAATTATAGTGAATCTTTAAACAAGTATACACTATGTATATTGGATAGAATGGATTACGTAGACAAAGATGAAGGTATGCTAAAAATACTAAATGAGTTAATAGTAAATTCATGCTGTACTAGTAAGTTAGATATAATATTAAGTTCGGAAGGTGGTAGTGTATATTTAGCAACTACGTTTTTTAACATACTTAAAAAATATGATGTTAATGTAGAAGTTATAACTATGTGTTGCTCTTCAGCTGCTGCGTTTATATCAATAGCTAAAGATAAAACAACTATGCATGAAGGTACATATATATTACTGCATCAAGGTAAAAGATATCCTTCTAAAATTTCTCACCAAGATTTTAAACTTAGTGTTGATGAATGGGTGATAGATAATGAGATACTATTCTTAAACTACTTTAGACCATTTCTAACTGAAGACGAGCTGTTAAAATTTGATTCAGGGTTAGATGTTGTTATATACGCTGATGATGCTTTTACAAGAGGTATTATAGGAAACTATGTAGATAAAAAAGGTGTTAAAAAAACACTAGCACAAATTCTTAGGATGGATACTGGTCCAGACGGAAGCTTAGTTAGAAAAGGATAAAAAATGAACGAAGGTTTTGATATAAAAACTCCGGTTAGTCATGTAGCTACTATTGTTATTATAGTTATACTAATAGCTGCTGGTATTTTAGTAGAATTAGGTAACATTGACTTAAGTAGTCACAATAAACAAGTTATAGAAAGGAATACGAATGAGTAAGATTTTTGAGACTATATTCTCTAAGAAAGATAAAGAGATTGATTTAGTTATAACTGCTAGTTCGGCTACTATAAAAACTGGACCAGATGGTAACGTGGTTGTTGTGCTAACTAATACTAAGAAAGTAGAAGTCTCGCGTTTAATGGATATGTTAGATTCATGTCCGAGTGCGTACGAGATGATCGACTATCTTAAAATAAAATACAAAGGATAGTTTGATGGATATATTAAAGTTTGAATACGAAGACAGAGTTCTTCTCGTAGAACATTTTCAAATGGAAAGAGAACGATTATGTACTTATTGCTGTACAGTTAAACGTAAGTTGAAACAACGTGTTTTTTTAGATAATGAGATATCTGTTTATATACCACCACATAAAAATGCTGAGCCAAGATGTTGGAATATACTTGGAACAATACTTGTTATTTTGGACAAAGATAATAATGTTAAGTATGTTAACAACACATATCATCTTCTCTTGACACAATTATTACCAACGTTTAGAGAGTTGTATCTTAAGAAATTTAATACAGAGTTACCTTTAAGTATTAATGCAGCTGAAGTAGAAATGACTAAATATGGATTTACTTATAATTGTGATGTAACAGATGGTAATGGTAATTATGCTACGTTAAGACAATTATTACCGTACGGTGACGGATTCATACCAGAGTATGTAGACATTAGTTTTTATAATAATATCGATACGTTTGATTTTAATCAAATACCTTATCAAAATATGAAAGTAACAACTCATGTTTGGAAAGATAAAAAGAATAAGGATAGTCAATGTTAGAAGAAAAAGAAGTACAAAAATACATATCTGTTACGCCAAGATACTATAGATACGGTGGCGGGTTTACTAAATTAAATATGTGTGTTAGTTGCAAGCGTATTGGGTTAAAAGAAGATATGCATGAAATTGACGCATGTGTTGAATGCGGAGGTGAAGTACGTGCCGAAGCATTAGTTGGGTATTGGGTTAAACCGCGTATTGTTGTTGATAAAAGATTGTTCGGAATTCCAATTACTTTTAAAAAATTACCTGGATATTGGGAACTTAAAGAATAAATATAAGAAGGAGAAAGAATAAATGAATAAAATAAATAGTTTTAATGTCGCTATCAGTACACCAACAGGAGTTCCAGTTGGGTCTAGAGATATAGTTAAATACAATAAGATGGTAGAAATCTTAGAACACAATCATGAGTTAGCAAAAACATGGTTGAACCCAGAATTACCTTGGGTATTTACGTTTCTAATTAATCGAGCTTCTTTTAAAGGTTTGGATATTAACATAGCAATAACGTTTGGAGATTTAAAGATGTTACTGTCGCCTATCAGTTGTGTTATAGAAATAAACACAAATATGTACGGTTATATTAAATTAGCGTTAAACAAAGACGATGAAGAGTTATCTATTGGAAAATTAGCGGAGAGGCTACTTACTGACAAAACTCTAGTTAATATATTTAGTAGGTACAATATATTTAAAGATGTGAAAGCGTGTTTTAAACCTGTGGAATATATACCAGTTAAAGAAAATGAGTATTTAGATAAACTTCCTGAAGATTTGAAATTAGAAGTTGTTGAATATCATCTATTAGAATCGTACAGTATATGTTTAATACATGTATTGTTAGATGGGATAACAATAACTCTACCTATTGAAAAATACCAAAAGTTTTATGGTAGTATAAAATGGGACAGTATTTTTGGTACAAATTACACAAACGAAGAAAAAGAAAGGATTATTAAAGAAGTTTATAATAAATACAAAGGTATACTTATAAACGAAGACGAATTTATAAACGATTTTGAGCTTCTAATAAAAGATAACCCAGATAGCTATTCGTATTACCGTGACAAATATACTGATAAAGTAGAACAGATAGTAAATGGTGGTTCATGGTTGAATCTACGAGATATGTTAAAGATAAAACATTAAAAAAGAGTTATATAACTATAAGCACATGCTTATAGTTATATATGTATTGTGTCCATTTTGTAACGGACACATATTATTAATATAGAGTGTGGTATTAGCTAAATACACTACTGTAAAAAAATAAAGGAGACGGAAATGTCTGTAGATTTAAGAGATGAAAAACTAAGTAAGTTTAAAAGAGTAAATGGTTATGTTGAAGTGCATATAGTTAAAGATATGATACCAGCTAACCCTGGTATTATAGTTATACACGCAGACAGTGGTGTTATGATTCAAACTAAATTAGTTTGTATATTAGAAGAAACTTTTTTAAAGAATGTAACAGTTTGTTATAAAGGTATAGCTACATTACCTGAATCACTATTAAAGGAGATAGAATGTTAGTATCAGTATTAAAAATGGAAGGTGATAATTTAGAAGAAAGATTATTATATTCAATACCACAAGCAAAAGTTGTTCGTGTTAAAGATAACGTAGATAGACTATTAGTAGAGACGGAGTTAGAATCATTGTTCTCGTTCCAGTTAGCTATTTTTAGACACTATCATCCTCACACAGCTATAATAAGTATTCTAGACAATCAGTTTAAAGAAACTTACGATAGTATGTATGTTGTGGATAAAAACAAAGATGATAAATTGGTGATTGACGGAGAGACTTTTACAGGTGAGTGCTATATTACTTATGATAAAACAGGTGCAACAATATGGGCAAACAAACCGTCTCTTAAAGACGATAGATATGTTGGTGATGGTAGTCCTGATTTTTATCCAAGCACTATGTCGACATATCATGATGGTGCTACGATGCCTGTGTTAACTGGAGCTGGTGGTACAGATAAACCACTTATGGTTGATTTAAAAGGTATCTATAAATTAACAATGAGAAATATTAAGGAGTAGATAAAATGAGTAAAGCTATAGTAAAAATAAATGACACTAAAATATGTTTAAGTAGAAAACATGGAAGATAATATGGAAAATAAATCAATATTCAACAACTGGGTACTTAACTTATCGTTAAAAGACCAGTCTATGTTGATGACAGTTATCAGAGGTACTGATAGCGAAAATTTTGAATGTAAAAAGGTAACTAAGATGCTTAGAAACATCATAGTGAAAACATACACTACTAAAACTAAATTTAGTACAGAAACAGTATATCCTGACACAGATATAACTAATATACTTGCATTACATATGTACACTGAACCACATTGGTATTCACATATAGTAAAGGCTATTAAGATTATTATTAAATCTTATCCTGATGTATACGCTGTAGCATACTGGAATAAAGTAATTAGTCAGGTAGAAGAACTATCACCTATTAGTATAAACGCTAAAAAGTTACTTGAACGTAAAGCTCTTTTAACTAGAGTACGACGCGATATAAAAGTTGGTCTACAGTTGGAACTTTTACCAAATAGTGATGAAGTTAGTGACGCTAGATTAATGTGTACATACATTGAAAATGTCTTGCAACTAGTCAACAATAAAATAGTAGCTGAATTTAATATCGAAGCTCCTATGTTTGAAGTTAAAGATGAACCACAGGTTGGTAACGACACAGTTAATATAGGTACAGAGTTATTAGCTAAACACGATGGTGTAGATATAAATGAGTGTTTAAAAGATACATACAATATTGAAGTGGTGTTTAATAATTTTGAATGGAGCGATACTAATCAAAATGTTATACCAAAAGGTATTACTAATGGTATTGTTGTCAATAGTAACTTTTGGGTTGTACCAAAAAATAGTAATACAATGGACACAATTATAAGAGCTATAAAGGATAATTTTCCCAATGGTAACTACTTAACTTTTTCTGCAAAACGTGTGTTTATGGGTGATGAGGTCTTGGAAGTAAATAATGAAAATGAACCTATTAGTATAGATGATCTTAATAATGTTACTGACAACGTTGTTGCTACAACCGATAGTGTATGTGATGGGGCTTATTATTGGCCTGAACTACCAATAATAAAAGAACGTCTAAAATATTATTTTGTAGAAGGAGATAAAATTACTGTATACGCATATAATAATAAAGTAGTTTTTACTCCTGACTCAGTTGGCGACGGTGTTCTTGATTTTGTAACTGTGTACCCTCATCGTTTTAATCCGAGTTTTACTAGATATGAACTGCCGTTAAAGCTATTCGATTTAGACAACGGACTAAACACAGACATAGATTTTCACTTTAAAAGAATTCGTAAGTTATTAGGAGATAATTTTCTAGATAAAATAGAACATAACGGTTTATGTGTCAACATGGATGTTATGAACAAAGCAGTTAGATTTCAAGAAGATAACCCAGTAGATGAAAACGAACCTATTAGTAAAGATATGTTTATAAAGTCTAGATTAGAGCATTATAGTATTTCCGACAATGTTGTTACTGCTTACGCTGAAAAGGGAACACGAGTAGGACATGACGCTAAACTAATCGTATTAACACCTTTACCAGTGGTAGACAACAGACGGTATCTAAAATACAATATACCATTAGAGTTATTTACAGATGAAAACATTTACGACGCTAATGCGTTTAGAGAACTTAAAAATAATGAGTTGATTATAACTGATGATGCTATATCTGAAAAAATGATAGAATGTGAAACTAAGAGGGTTTAATAATGAGTATGAAAGCATTACCACTTGATGTGGTGTTGGTAGAAGGTAAGTTGTGTGTAAAAGCATTAAAGGTTGAAACTATAGAAAACGAGCTTAAAGGTGAAAGTACTTGGGAAGCATTATTAAAAGAGCGTTCTATTGTTACAGATGTTAACAATAACATAGTTGGGTTTCAGAGCTTGCTTTATAATTATTGTCATGATAAGAAAGTAAGTTTTAATCCTATACCAGAAGGTGAAGAGTTGTATAAGGATATGTTCAAAACATATCTTTGTACTATAAAATACAAAGTTTATATAATAGTCTACTTTTCGTAAGACTATTATATAATAAAAAGGAGTAATGGTGTTTAGTAGTGTATTCGAATATAAAAATGGTAATATTTCGTTTTCAGAACTATTATTCGACAGTAAGCTTATTAGCGATTATAAAAAAGATAGACTTAATGATATAAATGAGTTATTACAACTTAAACAAAAGTTTAATGAGGTAGTTTTTATATGTAAGAATAAAAACTACATTATTAAAAAAGATGGAAACAGGTTAGGAAAAATAAAACATGCTTATTATTTAAATAAGTACTTTGACTATATGCAGCTTATTAGCACACTTAATGTTAACGGATTTTACGGTTCTACTGGCTTTCCTACAAAGAATAAGTTTTCTAACCTAACATTAGTAACTAACACACTTGCTGAAAGAAGAGGTAAAAAATGACAGAGAAAGAAGTATTAGAACTAATCATTATCTTTTGTATAGTGATACCTTTAGTAACGATAATTTGGTTTATATTATTTAAGGACGACGGAGATGAGCATCACTATTGCGGTAACCTACCTAGTAAAAATAATGATGGTAATTTAGAAGGACCTAAAGTGATGACTAATAGATTCGGAGAAATCTGTGTAACTAGCGTTACTATTGAAGTACCGTGTCCTTTGTGTGGTTCCACTCGCGCTACTCTACTTCAACATAGTTCTGTAGCTAGTTGTCTTGGTCCAAATTATAGATTGAAATGTAATGTGTGTAGAATTGAGTTTAGAAAAACAGTTAAAGAAGTCGATGAATATAATAAAAATAATAAAGGAAGCACATGAGAAAATATGTTGAAACAGAAGTTAACTATCAGATAGTAACTGATAGTGGAGAAACAGTTGGGATACCTATTATAACAGAAGATGTAGCTAGAAACTTGCTGGTAAAGTTATTAAAAGATGATAACTATTTACAAGAGTTGTGTCCAGATACTGATATAAAAACTATAAAATATCTGACAATGATAGCTGTAAATATCACTGAAAAAGAACAAAAAACAATCCACCACACAGTTGTTCATAACCATAGTGTAGGTAAAGTTAATGCAAAAATGCTACCAGGTATATGTAGTGAAAAGACTGTTGTGAATGGACTAAGTGTGGAGTTTACAGAACCAGAGTGTTTAAAACGCAACCCAAATATCAGAGTTGACTTTATAAACTTTGATTGGGGTGATGAAGATTACAATAGTGTGTCAAAAGGTATTGTTAACGGAGTTGTTATAAACAATAATCTTTGGGAAATACCTGGAACATGCAATACATTAGAAAGTGTAATAGAAGCAATTATGATTGACTTTGATGCACAATATATGATCGTGTCTTGTGAGCGTGATAGTGAAGATAATATTGTGTTGGTTATAACTTACGATTACAAGTTTGAATTAATTAAAACACAACAACCAGTCACTAGTAAAGGATTACAAGTAAAAATGTTTAAAGACACTAGAAATATATATAATGTAGAAAAAGAAGTAAACGATAGTCTAGCAAAAATACCGATGGACGATGTTGTGTCAGTAACATTTAACAACAATTTAGCTACGTCTGGAACAGAAGGTTATAATGTTTTATTTACAGCTATGGTTACATATAAAAAAGATATAGGAGAATGATATGAGTTTATTTGTATGTCAAAACCCAGACTGCCAAGCTATAGAGAATAGTAGTTGTATGTCGATAGGTAAAGATAGAGATAGCGATTACCCGAACATGTGTACTATGGATATGCATGGATATCATGAAGAACCTATTTATATAGGTAAGGTTATGAAACAAGAACAAGTGGTGTTAGATCACAATAACAGTCCTATAGATATGTCTTATAAACTACCGGGGACAGTACTTATGTTGTGTTCTGAATGTAATACAGGTAAATGGCATGATGAGTTCCCTAAGGATAAAGCTAACGAAGAAGAGTTAAAGTTGGCTAAACTTAGTCCTTACTCATACATAACACCAGGTTTCCATATGGACAATCAAATAGTTAAAGATGATTCTTGTAGACACGGATACAGAGCTCCAACTGAAGAAGAGTTATTTGCATACGGAAGACGAACGTCTAGAAGAGCTTCTCCCGCGACTATGGCTATAGCAGGAATTATATCAAGATATTTACCAAACTTTGGAAGTAAAACTATTAGAAATAGAACTACTAATAGACAGTCCGAAGAAGATAAAACTAGAAATCTTAGACGTGCTGAACTCAAGCGTGAAATAAAGCAGATGAAAAAAGATAGTATAAAAACTAATCCAAAGCTAGTATATAATAGTTATAAAGCTAAATTACAAGCGTTGGAAGACGAATATAAAACATTAAAATAAAGGACATAAGATGATAGTATTAAAAACAAATGAAGAAGAAATAGTTAAAAATTACCATACAGAGTATGCAAGGTTATTAAACAAAACAATAAAAATAGAACAATACAATGGGTTCACTGGAAGTAGATTACCTGATATAGCGGAAGATAACGCTACTGAATATAGCGAGTATGGTGTTGTTATAATTAAAGATATATGTAATTTTGCAGTTGGTTTGGGTTCAAAGACTAAAACAACATGTGAAGTAATATTAGTTACAGCTTTACTAACATACGAAGGGGTGTGTTATGATAAAGTAAAGTTTGTTTGCGCTGAACCATGTACTACTTCTGATAGTGATGAAGTAGTTTCTAACATTCCTTACGGTATAGAAGTGTATTGTAATGAACACGACAGTATGAATATGAATATTAAATACAACAATTTTAAAGATATGTCAATATATGAAATAGCTGAATTATTGTATTACACGAAGTAACTAGTAAAGGTAGGCAACTTAGGTTGCTTATCTTTTTTTTTCTTTGAATACAAATATAAGGAGATACTATGGCTAGTAGAAAAATAGAGGATTTACATCCTACCGCACAAGTTAAGTTTAATGCTTGGTTAAAAGATTGTGATGATGCAGGTATTGACGTACTTGTTTATTGTACGTTTAGATCAAGTGCTGAGCAAGATAATGAATATAAAATAGGCAGAACTGTTAAAGGGTTAGGTGTTACAAAAGTCAATCCAATGGGTAGAACTACAACTAATGCAAAAGGTGGTGAGTCATTTCATCAGTATAGAGTTGCTATAGACTGTGTACCATTACAGAATGGTAAAGCTCTTTGGAATGGTGATTTACCTTCAACACCACATGACGATAAACTATATGAGCAAATGGCTAAGTTAGGAGCTAAACACGGAATAGAGTGGTCTGGTAACTGGAAAGGTAAACTAAAAGAAAAAGCTCACTTTCAATATACAGAAGGTTTAACTATAAAAGATTTCAAAGCAGGTAAAACTTTATCTATAACAAGAGACACTAGAAATATGTAACTACATATCCCAATAGGGATATGTAGTTATGCTACTCTTGTATATGACTTACCATCGTTAGTTGTATAAAACTCGTTTCTAGCTTTAGCTTTAGTTTCAGCTACAGATATATGTATCCATCTTCTACTACCTATTTTCTCGATAATACATTTATCCAACATACCATTAAACATAGAAGTGTTATCTTTTATAATTTTAAATAACTCATCTACACTAACAGTAGGACATTGTATATCAGCTGCTAACCCTTTAGGGTGCGCTCCCGTGCTACTACCACCAACAGCTTTATTAAGACTAGGACCTCTAAAACCGCTAGTTACTTTTATTTCACCTCCTATTTTTTCTCTTAGTGGTTGTAATATATTAACGGCTAGTGATGTTAAATTATTAACAAACACCATACCCTCTTTTCTATTAATAGGTACTAAATTCTTATGTCCGTCAGAATCTGTTAATTCTTCAAATGTAAAATTTTTACTTAAGTTCATGTATCTCCTTTTATATGTTTTCAAATATATGCTATGTCACCTATTTTTTTTAGGATTACTTGAATTATTTTAATATTAAGAGGTGGACAATGCAAAGCATGAAAGATAAATTGGACGCTTTAAAAGAGGCGTTGTATAATAGTACAGAAAACACAGTAGATAGCGATTTTACTCGTTTAATAAAAATAAAAGATATAGACGACGAGCTATTTGAGACGCTTATATTGATACACTCTAATTATAAAAACGAAATGCAGTCTGTGAAAAGACTTAATAGTAATACAATTACTAAACTTATAGATTTACAAATAGATATGTTGACACATTATAAATTAGTTTTAGCGGATGTAGACAACTTAAAAAATGGTAGTGTTAAAAACCAGTTATTAACACCTAAAAATATAGTTATAGTATTAACAACGCTAGGAATATTCATATCTGGTATATGGGTGTTGTTCGCTATAAACCCAGCTGCTGGTGATGCAGTAGTTAAAGTAATAACAAGTATATTTAAATAAGGACATAAAATGATATTAAAGATTATAAAATTATATAACAAGATTTTAAGTTGGTTTTCAAAGCCTGAACCACAGCATCCAGAGATAAATACTTACACTCCTCCTACTAGAACAAGAGAAGCTATAATAGATAGTATAGATTATACTAACATAAAAGAACCTGACATATATAAAGTTAATGATACTAATAAGACTCTATTATTTATGGACGATATAGCTGAAAGTGAAATTCTGTATAAAGTAGATATAAGTAGAATGTTGAAGACTTATAAGAAGTCAGTACTTAATGATTTCACACTAGTGCATTGTTTTGATAACACAGCGGGTTATATGGTATATAAGTATATACTAGCTGGAAACAATATAGACTATGCTATATTAGATGTTAGTTTAGGTTATAAATTACAAGTATCTCAAACTGAGTCAGTAACTCTTGATGGTATAGACGTAGCTTTATTGTTACTTAAACATAATCCAGATGTAAAGTTCTTGTTTTCTACTGTACATACTATGAATGAAAGAAATCCAGAAATGTCTGTTTACTATAAGAAGTTTAGAGCGGCTACTGGTAAATCACTTATGGATCATTATTTAGATAAGAACAGTTATAGACATGATAAACTATATACCTTTTTATACGGTGACGAAAATGAAACTAACAGTTAACGTAAAACTACAGATACTTTTTAGTAAGTATAACCTTATAAAATACTTTTCAATGTTAATATCGTTCTACTTATTTTTCTTAGTTATCTACGCGGTAACTTTGATAAGTTTATATAGTGATGTGACAAATGATTATAATACACGTTTAGCCACTATTGATAAGACTGAGGGTACAGAATTTAACCTTATGTGTAATGTTGTTTCTTGTAAGAGATTAACTTATAAGTTAGACGATAAAGGTAATATGTTAACATACGTTAATGATAACAATATACTTAAGGTAAGTGAGAATAAATTTCCTAAAGATAATATATATTTTGGTTTTGTAAACCAGAATTTAGAAACTGTTATACACTACGGAGATCTTACTTTTTATATAGATGACTTTAAATACATATCATTAGTATTTACATTACTAGTGATAACTAACTTCTTATTCACAATAATATTTACATTAGTGTTTATAAAAACAGTATTAGACAGGTATCATAATGAACTTATAGAAAAGAATGTATATAAGGCAGACTTAGAAACTAAATTACAGAGAGATATAACAGAAAGTATACACCATGAGATGGGGATGCCTATAGCTATAATAGATACTTTAGTAACAGACCTTTATGCTAATCTTTATAAATGTAAATACACAGATGACGGTGTATGTGACTTTAACAACGAAACTGTTGATAAGTCGCTCTGTAAAGACTGTCCGCTACATAGTAGAAAGAGAGAGACTGACACCTTGGCTATAGAGTATTACTCTAGAATAAAAGCGTCTATAGTTAAACTTAATACTATACTCAATCTTATAGCTGGATCTAAGCATATAAAATATGGTAACGGTAGTTACAGTGCGTATATGATAATAGAGAATGTGTTAGCTGGTATAAATAACTTTAGAGTTAGTAAAATAAAAGCTACTTACATTAATCAAGAACTTATGCATAAATGCGCAGTAGGTGCACCTATGAATAATGGTGAACTGATGTTGGTTATTAACAACATTATAACTAATAGTATTGAAGCTGATACGCCTGAAATGATCTTTGAAGCAAGTATGAACCCAGATGGTAGATTAGATATAATAGTTACAGATAAGGGTAGAGGTATCAGAGATGGTTTCGATAACATAATAGCTGATGATATTATATTTAAATATGGATATAGTACTAAAGATAGTAAAGGTATACATATGGTGTCAAGCAGTATTATTCAGAAGATATTGTATAAGTTAGGGTTTAGTGTAGCTACTACCTCATCAAGAGGTTCAGGTTTATCTACTAACAAGGGTATGTTATTAAACTCAGGAGGCGACTTAGTGTTACTTTCAACATCGTATTTAGGAACAAGTTTTAAAATAACCATACCAACCAAGGAAAGAAGAAATGAACAAAAAACTTAGTGTAATAGTTATTGTCGTTTTACTTAATATTAACGTACTAATCGCTGATACACCATGCGGCGATTGTGTTACTATAGTAAAACATTTTGATCTAGATGTTACTATAAAGAACACATCTGGATGGAAGCGCGTTTGTAATAACGGAAAAATAAAATTGTACACAAGTAAGAAGCTCGTAGGATCTGATTTAACAGATTTATGCGAGTGTATAACTAAAGAACAATTTAGAAGCAGAGCGATTGAATCAACAAGGGTTATAAAATGAAACAAATTTGTATATTAATTATAATGATATTATGTAGCTTAAACCTTTATGGTGAAATAGCTACCAATATATCAGGGAACATAGAATACAGTAATATTAATACTGAAACAACTTATAACAACGGAGACTCTAAACAATATAACATAAATAGATTAGATACCACTGTTAATGTGGATACATATTTTGATAGTAGTAAGTTTGTCGTTAGCATCGGATATCTAGGTACAGATAGTGATGTTTATAATAATGTAGTACAAAAGGATATAACACCACTTAAGGTGTTATATATAAATGAATTTTATTACACCACTAATATTTCGGAACACCTAACTGTATCTATTGGAGAGTTTACATTCAGAAAGGGTACGTTCTATGAGCATAGTTATACTGGTGATAAGGTAGGTAATGGACTTTACAATATAATAGATGTTAATCTACAAGGTGGGTTAGTTAGCTGTATAACAGAGAATCATGTTATAAGTATAGGTCGTATGTACTTTGATAAGTACGGTAAATCATTTTACGATTATGGTGAAGTTAACCCTGAACTATCTTACGATAGTTATAAAGGTACAAATGTTGATATGCTTATACATAAATACAACAAAGATGAATTATACATAGAAACTAACATTTATGATATGGAACAGGTTGTAAACGGTTCACCTATTATAAATACAAAAGCTTTAGGTGTTGGGATATCTTATGACAATACAGATAACAGTGGTATATTATATTATAGTATATTAACTAAAACAAAATCTACTGGTGACACTACTTCTTTATCACCTATATTTGTACCATATAAATCAGATAAGATACATTTCGATAAGTTTAGATCAAATGGTTACAGTTATTTGTTAGGTGTAAAAAAAGAATTAGATAATGTAATCTACGGAAAAGACATGACAATAGGATTTACATATACAGATAGAAGTAAAGGTTATCATAGTTTATTAGCTGGTTCACCTATGTCACCTATGTCATATAGTGATGTCGGTAAATTCTACAATGTAAATACAGGATTAAAACTTAATAAAGATACTGTTATTAACTTAATGTATAGTAGACATGACACAACTGGTATAAATAATAAGCTAGGTCTAAGTACTTTAACCTATGAAACAGGTAATTTACCTAATGGCGTGTCGCACAATGACAGTCTGATTGTTCAATTTTATATGAATTTTTAATAGTATAACACATAAGGGTTACCTTATGTGTTATACCCTTATTTACTGATTAATCATAAAGGAAGAATATGGAAAATATAAAACATTACGAAATAGCTAATTGTGTTAGTGTACCTGTTACACTAGCGTTTCTAAAAGTAGATGCATCAAAGAGTGTGTATGGTAAACTTATAAGCTGGTGGACTAAGTCTGAGTTTGTACACGTAGAGATTATAATAGGGGATATGTGGATTAGTTCAGTAGAGGGAACTGGTGTGCATATTAAACAACTTAAGCCGTTGAAAGATACTTATGTGTATCATAAACTAAGAGACGCTGTTATGACAGAGTCACAATACTTGGATATAAAAGAATGGATATGCCAACAAGAGAACGCTAAATACGACAATACAGGTATAGTGTTATCACAAATTATACCTATTAGATACGACAGTAGAACTAAATGGTTCTGCTCTGAAATAGTAACTAAAATATTACAGTTGCTGGGGTACAAAGAGGTATTTAATTTATTACCGCATTTAATAGATCCAGGTTTTTTAACAAGATTATTTAAAGTAGTAAAGGAGTAACACTATGAACGAAGAACAAATGAATATAAAACTAGACAGTCTAATATTAACATTAGAAGATAAAGAAAATAAGTTATTAAATTTGAATAAAATAAACTTACTTATAGGGGATAATACTAACTTACAATACGACGCTAGCGTAATTGATAATGTTGAATTAAGTAAAGAGCACTTAGTAGGTATATACGGAGAACTTAATAAGTTAGGGTATAACTTAGAAGATGATACTCTATATCATATGTCTACTGAAAGTTATGATAGTATATCTGCTGAAGATCTAGACGGTGAGAGAAAGAGTCTTATAGCTAGAGTAGACAGGTATATACGAAACGTAATAGGCGATATTACATCTATAGGTGATGATTTAGACTCTATAATGAAACTTATGAAAACAGTTAAGACTGATAAGCTAACTAAATTACTTAATGATCTAAATAGTGGAGTTTATAAAGAATCTAAGGATAAGATAACTAACCCAGCTATAAATAGCGACTTAGCGTTCTATTTTGTAAACGGACACACTGATATAGAACTAAACTCTTTAAAAGAGCTGTGTTCTACAGCTAGTGACTTGTTACTTAAAGATAAGCTGTTTGATGTTATGACTAAATATGCTTATGATAATTTGATTGTTGGTACAGACGTAGAAGATGAGATACCTACACATCAAGCTTCTGTTAAACATTTAGATAAAATAACATTACCAGAAGTAAGAGATTGGTTAAATAAGAATACTAAATTTGGTATTTACAATAGATACATAGGTAACAAATTTAGAATACTTAGTGTGTATCAAGATGAAGATGGTGCTGATGTTAGATTTGACACATATAATATTCCTAAAAACTATTACTTCGGTAAGACATTATCTCCGTTAACACTAGAAGAGTGTAAGCAACTTGTTAAAGAAGGTATAGATTTAGCTAACGATAGTGCGACTATGGCTGCTGTTGGTAGAGTTAATGCATTTGATACGTTCTGGAAGAGTGTTAGAAGTAAAATAGGTACTATGGTATCAACGCATTTATTTAATATGTTTGCAGTTAAGAGATGGTTTAGACAAATTAACATGGGTAATGTATATTCGACAGGTACATACACAGTTCTAATAGGGCTAAAGAAATCACATATTGATATGTTAGATATGATACACAACATAGTTATAGCTAGTACTAAAGGAAAGTAATGAAAACTATAATATTATTTGTGATGGTATTAGCATTAAATGCTTTTGCTAATAAATTAGATAAACTTCAAGAGCGTAACGACATAATAAAAGCTAGTTATAAGTCTGTTAGTGATAACGCGGAACACACAGATACTTGGTTAGGGTATGTTAGATATGGTAAAGATGTTATTATTAAAGATACTAAATTATTTATCATACCGACATTCGATGGTAAGTACGAGAAACGTAATAATGTTCAAGTCAATGACAAGTATGATATTAGTCTATTATTAGAATGCGATATACCTAATTCTATAACAGGCTACTATTTAAAAGGTAGTTATATTGTGGACGAAGCTAATAAGATATACAGTAAAACAAAAACAGGTATAGGTATGTACCAGTATTTATATAGATCTGATAGAGTGTTGCTAAAGACACGTGAAGGCGTACAATATAGTGACACAAGTTACACTATCGATAAAGATAGTGTAAATGTAGCTTATATTAAGTTTGGTTTATTGTCTGGTTATTATTATGCTAACAATATATTTATAAAGGCTAAAGCTGATTATGATTTAAGTGTTAAAAATAAAGATGACATAATAGATACCTTAGTTAGTGCGGAGTACTCCATTAACGATAAAGTTAGTATAGAAACATCTTATAGTTACCTTTATACAAAAACACCTATAACTAATCTACAGCACACACAAAGAGTTTTTACAACATACTTAATATACAAGTTTTAAATTAGTATAAGGATAACGCATGGCACAGTCTTTTCTAACTGACGGTAAAAATATAGAAACAGTAAATACAATTAGTTCAACATCTAGTGCAACAGACCCATATAATATATTTGCATTAAGGTTGTTAAAATCTACTAACAACTTTCCATTATGTATAGCTACAGGTACGTGTAGTGAAATAGCTTTACCTGAAACACCAAATGTACCACAGCCTCCAGTAGATCCTAATGAAGGAAATGGTGTTGATGGGTTCTCTTTAAGACAACAGTTATTTAAAGTAAACTTTAACACAATATATAGTAACACTTCTAATTTACCAACACATACAGACACTAGTGATAAGAGATACTTAATACGTGAAGTGTATCTTCCAGATGGAAAGCAAATAGATATTACTATAGATATGAAAACTAAAGGTTTAATAGTTACTACTATAACAGGTGACACAGGCTTCGATAGACCTTTAATAAAAACTACTACTTATGAGAAAAATAAATTTATAAAAACAGTTTATAGTTAAGGATATAACATGTGTAAAACACCACAAGAAGAACTAGAAGAGTTCTCAGAAGAGATAGCTAAAATACTAGCTAAAGACCTTAGAAGAAAGAATACTATTTTAATGATTATCTTTGTTATACTATTTATTATGTCCATAATACTAACATACTTTATAAGTAACTTTTCTGTAAGAATAACACACTTAGAAGATAGTAAAAAAGAAGTAATAAATAATGACGGGATAAGATTAGAGCTAGATAAGTTTGAAGTAACTAAACTAGTTAAAGATAAAGGTGGTACTACTATATGGTATAGAAATATCACTATTGATAAATCAGAATATTATACAGTACGTATGAAAATATAAATAAAATATAAAGGCAAAAAATGGCATATGTTACAAGTGAACAATTACAACTAGAGTTAGAAAACCTAGCCCACGAACTCGGTATAAGCGTACAGGAACTTTTACAAGCTTATACTACTAAAACTTATGTAGACGGTGAATTAGCTGCTATTAAGTTAGACATTCAAAAGATTACTGAAGTAGGTGAACTTGATACAGAATCTTTAGCTGAAAAAATTATAGCTATTAACCAAACTATTGGTACTACTGCTGATGAAGTAGTTAAATCACTTTTTGAAAGAATAGCTGAAAACAAAGTTGCTGTACAAGCAGTTGCTTCTGATTTAGCTGGATACAAAGTTCAAGTTGCTACTGAGCAAGCTGCTCAAGACCAAGCTATAAATAATGCAGTTATTACAGTTAATGCTTTAGGTAATACTGTAGTTGCAAACAAAACAGCTCAAGATGCTATTAACTCTGACATTGAAGGTAGAGTAGCTAGTAATGAGAGTTCTATTACTAAACTTAATGGTGACGACACTGTAGTTGGGTCAGTAGCTAAACAAGTTAAAGATGCTATAGGAGCTGAAGCACTAAGAGCTAAAACTGTTGAAGGTGACTTAGGTACATTAACAACTGATTCTAAAGTTAGTTTAGCTGCTGCTATTAACGAAGTAGACGCTAATGCTGATGCTGCTAAAGCTGCAGCTGACGCTGCTTTACTATTAGCACAAGAAGCTAGTTCTGCAAACTCTACTTTAGGTCAAAATATTACTGACTTAACTAGTAGAGTAGTTACTCTTGAAGCTGAGAAAGTTAGAGTATCTGATATCTTAGATAATAAAGTTGTTAATGGTGAAGTTGTTAAAGGTGCAGTTACTAGAATCGCTGATTTAGAAGCTGGCCTAATAGCTAACCAAGCAGACCAAGACGCTAAAGATTTAGCTACTAACGCTAAGATTGATGCTATCGCTGGTTCTGGATTAGTAACGGGTGTCATTTGTGGTAAGAAAGCCGCAAATAAATTCAGACTAGTATTTGGACAAGCACTTATTGCTGAGTGTGACGCTGCACCTGTTGGCGGTGGAGATAATGGTGGTTTATAACAACCTATAGATACAAGGGAATTCCCTTGTATCTATAACCTTTTTTTGTTATTTTCATTTATTTGATTAGTCAACAATATAACCGTTAATATAAGGAGAATGTATGAGTATAGCAATAACAACTACTGATGTTACTATTGATAATCAAACTGTTACATTCGAAGATATTTATCAGTATGCAGTTAGTATAAATAAGACGTCTTTAGTTAATAAACTGGGTAATGCTTATTTGTTAAAGACGAATCTTAAACTACAAAATGGAGCTACAGTACAGGACATAAATAAGGCTATAACAATTGAGGGTAAACTTATACAGATACCAACTGGTTGTACATTACGTCTAGGTGAACGTAGAACTGATCTTTCAACTCTTAATGGATGTACGTTATCTGCTCCTAATATAGAAAACGCTTATGGGTTTGGCGCTACCACTACAACAGCTAGTGGTAATTTACTATTATATAATTCAACTATAAATATATTCGGTTTTTGGTCCTTCTTTAAAGGTGATAACTTAGTAGAGATTATAGACTGTTTTATAGACGGATTCGGTAGGATATCGGGAGTTAACAGTATACTTAAAAATATTATATTTAAGAAAGCTCATGGTAAATATGGTGGTTTAGCAACTATGGGTAACATATTACTTATGAAAGACATATATAGTTATGATGTATTACCTTATTATGACTCATATGAAAAAGCAACTGTTAAATGCGCGTTATATCATAATCCACAGTTTGCTCCAAATGTAACTATGTACTATGGTGAGTTTTCTAATTATGAGAGTTTATTGTATGTAGAATCTATGTCATCTGGATCATATACTTTTGAACTTAGAGGAACTAAAGTTACTAATGGATATTCTATGTATAAAGAAGTAGGTAGTAAAACTGACTTCAAACATAGTTTTAGATTTAAACCAAAGATATTAGATAGTAATGGTGCTACATTAATGGATGTTAATGTTGTTATAAAAGATAAAACAGGTGCAATTGTATTAAATGCTAATACAGATAATAATGGAAATATAGATACGTGGTTAACATACTGTAAACAATTACAGACAGAGAACACTGTAACTATTATGACTCCGCACACTATAACTTTAACTTCTGGAGATATAACATCAGAGTTGAAATTATATGTTAATGATAACTTTGAGGACTTCCCTATGTATTTACAACAAAGTGGTGGTGTGAGTTGTTCTGAATTAGATGACAAATTAAATAGTATAATAAGTAAGGTTGACTCGCTTATAGAGGAAAATAACTACGCTATAGTAGTATAAAAAATATATAGGAATATAAAATGGGTTTAAATGTAAGTTTTAAAGGTTTCGCTAAAGACGAGAACGATGTAGCTATAGACTGTAAGTTCCAGATACATTTTGTAAGACAAAATAAATGGAATAATGCTAGAAACACTACTGAAAGTTATTATAGTTTCAACGCAGGAAGTGAGGATGGGTTAACTCAAGATGGTGATATGAAGAGCGGTGATGTTATATTATTAACTTTTTGGCACGGTAACGGTAGTGGTGATGGTGATGATAGTTTATTGTTAAACACACCAGCTAATAGAGACGATGTATTTGATAGGTTCTGTGTATTTGCAATAACACACGATGGTACAACACAAGATTATGTTGTTAATGTACAACTTAAACCTAAGCTTGTTCCTAACATAGTTTGGACATTACCGACAACTGGAACTATTAATAGAACAATAACGGCTTTAAATACTTCTAATGATGAAACTAACTGGGTTTATGGAACTAAAACATTTTATCATCGTAACAGTTATTATGGTAGAGTTGTGTTCCCTAAGGTTGGGTTATTAACTAGTACTTATGATTGGGTTGATCCTAATGACGCAGTTATTGATTATGAATCGTCTAACACACATAGTTATACACAAATAGGTGATTATGTTGTTAAACTTAAGGTAGTAAATTACTGGGAATTAGTTAGTAATAGTACTAAACCTATTAGATTAAAATATAATGTACCAATAGGTGGATTGAGTTTTAATCCTGACGGAGTAACTGTTAAAGTGCATACTACTGAAAATAGTACATCTACAGCAAGTATAACTGATGAAGATAATAGAATATCATCTATTAACCATAACTGGGTTATTAAGAATAGAAATACTTTAGCATTAATAAGTGACACACTAGTTGATACAAATACTAATAAAGCCTACTCTTATAATAAAGTAATTAGTGTGTTACAAAAACATTATAGTAAACAAGTTATATCTTGGAACGATGGTTGGGAGAATTTAGTTGTAACATTTGAGAAAGAGTTAGTTATTACTAACTGGTTACCGTTAGTTAACTTTAACTTTATATTCCTTAATGATACAAGAGTTAGATTTACTCCTGTTTGTAGTGATATAGACGGATTCGTAGATAGATACACATGGAATTTATATGCGTTAGTTCCTTTCCAAACTGGTACATATGCGTTATCTAAAACAGATGTGTTTACAGATGACCGTAATGTTGTAATAAACTTTGACTCAGCTGGTCATTATAAGATGGTGTTAACTGCTAGAGATGATTATGGTGAAAGTGCAAGTGTTAGTAGAGAATTCGATGTAACATTAAGTGGTGATTGTGAATTAAGTGGTGGTATGACAAGTACTGATGTATTCTTCATTATACCAGATGAATATGAAAATTAATAATAAGGATTTTAAATGGGTAAATTAATATTTAATGGTATAAGTAAGAAGATATTCTTATCGGCTTGTAACTATTACGGAGCTAGTTTAAGGGTATCTGTATTAGATGACGACGCTAATGAATTTTTAGCAGAAAACGTACCTATGACTGAAATAGTGGAACCTGTAACTGCGTTTGATACAACTGTAACAACTGTAGCTAATAAAGGTGAAAAAGTAGTAACAGTTAATAAAGTTACTGGTTTATCTAAGAGTGATAGGATACGTGTAGTTAACGAAGTATATAGAGTTGTTGATATTGACATAGTCGGTAAAAACATAACACTACACACAGGTTTATTAGAAGATATTCCTGTAGACGGAGTTATAGAACGTGTAGGTAACATGGGTATCTTTAAGATACAACTAGCTGTTACTAGGAATGGTTATTTTGTAATACAAGCTAAGGATACGAAGTTTGGATTACAACATAGTGAAAGTTTAACTGTTAAAGAGAATAGCATAGAGACGCTATTAGAGTACACTAATGTGGAGATCAACGAAAATGAAAGAGTCATTAGAGAAACTAGCAGTTATACTATTATTATTTAGTATAGACCTTATAGGTAGAGCACTATTTATGTTTTGTTTTGTTAAATAAAAAAGAAAAAAAAGGATTTAAAATGGCTGGAACAATTAAAGCGGGTATACCGCACGTAATTAAAGTTAACACAAAAGCTGATAAAATGGGTCAAGAAGCTGGGTTCGATTTAAAATACTACAATGATGCTACTAGAGAAATGGTTTCTGTTGCTGGTGCATTTTTTGAATTTGAAAATACTATAGTTCCTGCGAGTACAACTGTTGTTGGAAATCACGCTGCTGGTATTAAAGAGCTTACTCTTGATAGTGCTACGTCTTTCCCAAGAGGTTCTGTACTTAAAATAGGTGATAACTACTCTAGAGTAGTATCTGTTGCTGGTAACGTAGTTACTTTAAAACACGGACTTGCTGTTGCTGTTGTTGGTGGAGCTACTGTTGATCTTTCTGGTAGAACTGGTACATATGGTTTACCTGTAACATTCCCTGCGAAAGGAAAATATACAGTACATATGTCTAACCCATCTATTGGTATGGATAATGAGGCTGCACCTGTAAGTGTTGAGAATGCAGATATTGACGATGTTAAATTGTTAATAGATACATTACAAGCTGACATGAGCGCTGTTAAATCACAAGTTGATGCATTAGACGAAGATGAAGTTAATAATATTTCTGAGAAAGTTACTGAATTAACAACTACTTTGAACACTGTACATAAACTTATTCTTAACACTGATGGTTCTGGAAGCGCAGTACCTAGTATTGTTGTAGCTGGAGAGTTATTGAGTCCTACATTAAATATAGTTGCTGGTGATACTTTAACAGGTAATACTTCTGGAGCTACTGGTATTGTTGCTAATATAGCTTTTGACGGTACAAATACTACTATTGAGTTAAGTAATGTATCTGGAGTTTTCCAAACTGGTGAGACTTTAACTTTAACAAGTACTATTCCTGTAGGTTGGGAAGTTGCAGATCAGATATCGTCAAATGGATTAACATCAGTAGATAATGGAAATGGTACATATACAGTTACAGTTGATACAACTGGATTTACACCTGTAAATAGTGTTGCTATGATATCTGACGTATCTGGTGATTACACTCCATCAATAAGTGATGTGGTTATAGACAATGCTAATCACACAGTTACATTCATAACTATAAATAACTTATCTTCAATGCCTGACGATATATATGCTTCAGGAGCTTATACTGATTATAATGGTGTACAAATTGAAAATGTAACAGTTAACTCTACAGGTAACAATGCTATAGATTCTGTTATTGAGTTTGTAGAAGAGATTAACAGATTGTTAAACGCAGAAAATGGATTAGCTGTACTTAAAGGTCTTAATAAAGATATCGAAAATCTTATTAACGGTTCAGCTACATTAGAAGATGGTAGTGTTAACCCTACCGCAGGTAAAGGTCTTGTTAAAATATTCGATGAAATAGTAGCTAGTCATAGCGAAATTACAGAAATTAAAACATTAGTTAACGATACTACTGTTGGACTTGCTGCTATCAAAACTGCTGTAGATGCTGGTAAAACTGCTATCGAAGCTAAATTAGACGCTATGTTAAATGGTGCTGATGAAAACAGTTTAACTGCTAAAATCAACGCTGTTAAGTTAGCTGTGGAAGCTAACAGATCTATATTAGAAAACAGTACATTCGGATTAGAAGCTGTTAAAACTAACTTAGATACATTAGCTGCGTTGTTTGTTGACGGTGGATCTGTTGAAGTTAGATTTGATGTTATTAACGAAGCACTTGCTACGTTAAGTTCTGCTATACTTACAGCTATTGAACAACAAACTGCTCATTTAGATTCTAAGTTCGCTGAATTAGAAGCTAAGTTAACTGCTAACGCAGAAGCTACAACTTACTCAGTATTTGCATAATAACAAATCTGTGTACACTAGAGGGCTGTTTACAGCTCTCGTGTGTCTACAAAATAATAAAGGAATAACAATGGAAAGATATGAACTAGTAGAAAAAGGACAATCTAATATTAAAGTAACTACTAATAAGGTGACTGGTACCACGACGTTAAAAGTGTATAAGATAACAGGAACTGGTGCTACTCCTATATTGACAGATATATCACCAGCTAACCCAACTATAACTTCTATAGCATCAGGTGCTTTTAAGCAATATAATTTAACCGCTCCTAATGAGGATTGTTATGTGTTAGTTTTATTCAATGGTATACCACAGTTTTTTAGAGTCGGTGTACCAACTTTAAGAATATTTACATACAATGGTAAGACTACACCTGTTGTTACATATAAGCTATTAACGTTCGCTGGTGTTGTTTCAATGCAAGGTAACATGACGCATCTAGGTATAGGCATTTGGTACGTTACACCTAACACTACAGGTGATTTCATATTTAGCTGTTCTGTAGGCGCACCTATACCTGTTCATACGCCTTATGTAGTTGATACTGTTGGTATGTCTGGAAAGATAGTGTTCCAAAAAGATAAATGGATGATGCTTGCTGTTCCTAAAGAGAACGCTAAGATATCTGATCTGTGTGCAGCTATGGAAACTAAATACGGTGTATCAGCTAGTACAATATTTAGAATATTCAATGCTTACCCAGCTACAGCTACACAAAGTGATGAGATGTTAGATTATAAACCTAACGTTACACCTAACAACACTAAATATAACTTTAGTTTAGTTTATTCTGACGGTACTAGCAAAGAAATAACTGGTTTTTGGTGTAGAACGTTAAACTACACTGTTAATAATAATGCTAGTGAATTAGCTACTTATGAGTGGAGTTCTAATTAGACGACTATATAGAGGAATTCCTCTATATAGTTAGTGTTTTAATGAATATTATAAATTAGGAAAATGTATGTTAATAGAAACAAAAGATTATGGGTTGATAGCGTATTGTATATTATTTCACAATGGTACAAAAGAAGAAAATGGTGTTAGAATACATACTGATCATCAGCATGTAAAACCTATAGATATTACCAAAGAGTATGAAAAAAGCGACTATAGTGTTTTTAATAAAATACTTAAAGCAGTAATAAAGGGCTAATATGATAGTTAACTATTCAATAAACGGAGGAGTTACCGTTAACGGTGTTAATGTAGCTAGTAAGTTTATTGTTAAGAATTTAACTAATGACTTTACTAGTAAAGAATATATAAGTGAGATTGGTTACTATAACACTAATCTAGGTAACTTTAAAGATACTATTTTTAATAACGGTGATTTAATAACTATAACATTCTTTATACGGCATAATGGTATAGACTATAGTTATATAGCGTATACGTTTATAGATATTACTAAAGATGTCACAACAATGAATATACAATTACAACCTAACTGGAATTATACATCTAATATATTACTCACCAAGAGTAATACTAATGTTAATATTAAGTTCGTTACAAATATTTATCAATCTATAGTGTATATATTGTATATAAAATATGATGGTGTTTATAAAGAAGTTTCTAAGAAAAATATATTATCTCAGAATGTTAATATAAAAGTATCTAGTAACGGTGAGTATAAAGTGGTTGGTTACGTATTAGATAATAATAGATTGTTGTCATACACTAGTAAAGAATTTGATATAGAAAATGTTGTTATAGAAGACTGTCAACAAACGACATATTACGATTGGGAATAATATTATGAGATATAGTAAAACAGAAATAACTACTTTAGTTGGTAACTTTAAACCAAACTCTATAGTAACTATAAAGTTAATAGATAGTAATACAGACACACTAGTAAATTTAACTAGTTCTACTTGTACAGAGAGTAGACATATACCTGGTGTATATTTATGGAAGACAGATAAGATAAGTGACAGTAACTTAAAGAATGTTTTTCATAATTTAGTTTACGAGATGAGTAGTAACGACGGTAAGAAATTCTACGGTAAATTTATTTACAGTGGATATGTTGATAAGAATGTTGTTGTTGATTTTGACGATATTAAAGTCAATCTAAATGATTTACAAGATGGAATAGATTTAATAAACGGAAGGATATAATATTATGGTTACAGTTAGATTAAGCGAGTTAGATATAGATGTTGATGTTACACATATTTCAACAGACTATCAAGTAGCTACAGATAGGTTATTCAGTATAGATAGTATAGTTTGTGAATCCATAGACGATACTGTTAATAAGACGTTTATAACGTTTAACGAAGTGTTAGACCCAACTATTAAATACTATGGTAGAGCTAGGGTGAGATTATCTACTGGTTGTGCTATATGGGGTGATGTAAGTATGTTTATACCTAAAGATATAAACGACGTAGAGTTAGATGGTGATTTACCTACTAGGGTTGGCATACCGCAAATAGCTAGCTCTAGTAGTTTTGAAGCACACACAACTACATTATTCACATTATATGCAACTGGTTTTGGTGTTATAGGTAACGCTGGACACACTATGACTTCGTGGATTATAGAAGATGTAAATGGTAATATAGTATGGAGTTCTGTTAATGATTATCTTAACAAAACAAAGATAAGTATAAATTCAATTTTACTTAAAGAAAATAACATATATAGATTTAAAGTTATATTTCACACTACTAGTAATGACGCTAGTCAGATAGCTACAAAGACTGTTAGAACATATAAATCAGAATTTATAAACTTACAGAATAATATAACACATATAGATGGTTCTGTTGATAACGAGATATCGATATTCCAACAAACTGATTTAACATCTGTTAACTGGAAGATATTTACTATGGGTGAAAATAAGGAACAATTGACTTGGGAATATAGTAGTAATACAAATGTAGCTAACATACCAGCTAATACACTCAAGAATGTAAACAGTTATTTATTAGCGATAACTACTAACTTATCTGTTAATCCACGTTACATAGCTTTTACGACATATTAACTATAAAAGGTAATAACTATGAGGGAAAACATTAGAACCCTTTATAGGGTATTTAAATTGCGTTTAAATGATATAGAATTTACAATGGATACAGACATCACTTCCTTAAGTGAAAATAACGAATTAATCAAGATGGAAATAGATCTCGAAGTGATGTTATTGTATCCTATGTTAGATATACATGTTATAGAAGAATGCAGAACACTTAGAGACTATTGTAAAATAGTTATATAGACTACTACACATATGTGTAGTAGTCTATTATCTTTTGTAATCCATTATATTTCAACCGTATATCATAAGTATAGAAATGTGTGGTAATTAGATACATTTACTTTTGTAATAAAGGATTCAGAATGTTAGACAAAAAAATGATAGTAACTGTCAACTTTGATGTTCGTAAAGGTGGTATCGATAGCGAGACTAAAACAAGTGGTGCGTGCGTTATTATTATACAGAACGGTGAAATAGTAAACTCGTTAGGTAAAACTATTGATACGTGTAGCAATGAGTTGAATGAAAAAATACTTAGATACGTAAAATGGGAGTATAGATTAGATTCAAGTACTTGTGTTGTGTTAACATCTATAACTAAACTTTAAGGAGCGCAAAAATGAATGAACAGAAGTTTCTTAAAACGGTTTGTGATGATGAAAGGGTTACTATTTCTGCTGGTAACTTAAAGAACTTGATTAAATGCAGAAATAGATTGCGGGACATAGATCATACACAACATCATGTTGTCGGAGATCTGTTTAGCACTATGCCGTTTAAGACGGCTAAATACATGTCAGGAGAGTTGTTTAGAAAACAAATTAATACATGTTCAGGAGATGTTCTTGTTAATGCTAAAGAGTTAAAACTGGTATTGGATAACAAATCATATCTTGAAGATAGAGTATATAAGCTAGAGGAACAAGTAAAGTTACTTAAGAGTCAAAATAAAGAACTCTATGAGTTATCGCTTAGAAATAAGCAAGAGATAAATATGTTTAACGGTATCACTAAGGTATCGTCTATACACGCATAAAGAAAGGTAAACAATGATTGAAAAAATTAATACAGCAAATAACTTAATGACCGCCATGAAGATTAAAGCAATAAAATTGGAAACTATTAATATTGATAATTTAATTTTCTCTCTTAATAATGTTGACAAACATTATGTAACAACGAACAAACTTACTACTTGGTATTGTGCTAACGTATATAGACATGGTCTACCAAAAAATGAATCTGAAATAAAAGAATATTGTTCAAGAACTAACCTTTTCAGAAGTTTACACGACAATGACTATGAGAGACGAGTTAGATTAGTGTGTGGAACAGAAGAGTCTATTGATAAATTACTAAATTATCTTACAGATAATAACACGGAAAGGGGTAAAAATGAAAGAATTAAAAGTACTAATATCAAAATGGGATAGCAACACTATACGTGTGACAAGTAAACGTACAAATGAAGTAAAGTTATTTAGTACAAATATACCTTATAGCACGTATGATTTAGAGTGTATATTTGATTTCCGCGATATTACATCAGACGAAATTAATGAACAGTTTGGACAGATATGTTTGAATTCAGGTATAGTTGTTCTTGTAGTGCACGTTAGGATTTGTAACTTTACACAATATGTATTTTTACCGTTAAGTAACACATACGACCTATTAGTACCTGAAGATGAAATAAAACATTACATTGGTAAAGGTGGCAGCGGAATAGAATATCTAAGGAAAAGAATACTTAGAGTATTCGATATAGCCGAACGACAAAGTGAAGGTACATTTAAGCCGTTAAGAGATTTTAAAATAAGAGTATTTAACGAACAAGGGGTAAGAAAATGAAATCAAAGATTAAAAGAAACAAGCATAAAATGTTGGCTGTTGGTTATCACTGTTTACGTAGTTTAGTTGTAAGACAAATAATCGTAGAGAAAAAGTATTGTAACACTAAACATGGTGATGAAGCTATGAGTGGTATATTTATAGAAATACATCATGTTTTTAATAGAATTAAAAATATTAGAAAGAGTGTATTAAAATTGAAATAAAAGGTATGAAATGAAATGTAAGCTTAAAAGAAGTAAGCACAAGCTGCTTACAATATACAAACAGTGTATGTATAAAGACTGTATACATGAGATTTACACGCAACAATTACTTAGCTGTAAGCATATGGAACACAGTGAGCGGCGTGTGAAAGAACTTCGGGCTATTTATAATTATAAAATAGCACGAAACAAGAATCTTAAAAAGAAGATATTTAAATTAAAGGGGTGTAAAAGATGTTAGAATCTATAGTAATGGGGTTTTTAGTTGTACTGCTTGCGGTTATGTTTGTTGTTATCATTATGGATAGTGATACAGATGAATTAAAATATAAGTTTCTTAACTTGATTACATATTTATTATTAGTAAATCAAGTAGTAGATACTATGTACCAAGACAAATGGTATATTATATTAGGTGCACTATGTTTAGTGTTAATATTTAAATGTGTTTATAAACACTTAGAAAGGGAACGAAATGTGTAAATATAGTTCGTTAAAAGGTATAAAAAGAAATCTAGTTGTCGATAACACTTGCTTTCTAATGAAAAGTTTATTAGATAGTGAGTTAGTTATATACTACCCACCTGATAAGAATTATCAGGTGGGTGATCTAACAAGGTTTGCAGACAACACGCCTGTCTATTCCACGGTATTAAAACACTGTGAAATAAGAAAAAACTACAAAGACTTTATTCTTAATCATAATAGTTCTTTTGGTGATAATAAACCATTTAAAGAATATATGATGGCATTAGCAAATAAATTAGAACGCTTGCAATTAGCCATAACAAAAGCTAAACAAGGTGAAGTAATAGACGCGAGTTTAATACCGTGTAATTTACGCGTGCTGAATACAAATAAATAATTATAACAACAGGGATTCCTGTTGTTATAAGCTATTACTTTTATAATTTATATCTATATTTTTTTCTTTTAGATAAGCTTCTATTCCATCTAAAGAAGTTAAACGATCCATATCAGAGTTATCTATTAAGATATCATAATGGTTCTCTATTATTATAGAGAGCTCCACTAAATCTAAAGAATCAGCCTCTAGTCCATCAACATCTAAGAAAGGCTTATCCTTAGGTAAGTTAAAATTTATTATATGAAAATGTTCATATACTAACTTTTCTAACATAGACATAATTAATCTTTCTTACAAATTTCAGTAACTTTATATCTACTTAACCCAGTTAGTTTAGCTATAGCGTTAAATGACAGACCACCAGCTCTTTTCTTTTTTATATCAGCTATAATTTCTTCAGAAGGTTCAGAATTATCTACACCACCTTTTACAGCATCAACTGTAGTATTAGATAGTTCTGATATCGTGTTATCTCTTTCTTCTATAACTTTTAATAGTTCAGCTATTTTTGTTTCATGTTCTTTATTTTTAACCGCTATAGATACATCTTTATTGTTTAGTTCTACGTTAACAGCATCAAGTTTAGCGTTTAACCCCTCTAGTTCTAAAGACTTTTTCTCTAGTTCAACTTTGTATCTATTTACATCACTAGCACTAACATCTAACAACTTAGTGTAATTACCTTCTACTGTAGTTAATTTTTTACTTGCTTCATTAAGTCTTTTCATTGCATCTTCGTATCTAGTTGATATCTCACTGTTCTTAAGTCTAAGTGTGTAAATTTCATCAGAATCTGTTACATTCCTAGCCTCTAGTTTAGCTACAATACCAGTGTAGTTATCGCAAGACTCTTTAAGTAAAGCATTGTCTTTTAAAGCAGCATCTTTAAGTTTGTTACTAGTTTTTAACATACCATTCACTTCGTTTAATTCAGCTTCTAAACATTTTAATTCAGTTCCTAAACCATTTACTCTATTTACAGCTTTTAAAACCTCACTCTCAGGATATATTCTCTTATTAAACACTCTTTCCATAAACCCAATTGTATTAAAATCACTTATCAACATCTTTATTTCCTTATTTTAAAATATTATTTTGTCTAATATACTCTAGTAATGAATTACATTCTAAACTATGTATATAACCTTTTGTCTTATTGCGTAGATAATTAATAACGTACTTTGTTTTATGTGGAAGAAAGCAATTTGTACAATCGCAATGTACTTTAACAACATTATTAATATCTGGATTCTCGTAGTATATATCTTTAAATTTAGAATTTATACCACATACGCTAGCTATACCGATTTTCTTATCAATAATAATATCATTATTAATAATAAAGTGCGGGCATGCACAAAGTAAACAATTTAAATCATCTACATTATGACATTTTATATTGTCTTTGTATAAAGGACAGAAACTAGTTTCGTTAGTCTTCATATTTTCATAATCAAAATAACTAGCTATTTCTTCTGGTGTAGTAAACTTACTACCTAGTTTAGATAGTATACTGTTTACTTTCTCGTCATGATCTTTTATCCACTCATCATATGTCATATTACAGGACAGCTACCACCGGTACACTCTAGTGATTCCATAACATTATCTTTACTATCTTTAATATTTGTTAACTTAACTGGTTTTACATTCTTAGCATAAGCTTCAAACACCTCTTTAGTAACAACTTCTTGCGGTAAGTACAAGTATCCTAAATCAGCTGCTGTTTTAGAAGGATCTGCTCTATATAAAAATGACACACCAACATAGTGTTCCCAGTTAGCTAATAACCAATCTACTATATCATCTACTTCATCTGGACTATAACTTATAGTGTTAGATACGTTCTGTTGACACCAATGTACTTGGTACTTCTTATAACGTTCTAATTGTGTAATAGCAGACTCTAAGTTAACCTCTACAACATCTCCATTATCTTTTACTACTTTATCAAACTCTACGTGTTCCCATTTGATAGGAAATTTAACAAGTGTGCCTTCATTAGGTTGCATAGGATTAGGAGTTACCTCATATCCTGACGCTCTAAGAATAGGCAATATAGGATCATTTACACCAAAGTTAATGTTGTTGAATATGTATTTACCTAATGGTTTATGTACACCTTCTGTTGTCATCATTACTTTACTTAATGTACCAGACGGTTTTATTGTTGTTACATTCTTAGGTCTTTGTAAGCCTAACTCATCAGCCATACCGTAAGCACTATGAATAGCAACACGTTTCATACTATCAAGATCGTATTCTGTTAAATCTTCTCTTTGAACAACACCAGTTATACCAACACCGCATAATCTTAAGAACTCATTATTAAGATGCCACGCTTCTTGTAACACACCATCTTTAAGATTAACACAAGTTTGTCTATAGTTAGCTCTAGCAGAAAGTTCTATTGCTCTATGCAGTCCTGTTGTATCCCCTCTAAACTTAGCTACATCAACTTCTACAAGATTACAGAAACCTTTATTAGGTAATAAGATTTCAACGCATGGGTTATTTGTTTTAAACCAAGGTGCTCTTTTCTTAGCTGTTTCACCATTAATAAAACCTGGTTCACTACCGCCAGCTTCTTCCATAATAGTAAATATCTTTCTAAGCTCTTCTCTAGAAGGTTTACTTTCAAATACTAAACTATTGTTACTTTGTGCTCGCTGTGGATTACCATTCCAATATTCTCTTTTAGCGGTACTAAACTCTTTCCATTCTGGTTGTCCGTATTCGAATAAAGCAATCTGTGCCGATCTTCTAGAAGACAGAATAGTTCCTAACCAATTCACTATATCTAATATATCCATTCTTGTAAGTAATTCACCAGCTCGTTTATTCATTATAGTAGCTATTGCAACATACGCAATACTTATAGCTTCATCACCAGATGATATCCAACCATATCCAGTTAATCTACTACCAGCTGGTCGTAACTCCGAGAAATCGAATACTAACTTTTCTGCATCGTATTTACCAGCTAATAACTTACCTATACTTTTAGACCAAGCTTCAGCTGAGTCACCTACTTTAATAGTCCATACACCATCTACAAATGTTTCTACGTTATTAGGATTACCTCCTTTAGTAGTTCGTTTAGTTCGTATTACTTCTATGTCCTTGATAGGTTTAAAGAATCCGTTTAGTGTACCTATAACAGGTCTAAACCCTACTCCGCAACCTTGCATCAATAACCAAAGAACATCAACTACGTCATACACAGTTTCTACATCTGTTCCAGAACAGTTTCCTGTTACTAAACCATTAGGTAATATAAAACTATGATCGTCTTCAACAGTAAGACACCAACATTCTTCTTTAGGTGTGTTCTTATTTATATCATTAATTCTAAATAAACTACCTCCGGTATTCTCCTGAAATGTTGTAAACCGAATAGTAAAACCGTCAAATACCCCGTAATTTGTTTCAGCTATTCTTCTTTCATATCTATTTATATATACACCAAAAACTGGCATCCATTTAACTATGTAATCAGCTGCTTGTTTACTGGTAGTATCAATTCCAATAACTACATTAACTCCCTTTCTATGGGTCTTAGTTCCGTCCGCTGATAGATAACCTCTTAAAAAAGCTCTGTTGAGATTAATATTATCAGTTTCAGGTAAAGTTTTTAAATATTTACCTGTATATACAAATGGGTCTTCATTACAACTAGGTGGAAATGAATATTTAAACCCGCATGATATAAATTTATCTAAATGTTGTTTTTTATTACCACATAATCTAACACGCGAAGTTACACTTTCACCGCTCACAGCTATAGCACCATCACCATACACAAACCCATAACACCACCAATATTGTTCCTCAGTTGTCATACCATAGAAATCATAATGATTGAAATCATCAGAAGGTGGTCTATGCATTTTCATATCTAGCTTTATGTCTTTAGCTAAAACTTTATTACCGTTAGACTCTATCCAGGTGTGATCTAAACAACTATTAACGCTGTACTGTGTAATACCTCTAGTTAAACCTAATTTAACCATATTTCTATTTCCTGCATACATGACCTTAGCTTTTTTCCAGTTACCTAAATGTGTTCTTACTATACATTCATCACCATCTTCAAAGTCTTCAAATGACATAACGCCTTTATTAGTTATAAACTTAGTATCTCTTTGTAATGGATTAAATTGTGAAGCTTCTCTTGTTTTAGCGATATCAGTACCACCTAGCCAAAGTGTTCTTCCTGAAGTAGAAACTTTCTTATCCACCATAAGTTGTTTAAATTCATTAAGCTCTTCTACCATATCAACAGTACAATGTTCTATTTTAGCAGCTCTTAACCATAACCATTCTTGATGGGTTCTTACTCTTTCACATATCTCTTCCCAAGTCTCAAAACTAGTCTCGTTTATATCTTTAGGTCTTGAGTATGTTCTTCTTATTACTACTTCACTTCGTGTATTCATAGCTATTCCTTTTATTTGTTATTATCAAATATTATGCACGGTTTAAATAAATTTAGTACACATATTTATAACCATATATTATTAAAATAGTGTATAGAATAGCTAACTATATACAAAAAAATTAAGGAGGGTATATGTATATACAGCCAAATAGACAACTACCAGCTGGGGTCTATAGACTTAAACAAGATGAAAAGAAATATTACTATTTAGAAAGAGTCTCAGATTGTTTCGAAATAGAAGGTAAAAACTACGGTGACGTTATTGAACAACGTGATATAGTATGGGAACGATACAGTAAAATGTTAGGCTCTATGGGAGCTATGTTTACAGGTGGTAAAGGTATGGGTAAAAGTAGGCTAGCTGAACTTATATCTAACTTAGCTATATCATATGGTATACCTGTAGTGTTAGTTACTGAGATTAACGCTGACATAGTTACTGTGCAATACATAGCTATGATATCTAATGTAGTAATATTTTACGATGAGTTTGGTAAGAACTTTAATAGACCACTTCAAGATAAGATGTTGACTATGTTATCAGGAGTAGCTTCAGGTAAAAAACTGTTTCTAATAACAGAAAATAACACTAATATGTTATCAGAACTTATAGTAGATAGACCTGGTAGAGTTCTTTATCATTACGAATACGATAGACTGGATGAGCTTGTTATACAACAGTATTGTGCTGACCATGCAGTTAGTCAATATATTTACGATAACATCATAGACAAGTGGAAACAAACTCCTGGATTCTCTAACGACCACCTTAAAGCGTTAGTAGAAGAACATGAGTTCAGACCTCAGGATACTTTTGAAATGCTATTGAAACGTCTTAATGTGTCATCACTTACTAAACCTAAAATGTTAGACATAGAAGAAGTCTACACATATGTAGATGACCCTAAATCTGATATTAAAATTAAGAAAGTTGTTAAGTATAACTATAGTGAAGATGTTACTATGAAAGATTTTAATAACAATAGAGCGTTATGGATGAGACTAATAGATGAAGCTACGCACGGTATAAGAATAGATAAAAATAGTGTTATTAATATCGAAGATAAAATTATAACATGTAAAGTAGGGGAGTATTACGTAGTTCTTAAACAATAGTTAGTTGATAAATATAAGGAGAACGCATGAACTTTGAACTTAGAAAAGTGTATACATTTACAACTTTAGCACCAGCGATATTAGGTAATACGTATGATAATATGAAAGTTAAATCTATATTATCTGCTGATGAAGCAGTTATATATAGAGATATACACACACTTCATACTAACCTTAAAACAATTATACCTACACTACCTACTGTAGACGACTGTACATTCATACTGTTTGAAAAACAAGATGAATCTAAAACTACTATACTATTAGCGTTAGAGTATATAGACACATTCTCCATACAGAACACTGTAACTGTTAACATAAATATAACCATACTAGATACTAGTACTGAGATGGTTTCTGTTATAAGTACAAGGTTACGTGAGTTAGGTGTAAATAATTTCACGATCAATTTAGCATAAGATAACAACCAATAGGTTGTTATCTTATTTTTTTTATTAAAAATCAAAATCTTTAGCTATTTTACTACCTATGTCATCTAACGCTTCTTGTGTTTCGCCAGCTTTAGGATTGTTACCCCCTACATAATCTTCTAATATAGGAGCACTAGGTGGGAATGGTAACACACATCTTTTATCTTCTTCAGATATAATCTTAGGATTACGATGTTTACCTCTACCTACAAACAGATTCCATTTTCTATTTATAGTTCCTTTAAATAAATATATCTCACCATCAACAACTTGTGGTATTTGTTTAGAACCCTCATAATAGTTATTGTTAGATATCTCATCCAAGAACTCTTTATTTTTTATTCCAGACCTAGTTAACCCTACAGCTTCTGTAGATAACTGGTGTGGTGTCAATGTTAAGAAGCGATGACTCGAACCAAAGTTTCTAAGCTTATTAAACAAGTCTCTTATATCAGTACCCATAGCTCCAGTTTTAATACATCCAGTAGTAGGCATTTTACTTAGGTAATCTACAACTAACGCATGTATTTCGAAACCATCTGCTTCGTATTCTAACAGCTTGTTAAATAAATGTTTATAACTCCATTCATCAGGGTTAACTCTTAGTATTTTAACATGGTATCCAGTCTTAGTAAGTCTACTAGTAATATACTCACCTATCTCTTTACCTGTCAATAACGTTAAATCTGGTAATACATGATTTTCGTTATAGTACAAATACTTATAGATAAATCCTGTCATAATATGCATATCATCTTCGAATGATAATAATATGTTAAGAGGTTTCTTAGTAGGATCGTCCATGATAGGTTTATTAAGAGTAGATATCTGTGTAAACATACTTTGTACGAACCCTGATTTAAAACTATGTTGTAAAGCAGTTATTACCCATTCTTCACCTCTAATGAAACCACCACCTGTCATAGTGTTAACACCAGTCCAACCTGTTATCAATCTACCGTTATCAGTCCCTAACTTCTTAACCTCATCCATAGCGTCAGCTACACCATCTGGGTTATTCATATCAAGTTCATTCATAATACCAGGATCTTTAGACTTAGCAACTATACTTAATGCTTCTAGGTTAACAACTAAAGCATTTGTAAAATCACTTAGACTCATGTCACCTAGTTGGTTTTGATTAAGTTTATAAGAAGCACTACCTACTATCTTTTTTAGTTGTTGTAATCTAAAATAGTTATTAAGTGTATTTCTTAAACTAACTATAGTTCTCTTAAGATCTTTAGTTTGCAATTCTATATTTATAGCTTTATCCACTGTTCTTATTAACGATTCTCTATCTTTTAATATAACCTCTAAACTTTGTATTAAAGTTAACTTATCATAGTTCTCATGGTTTTGCACCATGTCCCTAATAAGTTGTATAAGATCTTTTACTAACTCACTATCTCCACCAAATAACGCGTTATCTTTTTCTCCTTCAATACCATCTAGTATTGTCTTTACTAAATCTTTACTCGTATCACTAGTAGTGTTAGTCATTAATTCTAGTTCTGTTTCTCTGTGTAATAATGTTATAATCTTTAATATTATATCTAGTTTTGACATCTTAGTTCTCCTGTTTTTTTAGCATAGAATATATGTTATTAAAATAAAAGTATAAATTGAATGATATAACAATAAGGAAAAATAATGAATATGGGATTTAATAATAATGAGTTAGAGACATCAGGTTTAATTTTTATACCTGACTACGCATTAAACGGACTAAAAAGATGTGGAATTACATTAGAAACATTATCTATGTATGGATATGGTACAGAGCGAACAGTTGGTGAAGAGATTGTTGATGCGTGTATTAATAAGTTAGTTAATGGTATGTCGCATAAAGACTTAAAGGATATAGTAGCTTTAGATGTATTACTACAAGGTTTCTATTTCGGAGCAGCTAGGTATTATTCGCATACAAATGAATATAACAGTACTAGTAGAGTAGTTAACAACATATTACGTGAAGCCAATTACAAAGCTAATGGTTGGGGTGCTACGCACGATGGAGAATACGCAGTAATGAATATATACACGAACATTAATATTGATCACAATAGTATATTAATGAGTGGAAATATCAAAAATGAGTTGTTTACGTTAGAAACATATAACAACACAGTTTACTGTATTATTCATGACGGGTTTATTAATCCTCTAGTTAGAAATGACTTAGAGTTTAAAAAACAATTTTCTATTTTATTAATGGATTATATGTTTAAGAGATTAGGAGATAAGGTCGTGCTTAAAAGCAGACTTTTTCGTAAGTTTATGCGATTAGAAACAATAGAAAAAAATAAATAAAAGGAGCCACCCATGGCAGGACAAAAAAAATTAATTGGTTCGCTATTATCTAGCTTACAATCAAACATTGGTAAAGATGGTCTAAACAATAGACAAGAGATAACAGCGTACACTATGTCGTCAGAATCATTGGATCAAATTTCTAAAGATTCAGCTGTTGCATCTAGAGATCTTTTAGAAGCAACTATCGATAGAACTATCGGACTTTTAATAGGTACTGAAGAATTCAAAGGTGTTAAATTCTCTGTTGCACAATTAACTGCTGCTAAATCAATTGCTGCTTTAGCTATAGACCCACAAACAGGATTAAACTCGTTAAAAGCATTGAAAGACCCTAGTGTATCAGGTGATTCAATTAGCGTCAGCGCTGAGCAATTTGTAGGTGATACAATTATTGACGCATCTACACTTTCTGTTGAAACTTTTGATGGGCAAGCTGCATCTAATGCACTATACCTTTCAATTGCTACAACATTGCTATCTACTACTCAAGATACATTCGGAGAAGCATTCTGGCCAACAATGGTTATTGACCCTATGGTTAGTGGTATTGCTATTGAAACTGAATTCACATCGTTGTTTACAACTTTCGAAAGAAGTAGATCAGGTACTCAAGATAAAAAGAAATTTAACAAACAATCACTTGTAAAAGTTATTTACGATAATGATCTTTTTACAGCTGATAGAAATAAAGTTGTTGTAGTTAAAGCTCCTGAAAATGAAAATTCATTAATGGCTGGTTATACATATATTGATAAAACTGCTGGTGTCGAAATTGAAACTGCTCCATTACTATTCGGTAAAAATGTTTCTCTTTTAGGTCTTTCTCAAACTGATGCATTATTAGCTAAAGGTGTTATGGACGAAACTGATACATTAGATAGAACTATTAACCTTGACAGAGTATTCTATACATTATCACATGTAGATAACGGTAACACTGTTAACGAAATATTTAGTTTTGATGCATCGTTGTTCCCATATAGTAACTTTACTTCTTCTGTACAACAACATGCGAAAGATTTCACATTATCATTTGAAACTGAATCAGTTATCATTAACACATCTGCTACTAAAACTGTTTTAGGTGAAGTTTCTGGTGCTTTAGATGGTCTTGCTGATAACCATTCTATTAGATTAGAGTTCAAATTATCTGGTAAAGCTAACGCTGCATATGGTGATGTTGAAGTATTCGGAAATGCAATTAACTTAGTAGAAGTTATTGATGCTGCTGGTAATAAATTAGCTACTACAAGTGCTACTTATATCGCAATCAAAGCTGTTATTGATACTATTAAATTCGGTGGTTATACACTTGAAGCTTATAGAACTAACAGTAACTTAAGAACTGCTGGAGATATGATTACATCTGATAGATACTCACAAGTTTATGCTGTACCACTTAGAACTGGTGTAACTGTTACTACTCCTATTAACAATGTTTTAGGAACAGATAACGATAGTAAATTAACTTCACAAATCCAAATGATTGGTATGAGAGTTAGTAAACACGCTGTTCAAGAACTTGTTAAAACTGCTGAAGTACTTAAAAGTGTTACAATCAGTGGAGTAAGCAATGTAGAACTTATGGGAATCGGAAGATTCTTCGTAGATACATTCTATCAAGAATCATCAATTGATCTTGCTAACTATGTTGATAGTATCTCTTCTAACCAAAGAGCGGAAGATATTAAAGCAGCTCTAGTTAACAAAGTTAAAGATGAAGTTCTTAAAATGTACTTGCTTTCTAACTATGGTATTGCATTCGAAGCACTTAACCAAGGTTTAGGTAAAAAGATTACAGTTGTTATCGGTACTAACCCAAGATTAAGACAATACTTAACTGCAGGTGATGGTATCATCAACATCGGTGATGATTTTGAAGTTAAAGTAGTTAGTACACCTAACAAACTTATCTCTGATAAAATGTATATCACTTTCTGTATCTTCGACGAAGATAGAAATGTTAAACCAAACCCACTTAACTTCGGTCAATGTGTATGGGCTCCAACAATTACTTATGATGTAAACAGAACAGTTAACAACTCAACAGTAAGAGCTATTCATACTATGCCAAGATATGCACATATTCTTAACTTGCCAATTATGTCAGTTATCAATGTAAGCGACATCGAAGGTGTATTAGGAAAAGTAAAAGTTTATACTCACGAAGCATAATCAAGATATCAACACATACGTTAAATAAGATATACAGTACGCCACATGGCGTGCTGTATATTTTTACTTGTTACGTTATACTGACTATTTTATATCTAATGTTATATAAGCATATATTATTAATGTAGTGAACTAAATGCGCAATAGTTCATATATAAATAATAAGGAATAAAATATGTACGCGATAATGAAGTATATTCTCAGCTCAGCTTCAGCTTTAGTACAAGAGAATACTAATAGTGATATAGTGTTTGAGGATAACACAGTTGGAGTAAGTTATAATGGAACACATATATCTAACTCTGTCATATACAATAACCCAGACTATAAGAAGTATATACTATCTAACATAGGCTTTGATGTTTGTACTATACATACATCTGGTATTGTTACTCCTGTAAGAGTGGCACCTAACTTACAGGGTTATAATGGTATGCAGAAGTTACTTAGTATATTCAAAGGTAGAGCTAACGGAGTAGATGTTACTAAAGGTGTTCTAATAGTAGAACAGTACAGTATAGCTGGATCAACACATGATCAAAGTAAAAGTCTTATAGAGTACTACTTAGACAGTACTAATATCGATTACAATATAGACGTAGTAAATGATATAAGACAAGTTATTAAACAAAATGTGTCTAGAAAATCTAGTATAAGTAAATGTAGTATTAGGATATGTCATTTCGTTCCAGAGTCAGAACTTAAAGAACATCATTGTGTTTACCACGAAGAATCAGATACTATGTTGCTATACGGTTTAATGGATAACAGTTATGTACATCCAAACAGTAGATTGTTTAAAGATAATAAAGAGAAACAACGTTTAGCTTCAGAAACCAATAACAACATAATCGCTGTAGATATAGTTACTGATGATATAACTCAACCTTACTTTATTAAGTTTGGTAATGAAGTTATTAAATTATTACCTAGTAAAAATAGTAATATTGATAATGGTGTTAATGTTAAACTTAAACGTAATGGAGTTATAGTTAGTGACACTCATACTGATATTAAAAGTATAGAAAACTTAGGTATTTATAAAAGTGTTGAACAATGTGAGACAGAGGGAGATGTTAAACTTAAACTTGAAAATGATAAGTTAGAACATGAGAAAGAAAAGTTAGAGTATTCTAAGCTTAAATTAGAAAGTGACATACAAAGTATTAAAGTTGAAAACGAATTAATACTTAAGAAGTATGAACATGAAATCTATATGTATGATATAAAAGTGCAGTTAGGTAATATGGATCTAAATAAGAAATTACTAGATCACGAGTTAGATATATCTACTAAGCTGTTAGGTATTAAAATAGATACACATAAAGCTATTGCTGACATAAATATTAGACTACAAAAACATAGTTTAGATATGGAGAAAGCTGATGCTGATAACTATAGAGACCGAGCTGATTTCGTTATGAAAATGACAAGCAATGCGCTTACGTTAGGCAAACAAATTTTTAAATAAGGATAAATAATGAATAATACACTATACCAAATAATGGTAAACAACACACCAAAGTTCAATAAGGATGTAACAGAGGGTACAGCTAAAGGTATATTCGAGACAGTTCCTGAGTATATAAACGACAGAATAATATCTGGTATGTTGGCGTTATCACCTAGTGTTGATATGAAATACTTAGGTCTTAGATATGTAACTCCTAAAGAGGAAGTTACTAAGATAGTGTTTAATAACATCAATAGTGTTCTATACGATATAGCTAAGAATGATATCTATCTAGTTGAATTAAAATTCACTTACCAAGGTAAACCGTTCTCTAGATATTTATATTTACCTTACTCTGAACCAGGTAACTTAATAACATTCTCAGATACATTGTATCATATTCTACCTGTATTATCAGATAGTGTGATAACACCATCTTATAACGAAGTATTCGTAAGGTTATTAAAAGCTAAGTTATCGTTTACTTCTACGATTAAAAACTTTATAGTAGATGGTGTAACTGTACCAGGTGAAGTTATAAATTCACAGATACTTCGCGTTAATGAAGCACAGATCGTCGATAACATAGGTAAACCACTTGTGAGTACTAGTTTGTACCTTACAAGTAATGTAGGGCTTGTAGAGGCTTACAGGCGCTATGGTGGTATAGATAGTGTAATAGTTACTAATGGTGACGTAACTGATTACAGAGTTGACTATGTTGTCTACGAGAGTACACGTATTAGACCTAAGAGTCTTAAAGAGTTTGGTTACAGCCCACACGATCTAAAAATATGTGTAAAACGTTCTGAAATAAAAAGTAGATCATTTATAGATAACTTTACATATGGTCTTATATACATACTAGATATGTTTCCAGAGTCAGCTGTCGACTTAGAAAATATATTGTATGCTAAGAATGTTAACTTAGAAATAAAGCTATGGAAAATACTTTTAGGTAGAGTTAGCTATAAAAATAGTTTCTCTGTAGATAGAATGTATGGTGATGTTGAAGAACATTTTATAGCATTAAGTGGGTACGTAGATGAACATATTAAAAGTAAGTTATCTGTAAATAGTAAAGGTATAAATGACTTCTTCGATATGCTAGCTATGATACTTGATAAGTATAACGCTTGGACGTTAAATAGCCGAGAGTATAACAGTAGTATAGAAAACAGATATATAGATATATTGTATTATATACTATATGACATAATTGTTGGTTTTAATAGAGTTATACTTAGTATAAATAAAAGAGCTAGTAAGAAAGCTATACTTGTAGAAAAAGAGATTATTAAAATAATGAATAATGAGCTTAGTCCTAAAACTATACTCAACCTTACTCGTTCTTCAAGTCTTAACTTAGCTATTTCTGCGTGTGACTATAGCTCTGATATTAAATATCCTAAGATAACTTCTGTACTAGAAGACCAGTCGCGTGGCCAAGGTGCTAGACGAGGTGGGAAAAATCAATTACCAGAAGCAGCTAAAACACTTAAGGGTGGAGATTTAGGTTTTGGTTCATTACTATTCCTAGGTAAGCAAACTCCTAGTCCTAGATTTAAACTTAACTTATTTCTTAACTATAATGTAGATACAGGTAGAATTAACCATCCTAGCGATCTAGAGCGTAGGTTGAAAAAGCTTAACAACTTACTTGTAGGAAGGCAAAGTGAGAACACTAATATCTTAGAAAGCGAATTAACAAGTATTGATAACGCCGTAGAATAAAATATAGGTTATACATCCAAAGATGTATAATCACATATTATTTAGATAGGTGTGTACTACGCCTTAAGTGTTTAACACAAGTAACATATATCTTTGGCCAAAGATCTAAATTAAACAAGGAGAATAGATGAATGAAGAACAACAAATGGTGCAAGCACAAATAACATATAGTGCACAACTTAACGAACTAAACGGTTATTTAATAAACCCTAATCTCGATATGAACACTAGAGCTACATTAGTAGCACAACGAGACGGGATACAAAATATGTTAGCTGGTGTTAATGCTAATTTAAATAGCTTACGTACTAGAGCAGGCGGTGGTCAATTTCCACAAAAACATCCGTTTTATGCACAACAAAACCAACCTCAGACGCAACCGCAACAATATGTACAACCGCAGTATGTTCAACAACCGCAACAATATGTACAACCGCAGTATGTTCAACAACCACAATACTTGCAACAACCGCAACAATATGTACAACCGCAGTACAATAATAACGTATATGGTTACCAGACTACAGTTCCAGCTATAGAGAGTACACTTAACTCTAATAGTAAATATGATGCACCTAGACAATCCAAGTTACCTCAAGTGGAAAGTCGTGTTTATCAACCACAAGTTGTAGTTGAGAAGCCAATGATACCAAGCAAGCCGTTAGAAGGCCATGAGTTCGAACCGCTTACGTATTTAGGTTGCACAGTAGAAAAAGAAGACACAGGTGGGAATTACCACAAATTTATAATAAAAGGACGAGCGATGGATATGGGAAATTTTGAAATACTAGAGTTAAACGCTGATGAAACAGTTGTTTGTGAATTGATAAGAGCTGATGTTAATAACACACCTATCTACAACGGTTTAAAAGCTATGGGATATAGTTATAAAGCTGGTATTATTGTTAACGACGTTATTGAACAATATGAAGTACTTGTAGAGAAAGAAGTAGCAACTGAGTTCATAAGTAAACTGTTTACACATAACACAACTATAGGTCATCTTGTTAACAAGCTGGTCGAGATAAAATTTGATACTGATAACACAAGTAACACATTAACACAAAAAGTTGTTAACACGATAATCGGAGATATTACTAAAAGAATAAATGACATATTAAAACATGTTGTCGGTAGTACACTATGCATAGACAGTGTTATGACAGATTTCAAAGAGCTTATGGAATTTGTTAACGATTTAGATGTTGTTACTAAAAACAATATTATGGAAAACTTAACATCATTAGTTAAAACAGAATTAGATGGTTATGGTGAATCTAAAATAGGTTCTCCTTTAGGAGTTATAAATAATGAGCACGTTAAAACACTTGTTATAGCTGAACAATCAACTGTTATATTTGTTAACAATCCACTTGTTTCAAGTAGTATTATAGGTAGAGTTAATGAAGCTGGTACTGTTAAAGTTAGTAAGCAAGATCTTAAAGAATTGTTTACTGTGTTTGAAACAGTACGAACAGGTAATAAATATATATTCGCAGAGACAAACCATGCTAAAATATTACTAGATACGTCTAGTGCTGTTTATGAGTTATGGTATAATCCTGTAAGAGAATACTATACTATTACAAATAAAAAGTAACTAGATAAGTAGTGGGTTACCACTACTTATCATTGTTTTCTTTTTTAGCTTTCTCTTCTTCTTCTTTCTTTTTCTTAGCTGCTAACTCTTCTGGAGTAAGATTCTCTTCCTCTTCTTTTTTCTTTTTAGCTTCTAGTTCTTCTGGCGTTAAATCTTCATCATTAACTTGCTCTTCTTTAGGCTCTTCTTCAGTAGGCTCAGGTTCTTCAGTTAAAGGAACTTCATCATCCTTTACATCTACATCTACAGTAACATTATCCTCTAGATCATCATCAAATGTTTCTACAGTGTCTTCTTCTAATTCATCTGATTCAGACACAATAGGTTCATTATCCTCTAGATCGTCATCGAACGTCTCTACAGGCTCTTCTTCCTCTTCTGGTAATTCATCAGTAGGTTCAACATCTTCTTCGTTTACATCAGTAGTTATGTCTTTATCTACATTTGTACCGTCGGTGTTTTCTAAGTCTACATCAGGTTCTTCTACACCACCTTCATCTATATCAGTAACTACTTCATCGTCACCTTCAGGTATGTCTATGTTCTCGTTTTCACCTATATTATCAGTAGGTGTTTCCTCTACTTCACCTGTTGGGTCTTCACCAGTGACTCCTAAATCATCACCTAAACCACCACCGTCTAAATCTCCTTCAGGTGTCCCCGTAGCTCCACCTAGACCATCATCAATAGGATCGCCTTCTACACCACCTGTGCCATCATCATCAAATGTTTCCTCAGCACCAGGTTGTTCTTCTCCTAAACCTTCTGATAATCTTTCATCATTAACTTCTTGGAACTTTTTATTCTTTTTAACAAAAGGTAATATAACTTTAGATAGACTCTCTACGTAATCGTTATATTCATCTAGTATGTTAAACTTAGGTTTACCTTCGTTGTCCAATGTTAAGAAATCACTCATCTCAGGTATGAAGTTGTTATCAGTCATCCAGTTTTTTACAAGTATGGTTTTCATAACAGACTTAACTGTATCCATTTTACTACTCATTTCTCCTAGGAAATCTTGTGGTAATGCTGTAGATGAAAGTACGTTGTCTAACCATAGGTCTAAAGAACTCATAAATGTGTTTAATGACTCTTGCATATTAGCGGTCTCTTGCATCTCTGGTCTAGGTAATTCAATAGCTATATTTCTAGAGTATAACTCAACTACATAATCAGCTAACTTAGCTTTACTTTTTAACGTTGGTATAGTGTCTACATCAGCACCAAAGTCTTTACGTAACATCTTTTTAATAGACGCAGCGTTAGCTAAAGCTATATCTCTTATGATAGTTTGTAAATTAGGGTCGTTTATAATAAGTTTTCTAATATGATTACTTAGCATAACTGTAAACTGATCTTGTAACTGTATAACTCTTTTAGCTAATAAGATGTTCTTACTAATAACAGTAGTAGCGAATTCAGGATCATATCCACTTCTGACTAATTCCTTTGTAAGACCAAATGACATTATTATAAACTCTTGTATCTTCTCGTCTAAGATATCATCAGGAACTATCTTATTAGTATTTACATCAGCTATATTAATTTGCATATCAGGTAACGATGGATGTTTGAAATTGTATTTAAACCCAACCTTTTGACTCCATTCAACTAGGTCATTAATGTTAGTCACACCTATAGGTAACTGTGTTTGTCTAGTTTTTAATGTTTCAGCTATGATTTTTTCCATAGTTGCTTCTGGGTCTGGATCGTTCTCATCTAGAACAGCACTTACCTCAGTAGTAGTAACTGAGTTTTTAAGAGTACCCATGATATTACTAAATAATATAATACTTCTTATACTGAATAGCATTGCTACTTTTTCTAAATATGATCTACCTGTACCATTTTCTCTATAGTCAAATGCGTAATACATTAACATATCTTTAGGTACATATATCATTCTAGTTTGTTTTTCAGCTAACGCTCTACTAAACATAACTCTATATAAATCAGTATCATTAGCTACTTCAGCTAACTCGCCGTATTTGCTACTTTTTAATTTAGATTGTATAGCTTGTTCTATTATCTTAGTGTAGAGTTCTTCTAGATTCTCTAGTGTGGGGTCTTTCTTAGTGATACCAACTAATGCTGTCTTTGCTTTATTTATTAAAGATGTCTTATTGTCCATAGCGTATACTTGTTCTAGATTAAACCCAGAGTTGCCTCTAGTGTTAGTTAAACTATCTCCAGTTATAGGAGTTCCGTTAAAGTCTACTAAAATAAAATAACCTAGGTGTCTAGTTGGATCATTAACTACATGCACTGGTATTACTGACTCAGTAGTTAACTTCATAATTAACGGTTTACCTACGGCGACAGTGTTATTATCGTTAGCTAGATTTACTACAGCATAATTTTTATCTGTATTCTTATTAAACATCTTTTGTAACTTACGATCTTCTGTACTTACATCGAAATCAACTTCTTTGTTATATACGTTTGATCTTATATTACGTTCGACTATATTTAAAAAGTTTTCGGCTGCAAATAACACACTTACATCATCTGATATATCAACAACTTTATTAAAAGTTTCAGTATCAAAGTCAGTTATAGCTAACTTATCTATAGGTTCGTCATTTGTTACTAAATTCTCTATAGATAACGTGATAAGAGTTTTATTTACTTTATTGTCTGTTTTGAATATACCTAAACTACCTTTACTCACAGTTGGGTTAGTAAAACTTTCTAATGTTAAGTCTATTTTATTATCTATATTAACAACTTCATTAATCTTATTCTCAGGTATAATTGCTTCTATGTATGTGCCTTTTGTAAATAAAGATTCTCTTAATATAGTCATAAGTTTATCTTCTAATTTATAGTTTTTATCTACATATTTTTTAACAGCTGTTAGTATGTTGTTGTTCACTTCGTTAGGCATATCTATATTATCTATTTTGTATGTTACATTAGTGCTTAACATATCGTTAGGGGCTAATATACTAGATGTTAATATTTGTATGCTTAATTCAACATCTGGAAACAACTCTACTATAGATTCATTGTTTTTTATTCTATCGTTAATAGACGACGATAATGCTTGTAGATTATTAGCTGAAATATCTACCTTTCTTCTATTATTATCGTGAGTAGGAAGTTTATTGATAATAGCATCAATATTCGGGTTACCTTTTATTGATTTAGGTAATTTTGGTATAGTTCTGTCCATGAGTGCCCTTTATATTTAGATAAGGAAATAAAAATGTATACAATTGATAATTATATAAAAGATACATATTCATTAACCAATAGTTTGGTTATTAAAATGTCCGATGTTGCAATTACTGTTAACAAAGGAATTTATATTGTTCATGGAATAAAACCATCTGAAAATAAAAGTCAGTGGAAATACTATATGAACCTAGCTGGTGAAAAACATTTCACCAACAATGACGTTATGATTACGTTACTAGAGACAGGTAAACAAGAATATCTTTCTAAAGAATTGTTAGAGAATAATCAATATACTAAGTTTGAATTAAATAAATACAGTTCATACTATAAAGAATTGATAACTAACTTTCCTAATGATATTGATTATATAAAAGGTTGTATAAACCCTGTTGATATAGATAAAGCTATAGACGCTAGAGACGGTAGCATTATGGCTTATAGTGAACAGTATATAGGGTATCAAGAGTTATCTATAATAAGAGAGCTAGAAATAAAGATACAAAGTATGTTAGCAAGATGGCATATTAAAGAGTATTGTATAACTGATGAATTATATCTTTCTAGTTTAATAGGTATAATGTATACAATAATACCTAGTATGCTATTAAACTTAGCGTTAGAAAGAGTTAACACTAATGAGGTTAATTCATTTCACATGGAACATTTTTTCAGAAGTAGACTTAATTTATGGGACAATATACAAAGTTTAAATAACGAAAGTAAGATGTGGTTGTATAATAACTTGAATTACTTACTTAAGTATCAAGGTAGAAACGAAACTCTAGATAGCATAGCCTATAATGTATTTGAAAAGAATAACTTAGGTTTAGGAACATATACACTTTATAATACGTTACCTACATTAAAAGACGACCCTAAACTTAATGAAGCTGTTTATAACGAATCAGAATCTATATTCATACTAGAAAAGTTAAACAACAAATACAGTACAGACGTAAGTGATAATAGTGATGTTGAGACTATATTAGATATGGAACTATATACCGATCTAGATTCTGACAACAGCACACCATCTACAGCTTTGGAGACAATAACTAAACATGTTACCAATAAACTTAAATCAAGAACTAGTATAGAACAGAATACTAAAATATTAGATATATCAACTGTAAAATTGTTTAAACTATATGGTAATGACCCGCTTATAACAGTTCTAGACAATTGGTTGTATAATAGTTGCAATGGTATATATGTAGCGAAAAAGATATTCATAGATCCTAATAATAAGATTAAATATTTTATATCACCTTTGGAAGGATTATACATTTTCTATTATATGCTTATAGAACTACTAGATGCTGAAGATACGCCAATAAACACTATTAGTTATTCTAATTGTATAAATAATAATATTACTAAAGAATACTTAAGTAATAACTTGTTTAACTTAGAGTACACTGAACCAATTATAGATGAAATACTTAGATACACTACTAGTGAAGTATCTACAATTGTTGACACTAAAAGCTTTACTTCTTATTTATCTAGCATTAAACTTTTGTATAGTAATATATGGGTAATGGATAGTAATGTGAACAATAGTACAATAAGTGCTAATATTAAACATATTGTTAACAGAATATACAAATCTGGTACACATATAGTTAATAATGATGTACCTATAACTATGAAAGATTTATTAGCTAAATCTAGTATACATATTAATATTAATGACAGTTATAATAAACTTAATACGATTACTGAAATATTTAAGTTATTCACTGGTTTAGAGATAAATGAATATACGGCTATAAATGATAACCTTAAAGAGATGTCAATATTACTTAATAAACTCACAAGTTATACAACACAAGTTATAAAGAACATTGATGATAATAAAGTGTTATATACACCATATACATCTATAACTGCACTGCATGGTAGAGTCGGTGTTATAACAGTTACATCAGCCAGTATAGTTTTTCCATTAGAAAACGTAGGTAATAGGTTAATATGTAATGGTAATGATTATATAGAGGATCTAAGTATAACATCTTTAAGTTATCAACCTGTTTTTTATATTGATAAACTTATTGGAGGTATAGCGATAGGTCATCAACCTCAATATAGCGATAGTATAGAGTTATCTACAGTTACTGAAATGTACAGTGAGATAATGTTACCTTATACCAGTTTCATGGGAATGGGAGTTAAGGCTATTGTAGAAAGTGACGGTATAGAAGATATAGGTTCTGACATACCTTCATATACCCAGTTAACACTACTAGAAATAGAAGAAGACGATGAAGGTGTTGACGTAGTTATTTATAACACGGAACCAACGCAAGAAGACGGTTATTTTGTTACCGCGCAACCTAATCTAATAGTAGAATTTGAAGACTAACATACAGTGACATATGTCACTGTATGTTATATCTTATATAATAATACTGGGTTCTTTCTAAATTCTAGTATAGCGGTGTAACCTATAGCTAGTGAATCTATTTCATGTTCAGTTAGTAAGTTAGTATTTACTTTCTTAGTAATTTCTTCTATCTTATTAACACTAGCTAACATCATATTCTTATCGGCATTACCATTGTTAGCTATACGAGCTTTAACTAGTTTAGGTGGATACCTGAATATTTTTATAAGTTGATTATTTTGTTTAAACACAAGTTCTATCGTTGCGATATATTGTGATAATTGCATAACAGCTTTAGGAAACTTACTATTAAGGAACGCACTTTCAACTACTAAAGCTAAAGGAGAGTGAGTGTTGTATAACTCATTACATACTTTGTTTATATGTATAAGTTTCTCCAATAGTCTATCTTCTAAAACTATAGCACCAGCGTAGTTGTTTAGAACAATAGTTTTAGTTTCTATACTAACGACACTATGTGTATCAGCTGTTAACTCGTATATGGATACTCCTATATTATTTCCAGGATCTATAGATATTATTTTATATGTATTATTCATATTGTTAATGGTTCCATACCAGCTATCTCTATAGACCTAATAAGCTCTTTCTCAGCAGCTAGTGTGCTAGCTGTATCAACATCAACTTCATAATGAAAAGCTATTTGAACTACTGTAGCATCTAAAATACCATCTATAGTTTTATCTATACCAGTACATACACCTATCTCTGTTAGGGCTTTTGTTGTTCCATAACCATATAAGACATTTATAGCATTTTGTACTTCTAGTAAGTCTGTCTTTAACATTATGAACGGTATCTTTGTTACCTTTGTGATGTATTTAACATCGTCTGTATTAGAATACATAACCGTATTTTCTTTAGGTGTTGGACTAAGTAGTTTATCTGTATTGGTATCGAACAAAGATAATACAGGAACTCCGTTAACCATATTTATTTCGTGGAACTCATCTTTTATAGATTCATTTTCTATAACTCTTAAATAATAACAATAGTACTCTATATTATTAATTATCTTCTTCATTTTGAATCTATATCTAACTTGTTCCTGTGGGAGTAAATCATTGTCTGTTCTTCTAACCACAAATGGTAAATGTTCAAATAACGCAGCATCAGTTGCTCTATGCTTAGAATAATTATAACCATCTACAGTGTCCAATATTCCAGACCCACCTACTCCTATTGTGTAATACTTAAGTGTAGGGTATTCGTTGTCTTCGTTTAACACACCTTTATTAATATTAAACTTCTCATTAAGTGTTGTATTTGGTAATACCTTATACGGTTTACCAGTTAATGCGTGCATCTGTAATGACATACCATATATTGTACGTTGTGAATTTTTAATCATAACAACTCCTTTTATTTTTCTTTAAGTTCTGTAAAATCTTCTAATAATAATTTAGTAGGATCTATCTCTAACTCACCATCGACAACTGTTATATCTATTATCTCTTGTCTAAGTGTTAAGTCAGTAGGAGCTGCTAATTGTTTACTAGTACTTACAGTTTTAAGTGCCATCATAACAGTTTCTAGTATAGCCTCTTTATTTGCACCTGATTGGTATTTCAATCTATTAGTAGCTGCATCGTGTGCTGCTTTCTCAGCTGAAGATAGTAGTTCATTTAAAACCCTTGCTGAAGAATTATAATACTTATCTTTAGGGTCAGCATTAAGAACTATATTATTAATAGCTGCCATTCTTATGTCTCTGGTTTTACCCATTATTTCTAGTTCTTCTTTAGTATATATAGAACTTTGTGCGTCTGAAACATCCATACTCATGATATATCCTTGTGTTTTTTTATCAGATAACTGCTAAAACACGTCAGTCACATATTATTTAAAGAGTGGTGATTAATTAGATAAACATAAGGATTTAAAATGGAAAATACATATAATGTAATAATGTACACTGATGGTTCAGCTTGGCCGTCAAGCAGAGGTTTCTACGGTGGAGGTGTGCACGGTTATCTATACTGTGAAAAAGACTTAGTGGAAAAGAGCAGAGATAAACATCCTAACTACTTCATAACTGAAGCAGGTTATATTTCTCAAGAAGATATAGCTAAGTATTTAGGTAAACACATTAACCCTAGTTATTATATAGACGGTGCGTATTCATACCACGGACAAGGAACTAGTAACAGAGGTGAGTTAAATGGTGTAATAGAAACATTTAAAGGTTTATTAGACACTAAACTTAAATTTGACACTATAAGTATATTGGCAGATAGTAGCTATACTATAGGTCTATTAACACATATACTTAATGGTAATAAAGATATATTCCAAGATCTTAATAAACCAAATAGAGATTTGATATTAGAACTAGCTTCATGTGTTAATAGTTTAACAGAGTTGGGTGTTAAAATAAATATAACATATATAGAAGCACATTCAACTCATTTAGGAAATAACATAGCTGACCGTATGGCGTTTATAGGTAGAAATAAATCTTACAAAGGTATCGCTGAAATAACTTTTAACTTATCGGACGGTAAAAACTACTGGAAACCTAAGTTTGAAAAAGACCCATTAATAAACTTTAAACAGATATTCTTTACTAACGAAGCTAGAGGTTTAGCTAATAAATATATATACACAATAATGGATTATAAAACAGATGTGGAGTTAGGTAAGAAATCTAGTACCGCTACATTTGGTGTCGTTGTTAAAAGCAAGCCTGTGGAAGAGATAGAAACTGTTATAGATGCATTTCAAAAAGGTATGGGGTCTTATAGTGTATTATCTACAATAAACACTAAAGAAGTTTATACGCAAGCTAATATGTTGTATAGTAAAGTATTTGGAACTAGTGTTTATAGTTTTAATAGAAAAAACCATTACTTAACTTTAGTCGAACAGAATGTTGTTGCTAATGCTATAAACCCACCTGGTTTAGCTAATCAAGCTATGACTAAGACTATGACTTTGATGCAGATGTTAAACACATATAAAGACTACCTCTTAATCAACGCTACAACCACCTACAGGACGTTCATAGACATCACTAGTAGTATCTATGGTATTAATGATAAAAACAAGCCTGTGACCATTCTACCTATGATAGATGGAGTATTAAAGATACCTGTAAATATAAAGGGTGAAGAAGTTATTATCAATATGGATATTGGTACGGATACATTATCTAGAAACCAATTTAATCAACTAGTTGATAAGAATGTTGTTGTTACACTAGTTATAGACCAACATACAGATAAATATCTAGATTACTATATGATAGTAGATGTTAAAGACGATGATGACATAGCTGTATATTGTAACTTCTTTAGTAACAAAGTATTTTTCAAAACAAAATAACATATGTAACAACACTAACGTGTTGTTACATAGTTCTTTGTGTTATCTCATCTATTGTTATATTTGTAGTTATAACTAATTGATTTATAAGATGTACAGCAGATATAACAACTGTAACTAAATTAGCTGTTTCTTCTATAGCGTACCCTAAGTCGATTAATCTATTTTGTTCTACAACTACGTCTTTCTTTTCTTTTAATAGTTCATATAGACTATCAGTTTTTTCAGATACACTTTTAGTAGATTTTTCTATATCTTTTAGATATTTAACAGATGTTACATTTCCTAAACTAATTAGATTTTTATACACAACTGATAGACTAGATAAGTTAGGTAACAACTCATTTATTTTTTTTCTATCTGTAAGTAAGTTAGGATTTATTATCTCAGTTAGAACTTTCTTCACTGTAGCGTGTTCATAATCATAACTTATGTCTAAAGGTCTAGAAGATGTTCTAAAGTGTTTATCACCTATAAACATACCTAGCATTGTATCTAAATCATTTAACTTAACAGCTAATTCTTTTAATAAAAGATCTTTAAGTGTCACTAACTTATCACTAGCTGTTACTAGATCTACGTCCATACCTATCATAACAGGTATTTCTATTTTACCTACAGCTGAGTATGAACCATTATCTATAATAGCTTTTATCTTAGAATGGTTTGATATCAGTGTATCAAAATGTGTATTTATAACTTTAGCGTCAAGTTCGTCTGCTCGTTGGTTATTGATAGTAAATATATCTTTTACTCTTTGTAACTTTTCTGTAAAAAATGAACCTACTTCTTTAAGTACAGTTAAATCTTCTACGGTTACTGTTACTTCAGCTCTAGCTTTAAGATTAGGTATTTGAGCTAATATACTAATAGTATCTGCTGATAAATTTTTCATGTGATATCCTTATGTGTTTATATTCAGTAAAACAGGTTTATACGTTGTAACATTTTTTTAACTTAGTAGAATTAGTTAGAGTAAATAAACAAGGAGTATAGAATGTTAAGATTTGGAAGCGAAAATAATATTAAGCCTAAGATACATATTAACATAGGTGCGTTATTTGATGTACCTACAGCTAGTATAATGACTGGGTCAAGAGGCGAGAGTATAATGAATGGTGGTTTAGGACAAATCACTGGTATAGTTGGACATGGTAACAATTATAAAAGTACTATTATGCACTATATGATGTTATCGGCGTGTGATAAAATAATGGCCACCACACCATCTGGTATGACTACGTATGATACAGAAGTAAACATATCTATAGACAGATTAACTAATCTTGCTAGTGGTTTTGAAAACTTACCTTTTGATCCAATAGTAGGTGATACACCAGTATGGTCTGTAACTGATAAAGCTACTGAAGCCGCTAATAAATGGGCTATAGGATTAAATAAGTATGCTGATGATAAAGTTAAAGGTAATAAGTATGTAGTCGACTATACTGCGTTCAAAGACCCTTTTACAAAAGGTGTGTTAAAAGTACAAACACCTACGTTTTGTGAAATAGATTCGCTTAGTGAATTTGAAGCTACTAGTACAATAGATATGTTGTCTAACGACTTAGACGATAGTAGTACAAATACATTTGCTATGAAACAAGGTTTATTTAAAACTAAATTTCTTTCGCAACTACCAAGTTTAGCTAACTCAGCTAACATATTCTTCTTACTATCAGCACAGATAGGTGAGAAAATAAATATGGAGACTGGTCCTATGGCTAAGTATAATCAACCTACTAAGAAACTACAGTATCTTAAACAAGGTGATGCTATAAAAGGTGTTAGTAGTAAGTTTTTCTTTTTACTTAACTCAGCTTGGTACGCACATACAGCTACATTATTAAATAACCAAACAACTAAGATGCCAGAGTATCCTATGAGTTCTGAAGATACTTTAAACACTGATCTAAACGTAGTTAAACTTACACAAATGAGAAGTAAGAACGGACCAAGTGGTTATACTTTAGAGATAGTTGTTAGTCAAACAGATGGTGTATTACCTACACTTACTGAATTTCATTATATTAAAAGTATGGACAGATTTGGTTTAGAGGGTACACTTGTTCACTATAGTTTGACTTTACTACCTGAAGTAAAACTTTCTAGAGGTACGGTTAGAAGAAAAATAGATGATGACCCTAAGTTGCGAAGAGCTATAAACATAACTTCTGAGTTATTACAGTTTCATAAGTTTCATCCGCATTTAAGAAACCAAGGGTTATTATGTACACCTAAAGAACTACATGATGATCTTATTGCACTTGGATATGATTGGGATGTATTACTTAATACAAGAGGTTATTGGTTAGTAGATAACTATAACCCTAATCATTTACCATTCTTGTCTACTATAGACTTAATGAAAATGAGAAAGGGCTTATATAAACCTTATTTTCTAGAAGAAAATAGAAAGGTAGCTTAATGAAAGTTTTTGTAGTTACATTAGAATCTAAAGACAAGCATAGATATAGTTATATGTGTAATGCTGTGTGTGAGAGAGATGCTGTGATATCAGCACATGGTGAGATAATGAATAAAGGTTGGGAACATTATCTGTATGTTCCCGTTAAAATAGAAATAATAAATAGTGGAGTTTGTATGTATAATATTGGATTCGAAAGTGCCGACGGTGTGATACACGGTGTAGAGGTTGAAGGTGAATGTAAAAGAGAGGCTGTTGCGAAAGCCACTGAAGAGATAAATAAGCTTAACGGAGCTGACCATAGTTTTGTTGTAATAGACATAAGTATGTGTAATAAACAAGATGTTTGTATGAATTATAAAGCTGATAATAACCCAGTAGACTTATTTGGAGGAGTAGAAGATGGAGAATAAAACACCACTAATTGTACAGTATGCGTTAGAGAAACCGCACGATGATCCAGATATGGTATTTTTCGTAGATAAAAACTTAAGAGAAGCTTTTACAGCTATAGATTTCGCTAACAAGTTTATATGTGACCCTAGGATAGTTAGTATAAAAAATACACACTCAGCTGTGCAAAGAGTATTTATTAACCAGTTTATTATGGAAACACTTCTTAAATATAGATCATCGCATCCTTTAAATGTTAGTGAAGCGTTGATGCTGTTAATAAATGACGCTACTGTTAACGATTGGTTCAAAATACTTAGAGAATATGTATTTCCGTTTATGAAGAAGAACAATATTATTTGAATAAAATATAAGGATTTCCAATGAAAAAAAATTTACGTAAGTGTCAGATAGCTATCAGCGAAGGCGATAAGACTACACTAACCGATAAACAAGTTGACGTAGTAGTTAATAACGTATTACCGTTGATATGTGTTGAAAAAGAGTTCTTAGACAGAAAGCAATACACTAGCTTACTATCACCATTAGCTGATGATTTAAATGCAGTTAAGAATACATTAGTGGATACTATTTACTTAGCTGAAACCGGTAAAGAGCGTTTTACATTCATAACTAGAACTACAAGTGTGTTAAGTAAAAGTATTGTAAATGTTTATTACGACGCTAAGTACAAAGATATTCTAATCATACCTGAGCTTAACTTATTAGGTAATGCAACTGATGATGATATTGTAATTAACAGTAAATTCGTTTTACACGGTCACGTTCTAGGTGGTGGTACATATAGAGACATTAACGAGACTTTTGAAACTGGTACTATGGATATAAACAATAGTGTAACACATTATGAAATTCCTACTACTAAAGCAAATATCGCGTCTAATAACATTCTGCTAAACGCTAATGGTTTAAATCCACAAGCTAGTAAAGTTGGTACATATTTAGAGACTATGATAACGCCTAGTATTAACTTTGGTAATAATAACAATATTCCTGTTAGTCTAATAGACTTAGGTAAATGGAGTGATTTGTTTATGGAGTTACCTACAATACCGTTATATGTATTATACGGAAGTAGTGTTAATGCCTATAGTATAAAATATGTTGGTAGAAAGAAACCTACGAACGATTATCGTCTATGCTTTAACTTAGTATTCTAGGACACCTTATGAGTAATAGAACTAAAACTGAAGAGTTTATATTAAAGTATGTTGATAAAATAGCACCTGGTGGTGCTAATAAAACACTTTATAGTGATCTATTTAAAAGTATGTCAGATAAAGAGTTTGATACATTTATGAAAAACTTGAGAGATAACAAGATAACTTTAAGTGTTATAATACCTAACGGTAGTAACATTAAGGTTACAGTCGCTAACAATATTAAAATAGGTAGAGAGTTAGGTTATGAGTTCTTTCAACAGTTAGCTGTAACTGGTGATAAAAATTTACCTCCTTATTTAACACCTAATAAATATCTAGTGATGAAGTTACCTATTAAAAGAGCTGCTCAGTTACTTAGTAAAAAGATATCTATCCCTAAAGATAATAAGTCTATAGATCTAACAACTGGTCAGGTCACTGGTAAGAGTAAAGGTAGTAAACTTACAGCTCCTGAAATACAAATGCTTACAGGTATGGGTATGACAGCATCTGTAAGAGAGTTACTTAAATATAGGGGTGGTGATTTAGGTTCTCTAAACGCTATGAATCTAGCTCTATATAGAAATGGAAGTGTTAACTCTAACACACTAGAGCAATACGCTACTGGTGTTGTGGCTACTAAGACACTTAAGAACTATTGGCGTGCGTCGCATATAAAATCAAATATAATATAGTCAGCAGTATGTTGGCTATATTTTTTTATCTTCATCTCATTTATGAACAGGGGGTTATTATGTTAAATAAGATAAGATATTTATTATATAAATACAATATAATAAAGCCAAAAACATTTATAGAAAAAGTTAACTATATTCTATATATGAACATAGATATATATTCTAAATTAAGTTATAATAAAAGACGGTTCATAAACAAAGATATTATAAAAAGTATGCAGTTCATGGAGTTTGTATTACAATCAGACTTTAAAGAAACTTATATAGACGAACTACTTAAGTACGAATACTATTACGTAACACTTACAGAGTGGTTTACAGAAAACGATAGAATGATAATTAACCCATATGATACACTTTATAAGTGGTTATGTTTAGCCGTTGAACTTAAAGAAAAATATGAATACGGAATTAAGGATAAGAATACTGGTAAGCTTTATGCTAACTCCAATAAGCTAAAACCATATATTATTAATATAGAGGAAATTGTGGAAGACGTACTCAAAAACTAGTGGTAATAATAAGATTATCGCATAAAAAGGATAGCTATGAATGAACAAATAGAATACAAACCAATATCCCAAAAAACAGGCGGGATATTATCGGCGTTATGGAGACAAGTTGTTGAAGGTAAACACCTTAAACCTGTCTTACCTATATTGATAACTAAGTACTTAGATAAGAACGTAGAGATTAATAGTAGGAATGTGAAGAGAAAAGCTAAAGCTACTTTAAGAGCTAATATAGCAGCTGGTAGTATGACTTGGGCTGTTTTTAGTAATCTTATATTTAGATTTCTAGGTGCTAAAAAGTTATCTATAACTATTAAAGTAACCACAGCTAACGGAGATGAATCAATACATTATGTAACCGTGGATAATGATGATTATGAGATGACAGAAGAAACAACAGAAGAGGAGACTAGTAATGATAAATAAAGATGTTATAATAAAAAGTTTTGACGAAGTTATTATGGAACTTGATACTGATGTACTTGCGGTAGTTTATAGTTTCATTGTTGATATAGATAAGTTAGCTATAATCAATATTGAATCTAAACCAAGTATAGATGCAATAGCGAGTTATATACTTGGTATAAATCAAGAACATATACTTGACTTCTTATATCAATTTAGTGTGTCGCTTAATTTTAACGGTGTTATTAATTTAGATATGACTGAGCTACAAAAAGCTAATTCATTCCTATTCGGAAAGAATAGTGACATATTGACACCTGATTTTACTAAACAGTTAGGTAGTTCAAATGACGCGTTAGTCTCATTAGTTAGACTATTGAAATTATACACTAAAACATGTAAAGCTAGAATAGCTGTTAAATTAAACACTGTGGGTAAAAAATGAAACGAGTAAATATAAGTATTAATTCAGACAGTGAGTTAGGTAAATTATTAGCTCCTGGTTATAATTGTAAACTAACAACTCCATTTGGAGTTATTAACAACCTCAGGACGTTCATGGACTTCATAACAACACCTAACTATCCAGTTAGGTTATTAACCAAGCCTAAGCTTACTAGGGACGATATAAACTCTATTCCTAAAAGAAAGATAAATATAGTTAACTTTTGGGCTTTGGTTGGTTATATAGTTGGTAACAGAATATTGAACGATAAAAACTTAATTAACCTACTTAAAGAAAATGATGGTGAGCTAACTAGTCGTACAACTAATAAAGTTACAATTATGGAATTAACTACCATAACTGAAACTTTGAATGTTAAGTTAGTTAAGCTTGTAGAAATATACAAACAATATGAGAAGTTAATTAAAGAAGACAACTTTAATAAAGAATCTATAATTGCATACGTTAATTCTATAAAAGTTGATAAATCTAAAGATATATATCATGGTGTTCCTGATGTAAAAATATGGGAAGAAGATAGATAAAACATAAGATATAGGGATACCCTATATCTTATGTATATTTTTTTCTTTCTAAATTTATAGCTGGTTTAGGAATATCCGAAACAGTTCTAGTTTTAGGTTTGTTATCTACACCTGGAGCTTCATTACCAGGTATCTGTATTTCGTCTAAGTTATTAACTTTAAGACCACCACTAATATTACTATTAAGAGCGACTATATTCTCATTCATGCCTTTAAGTGCATTTAATATTTCTGTTTGAACATTTAATGTTTGTTCTGATGTTGATGAAGTCTTAGCCAAATACTCATTTGAAGCTTTAGCTTCATTTGTTTTAACAGTATCAGCTTTTGCTTTTTCTTTATCAGCTACATTACCAGAAGGTTTATTTTCTACTTTAGTTTCTTTCTTAGGAGTAACTGTAGAAGTTTTTGATTTAGCAATATCTGTTTTTAACGTAGGTTTTACTGTAGACTTATTCTCTACTTTAGCTTCTTTCTTAGGAGTAACTGTAGAAGTTTTCTTTTCTTTAAGTTTATCTCCAACTAATTTAGGATCTTCTCCTTTAGAAATAGCTGCTGCTTTTGGATTTTTCTTAGGGTCTATGCTAGTTCCTTTTTCCTTAATCTTTTTAACGTCAGCTTTCTTAGGTTCTATTTTAGGGTTTTGTTTACCGTCAGCAACAGGCGGTGTTCCGTTTCTAGAACCAATAGGTTCTACGTGCCAATGTTCATTAGCTAACGGACGGTATAATTTATATTTAGCTAATAACCCAGAACTATCCGCCCAGTCCATGTCAGCCTTACCAGAAGCAGCATAATTTATATCAGCGGCTATACCGACTTCATGTTTAGATTTACCCGGAGGAGCCACCCATTTACGCGCAGCTGCTTCACTACCATATTTAATTAACGCAGCCTCCCATAAAGCTTGTTGTTTAGCGGGTTCTCTGTATCCAGAGGTAAACACTAAATCTCTATTTTTTATAGACTTAAATTCTTTACTCATACCGGCTATATTATCTAAGAATGTTTTGTCTACACCTTGTGTCTGACCTCCAGCTATTTTTAACCCTTCAGTTTGATTACCTTTAAATAACCCAGCTACATTACCAGCCGCTGTAGTTATCATACCTACGGTGTTTTTAACAGCACCAGAGTTCATAATGTTGTCTTTAACATTTGATAACTTATCGGTAAAACTACTAAACCAACCACCGCTAGACTTAGGTTGCGCTTGTGGTTTAGAAGGTAGAACAGCTGATTGTTTTGTATCGACGGTTCTTCCGTTAATTAGTTTAACTGGTTTACTAACTGTAGCTTGTTCTTTAGTCTTATTCTCTATTTTAGGCTTACTATCGGTAGTGTTAGATGTAGATTTAGTACCAGTTACTTTTTTACTAGCTACTATAGCCGATCCAGCTGTCGTACCTACTGCGGTAGTTGTTTTAGCTGGAGGTTTTACAGTCGGACTAGGTGAACTACCTAACATTTTTAAAACCGTAGCTTCTTCATCATTAATACGTTTAGCAACACCTTTTTGCACATCGACCGACGAGCTTTTAAAATGCACCCCCACATTCTTACGTTTATAAGCATAAGTAGCCTTTATTATCTTTTCATCGTCAGCCGCAGCTGGATCCAACCCAGCCGCTTTTATACCTTCTGGTATAATTGGCCTACTGCCTCCGTATTGTACACCTATCGAGTAAGCAGTACTTTGTAATGCTTTAGATCTAGTAGGTAGATCTATTCCATATTTCTTAAGTAAAGTAACCTGTGGTTGATAATGAGATTTAGCTATAAAAGCTTCCTGATCTTCCGCGAATTCATCTGGATAATCTTTAAATATAGCTTTCCATTTATCCCCAAACTCAGGAGTACCTGGTGTTAAGCCTTTAAAATTATTTTTAAATCTACTATTAGCTACATAGTTAGCTACAGTTTTAGTAGAAAACTGATGCGTACCGTAAGAAACTCCTCCGTGATCACCTTTTCCAGATGAAACCATACCAGCACCATTCTTCTTACCTCCAGATTCAAATAACCCAGCCACTGCACCTATACCACTACTTATTAAGTCTCTAGCTTTACCGACACCAGCACTTATATAATTACCTACATTACTTATAGCGTTAGAAGTGTTTTGTACTGCAGCTGAATTCATTATATTATCTTTAACGTTAGATAAAGCGTTACCTACATTACTAACTCCATTAGCTATACTGTCACCTATCTTACCGAAGAAACCTTTCTCTTCTTTAGGGTCTACAGTGTTTCCTTTAACAGTTTTAGTTAATTCTTTATTCTCTTTACTAGCTACACCTTTATTTTGTAGTTCACCAGCTAATTTAGCAGCTGGTACTGGATTACCGTTTTCATCGAGCACTGGATCTTTTTCGTTAAATATATCGAATCCCAATATACCTTTAGATACAGCTGAACCAAAACTATAACCTTGTGCTATGAATTTAGTTATTGACACTACATCATTAGCTAGTAATAGTAAACCTACTCCAGGTAATAACTTAGAAGCAATTTTAGCTATTAATCTCTTACCGACTTCACCAGTTAAACGTTTAGCTATCTTAGTTTTAAGTTGTTTTGCGTAAGATACTACTTTATCAAATATCTCTCCTCCGCCTTTCAATACTTTAGCTCCTACTTTTTTAACGTTCTCTACTAAATTACCTCCGGCTTTCTTAGCACTATCTAATGCGTTACCACCTACCTTTTTAACAGTGTCAATAGCTGAACTACCCCATTTCTTAAACTTATCAAACATACCACCAGATTTAGGTGCTTCTGGAGTTGGAGTAGTTATAGCTACTGGTGTTTTACCAGCCAGTTTAGTACCTAAATTAACAGCTCCTTTAGTAGCATCTACAGCAATACCACCAGCTTTTATACCTAGTTTAAGTACACCTGTTTTATGTGCTGCGTAAGCTGCTGCTCCGTAACCAACCATTTCACCAGTTGTAGTTGCTGTAGATTTCTTCTCTTCACTAGGTTTACCACCTGATATAGTATCACTACCTGAGCCACTAGTAGCTGAGTCACCACCAGAACCTTGTTGTGAAGGATGTGTTCCATTATTCTTAGCGTCATTCTCAGCTATTTCTTCTTTACTAGGAGCCATCCAACCTAATCCAGGTGCGCTACTTATAACAGATTTAGCACCCATTATTATATTGCCACCTATATTGCTTATAAAGTTAGGTATGTTTTTAAGATATCCGAACCCTACTTTCATCCATTCAAAACCAGTTTTAAGTACATCAAATATACCAGTAGCAATAGGTTTAAGAAAGTTAAATACATTCTTAACAGCAGTCCATGTACCGCTTAGAAATTCTTTAACATCCGTGAATGTTATACGTAAAGCACTCATACCAGCTGCTATCGCTAATAATATTGTTGTAGGGTTAATTAAACTTGTTTCTTTCTTTTCAGCTACAGGTTTACCATCTTTGTCTTTAGTAACTTTAGGTTTGTCTTCTTTCTTTTTAAACATGTTAGAAAACGTATCTTTGTAACGTTTTGTTCTATCACCTAGTGATTCTCCAACTACTTGTTTTTTGGAATTCTTTTTATCGGCAACAGCTTTAGCCTTAGCTTCTTTCTTAGACTTTATTTCCGTGTCTCTTACTTTCTTATCTTCTTTCTTTTTAATAGCTTTAAGTCTAGCTTCTTCTCTTTTCTCAGCAGGTGATTTACCTAGACCAAATAGACTTTTCTTATTATCTGCTTTAGCTTTATCGTTTTCTTTTACTTTATCTCTTTTTTCGTCTAATGTTTTTTGCCAAGGAAATAAACGCTTACTATCGTGCTTAGCTGCAGCTTCTTGTGACGCCGCTGTCCATCTACCTGCAAAAGGATCAAGAAAAGATCTTTTAAGTCTAGTTATACGAGAGGGTATTTTATCTATAGGGTTATGCATAAACTCAGGGGTTACCGCACCAGCTACAGCACCAGTTACCGCGGCTCCTGTATTCCATAATCCCTTAAGTCCTATACCAGCTGCGTTAAATAATCCTCCACCTATACCTTTAGCTACACTGCTAGCTATACCTGATGACTCACCTTTAGTTTTATCTTTATCATTGCTACTAGTTAACTTTTTAAGACCTACTAAACCTCTACCTGTATTAGCTACGCCTCTTCCAGCTGCAGCAATACCGCCAGTTAAACCGTCCCAAGCTAAACCAGGTACTTTTAATAACCCATCTCTAGCTCCGTGTGCTATTTTCTTATCCCATTTTCTAGTAGTAGCTAATATATTCTTAATAGTCATCTTTTTCTTTAATCTTGAAAATAAAGAAGTGCCATTTCTTCTGAAATTAAAAGCTTTTAACCAGATATCAAAGTCAGTAACCATCTTAGTTCTAAACTCTTCACTTTTAAAGAACTCTTGTCTCATATGTTCTTCTGCTTCTAAGGATAACTCTTTTAAACCTGTCCCAGTTAGTTTACCCATTATCTCATCAGTAGCTTCTTTCTTAAGATCATCAAGTTTAGTCTTAGCTTTAAATAAAGGACTGTATTTTTGTTTAAGTTTTTCTAGAGCTCCTGTTAATCTAGATTTAACAGAACCTGGGTCTATTTGTTTAGCTACAGCTAGCCATTTAGAAAAGTCTTTTATTTGGTCAGACTTATATTCAGGACTACTAAAGAACTCTAACTTAAGTGCTTTCTTAGTGTCTTCGTCCATATCATCATATTTACCTATAAACACTATATCTTTATACTCGTCATCCTCACCACCTAGTAGTTTAGTTTTAAGTATATTAAAGTTCTCTTTCATAGAGTTTTTATAATAACCTAGCTCTTGCTTAACATATTCTGTTTTTTCAGACATAAAATCTTTAGCTTTATTAAGACCCTTTTCAGCAGAACGTTTAACTTTACTAGCTACTTGTAGATTTTTATCTGTACTCATAGCTAAGTGTTGTCTAGCTAATTTAGTACCAGCTGCAAACATCCATTCGTTAAATGTTTTATACGTTGTTTGTTTCATAAAGTGTTTAACTAAAATTGCTTTAGTGTCATCGTCGTAATACCCAGCAGCTAAATCACCACTAGCCATTAACCTTTGATACATAGGATTATTATCGAACTTACTTTTCTTAACTTTACTAGGTACTTCTTTTTCATAACGTTCTTTAAGTACTTTTAGTCTACTTCTAAGTTTATCTGCGTTAGATTTGAATTTTGGTTTTTCTTTCTTTTCACCAGCGGCTTCTGCTAAATACTTAGCCGAGAACTTAGTCGTAAATTCTTCAAATGACATTCTGTGTGAAAATGCTTTACCCCACGCATTTCTCATAGTGACTTCTACCTCGGGAGGTAAAGAAGGTCCTTGTACTTTAGCCGTTAATGACTTAGCCTTATCTTCAGCAGCTTTTTTAGTGTCGTTTAAAACATCTTTTAAATACATACCTGTATTACTGTTTTTAGCGTCTTCTAATCTTACACCTATTTTATCTTTTATTATCTTAGCTTCATCGACAGCTTTATCACTAACAGCTTTTAGATTAGTATTCTTAGTCTTGTCACTAACTTCAGAAGCTATATCCTTAACAACACTTGTTAATTCTGATGTATTTGTGGTAGCTACAGCGTTTAATAATGTTTCTAACTTATTATCATTAAGAACATATTCTTTACCGTGCACAACACCAGCTTCTTCATGTTTACCACCATCACCTGTATATCCACCCTTTGAAAAACCTGTACTACTTGATTTAGTAATTACGTCACCCCATTCGTCTTTTTCTTCTTTTTTAGCTTTAACCTTATTTTTTCCTAAAGCTTTATCTTTAAAAGATCTTTTATCGTTCTCTTCTTTTATTTTCTTAGCTTCGTCAAATTTTGCTTTATCTTTAGAATATTGTTCGCGAATGTACTTGTCGTCCATCTTATCACTAGCGCCTATTATAAAATTAGTATAGCCTTTTTTATTATAGCTTGTTGATAGGTTACGTTTATCGAACTCAGTTACACCTAATTCTTCTCCTATAGAACCATATCCCATAGCTTCCAGTTCTTTTAATTCAGACTGTAAGCCAGGAGCTTGATCCCGCATACTACTTAACGTATTGCCTAACGAGGTTCCAAGTTCAAGATCGTTTCTTTCTCCGTACACTAATGTTTTCTTAACACTACTAGCGAATGGTTGTTTTAGTCTATCAGGTAGATGTTGTACAAACTTATTAGACATTAACTTACGTGGATCAGAACTAAAACCAGGATTAACTACATATTTAATTAAAGCTTTTCTAACTATCTTACTATCTGTTTCATCTAGCTCTAACCCACCGTGTTGTTTAATAGTAGACATTAATGACTCTATACTTTTTCCTGTACCCTGTTCTAATCTATGTGTTACATTTTGTTTAATGGTTTTCTTAATAGTTTCTTTATCTTCAAACCTATCATTCTTAGTATTGTAAATAAGTTCTTTTGCGTCAACATCAGACTGGTTAACATTACTAGCTGTAGATATCCTTAATGTCTTCATTTCAGCATATATCTTACTAAGTAACCCAGGTATAATCTTAACTATTGATGTATGCGCTCTATTATCAAAAATAGATGCGTCGTTCATATTCTTCTTTTCTATTAGAAGTTTACTTTTAGAGTTAGCGTCAAACATATCACCAAGTTCATGCATCATAGTACCTATTAGTCCATCGTGTTCTGTAGCTTTCTCTTTTAATGTACCACTTATATCTGTCATAGCTAACTTAGCGTTATATATTTTCTCTCTTAGAAAATCATTCTTTTCAGCAACTTTACCTAAAGCTGACCCAGCCTTTTCTTTAATAGTTTCCGCTAACATCATACCTAATAGTGCTGATTTAGACATTCCCATTTCAGAACCACTAGCTATCATAGCGGCCATATTTTCTGTTTCACCTAGTACTTCTAAGGTTCTATCTTTGTAGTCTTCTACTTTATCTTTAAGACGTTTCTTAAACGCCATAAGTGGGTTAGCGTCAGAATATAACATATCGTTAAATCCAGTAACTGCTCTACTCTTCATATCTTCTACTAATCTTTCAGAGTTCTTAATCTTAACAACTTCTGGTAGACCTGTGTTATTTATAATAGTTGCAAATTGATTCTTGAATGTATCAAATCCTGTTTTAGTTGCTTCTAAAAGTTCTTTATTAACGAACAATGATTTATATTGTATCTCTAATGATTTTCTGTAATAACTATTTGTTATTTCATAATCAAATTTTCTTAGACGTTCTACGTTAGCTGACGTAGTCAAAAGTATTTCATTTTGAGTAGTAGCTCTGTTATTCTCTATTTGTTGTCTAACAGACATCTCTACAGCGGTAGCTTCCTCTCTAGCACCTAAAGCTGCTAATAACTCCGCGTTTATTTTCTCTCGTTCTAAGTCCTCTTTACTAGGACCTTTATCTTCTGTATTATTACCATCTGATAACCAATCGCTTAATTTTGCTAACACACCATTAAGTTTATCATTATTAGCAGGTAATACTTTTTGTATAGCGTCTAAAGTAGACTTACCTTGTTTCTTTATTTCTATCCCTGCGTTATAGAACTCTTCTTTAACACTATCGTGAATGTCAGTAACTGTATCAGCTTCTTTAGATAAGCTTTCAGGTATAGACTTCTTAGCTATATCTGTGGCTGTTTTAAGTTTGTCGTCCTTAAAAGTACCAACGAAGTTACTAGCAACATCACCAGCAGATCTTGTAATAGCTTCTCTACTGTCTTTAGGTGGAGGTGGAGCCGCCATAGGGTCTCCGAAGTCCATACCACCTAGTTCGTCATCTAGGTTAAAATCCTCATCATTAAGATCTAAATCTAGATCATCTGGGTTTTTGTTTTTTGCCATGTTCATTCCTTGACTAAATCTCATATATAACTATAAATCAAGGAAACGCAATGGAACAATACGTAATGACCCCTTTCAACATAGAACTTTTAATACTTGATAAGAGTATAGAAAAAATGTTAGGTCGTGTATACAAAACAAATATATTCGAAACACCTACACAAAATTTTGATGCAAACGGTTTATTTTCAACAGAAATATTCGGACCAATAGGGTCTGAAGATAGAAACGATAGATTTGGTTATATTGATTTAGGTATTAAAGTATTTCATCCTTTAGTGTTTGAACACATATCCACATTAAAGAGTTTTTATAAAGATATCATAACTGGTACTAAACATGCTAAGTTTGATAATAAGCTTAATGACTTCGTACCAGCTACTATGGAAGATGGTTCAACTGGATTTGCCTTCTTTATGAAATACGTTAAAGATATAAAGTTAGAATCAACTGGTGGTGACCAAAGAGATTTTAAAATAAAGTTACTTAATCTTTATCACGATGATAATAGTTTATTAGACAAATGGTTAGTGCTACCTGCTGGGTTAAGAGATTATATTGTTAGTGAAGATGGTAAGACATCTGAAGATGAAGTTAATGATATTTATCGTAAACTAATAACAACTACTAACTTATTGTTAAGTATTAATGTTACTCCTACTACTGAACACACTGTAGATAATATTAGGCTCAAGATACAACTATTAACAGTAGAACTATACGAACATTTTAAAGTTCTATTAGATGGTAAAAATAAGTTCATACAAGGTAAGTGGGCTAAGAGAGCTATAGTTAACGGAACTAGAAACGTTCTAACACCTGCTATTAGTAATATAACTAGAATAGACCAAACTAATATGATCACAAGCGATCATACTATATGTGGTCTTTACCAATACGTAAGAGCTATAACACCTATAGCTATGAATAAAATACATACTAAGTTTATAAGTAAGATTATGAATGTTACAACTAGTACAGTTATGTTAGTTAATAGTAAAACTATGAAGTCTGAACTTATGGAGATATCTGTAAAGAAAAGAGATGAGTGGTTAACTATAGAGGGTCTTGATGATGTATTTGGTAAACTAGAGCAAGAAGATATAAGATCACTACCTATTAAATTAGAGAACAACTATTTATTTCTAGTGCACGATAAAGATGATGTAATAACAGTTATATTCAACACGGCTGATATTCCAGAAGATATGGATAGAAGTTATATTAGACCTATAACTTATTATGAGTTACTGTATATAAGTATACATGATTGTATAGATATATACCCTGGGTTCATAACAAGATATCCTGTTGCTAACTTAGGTGGTATATATCCTTCTAAGATGTATGTAAGATGTACTGAGAACCCTAGAGTGGTAGACGTAGTTATGAACGGAACAACTACTAGAATGTATGAATATCCTAACCTAACTGAACAATATATAAACAGTGTATCTGCGTCTCCAACACACATTCAGAAATTAGGAGCTGACTCAACAAAAGCCTATTAATTGATAACAATTATAGGACACATAATGCACAATATAACAAATAAAACGTTTGCTGATTTAGCAAACAAAATACATAACAATAAGTATGATTACTCAAAAGTAATATTTACAAGTATATATAAACCTGTAGAAATAATCTGCCCGAAGCATGGTGGTTTTAACCAAACACTACGCGACCATATAATACGTAAATCTATATGTAAAGCATGTTCGACTGAACAACAAGCTGAGAGAAATAAAACACCTATAGAAATAATTAAACAAAAAATATTAGATCTAAATGATGTTTACACACCAGTTTATGATACATATATTAACTCTTCTGTTAAAATGAAATTCATATGTCCTGTACATGGAGAATTTTATCAAACACCTAGACGATTTATATACGAGAATATTAGATGCGGTAAATGTGGTCATTCTAGAGGAGGAGATAAAATCAGGTTAAATACATCTGTTTTTATATCTAAATCTAAAGAATACCACGGCGATAGATATGATTATAGTAAAGTAGTATATATTAATAATAGTACACCTGTAGAAATAGTATGTAGTACACATGGTAGTTTTTTACAAACACCTCAAAACCATATGTTAGGCAGCAACTGTCACAAATGTAATAATGAAGCAACTGTACTTAGATGTAGACATACTAACACACAGTTTATATCCAAAGCTAAGTTAACACACGGTGATAAATATAACTACGATAAGGTTGAGTATATTAATAATAAAACACCAGTAACTATAACATGTTTATTACATGGTGATTTTACGTCTAGGCCAGATAACCACATAAGTGGTAAATCAGGTTGTCCTGTATGTAATGAATCTAAAGGTGAGTTAAAAGTAAGAGAGTTCTTAATATCAAACCATATAGAATATATAAGGGAGTATAGATTTCCTAATAGTAACTATAGGTATGTCTTTTATCTACCTAAACTAAATATACTTATAGAATATGACGGAGCTTTACATTTTAAGGCTGTTGATAATTTTGGTGGTGTAGATCACCTTAATGCTCAAAAAGCCAGAGATTCACATAAGAATGATTTAGCTAAGTTACATAATGTACCGCTTATAAGATTACATTACAGATCGTACAATGAACTAGAATCTATATTACTATTTAAACTTTCTAAATACTATAAGTACAGAGTTGGTAATAAATACTATAGAGGTCTTACTGAGTTATGTAAAGGTGAACAACTACCTGGTACAACTGTACCTAAAGATGTTAAAAAATATTTGTTATATTGTAAATAATGTACCTCAGGGTCCGCTATATAGTAATATATAGTGATAATCTATTGAATTTGTCGGGAACACCTTAAAGCTGGTACACTACAAGTAGTTGGAAACGACTACTGAATGTTAACAACGTACCGGATGATCTTAAGTGGTCAACATCTATATCGAGAGTATAACTAGGCAGTCTTATCAACTGTTAGTAGCTACTGGTTGAGACCAGGTGTAATAGGCAACCGTGGAACCTAAGGTTCCCTTTCGCAGCGAAGATCCTAACCCGTAAGGTATGGATAACGTTCAACGACTATCCCGTAGCTGGGAGTAGCGCCAAGTGGTGGGGTAGACCCCTTAAAGACAAAGTGGTAGATATCCTACGAGGTGATAACGTAGGATAAAGATATAGTCTCAACGTGCACGGAACAAGGCGTTCCTTAACGAAAGGTGCAGATGCGTGTCATGACGCTGGTATAACGTAACTATACAGTTACATAACGAGTTATGCTGAAGATATTGTTGATGGTGACACGGTTTCTTTAAATATACTTTATGTAGATGACAGTATAGAAGAAGTTGATAATATACTTAATAGTAAAGAGTTCTATATATCTCCTAGCGGAGGATTAACCTATTCTATAAACAGCGAAACACTTAACTATGTAGTAGCTCATCTGGTTGACACACTATGAAAAAGATAAGAAGTGATTATGACCTTAAGGACTATTATGAAATAGATCGCTTAGGTCAAGTTTATAAAGTAACAATAGTGGATGGTAAACGTATAGAAAATAAGATGTCGCCATTTCTTACTAAAGATGGGTATCTTGAGTATGTGTTAACAACTAACAGCGGAACTAAAAAACATGTGCAAGAACAACGACTTGTAGCCATGACTTATTTACCTATACCTAAGACGAATAGACATATAGAGGTAAATCATAAAGACGGAAATAGAACTAATAACATAGTTAGTAACCTTGAGTGGGTTACTAAATCTGAGAACATTAGACATTCATTCGATGTGCTTGGTAAGGTTGTACATAACAAAGGTAAGACTAAACAAGAAGATGGTAGTTATTCATAGTAGTGTTAACACTATCCAATATATTTCAGTCTTATATTATAAAGATAGTCTGGAGATACACCTCCAGATGAATTTAGCTTCTGTAATGTCGGGTGTATAAATTATTACAGAGATTAAGGATTTAGAATGAGCGAACTATATGTTAGACTTTGTAACAACACGTTGACATGTCTTAAGATAGAAATGGTTAAAGAGATTTGTGATCATCCAACAAACCATGTTATGAATATGGCTGTAGATGATAATGTATTGATAGTTACGACCGAAAGAGATATACCTGATGTAATTGAAACTGTACGTACTATAATGGAAATATTAAGGAATAGCAAATGATGGATATGGTACTAAATTTTAATGAGATAATGGATATATTGGATATAATGAGTGAGATAGACAGCTGTGATGTATTATCACTTAGTAACAATGTTAGTATAAATAATATGCTTTACTGTGAACATCAACAAGTTATGTTTGAACCGTTATCTTATTCGTATGAAACATTTGTATCTCAAGAAGACATAGATGATATGAACTACTGGGCATAAAGAATAAGTAACTTCGGTTACTTGTTTTTTTTTGTTCGGTTAAACGCGATAACGTATCAGTGAGTATAACTAAAGTTATACAGTCACATATTATTAAATTAGAGTGTATATCTCGAGAATACATTTAAATTAAAACACAAGGAGACATTATGTCAAAAGTTATATTCCACTGTTGTGGTGGTGCTGGTATCAATCTTAGCGATAAGGTTTTAAGAGAATTAGAAATGTTGGGTAAAGGTTTTGCTAATATTGAATATAGATATATTGATACATCTATAAATAATATAGAAAAAATTGACCACGATGAAGCTATGTTCTATTTGGTAAAAAGTAAACAACACGGGGTTGAAAAGATATCAGGTAGTGGTGGTGATAGAAGAAAGAACGCCGCGGACATAACTGAAAATATTAAAGACTATATGGACCACTTTAAATTCCTTAAACCTACGGTTGGTGAGTTCCACGCTGTGATATTTTCTGGATCTGGTGGTTCTGGTTCTGTATTAGCACCTATGCTAATAAAAGCTCTTATGGAAAGAAATTTTCCTGTATTCGCTATTATGGTTGGTGACAGCTCTTCAGGGTTGATTAATACTAATACTATAAACAGTATAGCTAATCTTAACCACATAGCTGTAACTATGGTTAAAAAGCCTTTAAACACTATATATGTTAACAATCAAACATTTAACAAAGGTAACATACTAAAAGCTGAACAAGAAGCTAATAAAAGAATATTCAATAGCTTAGCTACAGTTCTGTTATTCTTATCTGGTGTTAACGGCGAACTTGATGATCAAGATATGATAAACATCATAGATCAATCTCAATATTCTACAGTTAAAATACCTGCTGGTTTATATGGTTTAACTACATTTGCTGGTCTTCCTGAGATACCTGATACTGTTATCCCTATGATAGGTAGAACGTTAGTTAACGAAGGAGTATCACCTGATACAGGTATAACATTTGCGGCGCATCATAAAGCTGGTATAGTAACTGAAGAAAACGCTCTTAGTGTTTATGATAAACAGTTTCCTTTACATCTTATAACTTGTGCTAACTACTTTACAGTTGAACAACAAATGCTTAAAAAGGTAGCTGCTGATTTTGAAAACATTATGAATAGTATAGCCATTAACAACATAGATGGTGTCGGTAATGTAGATGAAAACGGACTAATATTATAACTATAGTATACACGCAAATGCGTGTATACTAAGTTTTTTAAATACCCTCATTCGATGAGGTAATAAAGAGGGGGGTTAATGACAAATAACCAAAAAATATACATAATAGATACACGAGTTATACTTGGTGAGATAGATAAATTGATGTTGCTAGATAATCGAATAAAGGAACATAGTCTAAGACCTTGTATTATTAAAGATGTTTTACTAGAATACATGATAGCGAATACATTGACAAATGTATTAGGTTATAATGTAGTTACTAGATATATAGATCTGTCTACTATAGAACCTTATATTAAAAATAACTTACAATACAAAATATGGATAGACCGTTTATGGGGTTTACTTTCAGATTATGTTAAGTTAAACTTTAATCAAATGTATTATTTAAGAACTATTAATATTCACCATTCAACACATATCATTATAGAAAAGGACGATGTATGAAACTAGATATAATATTAGACATAGAAGAACTATTAACTATTATGGAGAAAACAGTAGATAAATATATAACTATGCCAGACGGTGCTTGTTTTATAAAGGGTTATAGAAACCCGTTGGAAAATAGATATAACCTGGATAAATACGAAAAAATGAAACAAGTTAGAAACAAACCATGGCATCCTTATATTTCTGCTTATATAGTTAGAGATTGCTTTTACTTTCATTTATATACTAATAATAGTTATGCAGAATTACTAGATTATAATCCTGTAACAGGTAATAAGTCTAGAGTGTATGATGTAAACACTAATTACGACATAGGTGATATAATACTTAAATACGTAGAAAATATATCTAAGGAAGATCTCGTTTTACTTATGGGGTATGTTAATAAAGCTTTAGATATATTTAATAGTAAAGTTAAATATATGCTTGATAATGTATTCACTATAGATATCAGTAGCCAGCATTTTGTTATTCATAACTTAGAACACATAAAAGCGTATCGTTTCCAAGAAGTATTGGATAATATGGAGAACAACCATGATTGACAAAGAAACAGAAGTATTATTATATAATAGTGAATTAGTAAGTGGTATCCCAAACTTTACCGTATGGGGTGTTATTAATTTAAACTTAACAGTATTATTACAAAATAAATTTCTTGCTACGCCTGAAGCTGTTAGTTGTTTTAATCAATTAGAAATACATATAATAGAAAGTAGAATGTTAAAGACAGTTTTATTAGGATTTGCCAGTAGGTTAAATATAAATGTTATAAAAGATAATGCTATTTTTGAATTTAACACCATAATGTCTGATATACATTCTACTAACAATTTTGTTCTTGCTTATTTACCAGTAGATAGATACTTAATGGAAGTTGGATATACTTTTAATGTTTTATTAAATACGTACTTAGATTACTATATACCTATCTCTAAATATACTCCAGGTACACACAATGTACAGAACGCAGGATGTTATGAAATTAAACACATAAATATAGACTATGCTTATAATCAAGCTGGTATCGTATTTAAGTTATATAAGGAAAAATAATGAAACTAGTAGAAGTCGACCTTACTATACTTAGAAGTCTTACTAATAATATTATTAGCACAGATCCCATTGAGCTAAAAATAATAGAGTTTTATAAATCTGATGTTGTGTTAGGTGAGCTATCTACTATAGAGTTATTTGTTAACCATGTACTTAATCATATGTACAGAAGTAATAATAATCTTTATAAGTATAGCGAGCTTGAACACTTCTTTAATGTAAAAAGATTTTTAACTACTTATAATAAATTTATAGTTACTCTGGAGTACATGTTGATAAAACATATTGGTATAAGATTTGAGAGTATATGTTTCTCAAGAATAGTTAATATAGAAAATAGACTTATAGTCGAATTCATAGTGGAGGAATGAAATGGAAACAACTGGACCATTCCTGTTTGAGTTACAGGAAATAAACAACAAATTATCTGGTAACGATGTTGTTAAGTTATATAATTTTGACTTAACTCACTTTATCAGACCTTGGATGGAGAGTGTAAGTTCTATGTACCCTGAACTTTCTAAAAGTGATGTTAAGAACATGCTGTTCTATAATATAGAAGCTACTATGTTAAACTATATATCTAACGCAGGTTACATAGACGAACACGCGTTCAGTATATTCGAAGAAGGTACTAGTAATATAATAGACTTTAGTTATTATAAAACCGAAATAAACTTATATGACATTGCGTTAACTAATGTTGGTATACCTTCTGCTATACACAATATGTTTATATCGTACATAGCTAATGGTGATGAAACAGATAACTTTATAATAGGTGAGTGGTTATTCAGAGGAGAAAGTGTTAAAGTAACACTTATCGTTTATAAAGAAGATATAAATATGTTACTAGCTAGGTACGGTCAAGATGAATGAGATAATAGTAATACCAATGCCTGAACCAATAGCTATATTCATGCGTAAGTACGGAATAGACTATACAAGTGACCAATACATATTCTTTGTAGATAAAACAATACAATTCTCTAAATGTTCTGTTTATAACATAACTGGTGATTGTTATGATTTGTTAGAAGATGTTTATAAGATGTTTAGAGCTAGTAGAACAGAAGATGTAGCTGAAATAAAATTTATAGTAGAGCTTTTATCTAGTACAATAACATCACATCTTTTGTTAGCTAATAAACTAAATTCTGCAATTTACCATAACGAAAGTACTAGAAATAGACTTGCACTTATAACATATACTATATAAGGTTATCTAACGATAACCTTATTTTTTTTATCTTGCGTTATTAGTGAAATAAGGAGTACATATGCCCAACAACATATTTAAACGAGACATGTCTGAGTATACAGTCACTATGTTACCTACTAGTAATTATATACAACAGATAACTAAATATATATCTAATAGAACAGGTAAAAGTTTAGAAGAGTCTAGCAAGATAGCTTTAGAGATAATAAATTCTTCTGATAAAAAAGACCCTGAAATAGAATATAGATTTAGAGACAATAATGGTGACAGAACTATGGTTACTAACACGTTAACTAACTACCTTAAGGAAGTAGTAGCTAACAAAGAGATAATAACACCTACGTTTACTGTTTTAGACCACCCTAGTGTTAAGAAAAGTATTCATGCTGAATTTCTAGATATTAATATCAAGAAGCGTAAGTCTGATAAACATAATGCATTTATGTATAAACAAGCTGGAGATAAAGATAGGTTCCTACATTATAACACACTACAAAAAGTACGTAAGATATTTAATAATAGTTTGTCAGGAGCGTATGCTAGTAAGTCTACTATATTATACCACCCAGCGGCACATAGTATTTTAACTTCTATAACTAGATCAGTTGCGTCTATAGGTAATAGTGTATCAGAATCTGTTATCTCTGGTAACAAACATTTTAAAGATGCTGAAGTAACAATTAATTACTTAATAAGCATAATAACTCATGTTAATATGGTTACAGTTGATTACGTTGTTAATAAATACAAACTATATTTACCTACAGCTGATGAAGTTATGAGCATGGTTTTATACAGTAGTAGAAACTATTGGAAAGATTTAGAAAAAGAAAAGATAATATATGCTACTATATGTAAAGCAACACCAGTAGAACGTGCAGCTATGTTATATACTAATGACTTACATAATCTTAAAAAATACAATGAAGTGTTCGTTAAAGATATGTTAATGAGATTAAGTAGACGAGTTGAGACTGGTTCAGAAGATAACATAAAAGACCTATACGGAGCTCCAGAGGGTATAACTAATCTAGTACACCATATATGTATGGAAGATGTAAAAGGTTTAAGTATAGAGTATGATAAAATGGTCGGAACACCATTACTTAATATACTAGCATCTACCGCTAAGAATATAGTAACTGAGTTACAATATTATAAAGCATTGTTTAGAGGGTTATTCACTACTGACATATTACCTGTGTCAATAGCTAACATGAAAGATATGTTAAGAGAAGCTATAGTTCTTTCAGATACTGATAGTACTTGTGGTAGTTATGATTCTTGGGTTGAGTGGTATTATGGACATACTAGATTCTCACAAGAAGCTGTCGCTATAGCCGCTACAGTTATGACTATTAACACACAAGTTATAGATCATAACATTAAAGTATTTGCTAAGAATATGAACATAGAGAACCAACTAGTAGAGTTACTTAAAATGAAAAATGAGTTCTTTTGGAGTTCTTTTATAACAGCTAATGTTAGTAAACACTACTACGCTAATACATTAATACAAGAGGGTAATGTATTCTCGGAAGCTGAGTTGGAATTAAAAGGTGTACACTTTATATCTAGTGCTGGTAACCAAGAGGTTACTAAGAAAGCTGAAGAGATGATGAAAGAGATACACGCTAAGTTAACTAACTCTGAAACACTTGACCCGTATGAGTATTTAACACGTGTTGCGGATGTAGAGAGAGATTTACTAAGTCTTATTAAAGAGGGTAATGTAAACATATTTAAAACTGAAAAGATAAAAAGCTTTGAAAGTTATAAATCAAATGTAAAAGAGAAATCTCCATATTATAATCATATGTTGTGGGAAGATGTCTTTGCTGATAAATATGGGTCACCTGGCGAGCCAGAATACATGGTTCTTAAAATTCCAACTACTTTGGAAAGTAAAAGATTAACACTAGAATATATAGATACTATAGTAGACCCTGTTATAAAAGATAAGTTATTATCTGCTTTAAAACGTTTCGGTAAAGAAACTTTGGGTATCATACGAGTACCATTAGCTATCGCTGGTGGTAATGGGATACCTCCAGAGATAATTAACGCTGTTGACTCTAGACGTATGGTAACTGATAGTTTAAATGTTATGTATTTAATATTAGAGTCTATCGGTATATTTAAAAAAGAAGATCTACTTATAAGTGAGATGGGGTATTAATTATCTGAAAATAAGGCATTAAGGAGTATAAGAAATGAATGATGTAAGTAACTTTCATATTGTAAGCTTAGGTTACGTAGCTAAAGATATAGTGGAAGATGATCTATACATAGACGTCTATCCTGTCGAACTACATCCAGGTGTAGTTAGCGAAATATCAGAAGCTACTGAAGTTAAAGCTTCTAATAGTGACGTAGATAGTAAACAAGAAAATATTAAAGTTGTTAAATCAGCAATGGTTAAAGCTAAATGGTTACCTCTAGGGGACAATAATAGACTTGAACCACCTACAGTTTGTAAAGGTGAAACTGTATTATTATATAAGTTCGGTAACGCTGATAAGTATTTCTGGACTAATCCGTATAATGAACTTCATTTACGTAAAAGAGAAAAAAGAACTATGGTATATAGTAATAGAGGAACTATAAGTGGTAAACTAGCTGATCTGAAAAACTGTTACTATTACACTATAGACACTATAAATAAGTATCTTAATTTACACACATCTAAAAATGATGGCGAATATACTACGTATGATTTTGATATCGATACTAAAAAAGGTACATTCACTGTAATTGATGGTAAGGGTAATCATATTATATTAAATAGCGTCGAAGATAAAATAACTATATTAACTAAAAAAGATATTTATACAAATACCACTAACACTACTAACGTAATAGGTAACAATAAAAAAGAAACTATAGGTAGTCATTACTCTATAGATTTAAAAACATATAGTGTTTCAAATGGAGCTGATGAGCTTATGGCTTTGTTAGTAGAACTTATACAAGCTAACATAGATGTTATGCACGTAGGAAACTTAGGAATAAATACGGCTATATCGTCACCTAGTGAAGCTGTGTATAAAGATATTCAATCTAGGGTTAAGGCGTTTATAAAATGAGTCTAGATAGTAATAGAGAAGCTTTAACGCTTCTTAGTAAATATACTGGTTTAAAGAGTACAGGTGGTGACACTAACCCTCAGAATCATTTAGACTTTGTAGCTAGCGTTATAGACGCTGGCTTTCAAATGGCTGTTAAAACTTTATCTAATATAGATATCACACCACCAGCTGGAAGTTTAGTATTTCCTTTTGATAGTGTAATAAGAAACCCATATATGATAGGTGAGCAATGTTCTGAGTATTGGTGTAAAACTATAACTACAAGTGGAGCTCCTGATACGTTAGACGGTATAGTTTCTGTAACTAATGACGCTAGTAAGATAGCTATACCAATAGCTAATAACTTATTAGCGTTAACTGGTCGTAAAGGTACAGAGTCTAAACCATTATATTTTGAGTTTGTCGATGCTATCTATAAAGAAGTTAGAACAATAAAATGGACAGTAACAGAGATTAAATACTCTGATGGTTCAACAACAGTACTTACCAACACAGTTACTTAAGTAACTGTGTTGTGTGATTAACTGACAATAAGGAGTTATTATGATTATACCAATTTTGAATACCAAAGGGACATTTGTCTTAGAAGAACCGTTTAACACGTTAGTAAAGACAGCACAGATATTTACAGTTACTTCTATTAGGTCTATACAAGAATTAGAAGCTAGTAATGAAGAACCTTACTTAACTATATATCAAGCTGTTGGTTTAACGGAAGCAGATTATAAAGATGATATACTTAAGAATATACCTATCATAGTTTTTGCTACAGAAGGAGGAGAATACTTTTATGTTCCAGCTGATAGATTATTATCAGAACCTGTATCTAACGGCTACGCTTATAGACAAATGGGACTTAGTATAGATTTAGGATATATACCTATAGAAATGAATCTCGACTTAATACGAGATATAATTATTGAAGATGTGTACAATATAACTAGTATAACCCCAAGAGTAGATGCGTACCCTATGTCTAGTATAACAAGTGTTAGTAAAACAAAAGATACTGAGTTTAAACTATTGGTAGCTAGTAAGAAAACTGTTGATAAATCTTATAAAACAAGATATTATGAATTAATGGCGCTTTATAATAAACAAAAAGTGTTATTAGGTAAAGTAGAAGAGTATGTAAAAACAAATAAATGTAAAGGATAAGAAATGGCTATTGCAGAAGACCGTATGGCAGGAAGGAATATAGTTGAGCTAGTAGAAACGCAGTTTATAAGTGACGTTGATGTTAGTAAAGATACTCCTTCTAATGCTATGTCAATTCCAGAGACACCTGAATCGTACGCAGATAAGATGGCTAAAGCTGCACAAAGTTTATTAGATCCAGAAACATATGGTATGTTAGCTAATGATTTATGTCCAACCACAGGAGTTCCTGATTTTACTAGAAAGGCTAGTTTAGTAATATCTAATGTGGACTTATCAGCGCCAGATCTATCTTCATTTAAAGTTGATAAACTATTTAACCCTATGCAATGTAATAAGTTTATGAATCAAATACTAGCTAGTATAAGTGTATTGGAATCACAATTACTATCAGTAACTGGTGCTGTGCTTACTAGAATCGAAAATTTAATAGGTGGTTACTTAAACACCATTATGAATTACGTTGGTGGTGTAGCTCAAAGTATAAGTAACTTTGCTGGTATGGTTACTGAAGGTATAGCTAACGCGCAGCGTTCTATAAATGCTTTATCTAATGGAATTAAGAACATAATAACAAAACTTAAAGGTATTGGAGCTAGCTTAAGAAACAGATTGTCTATATTAGACTTAAAGGAATTCTGTGAATATAGCTCAGCTGCTGGATTAGGTTTTGGAGGTATTAAATTACTTAAAGATCTTTCTCTTAAAATAAGTCTTAAAATAAGCACTTGTTTAACAGCTGATGGATTAATGGGATTTGTGACTAACTTATTATCTGCTGGTTTATTTACTAAATCAGAATTGATAGTAGGTATAATGGGTCTATTTAAATCTAAAAATGATACTAATACACATAGTAAACTAAAAGTATTAAATACATTGCTACTTAGTAGTGTAGGCGAAATGACTGATAAAGATATAATAACTACTTATGGTAAGACTGGATTGTTGTTATCTAGCTTATCTTCAGTAACAGCTGTTAGTAATTCACCAGTTTCTGAGTATAGAGAAGTTATACAGACTTTAAATTTATTAGACCCGACATGGAACATAAACCCTATAACTGGAGCTTTAGACTTATCTAACGTTAAAGGTAATAAATATATTTCAGCTTTAGCTGATAGTGTTATGCGTTCTACTAGTATGAATAACCTAGGTGATTCACAACTAGGCGACAATATAACATTCGGTCCAACTATTACTCCAACTAAAGATAGTCTAATATTATCTACTATACTTGCGTTAAATAACGATAAATACACAAAGAAAGATCCTAGTATAGCTAAGCTAGAAGACATAGTTGATAAATCAAAGTATCTTGAACCTGTACAGAAAACAGTAGTTTCTAGTTATGCAAAGGAACTTATAAATAAACCTGTAGTGGCTAATAAACAGTTAACAGAAGAAGTACTTGTTAGAACACTATTACCTAATGGTGACATTCAGTTAGTTAGTAGTAGTGGTTACATTTCATTAATAAAAACTGACGGAACAGTAATAATAACTACTACTGATGGAACTATTATAACTAAAAATGTAGACGGTAGTATAGTTACATTATATAATGATGGTAGAGTTGTTACTAAATATCCTGATGGTAGAGTTGTGACAATATCTGTAGACGGTACTATAACAGATAAACTAGCAGATGGTACTGTTATATTAACCACAATAGATGGTGTAAGTGTTAGATATAACACTGATGGTAGAGTTATAATTACATCACCTGACGGCACCACATCTGAATTACTACCAGGGATGTCTATTACGTTACCTGATGGTACTGTAATATCTAAAGACTTAAATGGTAACACTATAACTATTTATGCTGACGGTACTATAACAGAGATACTAGCTGACGGGACTATTATAACTCGTTATACTAACGGAATAGTAGTTACGATGTATCTCGACGGTAGAATAATAACTACAGAAGGTCAAAAAACAACAACAGAATTTCCAGATGGGACTATTGTAATTAATGACAATGGTTGGGTTATAAAAATAGATATTAATGGAGTAATGACAGTACTCGGGTATGTTAAAGAACCTGAAGTATCTTCTATTAATACTACTAAGGATAAACGACCTAATGAGATTATAGATGCATTACTAAGCACTGTTGATAATACAAAGATAGTGTTTAATAACGTCACTAGTGCTTTAACACCAGTTACTCTTACTGTGTCAAATCAAAATAAATTAGTTAATAACATGTTGTTGTCTAAACGTTCTAACAATAATGGATTAGACAAAGCTGAGTTATTATTAAGATTAACAGACTTCGTATGGTAGTACCGTTAGGTACTACCATACTATCTATTAATATGTTGTGATGTTAAACTTTGTACTGAAAGCACAGGTCCTAACGCACCCTCAATTATGCTTCCACCCCGCATACCCCAACTTGCAGCAGAAGTAGCTTGATCGAAGTCCATCAACACTTTAGAAATTCTAAGTTTAGCTTTATGTATAGCGTATTTGCTAGTAAGCAAATCTCTTCCACCTAGTACACTTAGGTAATTACCTAATGGTGTATCATCCTCAGCTACTGGTGTGAATACATTACCTATTGTTTTAATCATCCTACTAAATGTATCACTACTTACAGGAGCAGTTATCAATGTACTAAAATCTGTTACTTGAAATGTTATATCCAACGCTAGTGGTCTTCTATTCTTATTGAATGCTAAATTAGATGTTCCTCTAGTAATAGAAACATCAGTTATCATACCTAATCTAATATTCTGTACACCTTTAGAGTATAGCGAACATAGAAAAGGTGATGTATATGAACTTTTACCTGTAGACAACGGTAATACACCTGCTAATATCATGCATAATGGTATATACATATTTTGTAGTTGTGAAATAGTATTACCGTACGGAGATATAAGTTGCATACTATAACTAACACTAGGAAAAGACGCAGAAGAATCATCCCATTTTTTAGGAATATCTATAAACGCACCACCTGTCATCGTTTGTATAACAGAAGATAATCCAAATGAAACTGAGTCTAGAACACCAGCTACTATAGCTTTCGCACCCTGTAACATACTATCCATACCATTTACCATATTACCACCAGCTAAATCAAACTTTAAGTTTCTAGCTCTACTAGAAGCTTGTTTAATAGTATCTCCTGTATTTATAGTTCCTGTACTATTACTGAACGATTCAGAAACAGAACCTGTAAAGTCTACTCCGAATACTGCATAAGCACCACCCTGTCTAGCAGTAGCATCAACTGCTCCTAAGAAGTTAGTAGCCCACGATTCTTGTTCTTTACTAACTGTTTCTTTATACTTATGACTTTGTTTCATTTTCTGTGTAGTGGCTGCATCAGCCGCTTCTTGTTTATTCTGTTTATCTTTTGCTTTCTTAGCTTCCTCCGCAGCAGCTATCTCAGCTTCAGTGGGTTCTTTCTTCTCTTCAGTAGTACTAGACCGCATAGCTTCAGCTTCTTTTACTTTAGCTTCTTTTGTAGCTTCTTCCAGTTTATCATCTGGTGCACTTATTGGTTTAAGATGTTGTGCTAAATCTTTAAAATACGCTTCAAATGTAAAGTTATCGTTTATTTTGTTTTGTATAGATAAAGCTTTATCTACTATATCGCCTTCTTTTGTCAGAATATTCCATATCCCTTCTTGTTCATATAACGCATTCTGTTTGGCTTTACGTATGTTCGCCACACGTTGAGCTCTTGTAGCTATTGCAAACATATCTATATAGTTGTTTTCAGATATCATACCGTCTGGTAAATAATCTCTTATATCGGACATTGCTTGTGTATCTAAATTTAATGTGTTACCTATTACAACATCACCATTATTTGGATTAGCCTTAAGTGCATCCAGCTCTTCCTTAGAAGTTGGTACGCCAAAGTTAGTACCACTAAAAACAGGACTTAGTAATCCTAATTCTGTGCCTAACTGTGTAACTAGCTGATTAACCGTAGACCAATATAAATGCATATGTGGTGCTAAATAATAATAGTTATATAGATTTGCATTTGTAAATAATGAAGCCATTAACTTAAATGCTGTTATACCTATAGTTATCATAGGAAAAGCTATTAGCATACCTATATACCCAGCTGCTTGTCCAGCGTTGTAAAAGAAAGAACTTCTACCAGTATTAGCTAATATACTATCCGAGTAATCAATCGCTCTTAAAAAGAAATCTGTCATAGAGTTAAATCTAGGTAATCCAAACTCCATAAACACTGTCTGTTGGTTATCGTCAATAGCTTCAGAATAGTATCGACCCATACCCATTCTATTACCTAGTTTATTACCGCTAAGTGGTGCTATTGTTACATTGGCTGAGTCAGTAAATGATACTCCATTAGATCTACCTATTTTACTAACGGCTCTTATATCACAATATCTTGTAAACTGAGGTCTAGGGTTAATGTGTATATTACCGCCTAAAGCTGAATCTGTATACTTATATGTAGCTGAAGAAGCATATCTATAATCAACTAGTGTCTCAGGTATATTTATATCTGGTACTATAAATCTTGATTGTACCCAGTCGTTATCTATTATACCTATATCTGTATTTAACTTCTTACCTTCTTTACTTCTTGGTTTGAGTATTGTTTTAATATCAAACCCTTGCATAGCATTATAACTATGTACAGGTGTATCTGTTGCCATTTCTAATCCTTAAATATAAGTCATATGATATGATAGGTTATAACCTATCATATCACCAAGACATAATTATACTAGTTGATCTATCACTAGTAATTGCTTTTTGTATCATCTCTTTAGCAATACTTTTAATCTCAGCCGATTCTAAAGAACAATTAAAACATTCTTTAAGCTCTCCACCGCTTGCCATCATATCTTCTACACTTATAGAACATACATCTATACTTTCTATAGCTAGTTTCTTCCATTTTGAAGCAGTTGAAATACCTGGTTCTAATACCCAGTCCCAAGTAATTATCTCTAATATTTTCTTAATAGTTATATTACCTTTTAAGGTATTAGCAGTAAAGCTTCTAATAGAGAACGCAGTATTTTCTTCTACATTATCTAATGATGCTTTTAACGCATCTCCGTGCGGTCCTGACGGTTTTACCCAACCTTCTATAAGAATGTAGTTACCTTGACCAGGAAGTCCAGAAGGATCGTTAGTCGGCGTTAAAATGACCTCTCTAATATGTGCACAAGTATTAGCAAGAACTATCTTCATATTTCTATTATAAAACTCTGCTTTACTCATTCCAGGTACATACTCAGGATGACCTACTTCGCATTTTAAATACCCAGATTTAAGTCTTCTACTAAAAGATGAAGACTCGTTATTTATAAGATCATTTATACCTTCAGCTGTATAAAACTCACCAGCACTATTAAATACATTTATACCGCCAAGATTAACCTTATAATATCCATTTTCATCTTGTTCTAATTTTCTATTATCACCATTATCTTTTACAGTAGTGAATATGATTTTGTCAGCCATGTGAATCCTTATTATGTTATTATCAATAAATATAACTACAGTCCTAGGACTGTAGTTATATCTTAAGCTCTTAATAAATCTGCTACTACTGTAGTTTGTGTTTCTTTAACTACGACAGCCGCGGTAACACCAGCACCATAATACCCACCAACTAGTTTTCCAGCGGTATTATCGTACGAATAGTAAATATTGTTTAATCCAACATATTCTGGTTTTGTATCTCCAGAATTATTCTTTAACGTATGTCTAAACTTAATATTCTTATCACCAGCCTTTCTACTAATAACACTAGCTAGTATCTCGTACGCTATAGGATTATCACCTATACCACTACCTGTATACTTACTAGATTCTATTAATAGATCTGATATGTCGTTGTAATCTATAAACCAAGGAATTTTACCTTTAATAAAAAACTCGTCAAATAGATTATAAAGAAAGTCTCCAGTTTTAAGCAAGCTAGTATTATTTGTAAAAGTTGAACCTTTATCAAATGTTAAGCATTTGTGTATAACATTATCTATTTCTATGTCTATAATATTACTTGGTGTTAGGTCTATAAATATAGGAGCTAACGCCACGCAGTAATTATTTTTAGAATCTATAATAGCAAAGATATTTATAGTTCTGACTGTACTTCCCATAACAGCTAACTCTTGATTAATATATCGTTCTGGAAACACAACTCTAAAGTCGTCTAGGCAAAGCAACATTCCGTCTTTTTGTTTTATAAGCGTATCTACTATAGTAGAACTACGTTTAAACCTACTACTACTATAAGTTTCCATACTACGCCTCTAATACAGTAAACTGATCTGTTAAATAGTCTAATACCATATCTATAGTAGCCATTGTAGCTGCTTCTTCTGGTGTTAACTTTGTATTAAGTTCAGAGTATCTCATCATGTATGTTGTAAACCTACCAAAATTACTATTTCCAAATACTATTTTACCTACAATCTCCATTGACATTTTTGAAATATTTAAAACTTCATCACCAGCTCTTCTATCTATTACTAAACGTAACATCTCAATACTGTTTCTAGGTAAACAAGTTAAATCATCGTGTAACTCTTCTGGTATATTATTTATAATATCAGTTAGTACCATATCATACGCTGCTTTGTATCTAGACACTTCTTGAGAAGCTCTTTTAAGTTGTTCTAACTTATTAGCGTGGTCCCAAATACCTGTATACTTTTCAGCACCACCTGAAATATCTGACATATCCATATAATCCTTAGCGTCACCAGATAGTAACAATCCTAATAGAACGTCCATAGTGTTATTAACTAAGAAAGTATCTAATAAATCACCATTTACTATCAATTCTTTTGGTCTAGCTTTTATAACTAATTTGTTAAGATCAGTAGAAGATTTAAAGTTTTCTATAACCGATAATAACGCATTAGAAATTTTAGAATATAGTAAGTCCATTACAGTTATGTATGTGCCTTCTGGAGCACTAACACCATCTGGTCTATCTATTTTTATCTTTTGTACCATAGCAAACAAAACTATCAAGTCATCTAGTGTGTTATAGTCACCTAGAGTTATTCTATTGATATTATCGTTTGTACTAGATATGTTACCTAAATATTTAGCCCAAATATTTAGAAGCATTTCATCTGTATATTGTACCAAGATAGTTTTAAGCATAATATTCAGAACTTCGTTGTTAAACTGTATAGCGTCTTTAATAACACCTTTTGGTTCAGGTATAACTAGTACAGCTGAAGGTAGTTCTATTTGTCTAGCTACATTAGGTAATAACCCATTATCTTTAAGATATTGTAGTATCTCTGGTATTTTTCTTTCTGTTATTTTATATTCTAATAACGAATTAGGTAATGGTGAATCACTTAACACTTTTTCTGTTTTAGATATAAAAGTTTTAGCCACAGGTATCATAAGATTTCTTATTTTACCTATTTCATTTTTAACCATACCAGCTATCATTACTGATACATCACTTAAGTTAGAAGAACTAGGGTTAATCTCTAAAGCAGAGTATACACTGTTGTGTTTGAATTCTATAAGTTTGTTTCTGTTAGCCAAAGCTTCTGCTATTAGTTTTATTACATTATCCATATTACACCCCTAGTCTATTTCTTAGTTTATTTGTAACTAGTTCGTTAACACTTGTATTAAACTCTTCCAGTTCACCTGCAGTGGTAGGTTTCTTTAATAACCCTTCAGTTTCTGAAGATATTATATTATCCATAACACTCTTAGCTAATGTAACAACACTAGCTAGTCTACTTTCATTTACACTTATACGTGTACTTAAATCAATATATTTATTCATCATTTTCCTTTATAATGTTAGTTCAACTAATATCGAGTGTACCCGAGTTAGCTGAAATATAGTTCAATAGCTTTGTCTTTTAACTTATCTAAACACATACTTGTTGTGCCTATTAGTTCTGGGCTATTAACTATCCTTGCGGCAAGTGATCTTTGTGAGAAAACAGCTTCAACTTCTGTATTATCTTTAGTCTTAATATCGTAGTTGTACACTTCACCTACTGTAAACTTAATTTGATTACCGAAAATTGCTTTATCACCTATTCCCATACCAACACCAGTTTGAATATACACTTTAACTTCTATCTTACCTTCTAATAAAGATTTACCTTCTATAGAATAACTTCCGTTAACTTTACCTGTAAACCCTGTATCTTCTACAGATTTTTTATCATACATGTTTACTAACTTTTTAACAGATTTAGACATATCTTCTAATTCACAGTTATACTTAATAAGAACTTTAGATACAGTACCATTAACTTTAGACTTAGGAGAAATAGATTTAATAGTGTTTAATATTTCTCTTGCTCTTTCGTCTAGTTCTTCCATATCACCATTTATTTTATCTATATTATTAAATAGTATAGATGCGTATGTAACTTCATCGCCTACGTTAACTAAGTTTAATAAGTTATCATCACAGTTTAGAACAAACGATTTAACCTTAGTAACAACTGTTCCTAATCTATCTGAAAGTTTCTCAGATATAGCACCTGAATCCTCATAGGTCTGACTATCTTCCATTAAGGCTACATTTAAGTATGTACCCATTTTATAAACCACTCTTTTTCTATTAAACACATCTGGTTCGAAGAACAATATATCATAAGCTATAGTATCGTCTTTAGTAAACTTTTCACCTTTACTAAGATTAGCTACTAGTGTATGTGTATAAGCAGAACCAGCTTCTTCTTTAGTTGTCCAGCTTACTAATTTGATTTCTTCTTTAACCCCTGACTTATATTTAACAGTTATAGAGTTATCTTGCACATTCTCTACTACGCCATCTTCTTTTGCAGTTCTAACAAATTTCTTATCTACTCTTAGAGGTAATACTGATTCATATCCAGTTCGTACATAAGGTACTCTCATTTCATTTATCGGGATTACATGTGAATTCATAATAGATGTAAAGTTAAGTCTTTTAACATCATCTGTTATACTAAATGGAGCTAACATAGCTGATGTAGACACTAATGAACTCCATCCATCTTTCTCTACATCAACATCACCAGTTATACCTCTTGTTGAAATTATCTTAGGGTTAGCTACCATATGTGCTGTTATACCAACACTACCTGCATCTTTAGATGATTCAGATATAACTCCTATTTCAGAACTATGCATACCTCTTGTAGTCCTAACCATAGTTAACTCTGATCTACCTTGAGCTCCTAGATAAGTTGTATCTTCAGTTTGTTTTAAAGCAGCCATAGGGTTTAAATCATCTATTAAAACAGTTGTACTATCTTCATTTATCTTACTTAACACAGCATACGGATTTACTTCTAACTTTGACTTACTAAAGTGAGATCTATTTTTATCTAGTTTCATGGCTGTGATTATTTCTTTGTATATTAATCCAGCTATACGCTCATAACCTCTAATAGCCATACCTTGTATATCGTTAGGATGTACGTAGTTATCATCTAGTAACAGCTCAGAACTTCTCACTAACAAGCTTTTAAATACCGTCGGTTCTTTCATAGTTATTAGAACTTGTTCACTAAGAGGGTCTACATACATATTTTCCATAAGTTTTATTTCATTAACATATAACATAGGTAATCCTAAAGCTGTGAACACAGCTGAGAACATACTTCTACTATTTAAAGACGTAGACGGTAATATTTTTAGCTCTTTATCTATAGATAAGAATCCAGAAATTATCATATCACCTAGATCGTAATCTCGTTCTATTACATATTTAACATCTTTGAACTTAATAGCATATCTACCTGTGTTTTCAAACCTAGCGTTAGGTTCTATCTTAGTATATTTAACATTTAATAAATTAAGTAGTTTATCTAAACCATAATAATAACTTAATATTAGACATACTGGAATATACTCTTTAAATATTTTTATGTTAGAATACTCTATAGGTGCAGCGTATCTATCTATTCCTAATAATTCGTATATGTTAGGTAACTCTACTGATTTACCATCTTTTGTTTCTATAAGTCTATTGTCATCGGTTATAACAATATAACCTGAACCATTAGTACCTATTAACGTACCTTTCTCTTCGACAGAGTCTAAATTAATATTGTCCATTAAAGTTGCTCTTGTGTTATATTCGAAATAGAACCTGTATGATTTAAATTTGAATGTTTTAACATATCTTGAAATCATTTGATAGTCTAAAGGTAACACAACCCCTACATTATCTACAGATACTGTAACCAAGTCTTTTACAACACCTTCTATATTAAGTTTAGTCAATTGTTTTTGGAACCAGAAACCAGCGTCATCTTTTTTATATGCTGCTTTAGTAACAAATAACTTACCATAATATGTAGATAACGCAACTTCAGTGCTAGCTATCTTTCTAATAGGTAAATCTCCTCTTTGATAACGCATAATATATTTATTACCACTGATAGCCATAACACCATCATCGTCAATAACAGGTACTTTTATTCGTATAGTAGATTTAGACCCGTTTATATTGTTTAAAGATATTTTATGTGTGTCTATTCCACCTAATATAGATTCCTCTCTAATAATCTCATGTTCTTCTATTATAAATGATTCATTTTGCATAGCGTATATAACATTTACTATATCTTTATTAAATGTTTCTTTTAAATACTTTCCTCTAACTATACTAGTTGTATCAGCATTCATAGACTTATCTAATACAACTATATTATCAGTTAGCTTTGTTTCTTCTGTTGTTATATCTTGTTCTTCTTTCTTATAAACTCTTAACTCAGCAAGTGATCTAGTGTCACCAATAAACGGAGATTTTCTAGACTTCTGTTTTTCTATCTTTTCTTTATAGCTATTGAGTTGTACTTTAGATATAAACTTATTGTTATGTAGATGTTCTACTTCAGCAGATAATTTATCTGTATCAGTTAGGTCTGTATTAAAAACAATGTCAGGAACAACTGTTTCTAAAACAGTTTCTTCTGACTCATCTACTTCTTCATCTATAACCTCAGAATCATATACACTTAACATATCTTCTATAACTAATGTTTCATCTTCTTCGTCTGATTCTATAGCAGTAACTATACCATCTAGTGTAACAGTGTCTATTATTGTAGATTTATCTATCTCTTCTAGTGTAGCAGGTTGTTTAGCAATAACCATATTAAAGAACAAAACTAATATTTTGAAAACAGTATCGCTTTTATATGTTTTTAAATTAGTTTTTATTCCGTTAACATCTAATAAACTAGCTATCTGATTAAGGTTTACTGCTGTAACATTATTATTATATGTAAATAGTAATGTTACACGTTCATAATTATTTTTCTCTATGTTAGCTTTTAATATACTTTTATCCATGTACTCTTCGTGCATAAATCTTAGTATTTCTATTAGGTTAAAGTATTTATAGTTAATAAGTGTTTCTAAATGTATTCTAGTTGTTTCACCCATATACCTATGTAACATTTGTCTAGTAGGTATTTTACTAGGTAAATCAATAGTTATAAATACATTTCTAGGAGATGTGTTAACCATATCATTAGTTCTATGTATGGCAGAGTGCATAAGATTTTGCCATTTATAATATAAATTCATAGGGTTAGTAGTGTAAGTGTACATACTATTTAAACTACCATAATTAAAAACTAATAGTGTACTACTACCCACAGTTAAATTTTTATTCTCTCTAGTTAAGAAGTTATATTGTTTCTCATTCTTTTTTAATTTAGAAAGTATATCAGCTAGTCTGTTATTATTCTTTCTACATGTTCCTACAGTGTGTATATCACCATATTCATCAGCAGTCACAACCATAGGTTTTTTAGTTGTGACTAAATAACTTATTTTACTATCTATATATTCTACTACGTCAGATACTTTAGGCCATATCAATATGCTCTTTTCAGGAAACGCAAATATGTCACCTTTTATAACCCTTGGGTTTATTAGATGCGAAACTTTATAATTGCTTACATCTTTAAAAAACTTGTCGTATCTTAACATGTATACTCCTTTTGTTAGATTAATCAAACAATCTCATTTATTTGAAAATTAAGCACAAGGAGCTGTGATGGAATCAATAGTGATGGCGACAGCTACTGCGGAGTTATTAAACCAATTATCTGGAATTATAATATCAGCAGTAGCTTCAGTAGTGGGGTATTATTTAAAGAAATTCATGGAGACTAATAGACTAGTTAAAGAATATAATTTATATAATGAGAAAGTTGAAAGAACTTTAGATAACGCTATAATGTATGCGGAAACAAAGTTTAGACACCAAGTTGGAAATGAGATTTCTAAAAGACAGTTTGCGATAAGTTATCTAGATATGATTGACCCTGAGATAATAGCTACTAACGGAGGTAAGCTAGAACTTATGTTAGATAGAAAAGTAGAACAAGTACTTAAAAAGAAAACACCAGTTAAAAGAAAAACTAAGCCTATAGAGAACAACTAATGTTGTTCTCTATAGCTAATTAATTTCTCTACTTGATAATCTGGTTTATTCTCTATCCAATTATATGTCTTATGATCTTGATTATACACACCTATCAGATCAACTGGTAGAATTCCTTCTTCCATAAACTGTTTAGCCAATATACCTAATACTACATTTATATGCGTTGTGTTATTTTGTAACCCTGTATTAAACATACGTGGTACTAATGCGTCTACATATAATAATTCACCTGTTGCAATATCTACTGATATTAGAGTTACTTTATCTATAATATTACCAAACATTAGTATTTCCTCATTATAGTGTATTTGATATCATAGACGTAACTAATCTAGATGTAGCGTTACTGTTGTTTAAGAAAGCTACTTTCTTCCACACTGTGTTAAGTTGTGTTAGATACATTTCATTAGCATCTGAATAACTATCCACTATCTCTTTTATAGTACCTAACTCATGACCACCCCATATATAACCTTTGTCTAGTTTAACTATTAAGTTATTATAGATATAAGCTTTTACCGCTAAAATAACCAGTATACTAAAGGCTCCATAATTTCTAGGCGAGATATTCTCTAGGTTAGTACTATTCTCTAAAACACATCTAACGAATCCTGAATATAAAGGTAGTGATGGGTCTTGAACCAGTATAGTGTTATCAGCTATAAGTTCTAATCTACTTGTACCTATAGATACCGCGTTACTTAAATTGTTCATAAGATTAACACCAGCTGACACTAGGTCTGAGCCACCTATACCTTGACCTAATGTACTCGGTACTTGAGCTGTATTAGCGATTAACGATAACACAGACATTATTGATTTATTATTAGTAGCTGTTTTAGGAACTTTAACCACAGTTTCACCTGTAGGTAAAACTGATATATTACACTTATCTAAAGATATAACAGTTTGTATACCACCTACTAAGTTAGTATCTACAAGCACTCTAGGCCTTAATACCTTAGACATAATCATCTCCTCTAATGACACTGAAGTATTTATCATATTAGATTTTTCCATAAACCCTATTCCTAAAATCTCCGGTGGTATACTATTTCCCACTTCACTAAGTGCTTTTGTTATAGCGTTCATTATTACTCCTTATTTGCTTTTCAAATAACTTGTTAATAAATAGTGAATAGCATAAAATCTTAATCACATATTATTTAAGTAGAGTGAAAGATATCCGCGGAATATTGATATACAAATAGCTCAAAATAAAACTAGGAGTACAACACATGTCACAAGAAAAATTACCACCAATCAAATTCGAATCTGAATTTAAAGTAGAAAAAGTAGAGGGAGTTGCTACAGCTATCTATGCTGATAAAGACGCTTTTTATAAGGGAACTGAGCTAAGTAAAGATACTATCAAAGCTGTATTTGATCACAGTAACAATTATGTAGAATCTGCTACTTCAGAAGCTAAAGATTTAGCTCAAGATATTATGGAAAATGATAAAGCTATTAATAGTGTTATTGTGTCTTTACCGTATAGTCCAAGTAAAAAAGGGATTATAACTGTTAAAGCTAACAGAGAGCATACTTATCCAGGTATGAACGGTTTGCCTGATGTAACAAAATCTACACTTAAAGTAATGGTAAAAGATCCGTACCAAAAATCTACTGGTGATAAAATCAAAGAGATGGAAGCAGAAATGACTAAAGCTCTTTTAGGTAGATAACCAAAGTGCAGTAATAAAGAAAAACAGTACACCGCTATGGCGTACTGTTTTTTTTTTCTACTTTATTATTGTCCTATAGTGTTATCCATAGTACCTGCTGCTTTACCAGCTGAAGTTTCAACTCGTTCATTAAAACCTACACCAGGTGTTGTAGCTAATCTAGGATCAGCTTCGTTAATAGGTAGTATAAGATCAACATCTGGAATCTTATTAAGAACTGTTAACTTTTTAAGGATAGAATCCGCCAAAGTTAATACAGCTTCATTATTAAGAGTAATAGATGTAGACTCTATACTTAACTCAACCATTTCACCTGCTGAATGTATATCTCTCTTACCTGTTCTATCACCATTACTTTTAAAGAACATGTTAGTACATAACCATGCATCAACTACGCTTCTATGTGTAATATCTGGTTCTATAAATATAACTGTACCTGTATAGAAGTTTGGTGTATAAATACCAATCTCTGATTGTGCTGGTAGGAAATGTTTAATAACCAAAGGTTTCTTAGTATCAGGATCCATATAACCATATCTAATAACTGCATCAAGATATTTTTGGATAGACTTACCTGCTTTTTCTTTAAATGTAAACGCTAATGAAGATCTAGCTCTAACAACGTTAGTGATCTCTTCTTGCATCTCACCAGCTCCACCTATAGCGTGCTCATCTGTTTCAACAGTTAACCCTGAAGATAATCCGTCTATTGTTAATGGATGTAACTCAATTAGAGCTTTATATGCATCTATCCATTTTTGCGAATCTGGCATATAGGTCATAAACTCAGGATAAGCTAATACTACAGGTATTACATTTCTTCTAATATATGCTTGATTACTTATCCATTCGTCGTAGTACTTACCATCAGCGTCTACTCGTCCTATTCTAGCTAAGTGGCCGTTTTGTCCACCGTTTGCTAAATCCATTGTATTGTTATGTCCTGCGTACGCAGTACCAGTGCTAAGCACTGATTCTTTTAATCTACTCATGTTTTATCCTTTTCTTTTTTATTATAAATCTGAGCTTCTATAAGCTTGTGTAGTGTAAACCATTTTAGTTTTAGCATTAGCAGCATATAGTTTGTTTATTAAATGCCAACTGTATCCACGTTGTGCATCAGCCTCATCTATAACAACTTCAGGGATAACTGTAACTAAATCAGCAAATATACCAGCAAGTCTTTTTTCCATATATGTTGTAACAGCTAATGTAAATTCACTATCTGTCATAAATGTAGCTCCTGAGAATTCTCTCCAACAGTCGTCAGCTATTTTAACTAATGTTCCAACTGCGAATACATTAGGCCAGCTATTAAGAACAGAAGTATCATCGTCATATACTGTTTGAACAGCAGGGAAGAAGTATTGAACTCTATCTTTAGGTTGTGCCCAAACTACACCATCAGCCCATAATGTTGGTTTAATACCAGCAGGTATAAACGAAGGAGAAACATCTACTAACTCATCAAGAATAGCAGCATCACCGTGATCGAATTTGAAATTAGATTTCCATTTGTAATCACCAGCTCCCATCATTTTAGCTGTTTTAAGTGCAAGCTCATAAGTAAGTGGTATTCTATTTAATGTAGAACCATCTCTCATCAACCCTGTACCACCCATAACAACACATCTCATAACTGGTGTTCCGTAGTATTCAGACTCAGGTGCTAATTTAGCTCTAGTTTTAAGGGCTACAGCGATAGCTCTAATATCAGAAAGTGATACATCTTTTTCCCCTAAACTATCATCGTGTGTAGAAAGAACAACGTTAGTATCTTTTCTATAAGCTATGAAGTCTATTAAGCTTTTCTTAGTTTCTAATCTAAAACCAGAATCGTAGATAGTAGATTCAACATTGATAGCTGTATCCATAACTTCTGAATCAGGATCTGCATATTTAGCTAATTCTCTTACCAATACACTTTCGTACATCTCATTACTTAAAGATCCATCAGAACCTCCGTTAAGGAATATAGGTGAGTATTTAGAAATACTTATCTCTTTTTGTGTACCTGTTAATACTGGCGTAGAGTTATCTCTAACTACAGTAAAGTAAGGTTTACTTTTAGAAGATTTGCAGTTAAATAACTCTATAAGATATTTCTCTTCTAGTAATTTATCTTGATCCGCTGTAGTATAATCAAACCAACTAGCACTAGTAGCCATTTTACCATCATCATACATAACATCAGTATCTGAGATATAAGCTCTTTCTAACGTCATAATATCAGTTAACACGATTTCTAAGTTATTTCTATAAACATAAAGACCTTCATAGTCATTGTATCTAAGAGATTTCAACACATCTGTTTCGTTAAACCATTGTTGTGCAAACACTGCATCAATATCAAATCTAGCTTCTGTTAAAGGATTTTTAACTTTCTCTTTAAGAGCACAAATTACAGATGGTTCACCGTATAAACTTCTAAAAATTGTTGGTGTCGCTCCAGCGTTTGTTCTTGAGTACAATGCTAATTTATAAGGTATAACTTTAGCTTCGTCTGTAATTCTATCAGAAACATCTTCCCCATAAAGAGATTCTATTGTAAAACCAATATTATTATAGTACTCACCTTGATATTTAGCCATAAACTCCATAAGTGGATACATAGTAGATTTAACACCATTAGCTTCCATAGTACCTTGTTTAGTAGCTAGTGTACCTAATTGTCTATCAACCGTACCAGTATTGTATTCAGTAATGAATTTTATTTTTAACCCTTGGATAGTAGGTGTAATTGCATCTATTTTGAACGCGTTAGTATCTGGATCAATAGCGTAATCACCTGTACTATTTCTTACATAGTTAGGGATATCAGTTCTTAATACATCTACATATAAAGTGATATTACTTCTAACACCTGCATCATCAGCGACTAATCGTTGAACCATACATGCGTTACCAGTACCGCCGATAGCTTCCAAAAATCTTGTTTGGTGGTTATAATAACCTAAATCTCTGTCAAATGTTTCTACACCATAACTAGGAATAAATTTAGCCGCACCTAATAACATAGGTTTAGTGCTACCTTTTCTAGCTTTGATATATACTTTTGGACAATGTTGTGGTATAGGGTCTCTCTCTGGAGTTACTACTCTACCGCTTTTATCGTCAGTTCCTAAATGTATTACACCCGGAGATGCATTTTTTATTAAACTCATGTGTTGCTCCTATTTTTTTATTTAATTCATTTAATTAATAAATAATTATTCAAACATAAAATATTTATTATCAGCTGTATCGTTATTTATCAATAACACCTTACCGTTACTTAGTAGTATACTATTAGAGAAACTAAATGTATAACTGCTTATCATCTCTAACTTATTTAATACCCCCTCTGTTATATTGTAATAAAGAACACTCTTAGTATCATCTACCTTACTAGTAGTTTTATAGATTAAGTAATCACCATTAACCAAACGAACAGATCTAAGCTCTCTATTTCTAAACTCACTAACTACACTAACTCCGTCTGAGAAGGTGTTAGTAATAATATTATAAACATAACCTTTTTGAGCTGTTCCACCTATACACATATATCTACCTCTACCGATATCTATAAGTAATATAGGTACATTAGTCTCTATAGGTATTTCTTTTAGAACTGCTGTACCCATAGTTGATATATCTAATTTACATATCTTATTTGTATTAACTGGTATATAAATAAACTCTGTTTCATTAACTTGTACAAAAGCGTTAGTTGTACCAATAGGTAATGTTTCATCTTGACGTTCTACACTATTCAACATAGTAGCTGTTCTTGTAACTACATTATACTGAAAATGCATGAATATAGGTTTACCTGTATTACTAATGGTATCTATCAATATCGTGTTGTCGGTAAGGTACTTATAAAATGTTCCTGTGTTAATCATGTTTAATAATGATAATCCAGTAACAGTACTATTCAATTCAGAAACTAGTTTTTCTGTGTTATGGTCGTAGGTCATCTTTTTTATAGACTGTGAATTATTAGCTATATGTGGAATAGTTTTATTGTATAACTCATTAACATGTGTATTAGGTGCTAATATAGGTGTTTGTGAAGTGTACTTATATTTTATAACTTTAGTGTACTTAAAATTAGTATCCACTATATTAACTTCGTTCTTTGGAGATGTCTCTATATTTATACGTCTAATAACTGGTTCGTAGATATTTATGTTAGATACATATATGTCCACTATATATGTATTACTTTCTGCTAGTAACACACCTGGTATATCTATGTATTCTATTTCTTCAGTAATAGCTTCTGACCATATTAGTTCTTCTGATAGTAAGGACTTTAATTCTATCTTATTTATATTGTTACTTAACGCTGGATCTATTTTAGATAGTTTTAATCTATAATCCACATAAGGAATTATTCTTTTTATATGTGACGTAACTTCAAAATTAAAATTGTATACATCCACAATAGCTTCACCATAACCAGATTCTATACCACTAGCTGATATATGTGATGCTTTTATTATGATACGATTTAAATCGTTAGTCATAACTTCTGTTTTAGGAATAGTTATCTTAGTTAAGTTAACTTCGTCGTATAACGCACTGTATAATATATTGTTATAAATATCAAGTATTATCCAATGTGTTGCATAATGTCCGTCACCAGCTCCTCTGAAGAAACTAGTCTCTATTTCTATAGTGTCAGATGTTAGTATTTTATCTACATCTATAAACACCATTGGTTCGTCTATAATTATATCGTAGTTAACTATTAGACCATCTGATATATTAGTGTTAGTTATCTCTCTTACTGTAGACCAACTAGACTCATTACCAGTATTAAAATGTCTTTTATATCTTCCGTAATATGTTACACCTATTGGTACTATTACTTTAGAATAATATAATGTAAGGTTTACACTATCTTCTATAACCTCATCGATTATATTGATAAAGTTTATATCAGTAGCTATCTGATAAGTAGTTGCTGCGTGAGTCAATCCGTCTATAGGAACCCACGGTTTAAGTTTAATGGTTATCATAGTATCTCCTTATTTTCAGTTAAATCCGATAATATTCAGATACATATTATAAAAATAGAACAAATAAAGGAAGTACATGCAAGATTATAGAGAAACAACATGGTTAAACATGTTAAAGAAAGTTGATAGTGTGTTAGACTCATTCGATAATAGTCTAGACAGAAGTGTAATAAGATACATAGAAACTAATAAAAATAGTACCGCTAGAACTATCTATGTAGTTGATAGTGTGTATCCTAAAGTAGTGGTATGTGAATTAGTGTGTGAGAAGAAAACAAGATTTAGTGCTGTTCCAGTTATCTCTATAATGGATGATATAACAGAAAACAACATAAAACAAAAGATACTAGCCGCAGTAACTAATGGTAGTTATCTTATGGAAATAGCAGATAGAGATAGTAAGTACTAACCATATGGTTAGTACTTACTTCTTATTACAAGACTCTATTGCTTTTTTTTGTTCGGAAATACATTCTAAAAGTTTAACAGTTGGAGTATAACCATCACCTTTGAAATCACATTTAACCACAGGTACTTTACAAGGTACTTCAATATAAACATCTTTTGTCTCTATTATAGTCTTATACATAATAACTGGTTCTGGTTCTTTACAAGCACACCCTTTAAATATGAACATCATCATAAAACAAGAACCTATAAATAGAAATATATTATAAGCTTTCATAGTCTATCTCCGATATTCTTTTATTAAGTTCTAAACCTTCTTCGCATGAAGTTGAATTATAATCCACATTAGGTTTAATAACATCTTTATATATGTAAATAAACTTTTCTTTTGGTGGTTTAGCTTTCCAAGCCTCATACTTAGCTTTGGTTACTTGTAGTTCCTTAGCTGAAGCTAATACTCTATCATTCATAATAGTTATAGTTCTGTTCAGATCTGATATGTTGTAGGTTAATATACCTATAACATTATCTCTATTTATAACTATAAGTTTTTGTTTTTCTAAAGTATTAGATAACTCTAATATTCTTTTATCTTTTTCCGATATAGTGTTGTTAAGTGCTGATATCTTGAACCACACACTTAACACGATAGCTAATATAACACCTCCAACTATTAGGTATTTATTTACCCAAGGAAACATACTACTACTTTTTTCATGGTAACTCCTTTTATTTAATTTTAATATACTCTTCTTCTAATCTATTCATTAAAATATCTTTAGTAAGTTCTTCAACTGGAATCTCATTTAACATACGTTGCAACACGATGTTGTCTTCTTCACCATTCCATACTTTAATATAAGTACCTTCTTGGTAACCATTGTTTCTTCTAAAGATGTTTAACATATTTTTACCTAAGTAAAGTTTGTATATATCTTTAAATGCAAAGTTATGTTGTTCTTCCATATAGATCATAAGTAATAATAATCCAACTATACATTGCTCTGTGTTAAACACTACCGCAAGCAGTCTTCTTATTTTAGGTATGATATTGTTAGGATCAACATTATCACCAGCATCATGATCAGCATGCATATCATTTATTGTATAGATAACATCGTTAAAGTTACTGAATAGTTCTACAGTTCGTTCTACAGCTAACTCTCTAGTTAGTTCAACATTATTTTCTTTATAGAGATCTATAAACCCTTTAATAACATCACTTATCAAGAAGTGCCATACATCAACTATTTCTAGTTTAATATTCTCGTAATCGATTTCAGTATCAATTTTACTCCAGTGTTTCCAAGGAGTACTTTTTAACATCTCCATCACTTCATCGTTAATACATGTTTTCCAGCAAATGTCTTTACCTTTATCAGTAATGTTGTTTACCCAACAAGTACCATTAGTAATATCATTAAGATCCCATTGTAATTTAACCATTACTTCTAGCATACCTATATCTACAAGCATTTTAGTAGGTCCTACTGGTACCTCATTAAGTGATTCATCTGATTGCGTTTCTTCCTCAGTTTTATCCATTAGTCGTTCTACCATTACACCACCAAGCATAGCTCCTATAGCAGCTGTTTCCACTTCACCAGCAGGTGTAGTACATTCTACATTTTCATTTGTTGTTACTTCTTTTTCTTCTAACATTTTATATCCTTTATTTGTTTATTTCAAACATATAGTTAGTATAAAAAATATATAACACATGTAACCTATATGGTTACATGCATTTACTATCTATATATTTCCATATACCTTTTTTCTTCTTAATAGCTGTTTTCTCTAATTCATATAGATCATAGATAACTTCTCTAGGTAAGTTCTTATAATCTTCTACTACGCCATAACCATTACGTATTATATCTTTATTCACATACTCTATATAAATAACTGGTCTATCTCTAAAGTCTACATCTACTATAGTATAAGTTAAGTTCTTTTTACTATAAATACTTTTAAATAAATATTCTTTAGCATTCATACCTAGTGTATGCATAAGTTCTTTATCTATGTTACAAGATATAACATCTTTCTTAAATTTAGCGTTTCTAAACGACTCAGGGGTATCTATTCCTGCTAATCTATAATTACGTATAGTGTTATTGATATCTATCTTAATAGTGTCTCCATCTACTATCTTTAATATCTTGTTAGTGGATATAGTTTCACTATGTGTTAATGAGATTAATATTGTTATTATTAATAAGTATTTAAGCATGTATTTCCTTGTTATATTACTGTGTACTATTTTATTTAATAGTATTAGATTCTGTGATATTATTATTATAATAAATTAGAGAGACTTCGTCTCTCTTAAGTTCTTTAATTTATTTGTTTCTTCCTAAATAACATAGCTCATTAGAAGTGACAGTACACACCGTTCGCTCTCCTCGCCTGCTTCCTACAACTAACATACTGCTCGCGGTCCTCTCCCCTGAAGAAAACGTCTTCAGTCGTGGTGTCGGATAAGAGTGTACTGCACTTCCAATAGAGAATGCTAAGACCTAAGTCTCATTAGTATAGAACCCATAGTTATACTCTATCAAAAAGAGTAAGCTGTATATAATTTTATTTTGTTAATAACTTCGTCTATATTCTTACCTACTACCGTTAGTTAAGCCAGAGTCCCACCGTATAGATAGCTTGTAAACATGAATTAATGTAGAAGTTATTATTATTATTTATATATTATGCTCAGATAATAAGATATAGTTATATTTAACTTCCAATATGTTATAAACGTATATTATATGTGTAGAATGTATAATAGCTAAATACATTACTATAAACTAAAGGAGAAGTATTATGATACTTATATTTGACGAAATTGAAATGTGTGGTGATCCACTATCTGGATTAACATATGGACTTATGGAAGAGATTAACGGTATAGAACATCCAATTACAAGAAGTTGGAGAATTAGAGAACAAGATAGTAAAAGAGAAGTATGTGATGTATGTGAAGGTACATATGTACCTAATAGAAAAACAGCTGTTAATAACATATGTCCAGCATGTAAACTTTTGAAAGAGAAACATAATACTTGGTTCTCTTGTGATTTCGACACATCTTTATATTACATAGAGTATGATATATTAGAACAAGAAGCTAGAGACATACTCTATGAAGAAGAAGTTAGAAAAGCTATATATTTAATACTTGATGAAGCTATACCAGTACGCGAGAATGCTATCATACGAATGAGACTAGGTCTACTCGATGATGAGAGCGAGCGATCATTAGAAGAGATAGCTGATGCCTTAAATATAACACAAGGGCGAGTTAGACAACTTGAATCTAACGGTTTAAAAAGGTTAGGTCATACTAGAGGCTTTAAACACCGTGTTAACATAAGCTCTAATGATAATAAAAGATATGTTACATTATTAGAACTAGCTATAGATAGGTATAACTAAGTTATGTTAAAAGATATTAGACTAAAGGATCTATCCAAGTGTTTAATAGCAGATAATCTAGGGATAACTTTTAATTCACAAATAGAGTACGGTGAGAATGCTATACATATAAAAACGGTTTATGACGACAGATCAGATACTAATGTATATGATATAGCTACAAGTGTTGAAATATTTAAATTATTAAATATCGAGGAAACACTTGTACCGATACATTGCCAAGTTATAGATTGTGTTATTAATATAGTGAGAATTGACGTAGTGGTTATTATACCGATACAACAAATACAAGACTAAAGGGGAAAATATGAATAAAAAAAAAACACCAGCAGAATTAATGCTAACAGAAGCAGAAGCTACAATACTTTTTAATATAGATCAATCTATAAAAAATAAGTTAAAGTTACCGCAAGCTTATTATGGAGATGTAAAATCGTATCATTCAGAAGTAATCAAAACGTGTAATTCTTTAACTAAGTTAAGAACTAAACTATTAAAATATTCTGTCTTGGAAAAGAAAGTACATACACACTTAAAACAGTTAACAGACTTTAAGAAGGAGCTACACGCATTAGCTATTAAGGAGCGAAGTGAGTTAAAACTTGAAAAAGAAGAAGCTGCTATTATTAAAAAATATAAAGCCGAAGATTTTTCTAATCGCAATAAAGAACGTTTAATAAAAGCACATAAAACTATTAAAGCGGCGAAGGATATATCTTATAGTAGATATCAAGCTGAGGAATTAATATGCATGTTGACAGGACGTAAACGCCCGGTAGATAATGGTTATTATAGCTTAAGAAAAACTCTGGATGATGCAGACGTATTTTACGACTCAACTACAGGCAAACATGTTAGATTAGTAGAGGTAACAGAAACAGATAACTAAGATAGAGTAATACTCTATCTTAGGATATTTTTTTTATTTAAAACGACGGATATGCTTGATAATAAGATAAGGAATAAATATGAAAATAGTTAAATTTGTATTACATAGATACAAGAGAGTATTTCTTAGTGACATTGAAACTATAGAATATGAACCTAAAGATAACTTACAGATTATTCTAGGTAGTAATGGAAGTGGTAAAAGTAGTTTACTAAGTCAGTTGAATCCTTTACCAGGTAATTTAACTAAAGACTATAGAGATGGTGGTTATAAATATATAGAGATAGAACATGCAGGTAAGTATTATAAACTTATGAGTGGTGTTAACGGTACTAAGAGTCATAGTTTTATAATGGATGGTATAGAATATAACATAGGTGGGACTATAAGTGTACAAGCAGAGCTAGTTAGAAATCATTTTAACATAGATGTTAATAAACTTAATGTTATAATAGGGTTAAATAAGTTTACGAATATGAGTCCTACGGAAAGAAAAAGATGGATAACTGAGATAAGTGACGTTGATTATAGTTATAGTATAGGTGTTTATAATAAACTTAAAAGTAGACATAGAGATATATTAGGCGGTATTAAGTTAACACAAAGTAATATAGTTAAACTTGAGAGTGAGACTCTAAGTGATAGTGAGATAGATAAGTTAAACTTAGATATAAAATATGTTAGTGGTTTAATAGAACACATACTTAAACTTATAAGTAATGTTACTGTTAAAGTAGATATAAATAAAACTATAGATGAGATAGGTGTTTTAACCAATCGTCTTAACAGTAATAACATAGATATGGATGTTAAGTTTATAGAACAACAGATAACTACAGAGAATGTTAGGATAGAGGGGTTTAGCAAACGCATAGAGACCATAACTAATAATATTGATATGTTGGGTAAAGTAAGTAGTTTAGACATCGTAGAGGTTGATAATAAACTAGATGATGTTAACAATAGAATAAGATATATAGAGAGTGATATTTATCTTAAAGAAGACTTAGGTGTTCTGTATAGATATATGTTAGATAACTATAGTGAAATAGTTGGATTAGTTACTGAACTAGGAGAATATAGGTTAGATAGTAATCCAACTATATATAACGGATTAGTTAGTAAACTAGACGAACTTAAGAACAGTAGAAATAGACTTAACAATAGTTTATTAGTTCTAGATAGGGATATTAAAAACCAAGAAGATCTTTATAAAGATGATAACAAGATAGTATGTGTAAACTGTAATCATACATGGCATAAAGGATATGACCCTAATCGACTAGATAACTTTAAAAAAGAGAAAGAAAACTTACTAACTAAGATTAATAATCTAGATGTTGTTATTAAAGAAAAAACATTAGAAGTTGAAACTATACAAAAGAAACTAGATATTATAAATAGACTACGTGGTGTAAGTAGAGGCTGTCTTGTTATATGGAAATATATACTTAACGAGCTAGATATACACAATGCTGATGTAACTGTTATTCTAGATAGAGTTGATAGAGTTAATATGGATGTTGTTAGATGGATAGAAGTTATTAAACTTAAAGAAGAATTACTATTACTAAACAACGCTAAGAAAGATATAGAGATAAGTAATAAAGTTATTAACGATATTAACAATAGTAACAAAGACCAGTTAACTTTAGAACTTGATGAAGTAACACAACTTATCAATAACTCAAAAAGAGAAGTAGAACGTTTTAATGTTTTATTAAAAGTTAGTAAGAGTTTAGAAGAAGGAAAAGCTTTACTTAAAGATAACCTAAACACAGTCTATAAAGAAAAAGATAACTATATAAAATCAGTTAGAGATAAATATCTTAGTGGTGTAGTAGTTAAACTTAAAGAAGTTATTATAGATCTTAATAATCAAGTTAAGATAGCTAGTAATAATAGAGATAAGTTAAAGAATGATGTTAAGACATTAAACAAATATAACGAAATAGAAAGTGTTGTTAAACTAATGGTTAAAGAGTTATCACCTTCAGAAGGGTTAATAGCTAAAAGTATAAATAGTTTCTTAAACGTTTTATTACGAGATGTTAATGCTTTGATTAATAGTGTATGGGACTACGAGATGTTAATCTTACCTTGTGAAGTTAGTGAAGGAAATGATTTAGATTATAAGTTTAAAGTACTAGTTGATAATAAAGAAGTTATTGAAGATATAAGTAAGACATCATCTTCTATGCAAGAGATAATAGATCTAGCTTTTAGAATAGTCTTTATTAAGTATAGCGGTTTAGAAGAGTTCCCGTTAGTGTTAGACGAGTTTGGTAGAACATTTGATGCTAGACATAGGATAACGGCATATAACGTTGTGGACAAGATTATGAGTAGTAACTTTAATCAGATATTTATGGTTAGCCATTTTGAAGGAAGTTATGGTAGATTTAGTAACGCTGATGTTAACATACTTAACACTAATGGTGTTGATATGAATAATATAAATAAGTATAATGTTAATATGAAATTGTATTAATATTTTAATGCATAATATTAATATGAATAAATAATTAAGGAGATAATGTGAAATATAACAAAGGTAAACAACTAGCTTGTGCAAATGACGATTACGATGATAGTGAAGATGACTTTCCTACAGGTGGTTATCCACCTCACGATAGTTGTAAGTACTAACTTTATAATACATAGGTAACCTATTAGGTTACCTATGTTGTTTCTTGTTATCCATAAATACACAAGCATATATTATTAATAGGATATAATAAAAAGAAAAGGAAAAAACATGAAGAGTGATATATTTTTAATAAAATATGATGATGAGGATTATAAAGGAAGTTATGAACTAGAAGGTTCTGATGATGACATTGATGATAAATCAGACTACGATGAAGCTTGTGGTGATTAACGTATAATTGAGTAAACTTCAGGAGTGTAATATGATCGAAATAAAGTGTGATAAATGTGGTAAAACAAATACAGAATTTTTTACAATACCTAAGTCGATTGATTTAGTGGTAGTTAACGAACGTTCTAAATTCGAACCAGTTAATTCAGCTGAAAGAGTTATAAAGAGATATGTTGAACTATTGTTAAAAGATGGTATAACTACTACAGTTAATATATGTCAATCGTGTATGAGTAAAGGCTTTAGAAGTTTTAAAAAGAATAAGTAAGAGATAGGGTATCCCTATCTCTTACCTACAAGTTCTTTTATTTTTTTTACATGAGTGTTAAACTCTTCTAACATATCTTCATTTAAGGCATCTTCCAACCTACTAGCTCTATTTTCTAAATATCTAAAAATAACTGGTAGTTTATTAACTAATGATAAGTTAGTAGCTCTACCGCGTTTACCCATAACAACAAGTAATTGATATACATATTTTATTCTAGTTACCCATAACACCCATTCCGATTGTGTGTTATAATATCTTTGGTTAAGTCTTAATATATCAAACATATCATTACCAGAGAACGTAGGTATAGAATTTACTAATTGATCAATAGGTATATTTACATTACTAACATCTTTATATACACCTTTAAGTACTCTATCTATATCATTAGTATAGTTAACAACATGAAAAGGATGTCTATGTTTAAAAGAAGTTTCTAGATCCTCTGTTAAAGATAATTCTATAAATCTATTAAATATAGTAATATCCATATATTGGTCTAATATATTAGGCATAACGTATGTAGCTATATATACATTAGAATCAGTACTTTTATTGTAAGCCTTACGTTCTTTACACCACATAGAATATTGTAAAGTCATAGCTGTTAAATCTATCTCGAATACAGTTGTCTTAATTACATCGAAAGATTGTCTATACGGAAACGTATAGTCGAATCTTCTGTTGTTTGTATATACTATACGTATAGGCACTGATTCTTTCCATAAGTTTTCATAGTTAATTAAATCTATATCATTTTCTACATATATAAATATCTCTTTAGAGTTTTCTTTGTATAGTACATTATTATGTACCTTTCCTTTAGCTAACGTAGATACTATATCAAACTGCTTAGATAAGTATTTAGCTCTCATACCTATTTGTTTAAAAATATCTACAATAGGTGCAGATGTATCAGGAGCTATTAAGTCTAATATTCTAGCTAACATATTATTATTATTAACAGCTCGGTCTCTATGTCTGTAATACAGCTTCACTCTATCTATCTCTAACTTATATTTTCGTTGTATAGTGTCGAATGAACTATACTTCTTTATAGGATAAATAGTTTTGTTCTTTTTCTGTGTAAAGTAATTAAACATCGAGCATCCTTATAGTTATTTCAGTTAATCGATATAGTGTAACTATTTTTTTATAATATATACATATCTATGATACAAAATATCCAAGTGGTAAAACACTTGTAATACAACACGAAAATATGGTGCTGTGATAATTAAAAGTAATATTTTTTTAAACATATATTATTTAAGTAGAGTGTATAGCCAATGCACCTATAAAGTTGTCGACAGCTTTATTAATTTAATTTAAGGAGTACAATATGGCATTAAAAGGACAAGAAGGATTTGATCCAAACCACGGAGCTAACAATTTAGCGGAAGCAACAGCTAATAGAGGTTTTAACCAACAAGCAAGTGCAAGAGCAGGTGATGACGTTAGACCTAGTATTGGATTTGGAGGTAGAGATATCTATATCATGAATTCTAACCAAGGTTCAGGGTATACTAACGGAATTGCTACAGCTATGGCTGAAGCTTATGTTAAACTACCTGCAGGTGCTAAACCAAGATTAAATGTTCTTGATAAAGAAGCAATCAACGGTCTAGCGTATTCAGTTATCGTAGTAAGTGTACAAAAGAGTGATAAAGTTTTCTACTTTACAATCGCGTTAGAGGGAACAGGTAGACGACCTATGAAAGCTGGCGAAATCATCGCAGAAGTTAACAGAGAGAGAAACCCTAACCAAAATCAAAGAGCGAATGTGTTTACTACAGATGATGCTATTGATAAAGTATTACATGCAGAAATTGGAAGAGCTTTAGCTGCAGAGTATCCTTCTATTAAAGAGTTCATGCCTGTTGATGGTGTAGTTGTACCTACATTGCATGACGACGCTAAATCATTAGCACAAAGATTAGCATCTATTGGATATAACGCTACAACTGTAGATAGTGCATTAGCTTCTGGTGAACACCAAGATTTAAATATCACAAAAGCTCTTAACGATTCACCGAATGTTGCATTAAGACTAGAAGTTAACATGATGAAACAAACTGCTAGAAACGAAGTTGATAAACCAGTTAGACAAGATTTTGCTATTGAGCTTAACACTGTTGATATGAGTAACACTATACAAAGTATTAACTTACAAAACTCTAAAGATACACTTGTAAGAGTTTCTGGTTATATTGATGCTATTGCTAACGAGTATGAAATTCCTACTATGATGGGTATGCCACCACAAACAAAAATTGGTTTACATCCACATATTATTATCACAAGTAGTGCTGTTAAAATACCAACTCCTGGTTATGCATTGTTAGGTATTATCTCTGCGTTAACTATGACTAACCCAGCTATGTGGGTAGCTAGTGTTACGCCTAGAGAACAAAAAGATCCACACGATGCTGGTGCACTTAACATCATGACAAATCTTGGAAGAAACCAAAACAAAATTGGTGAAAAACTTGACTTACTAAGCAAAACAATTCAGACTGAAGAAGCTTATAGTTTCATTAGACAAATGTTTAGTGAGAAACCAGTTATATCTTTCGACGTTGAATCATTTGGACCACAAACATATTACAACAGTATGTTAGCTATTGCTGCTCAAAATGGAAATTCTACTGCAAAACAAAATGCATTAAATGAAATTATTGAAACTGCTAACTGGCTAACTAACGGAAACTTCCCACAAGATTTCCCTAGAGATAAAGTATTTGTATATGGCGGAGTAGTTGTACCTATGGGTTCTTACGCAGATAAAACTGGTGAAAGAGATATTAGAGATATCGACTTAGCATACATAGCAAACAAAAGTGGTGATGTAGGAATGATGAACTCATGGGTTAAATCATCAGTACCTGGAACTGGTGCTACTGATCCATTCCTAGCTAAAACTATGATTATTGCAAGTTTGATTCCTGATGCTGAAATCTCTGGTAAAGCTATTAGAGTTACATTCTCTGGTATGTTTGTTGAAACATTAGCTGCTGCTGCTGCTGCTGCGGGACTTGATGCTAAATATGAACCAGCTATTGTATTTGCTGAATCTCATAACCTTGGTATGATTAACAACTTTATGGCTGGTGCTGGTGTAAGTAACGCTTATGGTTTCGCTAGACAAAGTATGGCTGCTGGTCCTAACTTCCAAATGGGTTATGGTGGTGTAGGTTACCACAGACACTAACAGCTTAGCTGTTAGTTGGAAAGAGAGTATGTTGGACTCTCGTGTATAGCATGTTGACATGGTTTATAGTTATACAAAGGTTAAGTAGCGACTAACCAACCGCATAGGATGTTTTCCTGTGGTTAACAGCGAGTTTAGTAGTTGTATATATAATGTTGTTTGCACTTGCAAAATATTTATACGTTACGGTTATTAAGCGTTGAGACTAGTTTTACTTACTAAGGGTATTGTAAGTATTATGGAAGGTCTCTTATTGGCGGTTTACGGACGAACTTCGTGAACAAGCCGTGCAAATTTGCTTAGGTGGTTATTGATATCGCATGGAGTTTATGTAACAGTATGGTAGTTATATAAATGTAGAAGTTAGTTATCTTAAAATAATTACCTGACACACTGGTAAAAGAGTGTCATAACATGTGAATGTTATGTTAGGGTCTCTGACACAATATAGACAACGTTAGAGTGATATAGTGGGTTCCTATATCTAGTTATTAATATCGTGATCGAAATATTAATAATGATTATAAGGCTTTGATCATCACAGCAGTCTACGACTTAAGAAACGAGACTGGCTGGTTTTATAGAATATAGCTTAATGGGAGGAGAGCGTTCGATTACCATCGAAAGGTTACAGGTTCGAGTCCTGTATTCTATACCAAAAATAAACAAAAAGGATACACTATGAAAGTAAGAATGTCATTAGTAGCTGCGTCAGCTATTGTTAAATTAAATACTAGAATAAAAGACTATTCTTTAAAAGCACAAGTTCTACAATCTAGAACACCAGGTAAATCAATACCATTAAGTACTACTGTTAAACAGGATAACTAACTGCACAAACTTTGTTAGACTATACCGCAACGACACAGGTTCAGCGCATTCTAGTCTAACATCAACATAATGTTATGGGTTCAACTCCCAAGTAGTACACTAGACAGTTTCTCCAATTACAGTTTAGATTCCAGCGTAGAAGTTTTTAACACTTCTTCTACGCTGTTAGGGTTGTTAGCTCAGCTGGTAGAGCACTCGGCTCATAACCGAGCGGTCGATAGGTTCAAATCCTACACAACCCACCAACAATATTATGTATAGCCTTTCATGTGGCGAGAAGTGCTGGTTACGACCGGCAGGGCATGGTAACTTATGTTACACATATTCCTTATGGGTTCAACCCCCATGCTATACACAGCTATGAATATTATATAGTATAATATGATGTCTATAAACTAGATCTTAAATATTGGTACTGTAAAATCTACTTTAATATAAGATTTATTATGATTATAGATTAGTCATTTGTAACTATAAATATTCATACTTTATGTAACTATAGCTCAGTCTGGTAGAGCGCGGGGATATCAGTGTGTTCTAATTTGTGTATGAGATACACAGCACACTCCGAAGTCATTGGTTCGAATCCAAAGCTTAGTCTGGTAGAGCGCGGGGATATCAGTGTGTTCCAAAAGTATTTTTACTTGACATACACACTCCGAGGTCATTGGTTCAAATCCAATTAGTTACACCCTTACGTTTATCGTTTGAGTACACTTAGTTCAGTAGGATAGAATCTGCCTCAAAAGGCAGGGGTCGCTGGTTCGAGTCCAGCAGTGTACACATTATGTTTCCTGTAACTTTATGTTCTAGATGATCGTTTTCTAACGGTAGTTTCTTTCTGTGTTATTGGAGTTTACATTGAAGAATAATATATAGTAAGATGGAAGAGTAGCTATATATTATATTCCTTTTATATTGACTTTACAAAAAAGATATGGTGTATTTATATACTGTTATCACTGTACGTAGTCTGACGGTGATCTTCCGCTTAAATATGTACTTGTAACTCAGAGGTAGAGAACACTCTAGATTAAACCTAGCACGCGGTACTAGTTAGAATCATTATTAGGGTGAAGTCGTTGGTTCGATTCCAACCAAGTATACGTTGATAATTGTGAAAAAGTAATTACAGTAGACTTAACGGTCTACTGTTTTTTTTATATTTATTGTATTATATGACACAATAGTTTAAGTAAAACATTTCCATTTTGCAATTGGTGGAAAAGATGATGGTTTAATTCCACTACGTGTATGCAAGGTTTGTTGTTGGTCCTTGTTGTTGATTTGTTGTTATGGTGTTCATTTTGCATCATTTCATTTTTTGTATATCCTCCTTAAATATAGTAGTAGCGGTGCCGTAAGGTACCTCTACTATGTTTTTTATATCCATATTATTTCAGTCGTATATCATATGTATAGGTCAGCTATGTGAAATACGTAATTACATAACTGCAAGGTGTTTCTGAAAATAGAAACTAATATTTTTATTTAACTTATAAGGAGTTATAAATGTACGGATTTGATATACATATGAGTGGTTACCAATCGGGTAAACCACTTACAAAACTATCTAAACTATTTGACGAGAGTAAAGAGTCTTCTTTACAACTACTAGCTAGTACTGTCTTCAGTAACGGTAAAAGACAATTGGTGATAGGTAGTGATGATGAGATATCTATTGTGTCGTGTCCTAATGGGATGTATATAGTGTTAATACACACTGAAGCATTTACTACAGCTATGTTATGTGATAAAACAGGGTATGGTGTACCTGCTTGTTTTACAACAGAATTTGATGGTTATTGTAATGAGTTATCAGACTCATTAATAATTAAACATAATGAAGTATTGTATGGTAACAGTATAGATTCTATAACGGATAAAGATATAGCAGAAGAGTTAAACTTATCTATAAAAAGAGCATTCAAAATTATGGATGAAAAAGATAGATGGGCTAAATCTAAACTAGGTGATAGATACAACGATATAGTTGGTAAATACTTATAAGGAGTTATGATGGAAAATAAACAAATACAAGATACGACCCCAGCTTTTAAACTAAGTGACTTTGTTTTAATATCTGTTAAAGGTGTATTAGTGTGGGTTACTATTACTAGTATAAAGTATAACACAAATAAAGGGTTTATATATTATTATGAATATATGGGAGCGGAAGATATATATTCAGGACATATTGAACAAACGGAGTTATTGAAACATAATAGTTCCACTAATAACGAATGTCCAAAAGAGTTTATGCTAATAGGTTGTAAGTTTAATCGTTTTGATATAAATGGACATGGTGTTATAAAAGAAATAATAATAGATAATGTTACATTTTATTATAATACGGAATGCACAGTAACAGGAGTTACAATTACTGAGTTAATTAGTCTAATTGAACATATTAATTCGTCATTAAGAAAAGATATGTTTAGATATAATTTTGATACAAGAGTAACACGTTCTATTGTTAATGAAGTGGATAATAAAGTGAAAGAATATAAAACTAATTACAACTCTCTTACATCAGAAATCTCTAAGAGAGAAATGCGCGGAGACATAGCTAATCTTAATCAATATAAAAGTGATCTAATTATTAGATGGAGAAGTAATTTAAACAAAACAAAAAGATTAACTATGCTTGTAAAAGAAAATGAAGCTACATTAAAAATAGCTAAACAAATAAAAGAATAAAGGGAAAAAATGAAAAAAGTAATTTTAATGGTATTAATGTTAGCTAGTATAACACTAGCAGATAAGTTAGAAGTAAAAGAGTTATATTTAGAAGATGATTCTTCTGGTATACCTATACTGTATACACATACAAGTGAGTATCTTTATGTCTCGTACGATGGATTTGATATTCGTTGTAAAGAAGTTAAAGGTAAAGTTAGATGTCAAGAACTTGTTACACCTGGTAACAAATGGGTGATATCTGATATGTCAGATTACTCTGATGATCTTATGTATGTTATTAAAGACAACATCCATAATGTAGGTAGATAGACTAATATTATAGAACACGATATCGTGTTCTATTTTTTTTTGTCTATATTTTTTTAAACATATATTATTAATATAGGGATGTGACACCTTGTTATAACATAACTAAAGTCAACAACATGTTTTGCGCAAAACATATAAGGAGACCAACATGGCAGTATCACAAAGTTTTACCAACTTCGATACTTATTTCATCGCGACAGAGGGCGATAAGATTATCATTAATGATCTTAATTACTATACTCTATCCGATACAGAGTTATTAAATAAGAACTTAATGACTGTATATGATTCAGACAGCATATCGACTATACCAACTTGTGACTGTGGATATTTTAAAGGTAACTATAAACTTAATCACATGTGTTCAACATGCGGTACAGCTGTTAGAGATCCGTTTCATAAGGTAAAACCTTATCTATGGTTAAAAGCTTTAGATGCTGAGCACCTGTTTATAAACCCTACATTCTGGATGATGCTTAAAACAGCTATACATAAGAAGATAGATTATCTTAGATATCTTTCTGATCCTAAGTTTAATCCACCTATAGACTTACCGCCTTATATTATAGGTTTAAAAGCTATAGTAGGTGAACGTACATATAGTAATTTGATAAACAACATAGAAAATATACTTGTGTATTTAATTAATCATTCAGCATTTAAAGATTATGATAAGCAAGAAACATTAAAAGATGTGTTATCACTATATATATACAATAAACCTAAATTGTATTCTAGTTATTTACCTATTATAAATAAGAAAATGTTCGTAATGGAAAATACTAATATGGGTAAGTTTACTAACTTAGCTGTATCTGAAGTTATAGATGTTGTTATGCTATGGATAAAAACTGTATCTGATGACGAGCTTACACCTAAAAGAGTATCTGCTACTACAGTTAACACCATTAGTAAACTGGCGTTATTATACGACGATTATTTCGATAAGTACTTACTTAAGAAACCAGGTGCGATAAGAAAGCATATATACGGAGCAAGAAGTCACTTTACATTCAGAGCCGTTATTATATCGATTCCTGGTCCACATCAGCACGACGAGATACATGTACCATGGTCTATAGGTGTAACTGCGTTTAGACCACATCTTATTAATAAACTAGTTAATCAACGAGGTTATAAGTATAAAGATGCTAGTGCGTTATTATATCGCAGTGTAAAGTTACATAGTCATATTATAGAGGAACTACTTAATGAGTTGATAAACGATGCACCGAACAAAAGGATTCCAGTTATATTACATAGAAATCCTTCACTGTTACAAGGTTCAACTCAACTAGTAGGTATTTCTAAGTTTAAGAATGACCCATATGATATGTGTATATCTATGTCTATTCTTATAGCAAAATCACCTAATGCAGACTTCGATGGTGATGAGTTAAATGTAATTATACTAAATGATAATTTTATGGCGGAAGAGTTTAAAACACTTAGACCGTTTTACAATGTTCCTGATCTTAGTAAGCCTTTTAGTATAAGTGGAAACTTAACATTATTAAGTCCAGCCAATAATATATTATCTAACTTCCTAAGTGATAAAGAAGAACATCCAGAACAAGATACAATAGCACATTTATTATAAGGAGGTAAATATGCAAATAAGAGTTATAAATGGTGGTGAGCAAGCATTCAACGCTATGATATACCAACCGCCTGATCAATCCATACTTAACCATATTAACTCTAGTATGGCTAGAGTAGGAGAAATAGTCGGAACAGCTGGTACAGCATTCATGGACACAACTAAGTCTCTATATGAGAAGTTTAACAATTCAGCTGTTCTGAACGCAGCTAAATTAATGGTATATAGCTTAGGTGGACATATGTCGCAAGACCAAATATTTCCACTTAACTATGACAATATGCATACGGCTAATAACATTATGCAACATTACATTATGAGTGATTTAACGATTAATAAAATGTATAATGATAATATGTGTTATGGTTTTCAGAATACTTATTATGACTTAGAACAAGGTGTAGTAGGTAAAGATAGAGAACACTATAAAGCTGTTATGGATGGCGTATTAGAAATAGATGAAGATGGTTATTGTTTTACTAATACATATTCAAGTTCAGATGCAATAGAGTTAAGTCACTTTGACAAGTATGCTATATTAGATACATGGGCTGAAGCTAAGCGTATGCTAGTTAAAGGAATAGATCCAACATCTCCTGATAGAGATGAATTATAAAAAGGAAAAATATGATAAGTGGTAATGGAATATTAAAGGTTTGGAGTATAGCTGTAGGTGTAATACTTATTACGTTAGGTATAGCACTTACGTTGACTATGGGATATAAATATTATTCAGTATGGGGTATGGAGATGGAAGGTAAAGCTAAACTAGCTGAATCTTCTCAATCTAGACAAATAGCTGTAGAACAAGCTAGAGCTGAAAGAGACGCATCTAAATTAAGAGCAGAGGCTATTAGTATAATGGGTAAAGCAGCTAAAGATTTTCCAGAATATAGAACTCAAGAGTTTATGGGTAGTTTTGGAGAAGCGTTAAGAGAAGGTAAAATATCTCAGATTATGTATGTTCCAACTGAAGGTAACATTCCAATAATGGAAGCCAATAGGTTGAAATAATAATAAGTAAGTAACACACACAGATACTCTGTGTGTGTTATTTTTTTTTATATCCATTTTTATTCAGTCGTATATCATAATTGTAGATCAAGTATAGTAATCTGACTATACTGTGTTGTTTTGGTAACAGAACTAATACAAGGAGTAATGTCCTCATTCTACTTATAAGGAGTATATAATGGAAACACCAAAATTAAAAGCTGGAACAAATGGAATGATAGTGTTGGAATACAACGGAAATACATACGCTACGTTTAGTACATTATCATTTAAGCCAACAAACACTGGTTGGTTAATTGTGCAAAACGATACACTGTATAAGGCTGTAACACTTATCGACGATAACTTAGAAGTTGTAGACAGTGTAATTTATACTGAACCTTTAGATGTTGTAGATGCTACATGTTCAGATAAAGAATTGCTATTGAGTTTCATGGAACTGTTGACAAGTGGTAAAGCTACTGCTGAGTTATCTCTAGCTATTAACGCCATAGCGGGTCAACTACATATGCAATATGTTAGTGTAGCTTTAAATAGAAAGGAATATAAAGCTAAAGTAGCGTAGAGGAAACCCTCTACACTATCTTATTTTTTTTTCATACAGTGCTAAAGTAAGCAGTCTTTATTAGAGTCATTGTTATCATACTAGCAGCTCCGACCATTATTTGTTTAAAGATATCAGCCTTTATTTCGCTAGGTTTCATATTACCATAAACTATAGAAGGACCTATTAAGTTTATATCTATCATAGGTACAGTATATATTCCGTTAGTTGCTATTTGTGTTTCTAACCATTTAACAGAATCATATTTTATAATAGTACCTACATTACCAACACACCATTTACTATTTAGTTCATAATTATCTACACTAACTATTCTAACACCTATATCAGGTATTCTCGACATTAGTAAGTGTTCTAAATTATGTTGTTCTTCTAAATCTAAATTATACGGATGTATATTTAAATATACTATTAGTAATGACTTATCACCAGTTATAACTTTATGTTCCAAAGCTTCTATACAGTATTTAGTTAACATATTTATCATAGGTGTTGGTGTGGCTAATAATAAAACTTCTTTATCTCTATTATCGTAAAAACTATAAAACATATCTTGTGGTATTACCCCAAATCTATCTATACGTCTTTTATGGTAATTTCTATCACGCATCGCTTCTATAGCAGTATCTTTGTCTAATGCATATAATACAGGTAGTCTAGTATCAAATAGAGCGTCTAGGTCTATAAAGATGTTACTAGTTGTTGTGTTAATACTCTCCATACGTACCACCTCCAGGGTTTTTTATTCTCTCTAAATCATTCTTTTGGGTATTCTGTATATTAGCTAGTTCAGCTTGTAGTTTAGCTATGTTAGCTATCGCTACTTTATTATACATAACTCTAGAGTACGTAGTTAAATCTAAATACTCATTAACAGTTATATTAAAAAACTTTTTAATATCGTATCTGATATACTCATCAAGAACTTCCTCATACCTAGTATAAACATATAAAGATTCTTCTTGTCTAGTAACTACCGTACTAAATAGGGCTTCAATTTCAGAACTATGCATAGCACAATGTTCTTCGTAGAATAATTCACTTATTAACTCAGCGCTCTCAGGGCTAGATAGCTTATTCTTTACTTTATATATAAAGTCTTCTATATACTTAGTAGAGTTAGTTTTGCTATCTAGGAAATCATAATCTAAGATATGTTTCGTGCTCGTATCTTTGACGTTTTGAGAACGCTTAGGTCGAAAAAATGTTCTAACATATTGATAGGTATAAATTCTTTAAATGGACCTTTCTTACTAGCATTTTGGTCAGCTTCTCTTTCCTTAGCTAAACAATTAGGACAAGTAAAGTTAGCTGTAGCAGCTATAGCGACAACGTTATCAGAAATGTAGTTTCTAACACCAGCTGTATATTCAGTCATAACTCTTTCATCACCACTTAACATATCTAGAATAGCATTAACATCAGCACGCTCATCAACTACTGTATCATCAAGTTCTATCTTTGTAACATATACATTGTATATACCTAAAACAACAGCTGATAAAGTATCTCTTATTTTACCATTTTTTAACTCTTTAGTATCACTATCTGTAAATAACTCTTGAGCGTTATTAATAATAGTTTCTATCCATTCTTCACCGTTATCTATATATGTAGCAAGTGTAGGTGCTTTTAAAGTCATTCTAACAAGACTGTTGTTAGAAGTAGTTAAATCAATAACTTTGATTAAGTCAACATTTAACTTTATCTGGTAGTCTCTAATTTGATCAATAGTTTTACTATCAGGTCTTCTAACACTCATATGAGTTTTTGCTTCCTCTGATAATATCTTCTTGTCAACTTTAAGTAACTTAATAGGTTTAACTTCAGAAGCTACAGTATAATCACAAATAGGTTTATCATTAACAAGAACAGCTGTATTTACACAGTTTCTTATAATAGAATAACCTTCTGGGTTCATAGCAGATAACATACCTAACATAAGAGGATATAAATCTTGCACCATGATAATATCTTTAATATCTACGTCAGCAGGTAGCTTAACGGAAGTGTTAATGATATGTGACACAATGAAGTCTACAATGATTCTAGTATAAATAACAGAATAGTTAGAGTAAATCAAAGTAGCTGTTTCTCTTCCCAGTCTTATCTCATTTTCAGCTAATGCTATTTCAAGGTTGATTATATCGCTATCTTTAGGAGGTCTTATAGTAACCCAAAACCCACTATGCCAAAGCGGAACCATAACATGTTCACCTATACCTAACTTAGAAGAGAACTTAGCTACAGCAGCGCTACCAGTTAATTTACCAGTTGAGTTAATAGGAACATTACTTATTGTTAGACTCTTATCTCCGAATTTAACATCGTTTACCCAGTTTTCTGGTTCGTCGTTTAATTTTCTTACGAAGATATCTTTCTCTATAGTTGTGCCTACTGATTGTAAGTTTATACCTGTAGCAGTGATTTCTTTCTTACTATATAAACCTTTAAACTTTTCTTCAGACATACCATTGATAGCATCCAACAGTTTATCTAATTTGTCGTATAAAGTTGTTGGTAACATAACAGCTTTAGTTTTATCGTCTTCTTCTGTATACTCATGTTCATTTACATACTCGCTAGCGTGACTATGTCTATCACCAGGTTCTATAATGGGTTGTACTACAGTTTCCTGTGCGATATTTTCAGTTGGATAAAGTTCGATCTCTTCATCTACGATAGTGTTATCATTAGTAATATCCATACTATTCTCCTTTTTGTGTAATTGTAGCTAAATCACTAACACCTTGGTTATAAGCATTAGAAAGTTCAGTAGCATCTAGTTTAAGTTTAGCAAATACGTCAAGATACATTGTGCTAGAGATATATGCTATTTTCTCAGCTGTGTGTATATATTTAGATGCTATACCAAAGTACTCTAATTGTTCATCTGTACCTGTTACAGTACCAGATCTATATTTAGTAGGAATAGATACCCCTGGTTCTATCTCTTCAGTTTCAACAGCATGTTGTAATGAATTTTCAACTATTTCATTAGCTATATCATAGAACGTTTTTACAGCACCATCAACTATAGCAAACGCTTCTTTATCATTGTTAAGTTTTTCTTTATAAACAGTAGCTAGTTCTGTAAATAACATTTGTTGTTGTATTAGATCGTCAGCTGCTTCGTTTCTAGCAAGCTCAAGTTCAGACCAGTCTACTACTTCGTCGGTAAGTTCTTTTTTACCCTCGTCAGTATCTAGTGTGATAATAACATCATTTCTTTCTTCTTCTTTTACATTTTGCATGCATAATCCTTTATTTATATTGGTCTCAGTAATTATGTTATTGTTAAAAAACTATATCAATGACTACATAAAGGAGTAAACATGAATGAACAAGAAATTGAGTTTAACGAACTTATATTAAATTATATAACTATGTCATACCCAAAAGAGATACAACTACAAGTTTTAGAAATACTAACTTACGTAGTTGATAATGGTAGATATGATGAGTTAGAATATAACATATTAGAAATTGTTTTGACAGATAATGAAGATACTGAAGTTGTTATTGGTAATGTAAATACTTTAATATACGACGTTATCTTAGATATACTAATAGATAAAGGTATAAAGTTAGATAAACATAAAATAAACTTTAGATATCTGACATATGTTATAGAAACTATTACTAACATAGAACATTATAATGAAGTAAACATTAACCCTGTATTAAATCTATTATCAGACGATGAATTAGATAACGAATCAAAGTTAGCTAAAGCTATAGAGATGTACACGGTGTGTTCTTGGATAGAGGTTTATGAGATTATAACACACGTTAGTGAAAATTATATTTATAACTTAGCTAAACGATTAGACAACTTAGAGCAAAGTTTAGTATTAAATATAGAACTATTAGGAAAACACCCAGAGCTTTCTAATACTAATATAGGTAGACTTATTGTTAACTCTGGTGATGATACTCCCACACCGGACGAGTTTCTAGGTAGTCTGTATGATATACTAGCTTTAGTAGGTTATAACACAGAAACAGCTGTTACTGAGTTATGTGCGTTTATAGTTATGTGTGTAGAGGTTGACGATAAATTACTTTTCTTGGATAAAACTATTAGAGAGGATATTATGTCGCTAACTTCAGATGGATTAATAACTGATACACTAATAAGAAACACTAAAGATAAACTTACTACTTATGTACAAGGAGATAATTAATGTCAAAGGGTAAATACTTATTATACGCCATCTCAAAAGGTTTTCTAAAGAACCTAGATTGGTATTATACGTTTTTAACTATAGTTAACTCTGATAACTATAGTAATGAATATATATCAATAGTAAACGGAAAGTTTTTAGTAAAAGTTGATGAAGAATTATTGGAGTTAGAAGGATATATTAGTGGTACAGCTGTTTATAGTATAACAGATAAAGTATCACTAGCTAAAAACACTTTAGCTTCAATAACAACTGATATAGATACTTCAATAGGATATTTACTACTTAATTATATTTTAGTAGAGTTTCCATTTAATGGTAAGATAGCTTACATAAATGAAAAGTTCTTTATAAATAAATACGAGGAACGTGTTGGGGAACTTTTAGCAAATGAAGAGATAACTGTTCCTGAGTATAAGGTGTTTGTTAATAACTGCTCTTTCCTAGAAAAATTCTCTAGGATTGTTACAGTTTCAGCAACTGAAAAAGGTATAACTCCACCTGAAGGATTAATGGAATATAAGAAAAAGATAACTATCGAATTTGATAATAAATATGGTAAGATATGGAGGGAAGACCCACCGAAAGTAGTTGAGTATGAAACATTACTAAAAGAATACATGAATGTATGGTTAAAAGATGATCCAGCCAATAATAAGTTTTTAGGTGGTAAGATAAAAAACAATGCTATGTTTAAAAAATACTTGTCATTTGGATTAGCTATAGGTTTTGAACAATCAGGAGAGCCATTAGTTCAAGTTGATGAATCATTATTAGAAGGTTACCCAAGAGATAAAGTTAAATTAGCTAAGATGTTTAATACATCAAGATCAGCCAGCTTCGACAGAGGTCATGAAACACAAAAAGGTGGTTCGGTTGCCAAAGATATCTTGAGAGCTACTTCATCAATCACTATAACCGACGGAGACTGTAAAGTAACATATGGTAAAAAGATAAAGGTGCGAGATAAGCTTATAAAGAATTTAGTAGGCAGATACATTATAGTTAATGGAGTATCAACGCCTATGACTTCTAGTGAAGAGGTAAGTAAATACACTAATAAGTTTATAGAGATACGATCAACACAATACTGTAAAAGTCCAGGTAATACTTTCTGTAAGGTTTGTGTAGGTCAAGCTTTGGCTAACTATAAAACAGGTATATCATTAGTTGAAACACAAATTTCAGCGGCGATACTTATCAACTCTCTTAAGAAGATGCATAATACAACTATATCAACTATAGATATTGATTTTAGAGACACGATAAAATAATTTTAAAGATAACAATTCAGTAGAATAAATAAACAAGGAGTGCACAATGACAAATAGTAATGAGGATGACATTCTAGCAATGTTACAAGGTGATGATAAACCGTTCGCTAATACAGCAGCGTTGACTACAACTGAGAAGGAAGATAAAGAGGAAGACGATTTTGATTACTGGGAAAATCCAGATGTTAAACCGTTAAAAGTAGACCCAGAAACATTTAAGACTGCTTCTAAATCATTTCTTATAACTACATACACAACAACAGGTGTATTGCCACCAGAAGTTAGTAAAGAGCTATTCGAACTATCTAAAGCTCTAGTAGCTAAAGGTTTCAGATTTAGACACACTGGTGATGTTCAAGATAAATTACAAAACGATATATTGAAAATTGAAGATATAGAAGTTGATAGTTATTTACCTTGGAAAAAGTTTAACCCAGATATAGCTAACCCACTTATGAAAAAACCAGTTGGTATAGGTTATAGAATAGCTGCTAACTCTCATAAGATGTTTCCTAAAATGTCTAACGGAATTAGATGTTTGTTAGCTAGAAACGCACACTCTATATTGGGACCTAAATGTGTTACACCAGTTACATTTATATTGGCGTACACAGAAGATGGTGCTGAAGGTATTACTAAAGGTATCGATTTTAAAGTAACTGGTAATGTAGCATTCTTTTTAAAAGTAGCAGAGGATAGTAATGTTCCTGTGTTCAATCTTAAAAAAGAGGGTGCAATTAAAAGATTAATTGAATTCATTCAAAAATAAGGATAAAAAAATGGCTAGAGATAATAAGTATAATAAAACACCTATTGTAGAAGGTGAGGAAGTAGAAACTGCTGAAGTTATTCAACAGTTACCAGAAGATGAAGTATTACCAGAGGAAGATGGAATTGGTGCTGAAGTAGTGGAAACCCAATATAATACTGAAACACCAGAAGAGGTAATTGAACAAGAATCTGATAAAGGTGGTATGCCAGAAACTGAACAACCTGTACAGGAAGATGAGAAACAACCTGAGACAATAATTGATAAACTGGCTAAACCACAAGTGGTAGAAACTCCTGTTATTGTTGATATGATGAATGTAGATGCTATTGCTGAGTTATTAACTCAACCAGGTATGACGATACATGATAAGCTTGTAAATATATCTAGAAATGGAGTACCTACTATTAGTAAAGTAGCTTCTAAACTTATAGATTACAACACAGAGTTAAATCCTGCTCAACCAGCTAGAGATACTAAATTTTTAGCTAATAAGAACTATGATTTATATAACACTATAAAATCTGTTATTGAAACTCCAGATTATGCTACATTCAAATTAAGATTTGATATAGTTAATCTTGCATTCAAAGCGTTCGGAAAAGAAGCGTTCAATGAGTATCTTTTAAGAAGAGGTGTTGAATCATGGACTTGGGGGACTAAATCATTTAACACATATACATCTATTGTGTCAGCGGTAGCTATTTTATGTGATTTGTCAACTAGATCTAAAAACGTTTCTAAAATAGACTTTAAGAAATTACTTAACGATTCTACTATTAACGAACTAGGTAGAGAGAACATTAAAAAGTATTATGATCAATAGTACATTATAACTACATACGACCATATGGTCGTATGTAGTTATATCCACTATATTTCAACCCTATATTATAAATGTAATATTAGGGAACTAACCTAATAAAAAATAACAAAAACAAAGGATATAAAATGGCATTAAAAGGAACAGACGGAGTTATCAACGGAGCAGCTATTGAAACACCAAACGAAGATAAAGCGGAACAAACAACAAGTGAATGTGTTGTTAAAGATTATACAGCTGAGTTAGCTGTAATAGTGTCTCTTATTACAACACTTGAAAAAGTAATATTAGATGGAAAAGCTACTGATAAAGAACTCATGGTTGCTATTGGTGCATGTAACGCTGGTATTATGACAGTAGCTGGTGATATTGAAATGATCAAATGTTCATTCATGTCAACTACTATAGGATGGACTAGTCTAATCACAACAATGGCTATGAGTAGAGATATCGACGCATTTAGTGGACTAGTTACGTTAGCTATTCATGGGTACAATTTAGATAACTACGAGGAGTTGATGAAACTAGTAGACCCAACTAAAGCTGATAGTATTCATGTGTTGGATAAATTCTTCGCTAACGGTAGTTTAGGTACAAGAGAAAATTTTGTAACTGTTATTAAAGCTAGAGTTGAAACATTACGTGCTGGTAAAGAAGAAAATGTAAAAGCAGCTTCGTCAGACCAAGATATAGAAGATGTATTAAAAGAGGCTGAAGACAGTTTGAATGAAGCTAAAGCTAAAGTTAAAGCTACATTAGAAGCTATAGCTACAAACAAAACAAACAATGACAGCTCATCTACATCTATTGGTGATATAGCGTTGGGTGTTGGTGGTATTGTAGTTGCTGGGTTAGCGTTATATGCTGGATATTGTTACTTCTTCGACGGGTGTCGTGATGATGATACAATTGTTATAGATTAACAATCTTAGTTAGACCTATAGGTCTAACTAAGCTGCATATTTTTTTTCTATTAAATATTCTTCTATATCGTATAAGGTAGGTAAGTTTAACATAGTGTTACTATACTCTAAAGCGTTTACTTTACCAAATAATAAGTTTATATTTTGTAATCTAAACACACTTAGAGGTATATCGCCAATAGATTTAACTTCTTTTATAGTTGTGTCTTTACTAACGTTAGCTGCCATACCGTTAGACGGATATCCACTAACTTGGTCGGAGTCAGAAATAAACTTTCTAGCATTAGTATGTATACCACTACCAGGTATTAACTCAACTCCTATATCTTTTATTCTATAAGAAGAAAGCAGAATACGAACATTCAGTATAACTCGTTATGTAACTGTATAGTTACGTTATACCAGCACCACGACGTGCCTCTATGCCTTTCGTTAAGGTAACTCTGTTACCGCATAGTCTAGACTATATCTTTATCCTACGTTATCACATCGTAGGATATCTACCACTTTGTCTTTAAGGGGATTACCCCACCACTTGGCGCTACTCCCAGCTACGGGATAGTCGTTGAACGTTGCTCTATTCGAGCCTTCGCTGCTGATTTCCGATTACACCTGGTCTCAACCAGTAGCTACTAACAGTTGATAAGACTGCCTAGTTATACTTTCGATATAGATGTTGACCACTTAAGATCATATGTTAGTTTTTCAAGCGTTCACACTTAGAGCTATTCGCTCTTATGTTGTAGCACTAACATCTTTACGGGTTCCCAGACAGTTCAATAGATTATCACTATATATTACTATATAGTGGGACTATTAATATAATTGTCTTTTATGCGATTTAAACTATTATAGTCTAAGTCTTTAAATGGAGTTTGATCATGTTCGTATTTAAATAAGAACTGTTTAACAGGTTTATTAATATTGTAACGACACGCGTTACTTATAGAGGTTGTGTTCACACCAGTTATTTTAGCCATAGCCATTATATTATCAGCAATAATAAGTTCGTTACTCATAACATTCTTACCTAGTATTTTACGTCTAATACCTTCATTATTTTTATTTAAAATAATGTCGTCCCAAGAACTATCTTTTCTTTTAAATATGTAACCATCTGGAAAAAACTTCTGTGGTCTATTTAATCTGTTAGTTATGGTACTATGAGGTAAGTTTATATCTCTACTACATTCAGCTATAGAAATATATTCTTTTACTATACCGGTATTAATATTCTTTATAGATATACCTACAACACTATTTGGTGTTAAACCATTATTTATAGCATGAATATTATTATCTCGTTTAGTTACCCATTCTAAATTATCTAAGTCATCATCTCCTGGTGTACCGTTCTTGTGGTTAATTACTAGTTTGTTAGGGTCAGTAGTGTAGTCTATAAAGGTTAATCCGACAGCGCGGTGTCTAGCCAAAGCTGTGTTATTTCCAATATCATTAGTAACACTTGTCCGTTTATAACCACTAGTTATATTCTTAATATTAATTATACCTGGTTTAGCTATATGCCAAAGTTTTATTCTGTTTGATAACAAACTATATAAGTCCAAATTAGCTGATATTAGATAATTGGTGTGGTACGGTATATAATAAAATCCTTTTATAGTTGTGTGTTCAATTAGACACGCGAATTTATAAAATATATTATTAATATATGTATTATATCGGTTATTATCAATATAACACACTAATACATCTTTAATATTTGCTATAGGTATATTAATATTATACACCGTCACAATCACAACTAACCCGAATTCATAATACAATGTACCATAAACCCAATCTAATTTAATCTTTTTAACCCCGTTAATTATTTCTGTTTTAATCATGTCTCCATTTAAAGTATAAATACAGTTATCTTCTTTATTGTATATGTATTTATCACTATGTTTTATCTTAATCGTATTATTCATGTTATCTCCTATTATTCATATAATAGTTAGATCTTCATGATTCGTAAATCATATTATTTTTAATCCAGTCTCCTAATCCCAAAAGTCCTACGTTATCTTCATACTTACTAGGTTTACAAGCTAACACTCTTCCTTTATCTAAGTAGAAGAAATGTAACGCGTCTATAATTCGTTTTGGTCCAGAACTAAATACATCATACCCACTACCCATACTAAGCATACTTATAATGTGTGATAAATCTTTTGTCTTAGCATCTAACTCTAACATAGAAATATTATCCCATTGATTGTATATGATATATTCTAGTGGTTTTTCAGCTACCATATATAGATGCCACTCTAAACCTTTAAGACTGTTAGTCTTTTCGTCGTCAAACTTAAGTTTACCAAGTTTAGCACCTAATTCTTGTTTAAGAATGTTATCTAAACCGTAGCCACCGGGAACAGTCTTACCACCAACTCTAACATATCTATGCGTAGAAGCTGCGTCTATCCACCAGAAGCTAGCTGGACAGTTAACCCAGTGCCATTGTTCTTCCATGTTAATAGGCTTAAACTTACCACTCTCGGTAGTTTTTTGTTTAGGTCCTTCCATGTATTTAAAATATTTCAAATTATCAGGAAGACTAGGATCTGAGAATATATCTTTAGGCAATACATTATATTTCTCACACACCTCTAACATCTTAGGTATATCATATCCTATGTTCCAAATAGCTATAAAATCTGGTTTCCATAAATGTGCTACTTCTAACACTTTAGTAATACACTCCATTTGATTTTCTACTACTACATATGTTTTTTCTATATTGCTAGCTATAGGTGTTTTAGGTACATACTTATTATAGAGATAACGAAGCTTTTCGTCAAACTTCTTTTGTAATTTTACTACGTCAGTTTCTGTAGCTACTTTCTTTAAAAGTAACGACTTATTTATAACAGTATATATCTTATCGTTCATGGATAAAGATATAATAATTATCTCGTCGTTAATAGTATCAGTTTCTATATCGAATGTAGCTACTTTATTTTCAGATATTGCATCAGGGTATTTAGAAAGATACTGGTGTTTTATATATGTTTTACCACTAACATCAATTCCATAAACATATGGATTATCTTTTATAAACCTAGTATCTCTATTTCCGACATATCTAGGTCCTAATCGCTTAGCTATATCTGTATAAAGATTAGATTCTGTACATGTGTATTTATTAACACGGTCAAGATCTTCTGCTTCTTTTTTATCTTTATGTGTTCTATATGGTTCTTTAGTTACCCAATATGGTCTTTTGAAGTTACTTATGGTTCTTAAAGCTTGTTCAGTTGTTCCGTCTTTATAATGCATAACTTCTTTTATAACGTAAGTGTCATCTCTGTAATCATCTATTTGTGGTAGGTGAAACACGTGTTTACATTCACGCCCTACTATTTCTTTTTCCATATAGTCTCCTTAATTAGGTATCGATTAATTGTCTATTTTCAAATATTGTGTGCACTTATTTGAAAATACATAAGGAACTACAATGACTACACTAGCTAACTTGCTTTCAAAACAGAAAGTTTCCATATCAACAGAGATGATATCACCGCAGTATAATGACTACGTTGTGCATCTATTAGTAAAACAGTTTAACCTATTAATAGACACATGTGTTTCTAATAGTTTATTCGGTCAAAATATATATAGAAGTAAGCTTTCTATTACAATAATAAATGAGATTGACTCTATACTATTTAAAAGATTTGGTATAAAGTTTGAACATATCTACGGAAAGAATAGTGGGTATGCTGTTATGTCAGTGCCACCTAAGAAGTTCAACGTACTTAAAGATGATATAGAAGAAAACTATGATATCATAAAGCGGTTATTGAAAGATGATACTACCGAACATAAAAAAGATATTAACAAGAAACTTAATTTTGAGAAGGATGTTAATATAGTAATGAAGAGTTGGGTTAAATCTGTAGACTTATTAGAAAAACAACTTAACGCGAAAGAAGTTACTATAAACCTTTCAAAGGCAACTATAGAGAAATTACCAGAAGACTATCTAGTATATTTACTTAGTGACTTTAGTGTTTTAATACACGACTGTAAGTTATCAGCAAGAGAGCTTACAGCTGTATTATTACACGAAGTAGGACATGAGTATACACATATGGAATACTCATTGAGAACAGTTAGAAATACAGCTGTGTTAGTAGATACTATAAACGCTGAGTTAAAAGATGATGTTTCTTTTAAAGAGGCTATTGATATTACATACAGAAAAGTATATGATGGAAAAGATGATTCTAACAATACAATTACTGGCGTATTACGTTTATTGGATACTTATGTTAAATCAACATTTATAATGGGCGAGAATACACATAGTAAGACAGATAGTGAACAGTTAGCTGATCAATTCGCTGGGCGTTTCCAATTAGGCATGGAACTAACTACAGCAGTAGGTAAGCTTAATGCTTACAATATAAAACTTACTAATGATATGACTTATATTATGTTATATAGTCAATTGATGTATATGACTATATTTAGTTTAATATTATATGGAAGTTTATTTATGGGAGGTGCTTTGTTATTGGGAGGGATAGTGATAGGTCTAGTTTTAACACTAGTATTTGACTTATTAGGTGGACTAATAACATCAGGTGGTATGATATACGGTATGACTTATGACTATGATAAACAAAGATTTATTAGAATAAGAAATGAGATAGTTAGACAGTTAAGAACATCTAATCTACCTAAGGAAGTCATTGTAGAAAGATTGTCAGACATTAGACGTATAGACGATCTTATAGCATTAGCCCCAGATGAAAAAGATAAAGAGTCAAGTTTAACTATGTATCTAAGAGGTATGTTACCAGGAGCTAAAGCATTAGTTGAAACTAAATTGTTAGACCAACTAACAGAAAACTTACTAGAGAATGATTTACATATCGCTAGTAACAAATTAAAAACATTATAGGAGACACCATGAGAATAGTAGGTAATGAAAGAATAAGATTAAGTAAGTTGTTAACACAAACTGATGCAACTAGAAGAGATGTAGCTATGTTCGCGGTAGCGTATGCGTTAGTTGTTAACAAAGCTATACCAAAAGTAGACACATATGTAGAGGTTAAGAAATTGACTGAATATTTCTGCGAGATAGCTATTTTAGATAGAGTTAAACTTGAACTGTATATTAAGAACACATTAAGTTATTTTAACTTAGAATCTAATATAGATAACTCAGTTCTACAAGGTGATACTATTGAGGATATGTTATATGTTAACAAATACATAGGTAAAGAACTTATAGCCGCTGCTAACAATAATATTAATCTATTTTTAGATATAGTTTCTATTATACCAAGAGCGATAGCTAGTGATAAACAATAAGGAGCATACATGTTTAAAATAAATGAAGTCAATGATAATCTACCGATTTATCATGACGCACAATTATTAGCTTTAGAAGATTTCAAAGCTAATATAATAGCTAAACAAAGTATATGTAGAAATGATGTGCTTAGTTTAGAAGCATTTGTAGGTGGTGCTATAAGTAATGTTATTAATATTAATAGATATTCTAGTCATAACTCTAGTGTAGAGTATGAGAGAACATTAGAATGTGTTGGAGATATAGTTGCTAGACATAAGAAAGTTGACAATGGTATAACTGTAAATATGTTACATAGTATCATATTTACAACTAAAACAATGTTAAAAGAGTTGAAAGAGACTTTATTTAATTACCATACAGCTAACACTGCAACTATTTTAGAAACAGCTAGTAATAACGCATACACTATAGTGTACTCATATTGTAATAAGGATGAACTTGTAGATATAAAAAATATAAGTTTAGTAGAGCTTATAAAATACGATTCACATTATAAGTTCTTTAGTCTAGTTACAAACAATAAGTTTAACAGAAAGAAAGCTGAAGAATTAGTAAATGATGTTAATGATATAATGCCGTTAATGTGTGCGTTAGTTAAAACTAAATTAAGTGATTTTAAATATAATGATGTTGAGATAAGAACTATAACACTTACAGATCTTATAAGTGTTCTAAATAACGCACCAGCTATAATTTCTGATATAGAAAGTATGTTAAGCGACGTAGAGAGTGATTTAAGAGATTTTGGTACACCTGATTACAATTGGATATACCAAGATAACCAAAGGTTGAGTAGCTCATACAGAAAGTACAAAAATATAGTAGGTTTATTAAGCGATAATATAACACAAGGACTATTAAAAGGATAACTGGTAGCTATTAGCTACCAGTTATCATATTGTTGTTATGTTAATTTTAATATCATACTTAACTATAAGCTCACTATTTTTATTAATAACGAGTTTCTTCTTAAGCACTAACCTTTTAGTTTTATCTACAAATGAAAATATTTCACTATTCTCAGTAGGTTCTATATTGGTTATTTTAACTCCTACTACTTCGCTACCAACTACTTTAAGTATCTCGTCTTTCATATCTTTAATAGATATTTTAAAGTTATCTAATTGAGTATGTATTATGTCACCTATAGCAGCTGTTATAGTATCTATCTCATCATCGGTATAACTACTTCTACTTGTGTATAAAGTAACAATAGGTGACGTTAGATAAGGTATGTTAATAGTAGTATTGTTTACAACTACACTAACTTGTTCAGTCTTCTTATATGATTTATAAAGAACTTTAGTGTTCTCTAATAGACCAGAGTTTATACTAGGTATAACAGTAAATAACCAATTGTTTATAGTGTCAATATTTATACCGAGATAGTTAGTATAAATATTAGAGTTAGCTAAAGCGAACTCATACTCTAACATAAGTAAATCGATATTACGAACTACACCAGAATGTAAATCTATAATTGGCAGATTGTTAGAGTCCAATACAATATCACCTTTACGATGTTTATATATTACAACTCCATTACTATCTAAGACAGGATCTCCAGCTAGGTGTAATATTTCTGTTGTAACATCTTCGTCTGGATCTTCTGGACAATTAAATATAGTTCCAGTTTCTTCAAATATCTTATAAACATCTTCAGTGTGTGTAAGAGGAATATCAGTAGTGTATTTCATATACATACGTTCAGTGTATGTGTTGTACATCTTGTTCCATATATAATCTATACGTTTACCGAATGTTATACTAAACTCTTCTTTATTAAATACAGTTATCTCGTACCCTTCAGTATTGCCTATCTCAGTAACTAAGTAGTTGTTATTAGTAAGTACATCAGGATCGACTGTATATACATGGAATGTTAAAAGACTCTCAAGTTTAACAAACTTATTAGAAACTGTACTATCACCATTAGTTAACTCTAAGTAGTTATCTAGGTCAACATATAAACTAGTGTCTATATTAAATGTAAATGATTTATTATCTAAATTATAAACACTGTAGAACTTAACATTAGCTACATCACCAAGTGTAGGTATAGACACCTGACCTCTAATGTATTCGCTATCTAAACCATCAAACTCAGTATTTGTAGAAACATTAATTATTATACTGTACCCAGATACAGTTTTAACAATAGTATACTGTTTACTATTTACCCTTTCTATTAAACTAGTGTTTTTACCAATTATCCTAGAGTCAAGTAGATATGGTGAATCTAAGTTATATACCCTAGTGTCTATAGTATCTATAGTGTTATTGTCTAGTATGTAATAGTACGGGGTGTAATAATAATTAACATTATTAGTATAATCTACTAGATCGTTAATATTCATATTTTTAAGCGCAAACTTCTCATTACTAGATATAGGAGATACTTTATAATTAACTTCTTTAAAAACAGTTCCTGCTTTTATTATTAAGTAATCGTCAGTAACAACAATGTCTGTGGTGTTAGGTAAATCGCTAGGCGTTATACCTATAGAGTTGAAGTATATATCTGGCCTACAATAAACAAGAGGACTATTATACTTAGGTATATTCTTATTAGCTAAGAACACTCTCTCTGTTATTATATCGTAAGACTTATATAACTCAAATCCTTGTAATAACCCTTTCTGTTTTATATTTTCAGTAGTTATAGGTACATCTATATCACCTGTGCTGTTGTTAATAACAGCATTACGTAATGTTTCCATATCTATACTATTCTTTCCACCTTCAGCTATACTTCTACTGTTAGCTAATACCGTTATGTGCGGAATAGTTGCTTCTGACGCAGTTAATCCGTTAGACTTGATACTTACCTTGAAATCTTCTGCTTTATATTTGTTAAGAGGTAAATAAAGCACACCTCTCGTTTCGTACACATCTATAGATATATTTCCACTTACAATATTGTTGTATAGGAAAACATCAGGTATTTTAAATACAACATTCTTGTTCTGTAGTTCTATATAAACTGTAGGAACATTGCTGTTAATATACTCCCCAGAATGTGTTTTGTTAAGTGTTAAATAAACATCATTAGTGTTAGCATTTTTATACTTAACTACACTAAAATAATATTGTTCTTTTAATGTAGCAGTTAATTTAAATCCTTCAGCAGGAGTTATAGCTTTGTTAATAGAATATTTTTTAACTTGCTTAAGTATTGTTTCAAAAGCTATCCATTCTTCTCCATCTTGAAAAGATACTATACCAGAATTAAGCACACCTAAATTGTTTATAGCTATATCATCAGATGAAATTTGCTGCTCTACGAATACTATACCTGTGTCATATAGTTTTACTACGATATTATTTAAAAGTGTAAACACTGTGTTAGCTACAGTTACCTCAGTACCAGTTGGTAATGTTGTTTCTAAGTAAGTAGCTCCAGTTGGTCTATATCCGTTAGATTTTAAATCTTTAACATTTATATAGAACAACATAGCTACTTCTGTAGGTATAGAGAATAAATTAGTTAACTCACTATCCGATAGATGTCGGTATAAGTCTTCAGGTTTATCAGCAAGATCTGGATGTAGTTTTCTAATTACACCAAGTGGTTCAACCACAGCATTCTGTGCTGAAGATACAGCTAATTCCATTAACATCATAAACGGGTTAGTTGGATCAACTATAGTTTTATTATCAGCAGTCTCTTCTGATAATGCGTTAATAACAAGTGTTTGTACCATATTGGGGTCGTACACATATTTTGCTATGTCAAGCTTTGTTAAATTCATATAATGTCCTTTTATTTAGTAGTAGTTCTTTTACTTTTAACTACTGTTTATTTTTGTTTAGCTAAATTAGCTGCCTTAGTGTTAGTTTCTTTATGTACATTTTTAGGCTTAACCTTAGCTGCTTCAGCAGCCTTATTAACAGCTTGAGCGTTAGACTCAGCGTGTACACCACCTTCTTTACCAGATAAACTTATTGTACGGTTCCAATCTTTACTATGTTTAATTTCTATCCACCATTCTAACTCGAATGTTCTTCTGTTTATTAATGGATAACCTCTGTGGTTAAGTTGATCTCTTAATTCTCTAGGGATTTTCTCATAACCAGCTATTGACGCTACGTTACCATTGTAACGTATCTTTTTAAGATCTTGATTAAATATACATGTAGCGTCGTTAAATTCTTTAATAAGAATATCATCGTAAATAGCACCAACACACTTGAACCGAATATTAAGTTCTTTGTTATTATCCATATATTTAGGTCCACTAGTAAAGTCAAAGAGTTTACCTGTTGGTACGTTTATAGGAAAGCTAGCTCCGGTTGCAGCGATTCTCTTAACGTATGTACCTGTTTCATCCATAATAAGTCTATATATTCGTGTATTATAGTCTATTTCATTTTCAGCTAGCATGTCGTGATATGGGTTCATTATCCCTTCAAACACACAAGCTGCATAAAGTAACCAAGACTGCATCATAAGTACAATAGGTTCATCTCTTATATTTCTAAAAGTACAATCCAGATCGAAACTCTCGTATATATCAACTGAACTATCTATTTGTACGTATTGTTCTTTTCTAACACCTTGCTTCGAAGCGAAAGTACTAACTGTCATATCCGGCCATCCAGACATATCTAATAAGGTATTAGTTAACACAGGTATATAAGCTAACTTATCATCTACAAGGTTACTGTTAACACTAATACTTTGTCTAATCTTACCTTTAGTTGTTGTTATTGAGTCTAACCCAACTCTAGGATCTAACATACATCTAACATATCTATGTACGCTATCTTTGTCTGTAGAAAGTAATGAATAAAATCTTCTTACGTTAGCTAAATTAGATGTAGAAAAGTTAAGTTGTGGTCTAGTAAAGAATACATATCCTTTACTATCTCTATTCTCAGGAACAACACTCTTCACACCAGTATGGTTAAGTCCATATAATGTATTTGAAGTAGCTTGGTCTATACTTCCTATAGGTTGAGTCATAGCTATGAATTCATCTAGCTCTATTTTTTTATCATTATCAAGCATTTTATTTATATCTATATTGTATAAATCAATATTAGGTTCATTAGTCATTAGTAACTCCTTATCTCATTGAAGTGAACACCTATAATATTCATTGACATATTAAATATAATGATAATAAATAAAAGGGGACAAAGATGGCAGGTATAATCGGTGCGTTAGGTACACTAACAGAAATATTTTCACAGACTGATGAGGGGTTAAGCGGTAAATCATTATTAAAAGCTTTAAGATCTAAAGAGGTAGCTTTACTTAGAGCTGATGGGTCTATGCTTAAATTAATAGGTAATTATATAGTAGAACCTGTGATCGTTGTAAGTAACGAATTAAGAAATGATGATGTTATAGATAACGTGTTGGGTATACATACAGATATATTCACTGGGTTTTATATGCAAGTATTCGATATTATAAGAGCGCATTTTGGAATTAAAGATAATAACGCCATAGATTTATTAGCTACTGACAATGGTGGGTTAGAAAGACTTATTCTGGCTGGTGCTGATTTAGCTGTAGCTGACAGAGACCATGTTGGTGATTTGTTCAAAGGTAAAATGTCTATTAGTATAAGCACTGAATCTGGGTTATCTTTTAATGAACAAGCTGCGTTAGAAAAACTTAAGAATACTAACCAAAAGACTTTAGAAGAAGATAAACATAATAACCAATTGAAACGAGATGAACTTAATAGACAAGCTAAATTAGACGAATTAGCTAAAAAAGAAGCTATTAGACTAGGTCAGTATAAAGATAAGAATCAAGTAGCATCGTCTGTTAGTGCATCTGTTAAAGATTTAAATATACCTAACGCTATACAAAGAACTATACAAGTTACTATAACTAGACCTATGGAAACTAAAGATGGTCAACCGACTGGTGCCGCTTTAACTGTTGTTATTCCTATTAATATTAAAGCACACGTTATTTTTACAGATATAAGTAATATTATTAATGTAATGCAACCTAATAGTGACGATAAAGGTATGTTTAATAGAATAGATGAATACAGAGCAGGTGCTATTTCGCTAACAGATTTATTATTCGCTGGTGATATTATTAACGAGTACAAACAAAATAAACTTAAAGATAAAGATCAGTTATTACAAATAATTCAGAATAGAGTATTATCTGCTAACTCTAAAGTTATTAACGGAGGAGTAGGTTTTGAGAAGTATTACAATATGTATATTATTTCAGCACAAGATCTTATAAGAGTTGAGAAACATCTTAACGGTAAAGTTGCTGAAGCTAAATTTAGACAAAAGTTTCTAGAGCAAGCGTATGGTTTATCATTAACGGTTATGGATCAAGATCATGAGATAATTAAACTTATGTTAAAAGATCTTGGTGGAGTTTCTACACTTACGTATAAAGCAGCGGTTAAGTCTGATAAAAAAGGCAATGATATGGGTGAGATAGTTAAATCTCTAATTAACAATAAACCTATGGTATTTTAAAGGATAACTATGATAAGAGGATTAATAAACTATGTTATGAGTATTAACCACGTAACTAGAAAAGAACAGATAGTTAAAAACACGGATATTATTTTCCGTGTAATAGCTGAAGATACAATACCTACTTTAGATAAACTAATTGATGGTGATGTAGATAATATTGTAAACGGAAACACATTATTGAGTAATAGTATTACAATGTCGAATATTAAAGTAAAGAATAACATAGAGTTCTTTGTTAAGCTTAGGGTGTTTTTCAAAACAGTATTATCTGAAGAGAAAAAAATCTTAAAACTCATCGAAGATGAGATAAATGAATTTGTAACAGATAAAAGCGGTAATAGTAAAGAGATTTCTATTATGAAGTTTGTTTCAGATTTAGGGTCTGCAAGTTTATATACTATTGACTTAGTATACTTTGTGTTGGTTGGTGATGGTGATACTGATTTTTCTAAAATGAAGATGAATAACATTAGAACTAACCTACCTGATTTAATATCTGTATTGGATATATATACTGGTGAACTAGAAAACATTATTAAAACTATTCCTAGAGTAGCTTCTATAACTGTTGTACAAAAAGATGTTTCAGACAACATGCTTGATAAGTTATTAGGTAACAGCGGTAAGATGTTAAAACTTGCTAACACTAGTGGTTTTATAAATAACCCTATATACCATATAAGAATGTGGTTTGTTGATAATGAGATTGAAAAATATGAATCTTTGAAAGATAAGAAGAAAATGATAGAACTTAAACTACTTGATCTTAAACTTACTGAACAAAATGAAAGTAGTTCTAAGATTAAAGATCAGATTAAGTACTATGAAGAGAAACTTTCTGTTATAGAGTACGATATCGCTCAAATAGAGAAAGACTAATCTAATACGGGTAGTATGCATGGTGCCCTGGAGACTAAAGCTGTAAAGCACATCTAAAGATACGTATGTGTTTATAAACATATATATGGTATTAAGTACACCATAGATATCGAAGTACTTAAACAAAAAAAATCAATTGAAAAAAAGGACAAATTATGGCAAGAGATTTCGGAATATTCGGAAGTTTATCAAGAGAAGAAGAAGGGGATGTTGTACCAGGTGTTGAAGCTGGTGATATTACAGAAGAGATTGTTACTGATGAAGCAGTTGCTGAAGTTAGTGAATTAGAAACAGAAATCGCTACAGATTCTGACGCTATGGCACAAGCTGATGTTGCATCTATTGAGTTAGAAACTCAAATTACTACAGCTGAAGAAATTCTAGCTAACCCTGAAACAGTTACTCCAGAAGTAGTTGAAATTGCTGCTGAATCATTAAGAGTTACAGCTAGACTATTAGGTGGGTCTATTGATTCAAGATATGTTGTGTCTAGAGAAAGTATTAAAGCTAGTCCTGTGGTATCACTTGAAGTATCTGTTGAAGGCGCAAAAGATTTCTTAAGAAAACTTATTGAATCTATCAAAGCTATTTTCAGAAAAATTATGAACGCTGGTAAAAAACTATTCGTTAAACTTGTAGTTGTAATGGATGGAACTGCTAAAAAAGCTAAAAAATTAGAAAAAGTAGTTGGAAAACTACCTTCTGAACCTACTAGTAAATTTGAAACTAAAGAGGCTAAAGCTATTCTTTCTAGACAAGGTGCTTATCTTGCATTAAATGGTGGTATTGGTGGTTTTAAATATAGTACAAAAATATCTGAATTGATAACTGACGTTACTACTATTAAAGGTGTTGTTGATGGAGCTATCAACGCAGTTAATAAAATAGCTGATATTAAAGAAGATACAGCTGGTGCTAAAAAGAAAGAGGCTGCTGCTGCACTAGAGGCTGGTACAGCTAAACTTAAATTATTAAATGCCGCTACATTAGAAAGTAATTTTGGTTATAACGCACCAGACGGTAAAGAAACTGCTGTTAAACAAGGTGTGTTAAAAGGTAATACTTTGAAAATAGTAGAGGTTTATAATACAGAGGACGAAAAATCAGTGCAAAAAATAGCAGTGAAATCTTTAACTGTAAACAAAGATCTATTTGAAGACGCTAGTATAGAAGTAGCTGGTAAACAAGCGTTAGTATCTATGATAGCTGATATTGTCGCTAGTTCTAAAAATTTATCTAAATACAGCACTGAAGCAATGAAAGCTATAGACGCAGCTGATAAAGCTTTAGATAAATTAGCTAAAGACTCAAGTGGTAGTTATGTAATTAACAAACTTAAAGCTGGTCCAGCTACAGCTGTTAGAGATTTAACTGTTGGTTTAATGTTGGACGGAGTACTTGGGTATGTTACTGCTGTTAAAGGACAAATGTCTACAGTAAATGATTGTGTTAGAAAGTATAACACTAATCAAATGTAATCTTCGTATTTATACGATATTCAAAAAGGATAGAACTTCGGTTCTATCCTTTTTTCTTCTTTAACCGGCTTTTCTATGATATTAAAAATAAAGGACTTATTATGTTAGATAAACAAGTAATTAAAGCAGTAAAAGGTACTGATGCATTTTACCAAATAGATAAATGCGTGACTATGTATGAAGAGGGTTTACACGAAACAAAACCTACAGCATACATATTAGAACTAGCTGGAGCTTATATTAGAGAGTTCGGAAGCACAGGAGTTATAGAACATTTAAAATACCATATAACTAAACCATCTTTTAAAACAACTCCATTAGGTGTAATGGTTATGCAGGATATAGTAAACGTAATTACTAAAAAAGAGATTTGTTACTTTGAGAAATATTTTATAGATTTAAAAATTCCAGCTAAACGACATACTTCTATAAAATTAAATTATCCAGAAACATATTCTATTAGTTGTTCTACTACTGATGCTCTATTAGATATTCTAGAGGTAGGCGGTGCTGAGTTAGCAATAGGTTTAATAGCTGCTTACTGTATGCATGTCGAGAAAAATGATTCATATTAGGAGTTACTATGTATAAAACTAAATTAGAACTACAAGGTATAGATAGCACTATATCTAGACCAGTTCTTATTAATATACTAGGTGATATTAAAAATTTAATAGGTGTAGACAAAGATATTAAATATTATCTAGATGGACAAGAGACTGTAGATAGAACAGTTAATAAGTTAGGAAAAGTAGTTGATAATAGTTCACCGAGAAATGAATTTATGCAAGTTGAGACGTCTGAAGATTCTACAGACGGATCAGACGTTTCTTTATTAACTTCTAATCCTGATAATTATCCTATTTATAATGATAAAGAGATAAGAGCTATGTTTACACCTATAACTCACGACAGAACAACAACATTAACTATTAGGTATTTCAATAAGTCTAAAAGTAAAGTTAATTCTATAGCTAATAGGTTGAAACTAATGACAGCTAGAGAAGATATGTATAAGATACATAATATAGAATATTACTACACTATACATAATTACTTGTTGAGAATGTTATCACATTTTAACGATATTAAGAACGCTAGGTTAGGTACTAAATTCACACTAGATGAATACATAGCTACTACGTTTGATAATAGAGTTGATTATGGTAATAACGCAGCAGGTGAGATAGATAAAACATCTATAGTTATTAGAGAAGCTCAGATGGGTGTAATTGGATATTTAGCTAATGACTTACATAACATAAAAGCACTTTATGATGTTACTAAGACAGCGTGGTATTTAGAACTAGAGTACAAATTTAGTTATAATAAACCAATATCTTTATTGTTAGATTACTCACCAGTTATATTCAACACTGAGATATCTAAAGAGTTTAGAGTTAAACAACCTGAAGAGACTATGTCGCCTATAAATGGACTACGTACAAAAGGTGTATTAGGTATGTATGGTGTTACAGAAAAGAACTATTTGATACCTACGGATGGTAAGGGTTATATCACATATCCAATTAACGATAAGACTCCTTTACCTAAGCCAGCACCATTTACAGTTAGGGTAAACTCAGTTATGTTAATACTTAATAAAGATGACCTAACAGAATTATTCAATCTTAGTGATATACCAAAAGTAAAGTTCTTAGATACATTCACAGAGTTCTTGAAGTTAGAGTTATTACACATAGGAACTTTACATAAAAGTTTAGTTTATTTAGATATCTATAATGGAACAACTAAAGTTTATAATAATAAAGTAATAGCAGCAATCCTACCTAACGGAGATATATCTTTTAAAACAGAAAAACCGTTAGACATAACACGCGAATATAGAGTGTGTTTCAATATGTTAGCTGATTTAAATATATTAGCTGTAGACGATAGAAAAAGAATAGAAGCTAATATAGAGACTGTAAATAGCACACTACCTACGTCGTTACCAATTACTATATCTTATTTAAACTTCTTCAAAACTACTATAGGCGAGATAGCTACTAATGTGTCTGAAGTATCAACTATTGATGTAAATACTATTACATCAGACACACTTTTAAAGATATATAAAGACGGTGCTGTAAAAACAGTTAGTAACACTATTAAACAATTTATTATTAACGAAGACAGTTCAATAACATTACCAGATGGAACTATATTATTAGATGGGACTTATGAACTGTTACCAGATGACTCATTGTTATACAACGGCGCAACTTATAAGTTAACTTTAGTTACAGAGGAAGTGTCTAATGGCGGTATTATATATTACATTAAAAAGACGATTTTAACTGTAATTAATGTTGATTCCACTAGTAGTCAGACATCTACATATTTATCTATAAGCTATAAATCATTTAACGAAGAATTATCATTTAAAGATTTTGTTAAATATACTAGTGATAACTTATGGGAAAAATATTATACAGTGCAAACATACGCTACTATAGCTAGTGTTATGGAACATAAATAGAAAGGAGTGAGTATGCCTATATATATAGAAGAAGATAGTGATGTAAACGTTAATATAGTAACATCGCAAGCAGCTGATGTAGTTACAACTAGACATACATATAAAACACAACAAGAACTTCAAACTTCTGTCTTGTTTAATAAGGAAGTAGGTCTAGAACATATTACACAGTATGTCACCGGAGGAAAGTGGGAAGTGGATTACTTCTTACAAGTTAGAGGTATTAACGATGACCCGAAAATGCCTGACCCTAATGTTGGAAATGAAACATTAAAGTACAATAGAATAAATAAGTTGTTACTTAACTTACAATCAGAGTTAGTACAAGGTAATGTAGATACAATAACAGGTGAAGCTATAATCAATAGTGGTTTTGTACCTAGTTACGGTGACGCATTTAAAGCTATTATGACAGGTGGTCAAGAAGCTATATTTGTTATTATGACTGTAGATAAAAATACGTATAATAATCATGATGCTTATTTAGTAACATTTAAATTATTTAGTTTCTTACACACTGACGCAGTAACTTATAATGACTTAGTTTATAAAACATTAAAAGAATATGTTTATGATAAAGAACATTTATTAGATTATTCAGCACCTATAATATTAGCACAAGATTATATTAAGAAAGTAGAACTTAAAAAGCAACCAGCTATACTTATAGATTACTATCTTAAACTTGTTATAAACAGAGAGAACTATGTTATAGCATTACCTACACTATCGTCTATATACGTTGACACTCTTTTAAATGGATTCTTTTTTAAGTTAGTAAATATTTCAGATAGTTTAGACTTAATTAAACTAAACAGATTAGACTTTACACCTAATGAAAAGATAACATATACTGTATGGGATGCAATACTTAATAGAGACGCTAACATGTTGGATATAGTGGATCAAGATATAGGATTCAAGTTCACTCCTATAGTTAATGCTTCACCTATTATAAGAGAGATAGGGTATTTAGATATTAACTTTGTTGTTAATAAATTATTTGGTGCGGATCCATTAATACCTGCTACTATTGAAAACACTTTAGTAAAAGCTCATACTGATCCATTAGGAAAAGATCTTAATAGTTATGTGTTCTCGGATTCATTTTATAATAGAGAAAGAGAAACATGTGGGTTGTTAGAAAAGTCGTTACTAACGTATATAGAAGGAGGTAGAGTTTTAGAAGCTGATTTAACAACTATGTTGAATGAGTATAAGTATTGGACAATAACAGAACAATACTATTTAATACCTATACTTTTATTATTAGTTAAAGATAGTATTAATTTTACATACACCTCTTTATAAGGATAAATAATGAATCCTAATAGATATAATGGTTACACCAAGTTACCTACAAAAGTATTTAAAGTAAGAGTACCTATGATGGCTACATACAGTGATGAAGAAGTAGAGATTCTAGGATATCCAATATTTGAATCGTCAGAAGGTGATAAGAAACAAGTGTATAAAGATTTTTCTACAGTGTGTATTAATCTAGACACTATGATAGATCATTACATAGCAGGTTATCCTATTCGTATTGTGGAAAGAGAAGACATAGCTGAGATATTTAATATACTAGAAAAGTATATAGAAGGTAGAGAGTCTGATGTTAACTATAGCATAAATAAAATACATATAGGTAAAGATGATAGAATAGATCAGATAGATAAGTTTGCTAATGAGATGTTCGGTCTTAATAAAGTTAACATAGTTAAGAAGTCTGTTAACGCTAGTAATGGATTCAATTTAGGTCTAATGCCAATGGCTCCTATTGTTGATGTTAAGGAAATAGGTATAATGTCAGGTTATCAAAATAACCCAAGTTCTACATACCAGAATAGAAGTTACTTAGTGGATAACACACCACAAGTTAACATGGATAAAATAGTGAGAACGTCTCCACTTAAAAATAGACGACCAATAAGATTAGACGGCGGAGAATAGTAGTAGTAGGAATATTCCTACTACTTCTTTTTTCTTGATTAATATTAAAAGAAGGAAAGAATATGAAGCTAATAAGCTATAAACAAAATGAATATTTCATGTCTATAAGAACAAAACTTATAGCGTTAAGATATCTACATGAATGTCTGTTAAATTACGACGAGAGACCAGGCGAGATATTGGAATCGTTGTCTATTAGACAAGATATAGATAAAGATAAATTTTCAGCTATAGTTCTCGGTTTAAAAGGTATAAACACTAAAGATAAAACTATTTCACTAGGGTTAAAATATCTTAAAGAAGAACTTATCTCTGTTATTGACAAAATAATAGCCGACTATAAATTAGTAGTTGAGAACGATCAAACATTAGTTGTTAAAGACAATGTTAAGAATGTGCTTTCAGAGATTATGTCTAAAGATATATTATCAGGTAACATAGAAGGTATATACTCATCACTACCAGCTACTGAGTTTGCTAACAATACATTCATAATGTTATTAGAGCCTATTATAGGAAAAGGTGTTAACCAAAGTATGTGGGTTGATTGTTTATCTAAAACTCTAGATAACGATATTTTAGGTTATAATACTAATATACCGTATAACGATAGACAGTTAACTAGTTTTATACAAACTAAACTTACTCATATAGATAACAATAAAGGTAATAGTATTTATGTTACCGAAAGTGTAATGATGAATAAACCTAACATGTCTATAACTGACACTAATCTTAGTGATGATATAAAAGCGTATATCACAGTAACTGATGGTGAAGAAAGTGTATTAGATAAAAAGGTTATGGAAGTTTGTAATAAACTATTTAACATAGAAGATAAATTAACCTCTATAATAGACGCTGTGCCTGAGTTAGACTTTATATTAGTTACTAATATACTAGGTATGATTAGAACAGTTGTTTCAGAATATGGTGATGGTGTTATTACTAAGTCAGTTTATAATAAACTAATGGTAGAATATATTAACACATACATAGACCTTTCTAATGCATATGTTAATGTTAACAACTTAGTTATTAACGAATGTATTAAAATAAACAGAAGTGTTAAGCTAGCGTACATGGCAAAAGCTATGTTTGAGAATATGCTTATCGAAGGTAGTATATCGTATAAAGGATAACAATGACTCATACACCAATAACAGACGGTTTGTTAGAAAAAGATATTCTAGATGTGATAAATGCTAAGTTCATGAAACCAGACGCCATTACATACGAGTGTTATATACACACAGAGAAACTTGATTTTAGAATAGATCTTCTTATATCAGTTGAAGTTCTTAGGGACTACGTTAATAACGTAGCTGACTTTATAATAGTTAACTTCTTATTTCCTATGGGTGATTATGTACTAGATATTATCCCGTTTAGTGATAATCTAGAGATGACTATAAAGTTTATTTATTACGGTAAGAAAGTATCTAATAGATATAAGTTAGTATTGCTTAACTTCACAGGTGGTGTTGCTAATAGTAAATATGACGGTATGTCAAGAGAAGCTATGAATGATATAGAGAAAGCTAATGTTGAAGTACAATGTTTAGATAGAGTTGTGGAGTATTTAAGAACTAGTTATGTAGAAACTATATTAAGCTATGAGACTGTTGAGAACGCTATGAAGTCAGTGTTTATGGAAGCAATAAGTGAACTATCAGTAGAGGGTCAGCCTATGCCTATAAACATATCAGTTGTACCTACAGATAACCCTAAACAATATAGACACATACAGATACCGTTCACTACTAATGTACTAGATGTACCTAGTTTTCTACAAAATAAAGAGTATGGTGTTTATAATACAGATATAGGTACATACTTTCAAACTTATGGAGTTACTACATATAAACCTATTGATGGTATATTTGTTTATAATCTATTAGATAATAAAAGATATGATACAGATGAAAGAAAGTTAATGATATTATCTTCTAACACAACTAAGTATGAATTTATGGAAAACACTTTCAAAATAGATGGAACTATAGTAAAGGTAGTTGCTAGTAATGTTAAAAACTTTGATGACGGGGAGAAAGCTGTTATTGATAGTGGTAACTCTATTATATCAATCGATCCAAGTGCTCTTATACAAGGTAATAAACAAACTAAAGACAATAGTGTTGTTACTGACCCATCGTTACATATGTCCGGGAATAAATCTTATGGCAAGAGAGATGGTGTTAATAAAGCAATTATTTCTGATATGGGTACAAATTCATTTAAAGATAGATCGGCTATGTTATTTAAACAAAGAAAGTTGTTTCAGTTTGAATGGAGATTCTGTAATCCAGATTTAATATTCCCTGGTATGGCTGTTGGATATTTATATAAAAGCAAGAAATATGGTATAGTGTGTTTAAAGGGCGTAGTGAGCTCTGTGTACGTTAAATACGATGTAACGACTAAAACTACTACTGCGTTGATAAATGCGTTTCTAGAGTCTCCTACGAGCTATATATACGAAAAACAAAAGAATGATAATAAAGGACAGAATTATGGGTTTTAAAAAGATAAATGATACAGAATATTTTTCTGAAGAACCAACTAGTTTGATTAACGAAGCTAAAGAAGTGTTAGCTAGTGTGTCAGGTGATGTTAATAAGTATCCAGAGGTACTTAATAACACACTATTTAATACTATATTAAGTAGAATAGTGACTAGAGAGTTTTTTAAAGAGATAGTTTTAGAAGAGAAACAACATTATGTTACTATTAAAGTACAAGTAAATAATAGTTTACATATAACAACTGTCGGTAAGATGATGATGGAAGAAAAAGAATATATTCTAAATGGAGTATTACAACAGTCATAACTACATATCTAACGATATGTAGTTATGTTTTTTAATCGTAGTCTAAGAAATCACTAACGTTATCTTGTATCTTAGTTACAGTTACTTTACCTTCCTGCTTAGGAGCTTTACTGTATCTATTAAATATAGCTTTCCATCTTAATAAGTAACTATCGTATTCTACATTTATTTTATTTACAGTACCAGCTAAGTTAACTGTAAGATAGTTTAATCCCTCTTCATGTATTCTATTAGCTTTTAGATTGAATGTACTTACTAGATTACCGTAATCTACTTTTAATGTATCTGTATTAGGTTTACAGTATATACCAGGAGTTGTAAACACAATGTTACCTTTATCATCTAGCACATTAACAGGGTTGTAAGGACCACCAGCTAATTCCAACCATTTAATAGTTAAAGGGTTAACTGTGTTCATTTGTCCACCAGATCTAAAATAATCTAAAAATATCTCTACGAATATTTTTTCTGGTATAGTTGATATTGATATGTCTGTAACTAATTCTCTATATAGTTCAGATATCTGCGATATAACTTCATTCTTTTTTTGTTCAGTAACTTGGTTAGCGTACTGACTTAGTGTAGTGCTCATATTATTTCCTTAACTATTCATCTCTTCCATTAACTCATCAAAGTTAACAATACTATTGTTAATACTTGTTATACTTTTAGATAACATGTTCTCAACACCATTTGCATCTATAGTTTGTATATCTATACTTATTTTATCTACTGAAGCATCACTCTCATCTATTATAACTGTAACTTCTACAGTAGGGAAATACCTACTATATAAATTATATAACGTACTAGTCATTTCTCGTTTTAAATCCAAGTTATTATCGTAGTGGTGTAACAGATATTTCATACTACTTACTAAACCATTGAATGTATTACTCTGTGAATAATCAGCAGCCAGAAAGTGTTCGAAGATCTTTATCATTATAACTGGAGACGATTCTATATATCCTTCTACTGAAAGATGTGGTATAACTACTTTCATTATTCGCTCCTATTTATATCTATTATAGTCATATCTAAATTAACTACATCATTAAATGTCGAGATGTCCAAATTATAGACTACTTCAGCATAACTTCCAGTTGTTAATATATCTTTTATATTGTTAACAGTAATATCACCGTGTGTATTAAAGTAATGCATAGATTCCAATATTTTATTAGAACTAGTTACAAACTTAACTTTAGCCATAGTTCCAAATACTAATATACTATAGATCTTTAGTTTACTAAAATAAACTGGTTTCTTCCAATCTTTACCATACGGTGCTAACCTGTTAAGTTCCGATACGACGTATGGGGATATATCATCACTGTTTAATTTAATATCGTATTTAACATTACGCTCAGTTTCTATCCCAGTAACTTCACTAACATGTTTGTCAAACAACATTTTAAATTGTTCTAAACCATCTTTTTTAATAGTTATACCAGCTGCTAACTCGTGCCCCCCGTATTTAATAACTATGTCAGACTCTTTGGCTATTTTACCATATATCTCTTCTAAGTTAATTCCAGATATAATACCTCTTCCGCTACCAGCTAATATATCACTATCTTTATTGTCCAAGAAACAAACACTAGGTTTATAATATCGCTCACCTATGTTTCCAGATATAATTCCGTTAATAGCATATTCTGTGTTTATAACAGTAACTATAGAGTTAGTGTATTCAGACTCTTGTACTTGTTTTATAACATCTTTTAGTGCTGCTTTCTGTGTAGTCTTTTTAAGAATATTCAGGTCAAATAGTTTTTTAGCGTATAACATACAGTCATCATAGTTCTCACTAACTAATATAGAAAATGCTAATCCTTCTCTATCTACTCTGTTAGCTGCGTTTATTAACGGAGCTAGTTTATAGCCTATATCGTTAGTGTTGATAGTGTTATGTATTTGCAGTAATCTTTTCATAACTAACCACACTGGGTTAGTGAGTTTATTCATCTCTCTTAAACCAAGTTTTATAACTTGTCTATTGATAGGATGGCTTAATGACATAACGTCAGATACTGTCGAAAATGCTACATATGGTAATAGCTTATCTAAATCACTTACGGTGTATGTGTCGTTAAGATGCATAAGAGTTGACAACATAGTTACGTATCCTACGAAACACCCGCTAACATCTTTATAGTATTCGCTATCAACTCTATGTGGGTTAACAACAAAATCAGCATTTATAGGATAATTATCCTCTGGTATCTTATGGTGGTCGGTAAGCACTATGTGTTTAATACCATGTGATTTTAAAACACCATATGCTTCATTATCACTACTACCGTGATCATATATTATCATAACATCTATAGGCCATTCTTTATTAAGTTCTATAATATTGTTAATAAAATGTTTACTAAAACCTGTTCCTGTACGTCTTCTATTAACCATAGTAACAAATTTATCTTTTGGTACATTAAAGATATCTCTAAACGCTACGTGTGCTACCGCAGCACTATTAACTCCATCAGCGTCAAAGTCACATGCATGTAATATGTTCTTACCGTCTTTTATAGCTTTAGCTATGAACTTACCAGCCTCCATTACATCTGGAAGTTTATGTAAGTTTTTAATAGGGTCGAACTTACTATTTAATACATCTGTATAGTTGTAGCTAAACTCTTCTATCTTACCTATATCTATCCTTGAACTAAGTACTTTAGCTTGTAGCTTAGTTAATGTGTTAAAACAATCAGGTAACTGAATACCTGAGTTCTCCTTATATCTATTTTCCATAATGAACCTTTATTTATTTTTTCTATTCAAAAATTAGGGTGGATTCAAATTTTTAAACATCTATTTTCTGATTAAACAAGATTAAAGGATTAGCAAATGAAGATAATAAAAATAGCAGGGACTGAAACACAATACGTATCTACTGAAATATTTACGTCGAATAGAGATGAAAAATTTCATAATATAAAACATGGAACATACGGTAAAGCCCTATGGATGTTATCGTTAAGTTTATGTAGCAAAACATTTCCGGTTATTTTAGATACCACTCTAGAGCTTATTGATGATAATTATATATTAAAACAAATATTTGGTAAAGGACATCAACCAGTTAAAGATAGTAGAGGTAATGAACTTTATGTTGTTAAACAAGATAATATGGCACACCATAGGAATGATGTGTTAGTGCTATGGGAACCTGTTTTTACAGATATAGTTAAGTTGTCATATACAATATCAGGAAAAGTTAATGAGATAGGTGTTGGTTACACTGGTAAGTCTAGAATAGGTAAAGAAGTTGTTATACCTGTACCTATGTTGGAAGTTATAGGTGATTGTACATTATCTTGGATCGGTAATGATATAGATGGTAATACTTACACGCAAGTAATTAAATATAATTACGCTAGAAAAATATGGGATATAGGTTTACCTACACGATTAGTTAATAAGGAATAATATGTATAAAGATATAAAGGATGTTCTAGATGAACATTACAAACATTTAAAATTCGATGCTAAGCTTTATAAACAACTTAAAGTGTTTAGAGTAGCTTGGATGCAAAAATCTCCAGAGTATATAGAATTTCTAGGAGGTAAGACATTGGGTGTTCAACCTATACGTTTTTCAACTAGAGATGACGAAATGTTATTTAACGATATACTTGGAATAGATTTAGCTATTTTAAAAACAGAGTTATATAAAGTAGACGGTATAAATCCGGCGTGGAAAGTATCTAGTAATCCTGTGTACTTGTCAATATTTTATTTAATGTATAAGTATTATACTACTAACAATTTATCTGTTAAAGAACAACACGATGTTATAACAGAACAGAATCTTATTTTTTCTTATAAAGTTATAGGAAGTCTAGTAGCTCATTACTTCGGATATAACGCTAGTGAAGTTATAGCTAAAGCAACTTTAGAGAGATTATCTAACAAGTTTCTTATTAAGAAATTAGATAACTGGCAAGAGTTGTTTGTATTTAGGACTAATGATTTTTTACCAAAAGGATTACATTACGATAAACTACATGTCTATACAACTGATGACGCAGTTAGAATAGTTAATGACGCACAAGGTAGGATAAGAGATATAGTTAAGAACATATATGAAGTTATGATACAAGTTATAGACACTAATGATATGACTGTATCTACAACGCTATTAGAAGAAACAGAAGATGGTGTTTCCACTAAAGCTATTACTGAGCGACCTGATAAGTATATTGTTTATATAAGAAGTATTTACGGTATAAGATCAGAATTTGTAAATGACGATTACATATATTTATTACAATCTATTATACCTAATATAGATAAAGGAGTTTTAACGGACACACTTATTTATATGTCAGAACATGTAGATATAAAAATTGATAGCGATGAAGATTTCCTTAATATATCAATAATGAAAACTATAAGTTATATAAACAGCAAAGGTATAAATACTGACTATAATAGTAGAATAGTAGAGATACTTAAACATATGAAGAATTATTGGACTAGTAGTTCTGTTAAAGATAAAGAGATACGAGTTACAAAAGATAATATATCTAAGATAGTTGTAAAAGCTACTAATAAAAAAACTAAATGGTTAGTTGCTATAACAACTGTTGGTGTTATGTTGTATATATTTTTAAGAGCATTAATGAAGAACAGATAGAGCTATATAGCTCTATCTGTTAACTGCGTTTTATTTTAGCCCTATATTATAATATTAGGTATATGTATAATATTATACATGTATACTAAACCACAAGGAATGGACATGGTCACAATAGGAATTATCTGTTTAGTAGTTGTTATGTTAGTTGTTTTACTTATTAATAGTATGACACAAAGTATATCGAGAGATATAGATTATAACAATAGAATACTAAAGTTATGGATTAACAAACAAGATAAAATAGGTGTATACGAAACAAAATGTGAGTATTTAAAAATTAGATTACTCGATAGATTTAAGTATGTAAGTATAGTTAAGAATGATACGTTCACTATATATTTAACAGTTGATGGTCGTGTTAAAATTATAGGCGGTGTTAAAGATACCATTATAAATGGTATAGAAGGTTGTAAAGGAGTGTATATCGATTATGAAGGTAAACCTATTATGTTAATGAAGAACGGAAGTTTACATACGATAGCACTTAATAAGAACAGTGATAAACTTATAGCTGAACGTTTGACTAATTATAGTAATAGATTCGCTAAGTATATTACTAAGGCTGACATTAAATTGTTTGGAGTTGTTTTAAAGAATAAGTTCCATAAATATAAGAGCGCGTGAACATATAACTTATACTAATAACACTATAGCTACCTAATAGGTAGCTATAGTGTTAGGCTCTAAATAAGTTGTCTCTTATGTAGCTATTTATTTGTTTAACGTAATCATCGTTACCTATTCTTTTTTTGTTATTTTCTATAATAGAAGCTAATTGAGTTCTTTTATAACTCTTATTATCACAGTTAACATAAATCAATGTCATCATAGTAGGTATGTGTTCCAAAGCCATTATCAATGTTTCACTATTACCATGTCCGTACCAAGTGTTAGCTATATTGTTAACTAATGTATCTACTGTTATAAATACACTCTTAGCTTCAGGTAGTACAGTTTTAATGTTGTAAATAAGATCGCTTATAGAGGTTACTTCGTTATTAAGTTTGCTAAGTATGCTTTCTATAACACTATTTGTTAACGATAGTGAATAGTTGGACTTTAATATACGACCAGTTATAGCTGCTTCCATGTTTTTTACTTCGTCTTGCTCAACTAGCATGTAGTTAACATAATGTGTTATAACTACTTCTAAATAAGCTTTTTCAACAGGATCTAAACCAACTATACCGTTCATAGCGTTAACTATCCAAGCACACATTGCTGAACTTATAGACTTATATAAGTTTCTGTGTAAACCTATTCTATTGTCTATAAAGTCTCTAGTTAACATAGCTCTAAGTGTAACAAACTCTACACCATTAGAATCTCTTATTATATCACTTATATTTAAAGCTAATTCATCTTTAGCAAAAACATATTTTCTTAAATCACTTACTATTAAAGTATTACCTCGCATATCTTTAATTACAACAGGATGATCCCATATAGGTAAGTTCTTCTCTTCTAAATTATATCCTGTTATATATATAATTTTAGTTGTTCCAGTGTTAGCGTATTCGTATGATAAGTTATCATCGTTACGTGCCAAATATGATAGTAACTCAGTCTCTATTTTTTTAATAGCGATTAACTTACCGTACGTTGTTGTATATGCATTAGTTATCAACATTGTTATCCTTAGTATTAGTGTATTAAATCAAATAATTGAAATTTTTTATTTTCTTTGAGTATAAGGAGTTATAATGGCTAGATTTGAAATAAACGATTATATGGATATTGGTACTATTGGTTACCACGATGCTACTACTTGGGAGGTGGCTTTAGATGAGGAATTCACACAAGTAATAGATACCAGTGTACACGATTTTGTAAACGTTACTACATGGAATAGTCCATTACCAGTTATAAACGGAGAAGGTGTATATAAAGATTTAGATAAACTCTACTTAAGAGTTAAGATACATATAGGCGACACTACATCACCTTGGTACGTAGCTGAATATAAGAATCAAAATAAACAAATAGTAAACTTTGTAGAAAACGACGAGATTGTGGAATCAGTTGATTCATTAGAGATAGGATTTAATTAAAATAAGGAATAAGTATGCGAAAAATAAGCATGGGTATAGATGCTCCAGCGATAACACCTGGAAGCGGAATAATACATATATCTACTAGTTGGCAGGTTTCTAAAATACCTGATTTTACTAAACAAGAGTATATAGTAGTTGAGTCGTTAAATGACGAACTCAATTTATTATCGTATAAATTTAGATATGATATAAAACCAAATGAGCCGTTGTATCTAAGAACTAAGATACATTTTAACAATGACTTAGAGTTTGAATGGTCTAAGATAGTTCCATTACATTCAGATCAAATAGGTATAAAACTGTCTTCTACTGTTATTAACACACCTAGATTAGAGGTTAATCTTTCGTTTAGTAATAATCTAAATGGATATATAACAGTGAATACATCAATTATGTCATTATATGGTGGTGCTGGTGTGCATAATAGTACATCGTGGTTTATAGCTGATACTGATGGTAAAGTTGTTTTTGATAGACAAAAAGATCTTAACAACTTAACTACTATTAAGTTACCAGTTAAAATTTTCGACAAGAATAAAATATACACTATAAAAGCAAGACATCATACTGATACTAATGCAGATAGTAATTATGGTGTGGCTTTATATTCTACAGCTACAGGCGGTGGTGAGCTGTTTAACTTAACAACACCTTATCAACTAGTTACAAAAAGATTTCTGTATTTTGATTTGAAACTATATACAACTAAGTTTAAACATATTGATATTATAATAACGGATGAGTATAATAATATTATTTGTTACAACAATGAACAAGTAACTAGAACACCTAGAATATTTACAGGTGATCTTAATACTAATAATACGTATACAGTTAAGGCTAGAATAAAACTAACAGATGGTACTGAGACAGAGTATAGAACTATATTAAAATCTAGTAAACACGAGAATACATTAATATCAAAATTGAATATACCATATTTAAATAAACAATCATACCAACAAGGTATAATGTTAAATGGTTTAACAGCACAATCATCACAAGAGTTCTATACTGGAACTATATTGTTAGGAAAACAAAATACTGATATTGTTTATAGATACAACATTGTAAATAATAAGTTAGTAGAAAAGGGACAAGCATTCACACTAGGAGGTGGTAGTGATATTTCTACATTACCTTATCTAAACATAGTTCCTTTACATAACGGTAGAGTATTAGTAGATTATTCTATAGAGAAAGTTAATGAAGAGTTAGGGGTAAGTGCGTTTAAAGTGTTTGAGTATAATGCTATCACACATGAGTTTACGGAATTACATTCTATAGTTAGAAATAATGAAAGATATTCAACAGGTGTTTCTGCGTCGACAGCACCTATGTTAAATAATAAGGTTTACTATATACCTAGTTTAATATCTGATAATAATGATAACTTACAACTCTTGACACTTATGTGTTATGATACTGAAACAAATATAATTACTGAAATTAGTGAATTACCAGAAAACATAAAAAGATATGGTAATTTAGTTAAATTATCAGAAGATAAACTTATGTTTCTAGGTGGAGTACTTGAAAGAGATATTGATGTATATGAAGATATTTATACAAGAGTAAACAACTATGTTTACACATACACTATTTCTACAAACGAATGGGAAACTGTAGGTACATTAAGTGATATTATACCTAGTTCAGTTTATAACTTACAAGTTTATGAACGAAGAGATAATAAGATAGTGTTATTTAATGCTAGTCCGTATGGTGAAATAGTTAAAGATCAGAGTGTTTACACTATAGATCTAACTTCTTACGCTGTAGAGAAACATGATGATACAATTATTGATGATTTACCATACCAAACGTCTATATTACTTAGAAGAGGTGATGTATTACGTATCTCAGCTAGAGCGTTAGACCCACAGAAAGTAAGTAGATATGTATCTAATACTATGAACGATATAGATATCATGTTTAACAATACTGTGATGAATCCATTAGACTTAATGATACAACCTGGTACAACAGTTACTATAGAATCGCCTTATGTTTATAATTCAGTTAAAGTTCTAGGTACTACATATGAAGACAGCGGTTTGCTAAGATGGGTATACGATGATGAAGTTAGGGAGTTTACATTTAGAGATTTATTAGTAACAAGAAGTAGAACAGATATTATTGATCATTATCTACCTAATGAAGGTTGGGACACAATAACACTATTAGACGGTGTTGATTACACAGTTACTAACGCGTTATATGTACCTCAGGGTATTGAACACACAGCTACAGCTCCTATGGAATTAGACGAGATAGTAATTGGTGAAAACGGTGAGTTAACTATTACGTATTAAGGATTTATTATGATTTTATTTAGAGAAGATTGGGCTAAATACCCAGGTGCTATAGTGCACTATTCTACTTCTAATACAACATGGGTTAGGACAGCTGGAATCTTTCATAAGATGGGAATAGACAATTGTCTATTCCACTTAGCTTTACTTAACCCTGCATTAGAACACGTGGATCCATTTGATCCTAATCTAACACAAAACCAGATATTAGCTATAACTATAGAGGCTAAAGAAAACCCTTGGTATGCGTTAAGAGAAATTATTAGAGTCCCAGCGGTTGCTGGACCAGATCCTGTAATGTTAAAGGCTAATAGAGCGAATATAAGTATGTTCTGGTTGTTCTTTAATCATATCACACAGATGCTTATACAACCTAGACAAACTGGTAAATCAGTTAGTACTGATGCACTTATGATAGTTCTATTTAGTTTATTAACACTCAACACCGATATAAATCTTTTAACTAAAGATGATAACCTTAGGGTGCGTAATGTTACAAGACTAAAGAATCTTATTAACGGTTTGCCTTTTTATTTTAATTTAAGAAACAGAGGTGATACTAATAATACAGAGAAGTTAACATTAGGTGGTTTAGGTAATACGTATAATACAAATGTACCACAGGCTTCTGAGAAAGCTGCGCTTAATCTAGGTAGGGGGATGACAATTGCTATAAATCATATCGATGAGATAGCGTATGTAAATAACATACAGATAACATTACCAGCAATGCTAGCGGCTACCGGTGCCGCAAGAGATAGTGCGCGTGAATATGGAGCTCCATATGGTAATATATTTACAACTACTCCAGGGTACTTAAGTTCTGAATCTGGTAAGTTTGCGTTCGGTATATATAATGACTCTATGAAATGGTCTGAAAAATTATTCGACAGTAAGAATGAAGCAGATCTTATATCTATCATACGTAAAAATTCAGCTAGTGGTAAACTACAAGTCGTTCTTGATTATAATCATAGACAATTAGGTTATACAGATGAATGGTTAAAAGAAAAAATAGAAGCAGCTATGACAGATGGTGAGGATGCTGGTGCTGACTACTTAAATATCTGGGCTGAAGGTTCAGAGGCATCACCTATTAAGAAAGAACTATTGAAAATTATTAAAGACAGTATAGTAAGAGAACCTTATACTACAGTATCTAAATACAATTATATTACTAGATGGTATGTTCCTGAGGTAGATGTATATAATAAACTTTCTAATAGAAAATTAATTATGGCGTTAGATACTTCAGATGCAACTGGAAAAGATGATATAGGTATGTGTATAAGAGATGCAGCTACAGGTGAAGTTGTAGCTATAGGTGTTTATAATGAAACTAACTTAATAACATTCTCAGAATGGATATTAGAGTGGCTAATAGACTATCCTAATTTAACTTTAGTAATAGAAAGAAGATCATCTGGTGCCGCTATTATAGATAACTTAATTAAATTGTTATTAGCTAAGGGTGAAGATCCGTTTGCTAGAATGTTTAACTGGGTAGTTAATGATAGTGAAGTTAATTCTAAATACAGAGAAGAGGTTACTGGGATATCAGTTCCTAGAAGACCTTCGTATGTTTATGAAAAATATAGACAAACGTTTGGGTACGCTACGTCAGGCGGAAGCGGTAGAAATAGTAGAAACTTATTGTATGGAGAAGTATTCAATACATCTATTAAATACACAGGTTCAACGGTTAGAGATAATACACTTATTTCTCAAATAGCTGGATTAAAAATACGTAACGATAGAATAGATCATGGGGCAGGTGGTCATGATGACGTAGTTGTTGCTTGGTTATTAGGTTATTGGTTCTTATCTAAAACTAATAATAAACAATTCTACGGACTAGATACACACAAAGTTCTATCAGCTGTATCTAAAGCTATGATCGATGAACAAGGTGGTGAAGAAGCAGTTAACAATAAGTTGTATCAAGAAGAACTTAAAGATAATATAGATATCTTATTAGACCAACTGAAAGCGGAGAAATCACCTATAAAAAGTTTACAGTTAACTAACAGAATAAAACATCTATACAAAGATGTAGACACTAGTATATTACAACATTTTAATATAGATAGTATGTTAGCAAATATTTCTTTAGAGAAACGTAAAACGTATATAAATAATTATAGAGCTGCTTAATATATGAGAATAAAAAAGGAGTTATTATATGTTAAGAAATATTAAATACTTTCTAATAGGTTGTGTTCTAGCCGTAGGTTACACTGGGAATAGGTATAAGAAACCTAACGTAGGTTATCAACCCAGAAGAAAAGATGTATTAAAAGATCAAAGAGATAAAAAGATAGATAGCTAGCACCTTTGGTGCTAGCTATCTTATTTATTTAAAACCAGCATATACTATGAATAAGGAGTTATTATGAATAAAAAGAAAATATCATATGTAGTATTGTCAGATATACATTTGGGTCATGATAATAATAAAACAGATAATATAGTTAATAATCTAAGATATTATTTTAAAGTAAATCATAACGCATTTAAAGTTTTAGATGTAATATTCTTAGCAGGCGACTTATTCGATAAACTATTAGTTAATTATTCAGTAGAATACCTATTAATAATGGAATGGTTATCGGAGCTTATATTATACTGTAAACATAATAATATTAAACTAAGAGTTCTAGAAGGAACTCCGTCCCACGATTGGAATCAAGCTAAAGCTATTTCTACAACAATAGATAAACTCAATACAGATATAGACTACAAGTATATATCAACACTTAATATAGAACATATGAGTGATTTAGGTATTAATGTACTCTATGTTCCAGATGAGTACAAACACAAAGCTTCTGATACATTTATAGATGTTATAAAATTACTTAACGAGAACAACTTAGAAAAAGTAGATATAACAATAATGCATGGGCAGTTTAATTATCAATTACCTGTTGCGTTGGAAAATTCACATAACGAAGAAGACTATCTTAATATAACTAAGTATTATGTATCAATAGGTCATATACATAGTTTTAGTGTTTATTTAAGAATAATTGCACAAGGTAGCTTTGATAGATTAGCTCACAACGAAGAAGAAGACAAAGGTGGTGTGTTAATAGATATTTATAATACAGGTGACATGCAGTACAGGTTTATAAAAAATACAAGAGCTAAACAATTTTTAACCTATAGTTTAACTAATATGGATATAGAAGAAATAAGAATACTATTAGATAGTAAGTTTAAACTTCTTAAGGAACAAACGCATGTTCGGTTAATCGTAGATAGGGACACCAACTTAAAATCTATTTTAACACCTTTAAAAGAAAAATATATAAATCATATTATAAAAATAGAGTATGTTAAAGATAAAGAAGAAGCTATAGTCACTACTGAATCTAATGTTATAATTAGTTTTAGTATAGATAGAAGTAATATAGAATTTTTATTAACAGCAGAGATGGAACAATACAATTTAGATAAGAATAAGATGTTGATATTTAAAGAAGAATTGTCTAGCGTTATATAAGCATATATTATTAATATAATGAATGCAATCGCGAAGTATTCATATTAAAAATAAGGAGAGTTTATGTTAGAAAATAGAGATATGACATCATTTGGAATATCTATAGGAACTGGTTTAGCGTTAGAGACGTTGTTTAACCCAACTACAGAACGTTATGACAATACAAGATCAGTTGATAAAGTTGACGGTAATAAGTTCAGTGTACATTATTATAATGTGTATACGTTAGCTAGGAATATGTTAACTAGTCTTACATCTGTTAAAGATAAAGATAAGATAATAAAGAATAGAGATTTCGTTAATACTCTTAAAGATGAGATACTTATAATTAGCTCTCTTTATACAGGTTTAGATTCTATATTTGTATTATACATTCCAAGCGATATAAAGAAGAAACATCAAGCGTTTAATGTAGATAAAGATAAAACATTAACTAAATCTTATTTAGAGTATAGTTCGTTAGAACGTAGTATTACGGAGCTTAAAATAAAACTAGCTACTGATAAGATAAACATAGTTGATAAACTACCAGATGTTAATACTGACTTTTTACTGTTTGATCATTTCTTAGTAGATTTTATGGTTCTTAATAATCACGCATGGCTATTGGAGTCACATACAGGTAAGGTTAAACCATACAGTAAGCTAAGTAACAAATACCATCCAATAGGTCCAAGAGACTTATCGCACTTACCTATGTCACAACTATTATTATATATTCTAGGTGATAAAACTTTAGTTGTACCTCTTAGTATATCACTTAGGATAGAACTGTATAATTTAAGTATAGAGTGCAATTGGACACCTAAAACAACTCGTGCTAAGATGTTGATGGATTTTGATAAATCGGAACCTATTAAACAATTTATGTTGAAATATAAATTTAAAACATATTAGTACTATGAATATAAAAATTAAGGAGAATAGAATGGCTTACATACCAGGATCAACAGCCCCCGTTAAAAGAGCAAAGTTCATACCACTAGCGTTAAGAACAGATTATGAAGGTGAAGAAGATTGGGCGACACTAAGTTGGACATTAAGAATGGGTTACCCTAGATGTGAAGTTTATACTTCCAACAAAAGAAGAGAACCAGGTGTTCCTATGGATTATAACACGAGTTTAACAGCTTCGTTAGACATACTAAGTCTAACTACATTTATAGATAAAGCTGTTAAAGTAGTTGAAGAGGGTAAACCAGGTGCACAGATAGGTATAAACTGTTATACTGTTAAATATGAAAACAATGTTAAAACAAATGATGTCATATTGCAAAGTAAACTTGTTTTTGGTAAAGATGACGCAGGTATATGTTACTTAGCAGTACTAGCTGAAGGTAAACGTAAAGTTAAATTTAGTATTTTACCTAATGCTAAATTTGTAAAGTTTGTAAAAGAAGATGGTCAGCTTGAAATAGATGTTGTTAAAATGTCTAAAGAACACGCAATAACGTATTTAAGTTTTCTTAAGACTCTATTAAAAACAGAAGGTATTACGGATAACTTACAAACTACGTTCCAAGATAGAAAGGGTAACGACGTAGCGACTAGTAAATTATCGGAAGATGGTATTGAAAATATATTTTAGTTAGTAGGAAATTCCTACTAACTGGGATATTTGTTAACGTTAACGTCAAATGATATATAAGCATATATTATTAATGTAGTGAGTATAATTGCAAAATACTTACAACTAAAGGAGACAACATGTTTGAACTGATGAACGTGACTAATAAGCATCCGCTTATGATAAAAATAGAGCACGATTTAAGAAAAGTGGAGTTTGTTATAAGTAGTATAATAAACAAAAGAAATAAAGAAGACATAGATCCAGAGACACAGTTTGTTTTACTAGAGTCATACATTAACTATAAAGGTAATGATTTCAAAACAGAATTGTTTAAAAGATATATGATAGCTGATACAGAGATAACTAGTTCAGTTATGTCACAAGGTTTACATCCTATGCCTATAAAATGTATTCATGACATTATAGAGATGTTTGATGAGTTAGATGTATATCATTACATAAAAGAAGTTTATAAGCTTCAAGCTCCTGGTATACTAGCTGATGTTTTTGACGAACAATTAGAGCTAGATGGAAGAGTAACTAGAGTTCAAACTTATATAAAAAGTGATTACTACGAGTTAGCTACAGTCTCGCTTATATTAAAATCAGTTATAGGACCTATAGGTTATTTTGGATATCTTAAAGATTCTGAAATAAATTCTAAACATAAAGAGTACATCTTATTTAGATTGTTAAATAAGCATAGACTTAATAGTTCAGCTCCTGTTAACAAAGTAAAGGGTTTGATTATAAAGCTTATTGAGATAGCTATGAGAGATGAGAAGATAGCTGCTACTACTGTTATTGAAAAAGGTATATCGTTAAGTCAGTTACCTAACTATGTAACGGCGGCTACTTTACTTAAAAAGATAGCTATGGCTGATTTGATTAATGATAATAGAAATGGTGGTGACAAGAATATAGTTACCAGAATGTATAACTTTATTATAAACGAATTGAGTACAAAAGATGATGCTAAGAATCGTATAGGAGATAAAATAGCTTTAACAGATAGTGATAGTGGCGATAGAGAATCTATAGCAGAAAGTTATAGAATAGTTACAGCTTTAACTGTCGGTGATAAAACAGAGTTAGATTGGTCTTGCAAGTACGCTAACAGAGTAATACAAGCTATGCCTATTGAATTAGATACAGCTACGTTTAACGACGCTAAAGAGTTTTGTAAAGCGTTATTAGATAGTGAGTTACCGTTAGTACAACTTTCAGTAATAGGTAATATATTTAAACACTATATAGATCCTAGAGGGTTGGATTATATATCCAGTGATTCTTTACTAAATCTATTCGCTATAGGATTTGCTTATTTAAACAAATTAGGGTTTACTCAACTAGCTATATGGCTAACTTCAAGATCTGTTCCTGTAGACTCTAGTACACTAACAATCTCTTCTACTGTTAATAGAAATAGAATTTCTAAAGAACTTAAAGATGAATTAAACGTTTATTTCCCTTACAATAGGGTTATAAACTCAGAAAAGCAAGTTAATATAGCTGAAGAGTGGGTTAATGACGCAACTAATGATATTTTAGCTAGACGTTGGTTAACAACAGCGTATCCTAAGTATTTAGAATCACAAACATCAACAGTATTTAGTATACCACAAGATATAAAGATACTGTTAGCGCAATACATAGTAACTAATGAAAAGTTACATACAAAAAATTAAGGAGAAAGAATGCAACATATAAACCCACAATACATACCATCACCAGGAACTAGAATAAGAAGATTTGTAGCTGTACCTACAAAAAGAAGTTATAACGATATTTATCAAAGATCGTTTGAAGTTAAAGCTAACTATAATGATTTAACTAAATTAGAATCAATATTTGCACAACATAATGTACATAACAATCAACCTTTAACAGATTTAACATTAGCTATGTGTATGCCTGAAGTTATGTCTATAAGCGATCACACAACGGGTAAAGTAGAAATACCTTACGGTTGGGGTACACAACGTTTAAGATTTCTTATGGAAGTAGAAACAGATCTAGGTGGTATGATAATCTCATCTTACTTGCAAGGTTACTCAGAGTACAGTGACCCATCTATGTTCGGAAAAGTTGATCCTAATATGAATTTCTACATTAATGGTTTAACTGTAGTTCATAGGATGATTGATCCTATTACGCATCAACAAGTAGTTGTTCCTAAAACATCGTATAATGTTGTAACTGACTTAGCTGGTGGTGCTAGATATTCTGAAGTAGATTTATTTAATAGTACAAGTAATAACTTAAAATTGGTTAGACCAGTTGATGTACTAGAAGATATTCAGATGGGAGAGATGTATGGAAATACACCTACATACAACACAACAGGTTCTATAGGTAATGGTGCTAACTTGTCAGCTAGAGCTAATAATGATAGTATAAAATATTTTACTAAAACTATTAATGGAATTATAACTGGTAAAGCATTAACTGGTAACAATGAAGATATGACTAACGTTATGTCAAATGCAGTAGGTCAAGTTACAGAAGATATGCTTAATGACAATCCATTTATATCAGAATTAGGTAGGATTACTGGTGAAATAACACCTACGTCATTCACACTAAATGTTCTAGATAAGATGGATCCTAATGTTGTATTAGATATGGTAGGTGGTTCTAATAGTATAGGTATTGTAGATTTTACACATGCTATATTAGATACAGAACACACAGCTGCTATGTTACAACCAACTATTGAAACTAAGATAGCTACACTAGTTGCGCATAGTATGTCATCTATGTTAGCTGAAAATATGTTAACTGGTATAAGTTTGTCAATGACTAATATGTCAGGTATGGCAGTAGCTGGTTATACTAAAATAGAATCATTCATACCAGGTGTTAATCACATAGCGTACGTTAATAAACTACTAGCAAGAGTAGAAAATATACTTATGCCTGAGATAACTTATAACAATCAGCTACTAGTTGAGATACATGTTATTGCAGATTTAATAGGAGACACAACAGTGGCAGTTTCTCTCAATATGCAACCACTTGTACCTTTCAGGTTCCCTACGTTTTCAGATGGTCTTTATACACCAGTTATATCTGATACAGCCCACAGAGCGTTGTTATCAAACAACATAGGTAATATTATAGATAAAACATATAATAGTAACCAACCACAATATTAAGGAGAAATAAATGAGTATAGTAAAGTTTTATACAAGATTAGTACAATCTATAGGTATGGATGTTAGTGATGATGGGTTCATAATGTTTGATGATGAACAAGTTATGGTAAAGAATTCTTTACCTCTTGTAATGCCGACAACCGCACATATCAACTCTACAATTAGTGAAACACCAGATGGTGGGATAGAGATAAATAAAGTTATCTATAATCCTATAAATGAAGATGTTGTTAAAGGTGATAGCGAGTCTCTTAAAATAACTAAGATGTTTATAGAAGATAGATTAGCTAGAACTATAACTGCAGCTGGTGCTATGCTATTAGAATTAGCTAGAAACGAAAAGTTACAAAGTAAAACATCTATGGAACTTAATAACTTCCTTATGAGTCTTAATGACGCTAAAAATAAAGATGTTGATAAAGTAGTTGATGAGAAGTCTATAGATAGTTGGATAAAGTTACCTACTAAAATGTTAAAAGATAACGTTAAACCAGTTACAATCTTTCTCAAAAAGTTAGGTGTTATGGACAGTGTAAAATTCAATCGACTAGCTACAACTAAGTTTGAGTTGTATGACGCTTTGATGGAGAACACATCCACTAACGATGCTGTGTTAGGTACGAAACTAAGAGGTAAAGATATAAGAGTATTTAAACTATTGTTCAAATATCTTGTGCCTGATTTAGAAGAGCATAGTAAAATACAAATAGGTTCTAATGACGGTGAATCACCCGCGTTTATAGCTCTTATGAAGACATATCTAAAAGTTATGCCGCATCTTACTAAGACTATTAAAAGTCTTAAAGATATCTCAGAAGAACTTTATGACGGTGCTTATGTAAGTATACTTATAAAAGATAATGAACTAGATACATTATCACAGTATAAAACAGATTTACTTATGATACCATCTGAGTTAGATACTAATAGAAAGAAAGTAGTTGTTACTATGGAAAAACCACAACCAGTTGTGCAACAACAACAAAACTATCCGTATCAACAACCAACTCAACAAGTTGTTCAACAACAGGTGCAAGAAGATCCAACAAGAGCACTTCTTAACAAGGTTCTATATGGTAGTGGTGTAAATCTAGTAACTCCAGTTATTCAACAACAAGTTGCTCAACCTGTACAGCAATATTTACCACAACAGTATATGCAACCACAACAACAGCAACAAGTTCCTATGGGACTATCTAGTATGATGTCCCCACAAATGCAACAACCGCAGCAATACTTGCCTCAACAAGGTTATGCTGTACAACAACCACAATATTACGGACAACCACAACAGCCACAATATTATGGTCAACCACAACAACCTATGTACCCGACGATGCAAGGTAACTATAACCCGTATCCTCAAGTACAACCAGGTGGAGTAAACACTGGAAACATTTTTAGATAATAAAAGTATATAAGACACAGCAATTAAGCTGTGTCTTATTTTTTTACCCCATAAACATCTCGTAATAGTAAGCTAAAACTCTGTTATCTATTATTTTTATAACTAGTTTATCGCCAGTGTACTCACGACTACTATTATAACCATTTACTCTCATAGTTGGATATCTAAACTTTATATCAATACCAAGATATTCCAGCAATCCCTCCATATCGTATCTGTATTTCTCTGCAATTACTCCAGTTAGAATGTTTTCTGTAGTTATGTTATACGTTAACATATCTTCAACTACACTATTCCACTTATTTATCATATCAGCGTTTATATAAACGTTATTATTAATCTCTTCAGACAGTATCTTTATTCCCATGGCATAACTCCTTATCTCTCACTTAAACTTATTTTTTTATAAGATACAATTAATAGAACACATGGAAACCTAATATAGTTTAACCATATATTATTTATATAAGTGTACATACACTAAATAAACATAAGGAATCGGAAATGAGTAAGTTAAAAGTAATCACATATTTAAACGAAGTAATAACGTTAAATATAGATAGTACTGAAATAAACGCCAATAAGGTAATTACATTTGCACAACATCAAGGTAGAGCTGTAGTGTCATTTCATACTGAAGAAGATAGTTATAATGTAATATTAAATTCTGAAACGTATGGTGAAGTCACTAGAGTAGGACTATTGAAAGATAGACCAGTAGTCTTTACTTCAGATAACAAAATATTACATCTATCAAAACTAGGTGTATTGGCAACAAGTGAAATGCCTATAGATACAGATATTGTAACAACAGGAGGAGGAAAAATAGCTATAGGAAATAAACTAGTTAAACTTATTGTATCAATAGGTGATGATGGAGAATTTGTTTATGACGAAATAACTAGAACACGTTTTGAAAGTTTGTATAAAAACTCCACAGTTACGAAAGCTGTATATAAAAACAATAATATTGTATTAGATCTATACGATATATAAAGGATATTCATGGCAAAAATAGAACCAGTATTTGACACCGACCCGGATCTAAGGGTATCAGAAGAACTTATAGGGTTTCACGCTATTAACCCATTTGCTACAACTGTATCGTCAGCTAGATCGTATATGAGTTCGTCACATATCTCACAGTCTGTTACTTTAGCTAACGGCGAGGAAAAGATTATTCAGACAGGATTAGAATATCAGTTTGGTGGTAACACCTTTAGTAAGAAAATACTTAACGATAGTAGAGTTATTACTATTATAAAACGATATAATGGCTCTAGTGCTAACTACGCTAGTGAACTAACTGCTTTAGTTATTATATTTGAAGATCTTGTTACTAATAAGATAGACTATATAGAACTACCTTATTACTTTAGCTTACATCAATATTTTGGGTTTAAGTATGTTTGGAATAAAGAAGTTCTTAAAACATTAAACAGAGGATCGTTTATACCTGCAGGTACTATCTTAGCTGATTCACCAGCTGTATGTGAAAACAGTGGATATAAGTTTGGTATAAACGCTAATATAGCATATATGAGTACGCCAGAAGTTTCAGAGGATGGTGTAGTTATATCTAAGACTATGGCTAAGAAACTTTCTTACAAAACGTTCGATAGACGTATTGTAGAGTTTGGTACAGACACTTTCCCTCTTAATATATATGGCGATGCTAACAACTATAAAGCTTTTCCTGACATAGGCGAGTATATATGCGATGATAGTGTGTTGATGGTACTTAGATCTTATGACAATAACAATACCCCGAACCTTACATCCATAAACGATGTTAGAGAGTTCAATCCTATATTTGATAAAGCTATTTATGTAAAATCACCTAAATCAAAAGTAGTTGATGTTAAAGTACATTATAATCCTAAGTTTAAAAAGGATATATACACTGGTACAGCTGATGATGTTATAAAGTATGCTAATGGATATAAAAAGTACCACAGTGATCTTGTAGAAGTTTATGAACAACTTCAAAAAGACCATAAAGGTAAGCATAGAAACACAGAAGTTCCACTTAGTGAAAAGTTACAAAGATTGCTAGTAGATAGTTATGTATTTACAGACACAACTAGAAACACTAAGTACTTCCATAAGAAACAAGCTCTTGATATTTATAGACTAGAATTTGTTTTAGAAACTGAAGTTGTGGTTGGATTAGGTAGTAAAGTCACTACCACCATGGGAAGTTAACCTAAAAATATATTTTATGTAAGAAATATATAGCTTCCATAACATAGCGATATGTTATTAGTAACTCTTTTAATAGCGGGTACTGTCTGCATAAAGTTATAGCTACCACTTACACACTGAAAAGTACATATAGTGTAATACTTACGGAGTAATGTTTCCAGTAAGCATGGTAAAAACGCGATAACCTGGATGGGATCGACGCAACGAAGCACCTTAAACGACGAGAGTCATCCTATATGGAGTGTGTGAGTTCAACGACTATCGAAACGACGCATGTAATAGTGTATGAGATACCTATAGACGGTATCGGTGTTAATAGCACTCAACGTAGTAGAGTAGGGCTCAAGTGAGTGGACGACAGTCCTTAAATCGAAACAAAGAGTATTAGTGTGTTGCAATAGACACACAATATAGATATAGTCTGAGCGGCACGTGAGTGTGTCCTTTACAACAATAAGTTGTATCGTCATCTGTAATGGATGAGTAGCGAGTAGAGTCGCGGGGTGATGTAACGAATCATTTGAACAGAGCTGAAAGGTGTGGTAGTAGAGATAAGAGAAGATCACGAAATGCCCATAGATCCTATAACAGGAACATTTGTAGATATGTGTATGGACCCTACGTCTATACCTGGTCGTATGAACATTGGTAACTTATATGAGCAGTATTTCTGTACGATGTCAAGACACACTAAAAAGATGGTAATAGATAAGTTTAACTCATATGGTACTAATTTTAATACCCTTGATGATATGCGAATAAATGAACTTTTCTCAATAGTTACTGGATTGACGGAGATATTAGATACAGAACAACATCAAGGGTATATGAGTACTAGTTTAGACGAGAAGCGATTCATACTTAAGGAAGTTATGGATAAGGAATTATATTTGTACTATAAAGTAACATCTAAGAAACGACCATATCAAGTGGTCGGTGAAGTAGCTGGTACTATATATGAACCAAAAATGACAAATATAATATGGAGTAAAGACGGTAGAACATTCGTAACTAAGAATCAAATGATGGTGGGTCCACAGTATGTAATTTTACTTGCTAAAACACCAGAGTCATTTCTAAGTTGTGCGAGTGCTAAGACTAACCATTACGGATTCCCAATAGGTGTAGGTAGTAAACAACGTGTTAACTTACCATTTAGAAATTCACCTGTTAGAATACTATCTGAGACAGAGACAAGACTGTATACAAGTTATGTTGGTAGAAGAGGTATAATAGAGCTTAAAGATAGAGCTAACTCTATTAAAACTCATGAAGCTATATACAACTGTATACTTAACGCTCCTGTTCCTACCAATATAGATAACGTAGTGGATAGATCTATTGTTCCTTACGGAGGCGACGCGGCTATTGAGTTCGTAGAAAATATTATGAACGCAGCAGGTATCAACATCAACTACGTAGTTGATGATAAAAAGATACATCCGGAACGATAATGTATAAATAAAAATATAGAAATATATATATACTAGACAAATAAAAAGGTCGTAACAGTAGTTACGTCTTAATAAAGATAAGGATATAATATGACTAAAATAGTTATAATGTTAGCTGTAATGGTTAACTTATTGTTGGGAACAACATTGAATGATGTACAGATGAATAATCTTAAAAATAAGAAAGTTCTTCTAGAGAAAAAAGTTGCTGAGATGGATTTACCAAAACAAACTGTAAATATCATGCTTGGCGTATACCTTAGAGAATCAGCTGTTGGAATTAAGACTGTTGAAGAACTTAATGGTAAACGTAAGCATATAGCTAAGGTATCTATGGGAGATTATCACATGACTTTCCCAGCAATAGTGCACGTTATTAAAACTTATAATCTTAAACAATACTATCACTTCTTAGATGTAGATAAAAAGAAAGTTAAAAGAGAAAAAGAGTTAGAGTTAGCTAAACTTAGTAGATATAATAAAGTATTCAACACAGAGATGGCGTTGTACTATTTTAAATGTAATTACGAAGAAGCTATTAAGCGTAATTTTAAAGATCCATTGTATAAAGCTGTAAGCAAACATAATGGTTTCTGGAATAATTATAAGTATGTTAATTTAGTAAAGAAAGATATAGCAACAATAAAAGTTGCTTTAGCTAGTACTAAAAATAATAACATAGGTGTTCCTCCTAGATTTAATAAACCTGCGTTTGTTAATACACTAGAGCTTTGGAAGAATATATAGTACATGTACACCAATTGGTGTATGTGTAATATTTTAAACATGGAGAAAAATATGAAAATCGGAAATGATGTTAGTGATAAATTAAAATATATATGTAAAGAGTGCGGTGTTGAAGATTACGCAGATAGCTATGAACAAATTATAGCTTATAGTAAGCTATGCAGTAAATGTCTTAGCGATAAGAATTCTAAGACTGCTAAGATAAAAGAAGTTAATAAGACAAGATACAAGATAAGAAAAACTCAAAAAGAACACAAATGTTCTTTAATAAAATGGACATGTAGTAAATGTAACTTTGTGCACAACAGAGCTAGTAAACCATGGTGTTGTAATAACCCTGAAAATTGTGACTCTAGACATTTCTTTCCAGTCCATACAGGAGATAAATAATGAATAAGTTTTCTAAGATATATGTAATAGCTGGGTTATCAGGTGTAGGTAAAGATACTATTGTTAATAAACTGCCTGTTACATTAGTACATAAAGTAGTTCCATTTACTAGTAGACCAATTAGACCTAACGAAGTAGAAGGTAGTGAGTATCATTTTGTAACTAAGAACAGATTTCAAGATATGATAGATGAAGAGTTATTTTTAGAGTATAGAAGATATAATGTTGGTACAGAAGAAAATTCTGTATACTGGTATTACGGTACACATATTAGAGTGTTAGAATCTAAATATGATACTGTCATTGTAACAGATATAGACGCTATGTGTAAACTACGGGCTAAGTATCCAGATAAAGTAGTTGGTATAATTTTAACAGCTACTGACAGTGTTAGAGAAGAAAGAGCTAGATTACGTATGGGTGATAAATTTGATGCTGTTGAATGGGAAAGACGACTAGCTGACGATAAAGCTAAATATAATATGAAAGAACTTTTTATGAACACACATGTTATTTTAAATGATAATTTAGATAATACTGTTTGTGAAGTAATAAATATTATAAAGAAGTAATATGAGTGCTTATTCTGAACAATTAAAATTTCACAAGATAGTTAAAGATATACCTGGAGTAGTTGATAGACTTATAGTCGCTGTAACTACGTCAGGCTACCGTGGGTTAGCTGTTAGAGTTTTACCAACAGAGATAGAACCTTTAAAAGATATCTTTAAAAATAACGATGTTAATGTACAGCATGTTGTGTACGACGGTGAAGATATTATACATCTTATACAGGGTATTTCTCAAATAGAAATAGATTCAATATTGAAATGAGATAGAACACTTAGGTGTTCTATCTTTTTTTCTTAATGATATTCAAACATATATTATTAATATAGAACAATTAAAAGGAGTTAAGAATGGTTCAAGGTTTAATAAAAGTAAAGAACATTAGACAAGGTGCTAAATGTTTATGTATAGGTAAGAAGACAAATAAAGATATGTATTTTGGGTACAGTGTTAATGGGTTTCATTACTTCTACAAAACTAAAACGGAAGCTAAACTATTACCTATTATGCGTAATAGCATAGGTGTTTGTTATAGTAATTTTAAAGTTTATAATGTGGACAATGTTTTTAACGATACAGTATCTAATGATCATGTCTATAAGGAGATTTAAATGGGTGAGGTAACAATCGAACATAAAAACGAGGATATAGGTTATATAACTGTATCATCAGTAGCTATTTACAATGATAATGGTGTAAGTACATTGTTTCTAATAAACAATAGAACGATGGAACATTATAGTTGTCATATAGTTAATCCTGATATATATTGTGTAGGTGAACCTATATACGGTGAACTACTAGATTCTATAATATTTAAAGGTACTGTAATTCCTGTAGATAATAGAAGCACAATACTCAATATGTATGCTGAATTAGTAAAGAGTAATGAAGTGTACAGAGAGCGTTATAATTCGCATAAGTTCAAAAATAACACAGGTATCTATATAGTAGATAAAACAAACAAAGGCATAGCTAACTATATGAATATGTGTGTAACACTAACTGATCTAGATGGCGAACCAACTATGTGTTTATACTTAGGAGAGATAGATCACGAGTTGTATAAAGTGTCGATCATAAATGAGGAAGTGGTGTTAGAACCAATTAGTGTAGGTAGATATAACAACGGATCTATTATACTAAACTCTGGTTTAAAAGTAACTAACTATACAGTCTATAACATAACAACAATTATGGAATTTGCACAATTAGTTTATAAAGAAAACATACCTATGTATGTTGGTAGTAAGAAATATTAACATAAGGAGAATATGTGAAAAAAGTAAATGTTAGAAACTTATTAAGACACCCAGAGGTAGCAATTAGAGATGGATTGAAAACTAATCTAATAATAGTATTTGAAGATGGAGTAGAACAGTTTATGTCTAGTGGTGAAATTATATTATTAAGATATCTTATACGACTTAATAACATAACACCACACTTACCAATAACATCTAATTATGACATTACAAAGTATTATAATTCAGGTATTTATATAGCGTCTAGTATTAACAAATGTTTTGAGAAAATACTAGAAGAAGTAGTTATCAATATTGTTAGACCCGCTAATGACAGGAGTATACTTGAACCTATGTATGAAGAGATGGTAGTTATATTCAACCTTATATACAATGAAGTAATTTATAGTAAACTAGATTATGTAACGTCTCTTAACATAAAAGATTTCTTAGATATACAAATGCACAAAGAGTTGTTAGATGCTATGAAACAAGTTAATGTAGAGAAATCATTAGAGTCGGTTAAGAAGACATATGACGTGTTAGATGATATTATTAGAAACAAAGTTGATCATAGTAAAAACATTATAGCTAGAAGTTATATTTCAGGAACTGTTAATCCAGACCAAGTTAAACAAATGCTAGCTGCTAGAGGATTTCTTACTGAGATTGATAGTTCTATTTTTAAATACCCTGTCGCAAGTAGTTATACTTTAGGTCTAGACAATATATATGAATTAGCTGTTGAAAGTAGAGCTGGAGCTAAAGCTTTAGTTGTATCTAATAAAGCTATTCAAGAGACAGAATACTTTGCTAGAGAATTACAACTAGTTGTTATGAGTATAGAAAAGTTATTAGACGGTGATTGTGGTAACAAAGACCACATAAACTATTTCGTAAGAGATGCTAGTAGAACAGGTAAGTCAGATCTACCTAATTTATTAGGTAAACGTTTCCTTAATGAAATAACTGGGTTGGAAGAGATAATAACGCCAGAACACAAACATTTAGAAAACACTACTATAAAATTACGTAGTGTATTGCATTGTAAACACACTAGCAAGAATTCTGTATGTACACATTGTTTCGGGGAACTATATCACGGAGTGTTCGCACACACTAATCTAGGACATATTAGTTCAACTACACCAACACAAAAGATGTCACAAGGTATTCTTTCTACTAAACACTTAACTTCTTCAGCAACTAGTTCTAGTATAGTACTTGATGAAACAGCTAAAAGATTCTTTAGTGTTAAAGGTAAAGATGGTTATGCGTTAAGAGCTAATGTATTAGGTAAGTCTAGAAGTAAGATGTTTATAACTATAAATCAAAAAGAGGCTTTCGGTTTAAAAGATTTAGCTAACGAAGCTAATGTATATAAACTTAATCCAGCTAGAGTTAGTATAATATCTAGTTTTATATTATCTATAGTGCAAGATAGTGGTAAGAGTGAAAGCTTTCCTATTATAGTTAAAACAGGTAGTAGATATGGTAACTTTACTTATGAGTTTTTAAAATACGTACAAGAGAACGGGTTTGTGTTAGATGATAGTGATAGATATGTTATAGATCTTAGTGACTATACATCAACAGCTCCTATCCTTACATTACCACAAGTTGAGTTCAACTTCCTTGCGTTAAGTAAAGAAGTTAAATCAGAGTTTAAATATCTTAAGTTTGTAAAAGGTAAATATTCTATAGAAACTCCTGAATCATTACTATTTAAAGTATTTGATTTATTAAACAGTAAGTTAAATATTAATATAGCATTATTAGAGGTTATGGTTTATGCGTTTACTATTATGGGGTATACTAAGAAAGATTACGACATAGGTAGAAATAGTGACGATCCACAACTTGCTAGAATATATGATATTATAGCTAATAGAAGTTTAGGTGGTGGGTATGCTTGGGAAACAGTTAATAGTATATTACTTTCTCCTAAGAGTTACGATGGTAACAATAACATAGATCACTTACTAGATGTTATGATTAGACCAGAACAAACTATGCACGATTACTATGGGTATAAAAGTCCACAACAAATACATTAACAAGGATACGATATGATAAAGGTAATCATAACAGTTAGAAACACACACTTCACGGTAAAACTATTAGATCCTAAAATACGACATATCATATCGTCCATGGACAACAACTTATCGACGTTTACATTTATGTATAATAAAGTTAGTAAACGTATGGTGAAGATGAAAGATAAACTCTATTATGTTAATGATCCTATAGAGAATGTACATAGATACCATATAAATACATTAAAAGACTTTATGGGTTATCTAAGTATGGCTTTTGTTAGTAAAGATGAAATACAGTTAATAATGGATAAGAAGTATGAAGTAGAGCCATTAGAGTTAGAGAAAGCTGAAGATTACTCTGCAAGAGAATATCAACAAGACTATATAGATGCTGTAGTTACTAAAAGTGCTTATGATACTAAACTAGTAGATTTGATTACAGGTGGTGGTAAAGGTTTAATAGGTTCATTCTCTTTAGTGGAACTTAATATGAAGTCAGCTATTATAGTGTTACCTAAGTATATATCTAAATGGAAATATGATATACAAGAGTATACCAACATAGATAGTGACGACTTCTATATAGTTCAAGGTAGTGAAAGTCTGGAAGAGTTAGTAACTACAGGTAATAACTATAAAGTAGTTATTTTCTCTATAACAACATTAATGAACTATATCAAAGCTTATCTAGAAAACAGAAGCACGATAAGTGTAACACCTAGTAAACTAATGGAGCATCTTAAAATAGGATCTATACTAGTTGACGAGGTGCATCAACACTTTCATGCTGTTTATACTATTATGATGTTTATGAACGCAGTTAGAGTTATTGGGTTATCAGCTACACTTGATAGTAATGACAAGAACATGAAACGTATTTACGAAGTGATGTTTCCTAGTCAAGCCAGAATAAGTAATATAATAGTGCACGACCCATATCTTAATGTAGTTTATGCTAAGTATAGATTACAAATGAGTAGCAGGATACAATACAAACGACAACAAGGATATAACCATCATCTTTATGAACAAAGTATACTTCTTAATAGCGTGTTTCTAAATAACTACATACGAATGATAGAATATTATATAGAAAAGTATTTTATAACTAAAAGGTCACAAGATGAAAAGTGTTTGATATTCGCTGCGTCTGTTAGATTATGCACTATATTAACTAACCATTTTAAACATAAGTATAGATACTTAGATGTTAGGAGGTATGTTGACGATGATCCTTATGAGAATGTTATAGATGGTGAACTTACGTTTTCTACGGTAATAGGTTCAGGTACAGCTATAGATATACCAAAGTTGATTACTGTTATACAAACCATCTCTATAGGTAGCTTACAATCAAATGTACAAGCGGCCGGTAGGTTAAGAGAGATAAAAGGTAAAGAGGTTTATTATGTGTGTTTATTTACACCTGATATACCTAATCAAGTTGTGTTACATAGAATAAGAGTACAAGTTCTAAAGAACAAAACTAAACTGAATATTCTAGAGGAATACCCTAATACAATAAAAACAATATAAAGGAAGAATATGAAAATATATTTATTAACTATATTACTGTTATCAAGTTTATTTGGTAATGATGTAATAGTGACTAGTGTTAAAAAAGATAAAGGTTATACGTATATAAATTATACGTATAACACTTTTAATGGGTATCTAAAATGTAATAAACTAAAAGGGTTATATGCAACAAGTTATAACTGTGAAGAGTTTATAGATGACAGATGGGTTGTTCTTACTTATATGGGTAATGAACTTAAACAAGTAGTTATACAAAACATTAAATAAGAAAGAGGATATTATGAATAAAATGATTATTAGAAAATTATCTATATATGAAGTTTCAAGAGAAACAAGTAGAATAGCTGAAAGAAAGTATGTGGTTAACACTAATTTAGATTTGAACGAATAAGTTAACGAGTTACTAGGTGATGGATATGCATTATCTAATTATGTTTTTGAATCAAGATTTAATAAACAACCTAAAAAGTTAATGAGTGCTGAATACACAGGAGCTACAATCTATTTAAAAGATGAAATAGATAAAAGTTTTGTTCTGGAAGTAGAAGTGCAATATGAAGGTTACAAAAATATTTCGTTCATACAAGGCTATATTAAAAATGTAGATAACGTAGGTGTTTATTACATAACTGGAATAATAGATTATGTTAGATACCGTGATCTATTAATAGAAAAAGATGTATGTAAACTTATTACTAATGCAAATGTTGTAACAGCTACAGAGACTAGACGACTATCTAGACCTGAAGATATAATGGAAAAGGTAGCAATTATAGAAATGTACAATAGTTTTAAGTTAGAAGTAACTAAACTTGGTTTAGAAACTGCACTATCAGATAGAGCCAATAACTTAGCTTCAAGTTATATGGCCAAAGTAGTTAAGTGTGTTGAAGAAGGAAAGGCATTATCTAGACCTACAGATGACGTAAACCAAGTGTTAATGACAATGCAATCTTTAGTACGTGAAAGTGCTATACAAACACATACTTTTATGCATGACTTGATTAGTATAACTGGAGAATTTTATACAAATACCTTTGACGAAAACACCTTAAATACATTAGCTAATAATAACTTACAAGTTAATTATCACAGTAGAAATAGGCCTACTAAACATATTGTGATTTACGACTCATCGGCATGTGAATCTTCACACAGACTAGCTGTGGAGACTAGTCACTTCTTAATGAAAGTTTTACCAGAGGTAGGTATTAAATCTACTAAAATAGAACTTACTTGTACAGCTGGAGTAAATGATATAGTTATATCTAATAGTGAAAACATAATGGATGATTATGAGTACAAAGATAGAGACAATATATTATCTAGCAAAATAAAACATTTACTTATACCAACACTACTATCTAACGGTATATCTGTTATAAATATAGATGTTACTATTAACATTTTTACAGAAGCTATTTTTAGCATAACTTATTCTGATAGTAAAGGTAATGTAAACAAGATTGATTATCTTATACCTGTATATTTGGAAAGTTTATATACACCAGTTGTTTGCGATTCTGAAAGTTTAAATAGCATATCAGAAGGAGTTATTTATGTATTGGACAAAGTATTAAGTTATCAATATTAGTAATAAAATAACTATATAACTTTCAACTTATTTCAAACATATATCATAATTAAGAGCAACAATATGACAACTACATTAGTAGTTATAGCATTACTTATTTGGTTAATAAGTAGTGTTATAGTAAGCATTAAAAGTATAGGTGTGAGAGAAAAATCTTTTCTTACAAAAATAGTTACATTACCATCAACAGTAATTATACTGCTGTTTGTTAGTATGTATGGATTAATAAAAAAGATAAAAGGATAAAAAATGATAATAAGATTAACCGAAACAAGTGTAAGATATACTAACAAAAAGAGAGATATTTATTTAGCTGGTGTTAGCGTGTCTAAACTTCTTAATAAAGAAATAACAGCAAAAGATGTGCAGGTTTTCTGTGTTAGAGACTGTGGTGATATAGACATGGCTGCAAGAAGAGTTGTCGATAACCTTTTTACAACTTATGGTCTACCACTTAATATAGTTAGTTCTGGAGCGGTGGTGCGTAACAAAAAGAAAGGTACATTTAAATATACCGCAGACAATTCAAAACTTAAAATGTCTGATGATACTTATATCACTAGCTTTGAGAAAGCTATTAGTGATCTACTAGTAAAGACTGTTGTCACGGAGGCTAATAAACCTGAGAGTAGAGATGTAGCTAACTATAAATCTATTGGTGGCTTTGGTGCAAAAGTTTATAGTAACACACCTAAGTTTACTGGTGTTGACATACCTATTGACCTAGCTAAAAGATGTGTCCCTAGGGTGGCTAGAACACATTTAGAAGTATACCCAGCCTTTAACCCACTTGTTACTACGGCGTCATCAGGTAGACTGTTTATGAGTTCAGCACCTAACAGCGAGGAAAAAATTATTGCTGACGACTTAGCTTCTAAAGCAGAAGAAGCACAAGATAAAAAAGCTGAGGAGGAAAGACTAGTATATCTACGTGTAGGAGATAAAAAAATAGACGTGTCACTGTTCGTTGGTGGTGTAAGTGACGAAGACGCGAAAAGATTCTACAGTTATTTTGATAATATTGAAATACTAAGAATAGATCTGATTCCAAGTTTCACTACAAGAGAAGATAAAGTTACTATAGGTCTTAGAGAACGAACACTTCTATATAAAAAAGATACAGAAGTAGCTTTAGACGCGTTTTTATCTAGTAGCGGTAATGATAGAGAAAAAGTGCAATGTAGACTTAATTTAATTACTAAGCTTATAGCTGAACCATTGGAAGTTATAGATGTACACATTAGTGACGCTCTATATATGTACGCTGAAGAGTACGCAAAAGGTATTACACTTCCAACAAAAGAAGCTATACAAGAACAAACTACTAGTGATGATAAACTATCTAATTACATAGTGTGTTACACAGTAGATGGTGTTCCTAGTCCTGTAGCTTATGTTGTGCGTGATAGTTTGGATAACAAAGAAGCTGTTAAAACAGTTAAAGATCATATAAAAAGAGATAACCTGTTACCTAGTGAGCACAGTTTAATTACATGTGTGTCTGATGAGTTAGAAGAGTTTAGAACTTATAACGTGTCAGGTGAGTTAAAAACAAACGGTAACAAGGTAAATGAAACAACCATAAGAGTACCACTTGACACACTACTTACAGCTAAAGCTATGACAGAATATTGTTTAACCAAAACATTAGAAGAGATAAACCGTAAAATATTTCTTAGAGGTGCTTTCGACTATGAAATTATTAGACAAAATGCGTTAAAGTCTATAGCTGCGTTTAGTACGTTTAATATAGAATCAGTCAACACACTTTACGCTAAATGTGTTGGTGCACAAACTGATACAGAAGATAAGAAAGATAAACAGGAAGAGGTGAAACCGTTATTTGATTATGTAAGTGATGAGAGACTAAAACTTATGGAAAGACACAAAGAAATTATAGCAACTCAATTACAAGTAAAAAATAATTACATAGTTTGTTATAATGAAGATGATGTTCCTAGTAAATTGAATTATGTAGTGTATAACGCTAGAGGACAAAAACACGCTATTGAATGCGTTACTGAAAGATTAATCGCTAATGGGTTGGAACACAATGGGAGAGGTATTCGTATTACGAAAGCGAGTGTTTTTAACTCATACACTGAAATAGCATCAACAGCTAAAGCTATGTTAAAAGAATGTTTAGAACACTCACTTCACGAATTAAACATACATTTTGGTATGGTAGACGCTAAGTATGAAACAGTGCTAAAACAAAAAATCTCAGATCGTATAAAAAACTTTGACGAAGAATATACCCCATCTTCATTTGTAACTATACGTATTGAAGATGACGATATCGCTACACCAAATGAAGAACCACAAAGAGGTATGTGTGGTTGTTGCACACCTATCGATGAGTTAGCTTATGTTAATGATAAAACTGAAAAACAGTTTGTTGTGGCAAAAACTATTAATGGTAAATTAGAGTCAATAGTTTATGTAGTTCACAATGTGGCTAACGTAGAACAAGCTGTAGATATTTGTCGTGAGCGTGATAAAGTTAGGGTAGGTAACAGTATGTCAAGCTATGCTGGTAGTGAAATTGATGCAGTTAGTAACTATGCGTTTAACTTACACAATGTTACAGCTAAAACTATAACGAATTGTGTTAGTGATACAATTGAACAAATTGAAAACTTAAAGGCTAGTGTACCAGAGTGTACACCTATAACAGATAGTCATACCAGCACTATTAACTTCTTGAAACATTTAATAGATCCGAAAATATTAGAAAGGGTACTTACTGATATAGACTACGTACATCTAAATGAGAACCCTACAGTAGATGACACTGTAAAAGATAAAGATAGTGCTGATAATGAGACTAAGCGTTTTTTAACAGCATATCAAATTGATGGTCTACTTAGCAGACAGTTATATTTAGTACACAATGTAGAAACTAAAGAAGCTGCTGAAGAGTTAACAACACAATATTTATTAAACGAAGGTAAGCTTAATGGTCTTAATGCTGTATTGTTTAAATGTGTTGGTGTTCCAGTAGGCACTGATGATACTTATGGTAACGTAGATATGGTATTAAATCACTGTTTAGAATATAGCATTGATGAAGTAATTGAACAGTTAGCTAACGATAATAATTGTAACCTACTCAAAGATCGTTTACGGGAAATTAAGAATAGGTTATTAGCTACTTTAAGCAAGATAAATAAAGATTTTATACTTGAACCATGTATCTCTTTAAACGAAAGCCCTACATTAGAAGAACATGTAAAGATGGAGAATAGTGCTGTTAATGAAACAAATAAAAAGTTCTTAGTTAGCTATGCTTTAGATTTAGATTTGAGTCCTATAGTTTATCTAGTTAATGGGTCTGGTAGTAAAGAAGGAGCTATGAATTATGTAATAGATAAACTAATTGGAACTAACATGAGTGAAGAACAATGTTCTTCTATTAACATAAGTGATAAATTAACTTGTGGTGCTTTAGAGCTTGTTGCGACAGATGGTGTAGGTGATGTAGCTGGAACACTTATGTACAAGACAATGTTAGAACACTCTACCAAGTTAGAAAAGATAGCTAGTATCTTAGATGCGGAAAACAAAACTATACTTCACGATAGATACTTATTGATGGCTGATGACTTGAAAGCAAGACATAATAAATGGATCACTACAGATGGTGAAAACGATATTGGTTTCTGGGTAGTGGATATTGATATAAATGATGAAGATACAACTAAAGATGATGTATGTAATTGTGAAAACCTTGGTTTAAGAGTTGGCGATATATCATCACCTGATCCTCGTTACAAACCAGCTGACATAGATGAATTTACTACTGTTGCTGGAAACGACTTAAATTTGGGTAAGGTGCATTTTGAAGTTTCTAAACATTGTTATGAAACAAGTGAATATATTACTGAATTAATACCTGAAAAATGTGATCTAAAATGGGTTGTGGATTTGTATAACAAGTGTGTGGAGTTAGATAACAGTGTAATAGGTAGGATAGACCGCCGTGAAACTTATGGTTATATACTTGAAGGTTTAACTAGAATTAAGATAGAGTTAGATAAAATTAGAGTTACTATGTACAATGTACTTAACCCTTATGAGCATATAGTGTTGGATTCTATAGACAATTATGTTACAAAAAACAAAACGCATTATGATGCAAAAATGAAAGGAGAATAGATGAAGAAGCTTCAACAACTATCTTTAATGACAGCAAATGCAGTCGTGTCAACTAGCTCGCTTAGTAGTTATCTATATGGTAATCCTAAGCCTAAAGTTGTAGACAACGCAGCTAAAAAGAAAAAGAGAAAGACTGCTAACAAAAGCAAACGTTTAAACAGAAAGTAATATTATGATAGGTGATATTATAAACACTGTTAGTATAACTACTAATGTTAATTCGTTCTCTACAAGTGCTTTATATCATATTAGTTATTATGTCCCAGAGAGTAAAGAAAGATTACAAAGGGACTTTATCTACTATAATATATTAACTCCGTATGGTGAAGGTATTATACTTAAAGTTAGAGTAGGTGGTTATTATAGAGAAGTTGACTTCAAAGCTTGTTCTATAATAAATAAAAGTAAAATAGATACTGATAATACTAAGTTCTTTATGAAAGGTGTATTTAGAAGAGATACCAATGAGTTTAAGGATATGAAGGTCGGTAGTGATTTTGTAGTGAGTTTAACTACTTCGTCACCAGATTCACAACTAGCTAAAGTCATATCTGATTTCATAAAGACTTTATGTGTGGTTTATTAAGGAGTGAATATGATAAACCAATTAAAAGTGGGAAACTCGTTAATTGTAGATGTTTCAAAATGTGTACCTAAAGAAGGTTTAATCACTATATTTAAGATAGTCGAAATAAACCAACTGAATAAGGAAGATAAGTTCTCTATACTTACTAATGGTGGGTCAGAGTACGAGACGGAACTTAAAAATGATGAACTAGTGTTTTTAAACAAACCATGTTTAAAACTTATTTATATAGTAGATACAACACATAATGTTTATATAACTAACACAAACAAAGACGTTAGCAAGTCAACATTATCAATTGTTAGACGCCTATATAAGTTTATAAATAAGGTTGACCTATGTATGATGTAATAATTTGGTACATGGTAGGATATGTTGTAAGTTTATTTACAATATTTTTATATAACTTACTTAGTAAAAAGTATTTTAAATCAGTAACTTTAGAGTTGGGTTTAATGTATAGTTTGTTTAGTTGGGTTATGGTTATTGTTAGTATTATAGCAATTTTAAGTAGGCTAGTCGGTTACGTTGGGATAGGTTGTCGTAAAGCTTGTATTAAAATATGTGGTGATAACTTTATGTATAAACTAAAAAATAAATTCGAATGTAAATAGTAAGTATAGTAACACAATTGTGTTACTATATTTTTTTCTGTTTTTATATAATCATATAATATTTAAATAGAGTGTGTAACTGCAGAACACATTACTTATAAAATAAGGATAAAAAATGAAAGAAGAAGAAGCTAAGACAAAGATTTGCCCGTATTTAAACAAGAACTGTATTACAGAAGAATGCATGATGTGGGTTACTGAACATAAAGGTAAAAAAGCAATTGATACTATAGTCGAACCCTATGATATGACACCAGGTGATGTTATAAGATGGATACAAGAGAAAAAAGAAGAAGGTTATGTAGATGTTGGGCGTGGTGATGGTTTTAGGACCAAGTACACAAAGTTTGAAGAAACTTTCGATGGAAACTGTTCTCTTGTTAAAACTAAACTAAAGGATACGTTATGAAAACAGTAAACGATGTAAAAGAAGGTATGCAGTATATCTGTTATAAAGAATGTTATAAGTTAGATCTTACAAATATTGATTTAATACAGACTGGTTCTAAAGAAGAGTTATTTTCTAAAATAGAGAATCATATGATCCCTGTATATACACTAGATATGATAACACCACCTGTTAATATATGCAGAATGTATGGTACACCTAGAATAGTATTTGACGACCCAGAGTTTACATTTCCGTATACGACATTTAATATAGAACATTTTCTAGAATATTTTAAACCGTATGATTTAGAAACTAGAAAAGAACTTATGGAAAAGAGTAAACAAGGTTTGTTAATATGTTGATACACAAGAAAAAGAATTGATAATAGGAGAAATAAATGAATAGTAATAAATATGAATTAGATCAGTTAGAAGCTGAACAAGATGAGTTATATACTAAGTTACAAGAACTTAAGAATGAGAAAGATCTTGCCGAAGAAGATTTCACTGGTTACATTGACGATGAGATAGAAGAGGCTAACGAATCTATAAATAGAGTAAATAGTCTTATAGAGAACTACAATAATAGGAGTTAATATGATAAGTAGTATTCCAACAAATAACCCAATGTTTACTTTACAAAAACGATACCACAGGATAATTAAAATTATTGGTAAAATACAAAATAGCAATAAACATAAAAATTTATTACGCAAACTGGAAATATTAAGTGTGCGTATTAAGTATGTTGTAAATAGTTCATATGGTATATATGTTACAAATCCAGTAACTCGTCTTTATAGAGAGGGTGAGAGTGACTACATTAGACACATAGGTAAACTATTAACAACTTGTGATGGGAACACTTTACCTCTCGGAATAGACCAAGTGGATGATTTAAAAGAATGGCGAGATAAGTTTTGTTTTAATGCTTTTAATGCTAGAAAACCGTATTATTTAAAAATACCAATTGGTAATAGCGCACCAACTACTAGTGATGATAAACTATCTAATTACATAGCGTGTTACTCAGTAGATGGTGTAGAGATAATACCACGATACAAAAAGATAAAAAAAAATAAAGGATAATAATGTTAGAAAAGATGATATGGTCTAACGAGATTATTAAAGACCCTGATCCCAGTGATATATATTGGGGTACGATAAGTAACAATAATGATTTTAGTACTGCTTTAGTTTATAATCAGAATCAATTTAAGAGATTTTGTAGAGAAACACTTGAAACTGATTCTAGATATGACTTAACAGAAATAAGTAATCCTAGATATATGTGGTGGACGGAGAGATATCCATTTAAATACCCTTGTAAGGTGCAATTTTGGAGTCATTTTGAAGGTAGTATGTTATACTTAGCTATAGAGTATATATAAATAATAATACAAATAAAGGAATTAAAATGAGTAGCGTTAAAGAAACTGAACAAAAGATATTAAGACAAGCTAGAGAGACATTTGACAAATATAATTTAAACCCATTTGAATTAAACCATATAGCCAGAGATGAGCTTGCGAGTAAATGTAAAATTCATAGTTCTACTTGTGAGAGTATAAACAAACAGTTAGAAGGTGGAATTAAAAGAGATGATTTCCTTTGTTTTTCAGGTATAAGTAATCCAGAAGGATTCACATCTATGCCTTTTATGCAAACAATAGAAACCGCTATACGAGCTAACAGTTATTCACCTGAACCTATAGTATTAGATTATGAGCCAGCTTTACTTAAATATACATACACTATAGATACTCTAAATGCGCAAAATGAAATATTTAACAAGATACGTGCTGAAGGAGCTAAGATATGTATGGATGTTTCGCCAGGTGATTGGTTTAATTCGCGTATTGATAGTGATGATATAGCACATAATGAAATGCCAAAGTTAATGGGGATAGAAACTGAAAGAGGTATAACTATCACTACTCGTAAACCTTTAAGTTTAACTAGTGCTGTTAGTGCCGCTATAATGCCTGATATACATTTTAGCAATAGAGATACCATAGTATTAGGTAACACATATTCACAACATGATAATATTAGCGACCATCTCGACACCTTAGCTATTATGAGTGAAAATAAATTAAGCGCGATAAAACGAGCATTGTGGGATTACGATGGAGATAGCGTGATAAAACAAAAACCAACATACAGCCCTAAAGGTAGTAAGGTGTTAACTCATGGTGTTAACGTTAAAAGAGTAGCTAAGAATAGAAAAAAGAAAAAGGGTAAATAATGACAGAAAATAATGCATGCGAACTACTATCAGTAATACTTATAGTGTTAATAGTTGTGTTTATAGTGTGGTTGATAGGTTACAATATAATGTATAATTCAAAACATTATAAAGACACAGGATGTGGTATAGAACAGTTTAAACCTAAAGGACCAATAGATATGAGTGTAGAGTTTTGCGAAAGCTGTGGGTGTATTGACACCACTAAACTTTATGTTAGTGATAATCCTGAAAAACTTTGCTGGTGGGATAACAGATACCTAATTACTAAAATGAAAAAGAAAAAGAAAAAAGGTAACAAATAATGTTTTGGTTGTTAGCGATAGTAATACTATTTGTGGTAATAAGCTTAGTGGTATACTACTATAACACAACAACTGAAACTACTTATACATATTACGACGAAACAAGAACAAATGATAAGAAAGGAAAGAATGATGCAAGAAGTAAAAAAATATAGATTATTTAAAGATCTAAGTAACGAAGAACAAATAGTTGTAGATGGTAACGCTGTGTACAATACATTGGTTAACACTCTTATACTAGTTGAAGATGACAATACTGGTAGATATGGTGTTGAGTTAGTGGAAACTGATGAACTAGATATAAGAAGATTTAACTATGATCTAGTTATTCAACTTATTGAAATTCCTGAAGAGTTATTAAATTCTTTAGAAGAAGATAAAAGTAAAGACTTTATATTTGGTACGGGTAACGTAGGTGTACTTGAGTTTTTAGCTTTACAGTTAAAGGATCTTGCGTGTTATATTTTAGAAGGTGGTATGAAACACTACACACATTTACTTATTCCTGGTAATTTTAAAATTTATGATAATGTCGAAGATATACCAAAGTTAAAAAGATACATAGATGCTGCTTGAAATTCTACCGATACTTGACAAGCTAGCAGTTGAGTATAGTGGCGAAGAAGGTAGCATACTCGCTCCAGGGGCGTTTAAAGATAAGTTAGCAGATGATTTTGATGGTGATATTATAAATCACACTATTACACTAGGTAAAGTAACAAATTTAACAATAACAAGAGGTATACCTGATGAGTGGCGTGAACGTAAACAACCACTCGTTACAACTGAAGACCTCCTAGCTACTGTTGCTGGTATATTGAGATATCCAACGTTGGAATACGATAAGGAACATAACGATGAAAAAGAAATTACAACAGTACTTTAATAAGTATAAAAAAGAAAAAGTGTTAACCATAGAGGACTTTAAAATGTTCCTTATGTTTAAGAATAAAAATGATGTTGTTAGTATTACTATAGACAGATATGTGTTTAAGTTTAAAGATACATATGCTGATGTTGGTATAGCTGACTCTGAAGGTAGTGTAGAGTGGTATCATATGTTTTTAACACTAGATAATAACTTTAAGTGTGTTACAAATGACAATACGTCTATGGTTAATAGATGGTTAAAGGAATTAAATGTAAAGGTAGTATTGGAAAAGTTATATAAAGAAAATCTAAATAACCCAACACCATCTGTTATTTATATTGACATACCTACACCAGCAAAATGGGGCGACGATGAAGAAGACTTGAATACAATTGGACAGAAACCTGGTGATGGGTTAACTGTGTCGTTTAAAGAACGATATGGTAACCGTTTCGATGTTGTGCACAATACAACACCTATTGTAAATATAACTGTAACAACTTAAGGAGATAAAGTGATAAATTATAAAAAATATATTAAGAATGATCTATTCTTATTAAATGTTATACTTGTTGTGTTTTTTAGTGTATTAATTTCAACGATTGTAGACTCTAGATCTTACTATAACAATGATAGAACAAAAGCTGTATCAGGTAAGTTTTTAAGTATAAACATAACAAGTACAGAACTTAAAAATTATACTAAAGTAGGTTCAGGTGAAACTGTATGGGGTGCGTACGATGTATATAAGTCGTACGATAGTAAACATTTAATGTATGTATATTATTAAGGAGCTAAAGTGAACGAAATAATACAAGTTTTAGGTGTGTTTATATTTATGCTAGTAATTGTACTTATAGTTTATGTTGTATTTAAAAAAGCATCAAGTAAAAAACAAAAACAACTAACTAATAGACAATTGCCTAGTAAAGTAAAAAAGCTTAAATATGGTAGTTGTCATATGTGTGATTGTAAGAAGGTGATTATAATAGATACAGATGGGTTTGATAAGGATGTTGTTGAATGTATAAAATGTAAAGAGGTATTCAACTGGTATGGCGATTATGTAAGAAGGATAAAAATAAATTATGGAAGATAAAGTTAAAGATAGAAAATTACAAGAGCTTATAGATAAAGCTGATTATCTAAGAGTAGAGATTAAAAGAGTAAAAGATGTTCTTAATAGTACGTCAGGTCACGGAGGTAAATATTCTGCTATCGCGTATGTAACAAGAACATACCGCACAGAGTTAAAGAAAATATATGGTGACCTTATAACAGACATGTATGAATATCATGAGTATAACTATATTAAAGAGGTGGTAGCAAATGAAAACAATTAGTCCGGTTGCAAACCATTTAATAACTTATACGCAGCATACATTACCTACACATGAAGGTCGTCCAACAAACGAATATGGTATAACGAGTGATATGGTTAAACAAGTAGAATGGGATTATTTACAGCTTAGCGTAGCTTATCCTAATGTAGAGTTACAACCATTAGGTTTAGACACAGTTATCGTTAGCCAAGTTGAACCACGGTCTTCATATGACAATATGCCTAAACCGTGGTGTTATGGTAAAGAGTTAATAAAAAACAGATATCCTAACACTAGTTTAAAATACAAGTTTTATAATTGGTTACAAGATTCTGGTATTGTAAACACGCACAAAACAAGTGTTATTGAAATGGAGGATTTTGTGTTTTATACTATTTGTAAGCAGATGTATATTGACTTCATATTGTATACGTTTAAAGAAGATAAAAGATTCGACGAAATGAGAGCTAGAAACAAGGTGTTAAAATTAACAACAACTGTTATGGAATAAGGAGATAATATGAACACTAAATTTAAAGCATACTTATTTTTAATAAGTGTTTGGTTTTTGTTATTAAGTGTACTTATAATAATTATGCTTAATAGTATGCACGTTTATATGTCTGATAAACGTTTTGCTATAACAGGCGAAGTTATAAACATAGCAACTAATGTAATAGATCTCAATGAGTATACTAAAATATACTCAGGGACTCGTTTAATTATATTCAGATATGATGTATATAAGAACAATGAATATGGTTGGTGTATAAATGTATACGATACTAATTATATAACTAATTAAGTAAATGTAACTGTGTGCTTAGGCACACAGTTCCAATCTTTTTTAGTCGTATATTATAAATATATCAACACAAGGAGAAAAAATGATAGAATTATATCTTACAGGAAAACAGAATGAGATTAGGAGTTATTATAAAGAGCATTTTTATAATAAGAATGACGACGGTCACAATATAGAACACGCAGATGATGTGTATGGAAACGCTATAAAAATAGCTAAGTCACCTAGATATAACTTAGTTAGTATGGACGAACACATTATATTCATGATGTGTTACCTACACGATATATTTGTATGGAGAGGTCGAGCTGGTCATAATCAGGCCGCCGCTGCGTATATAATGGATAGAAGTGATAAATATCTAGAAGAGCTATCTGAGTCGCAATTGCTACATGTATTTCACGCAGTCTTACAGCATAGAGCAAGTGACCATACACCACCCAATAGTACATACACACAAATTATAAGACTAGCTGACAAAGGTAAGCCAGATTTATTTAAGTTTGTAAGAAGATGTTGGAAGGCTCGTGAGAAAAATGAGAAACATGATACAGAAGAAAGTTTAATGGACTCTGTAATACATCATGTTAACGAGAAAATAGGTGCTAACGGATACATGTACAAAGATGAACTATATAAAGAAGTCTATGCTAATGAAATAGCGGAGCTTATTAAAAGTATAGATATCATGAATGATCTAGGTAAAGAATCGTGGTATACATATATTAGGGAAGTAACATGTCAGTAACAACACAAGATAAGGTGGAACGAATAATAGCTCTTAAGTTATATAGTATAGTATTAAAAGAGAAAGATACTATAGCTAGATTAATGGCTAGTCGAGACGGAATTATTAATTTGTTTAATTCAAACGGAGATAAAGCTGTTGTATTAGTGATAGAAGAGATTATTAGTGATAATAAGTGTAAAGTAGAAGTAGTCGATATGAATCGTATTTGTGCAACACCTAAGCTATACGCAGAAGTAGAAAATACTACTAATGGTATGTCGTTTAAATTTATAGAGTAGTAAGTAGTACCATATGGTACTATTTACTGTTCATTATCTTCTAGTATCTTTTTTATTTCTGGAAAAAGATCTTTATGTGTTTCACCTTTAAGTGTTCTAAGTACTACTGATTTAGATGTACTATCTAGTGTAGCTATAGCTAAGTAACTCATACCTGCTTTACGCAGTCTAGCCCAATTAAGAATCTTTTCTTTTTTATCTTCGTTAGCTACACGACCGTTTGGTGTGACTACCATACCTGATTTATTTTTTGGCTTATTACCTTTAAGTTTAGACACGTCTTCCTTTAAAGAAGCTATAGATGAATCTTTTATTTTAAGCTCATCTTCTAATCTACTTACTTTTTCTTTAAGCCACTTATTATCACCAGCAGTTCTACCTAACGCCAAAAGCTCGTCACTGTGTTTAGTATTTAGTTTTTTAATAGCTGCTTTATGTACTTTTTCTGACATACTTTTTTCTTCTTTACCATCTGCAATGGATTTCGCTAACTCACCCTCTAAACGTCTCATTACATTTCCAGCACGTTCTAGTTCAGTAGTTAAGTTAGTTACCTTGTTAACTTGTTCTCGATGATACTCAAGATATGCATTATTTAAGTTCTCATATTTTAGAGTAAGAGCCATAAATCCGCTCACAACTAAATTATATTTATCTTTCAAGTTTTCAGTACTTTCTTGTTCATAAACAACATCTTTAGTTAGTCTAGCTAGTTTACCAATAGGTACTAGTGGAATATCTTCAGTTTCCAATACGTGGTCGCCAGCGACCTTAATTAAGTAATCTATGTCCTGTCCAGAGACTTTATTTGTACACCCATTCATATATATCCTTTTATTTAATATCAGTAATATGCGTTATTTTAATTTATTTCGCTAAATCCTATATATTATTGATAACATATATGGAATAATAATATACCATTATAACAAATAATAAGGAGCAACACATGGGTGTTTGGAAGTTTAATAAAGACGGGACAATAAGTAATGGTTCTATGGCTATTTCATTTGACGACATAATGAAAGCTGTATTATCTAGTAATACAGTCACAGGCGAGGTTAACGTCAGTACGATAGGTGAACCTTTAACACATAACAATCTAGTATATATGGATCAAACTACGGGAAAAATATTTAAAGCCGTGTATAACATAGGAGCACCTAATCAAAAGCAAAATCTATTAGGAGTATATAGATATGTAAATAACAAACATTACGTTGTATATAATGGTTTACTTGCTAACTTTGGTACAAACTTAGTACCTGGAGCTATTTATAATTTATCAAATGAACTAGGTAAAGCTACTTATAATAAAATGTATACAGGTGTTAAATTAGGTAGAGCTGTTAGTACTACAGATCTATTAATAAGTATAGATGGTAATATTGATATGATAGTACAATCAGCTTACGACACAACTATAACTAATGGAGTAACTGATAGCGGTATTACGCTTACAGAAGAAACAGGTACAATGAGTGCTAAGTTTAATAAGAAAACATTTGATCTCTCTATTCCAGCGGCGGTATTGTTCTTTAGAGTTGGTGACGTAATCGGTAAATTTGACTTCGCTACAGAATACACTGGTGATGAATTTGTAATAGAAATAGGTACAGCTATATATAGTGGAGTGTTCAACGAGAACCAAAATGCAGTTAACCCAACGGTATTGACACTAGTCGGTGGCGGTGTGGTTGAAGAACCTGTGGAACCAGAAGAACCTGTAGATCCTGTAGAGCCAGAAGAACCCGCAACGGCGTATAACACTAGTGTAAATAACAACGCTAACGCAGCTGGTATAAGCATGGTATCTGACACAACAGCTGTTATAGTTCTTAACTTTGATAGTAGAGCTTATGATTTATCTACACCAGCTGAAGTTATGTTCTTCCAAGCAGACGGTTTAAAAGTTAAATTAGACTTAGCTAGTGAGTATAAAACTAAACTATTCGAATTCATATATAACAATGTTACATATGTTGGTACATTCGCTAAAAATGAAAGTTATGCTAACGCAACTGTATTAACTGTTAAATAAGGACTAAATAATGAGTAATATAATTAATATTCCAAGTGGTATTTCTGTATTAGGAAATAGTTTCGATGGAACAGTAGATTTATCTACAGATGTTAACAGTGATATAGATTTCTATAAAACTCTTAAGAACGGTAGATGGGCGAGTTGGACTAAGGGTGCCAGTGTAGCATTTCAAGGACTAACAACAATTGATAAAGGTATAGGGTATGTTGTCAAAGCTAGTAACAACACTAATATAGCTATACCAGGAGTTCCATTAGATATTAATACACTTAACTTACCTTTAGGTTTGACGATGTTGGCTATACCATTTGATAACTTTAATTTAAGCGGCGGTGTATTACCTAGAATGGAAGTTTCGTCTATGAAGACACTTGTTAATGGTGTATGGAAATCTTGGATAGCTGGTTCACCAGAGTTTGCGCAAGGATTCTCTACACTATCTAACACTAAAGGTTATCTAGTTAATATAAATAAAGTATATAGTAGCTATTTAGATAAAAATAATAAGACAGTTAATACTGGTGTTCAAGTAGGTAAGAAAACACTTATAGAAACACCTGTTAATAAAGATCTTATAAGTGAGATAGATGGTATAGGGTTACAATATAGTATAGTAGGTTTAGACTACTTAGGTGTTGTGTCTGGTGTGTTAGATAAAAAGATTATGTATTTTATGATAGGTGTAGATAGAATAAAATTAGAATTCCCAGCTGAATATATAGGTAAAAAGATTACTATACAACGTGATGATGTAACTATACAAGATATGGGTGTTATAACTGAAGGGTTTGTACCTACTGATATTATTGATTATGGTTTATTAGGGGAAGGTGAGATAGTAGATTATGGTATCATAAACGAAATACAAACATTAACTAACATCGATTATGAAGTTACTTTAGTAGAACGTAATGATGTAAACGACCCAGTGACTGTTATTGATGTTATTAGTGAAGATATTTTAGATATCATGTACGATACTATATCGTTCGATCAATTAGGTATTATGAAGATTATGAATATTATATTAGCTGGTAATAAGACTAGAGTTAGTTTTTACCCTGAGTACGAAGGTAGACCTTTTACGGTGTTGAAAAATGGTGTTAAATACACTGGTGTATTCCAAGAGTCTATACTAGAGTATATAACTTTACAAACTGCTTAATAAGCATTAGTTAAATAAAAATAAGGATAAAGTATGTCAAAAATTTACAGTGTATCACAAGGTGTTTCTACTATAGGAAATGTTATAAACAAAGATCAAGTTATTAGTGAACTTAATAACAGTAATATAGATTTTCTAAAAACGTTAAATAACGGTGTGTGGAAATCTTGGACTAAAGGCGCTGATGCCGCGTTCCAAGGTTTTGATAATATTAACAAAGGTAGAGGTTATGTTATTAAAGCAGGTGCAGCTACTTCGTTCGAAATAGTAGGTGACACTATCAATGCTAATCAAATTCCTGTTTCTACTGGTATGTGTATGTTAGCGTTCCCATATAGTGCTAGACCAATTGGTGATGGTTATATCCCTAGAATGAAAATGGGTATTATTAAAACTATTAACAGTGGTGCATGGGGTTCTTGGGTAACTGGTACTCCAGACGGTATGCAAGGATTTACTGCACTAGATGATAGTAAAGGTTACGTATGTAACGTTGAATCACTACACGGTTCTTTAATAGCTGCTACCGCAGTTGATAATAACGAAGGTGTTAGATTTAATATTTCTAATACATCTGTATCTAACGGTGAAACAGCACAAGGTGTTAGTTATACTGATCCATATGGTATTGGAACATTAAGTTTTGATAGTGTAACATATGATATCTCTAACCCAGGTTTGATTATGTTCTTTAAAGTTGGAACTACTTTAGCTAAGTTAGACTTTGCTCCTGAACTATTAGGTGTTGATTTCTATGTAACAGTAAGTAGTGTTACATATAGAGGCGTGTTTACAGAAGAAAATGATTCTGCTTCAGCTATAGAAATTATAGAAGTCGTAGATGTAAGCGCGTTAGAATTAACATATACTCCTAAAACATTTACACCAGGTGTTTATAAAGAGATGAGAATAACACTTGGTTCTATCAATGGTGTTATTGAATACGCTTCTGAATACGCAGGTGAAGAATTTAAAGTATGGAAAGATGGTAAAATAGCGTCAGGTACATTCCAAGAGACTGATGTTACATTAACATTAGCTTAACAATATAAGTTATAACAAGTAGTTATGCTACTTGTTATAACATTGGTTTATTTGATTATAAAAAAGGAGAAATTATGGACAAAGCTGTTAAAAGACACCGAGGAACTACGGAAGAACACGCTAACTATGTTAGTGGTGTAGAAGGTGAGATAACTGTAGATACTAGTAAGAAAACGTTAGTACTACATATGGTCGCTGAACAAATACCTATGGGTAGACAAGCTGATTTAGACGTTATATCGGGTATGGTAGATGTGGTTAAAGAACCTACTAATAAATCTACTATAGTGCTAGAAGATAATAAAATAAAATTTAAGAATACAGCTGATGTTGAAAGTATACATGATATAAGCAATTTTGTAAATACAGCGAGTGCTGATTACGATGTAATAACTGGAGAGGTAGTTGATAGTTCTATAGAACTAACACTAGCTGAAGGTAATGTTAAACACTCTATAGATTTAACAGAAGTTATAGGTGGTGTAGTTAATGCTGATACTATAGCTGATATGGGGTTTAGTAAAAGTGATGTTAGTAATGTTGAACCATTCAATATACCTGTTAAGTACAAATATACTGTTCCTTATTTTGAAAATAAACAAGTTGGTGTAGATGTATACGGAAATAGTGTTAAGTTAGACGACGTAAATATAACTTTAACAGAAATGTTAGAAGTATTACCAGTAGCAATTACAGCTATGAACACTCAGAAACAGTTATTATTAGATATACAACCTATGTTAGTGGAAGCTAGTACTACTGTAGATGATATAGCTAGATACGCTTTCGGTATGAATATACATACTAAACTAGTAGAATTAGATATTATTGCTAGCGGAGCGATTTATAATGAAGTTAGTTTATTACAATTCTCGAGTGACAGTACTAATGTAGCCGGTATGCATATTTTTCAAATCGGTACTTATTATATAGTTACATCACAAGATATACAATCTAACACATATGGTATAGGAAGAGTTACAGCTGCTACATCTATACGTAAGCTATCCGACTATAGTGAAAATGACGGAACAGGGTTAACATTAGCTAGAGCTAACATCTTATTACCAACTATAGATTTAGCTATATCAGATATAGATGGTTACATAGCTAGCTTTGAAGAAGTACAGTTTAAACTAACTACATTGATAGGTTATATTAAAAAGTATTCTTTATATAAAAATAACTTCCCTTGTAAAGTATCTGGTATTTACACTACTAAAGAGATGGCGTTAACATATCTACCAGTAGCTATATATGCTATGAATAAACAAGACGAGATATTACATGTTGTTAAAGAGCTAGTTACTGAAGCTAGTATAATTGTGGATGATACAGCTAGAGCTAATATAGCTATGGAAATATATACGTTATTAGCTAAGCTTGATGGTGTAGCGACGCAAACAAATTATAATGGAATACAACTTTTACAAAATGGAGAAAGTGGGAGTGGTTCAACAGGTGTTGCTGATACTTTAACTTTCCAATTAGGAGAGAGTTCAACAGATGTTATTAACACATCGAACGCTATTCAATCTAATACGAATGGACTAGGTTCTACAAATCCAGTAAATGGTGTTTATACTTTAGTAACATTGAAAACACATACAATAGATTCTGGAGAGGATTTAACAAAAACTAGAGCAATGAATTATTTGGAAGTACTTGATAATGCTTTAACAGAATTAAATACAATACGTTCTAACTTCGAACTAACTCAAAACAAGCTATTACTTGTTATAGAAAATAAGTTAAAATATCATGTACCAGGTAAGTTACATTGTAATATTAGTAATTACAATATGGATGTTAATTGTGATATAGCAGATTGTGTTATTACACCTATGGTTGCTATAGAAGCTATGGAACGACAAAAACAGTTATTACTAGACATAGAACCTATGTTGACGGAAGCTAGTAATACTGTAGATGATGTAGCTAGAACAGCTATAGCTGTTAAAATTTATGCTAAGTTAGTAGAATTTGATAGTATAAGTGACGTAACTAGTTATAATGGTGTTATGTTATTGGAATCTCTTAACGGTAGTGGTGTAGGATATACTTATTTTAACATAGGTAATTATAATAATATTTTAACTTTTAAAGGAATTTTTAGATCGAATACAGATGGATACGCAGTTGCTAATGGTTTTAATACATTAGCAAAATTAAAAATAAGAACAGCGCAAATGGATGAAAATGGTGTAACTGGACTTACTCAGGATAGAGCTATAGGATTTTTACAAACTATACCTATCTCTATAAGTGAATTAGATATTATTAAAGGCACTTATTTAACATTAAAAGATAAGTTAGAAATCATAGCTTTAAATGCTGTTAAATACTACAATGGTAGAAACATTAACTGTCATATTAACGATGATGTTTGTACTCAGTATGATGTTGCATCAGTATTACCAACAGCTATATATGCTATGAATAAACAGAAACAACTATTACTAGATATACAACCTATGGTTATCGAAGCTAGTACTACTGTAGATGATACAGCTAGATATGCTATAGGTATGAACATACATAGTAAACTAGTAGAGTTAGATAGTATAGCTAGGGACACTACTTATAATGGAGTTAGTTTATTACAAGATAGTCAGACAGATTTCGATGCTAGTGGTATGATAGAGGTTAAGATAGCACACGAAGTAGTTATTAATACAAATATTAATATGGAATGTAATACTTATAACTTAGGAAAAGGTTTAGGTGTTTTTATTAATTTACAAACTTTAATTACATTAACTGAAAATGATGGTAGCGGAACAACAATAGATGATATGATAAACCATATACCAGTTATAGACAAAGCTATGTTAGATATAAATAACTATATAAGTAGTTTTGAACTAACTCAAGATCAAATTGAAGTAACATTAACCAATATGTTATCATTTGATTTTAACGCGTATAAAATACCATTTGAATGTAAAGTTAATAATGTTGTTGTTAACAGTGAAACTGTGTTAGATGTATTACCAACTGCTATATACGCTATGAATAGTCAAAAACAACTATTACTAGATATACGACCTATGTTAGTAGAAGCTAGTAATACTGTAGACGATACAGCTAGAGCTAGTATAGCTATGAACATACATACTAAACTAGTAGAGTTGGATAGTATAGCTAGTAACACTATTTATAACGGAGTCAGTTTATTACAAAAAGCAAGTGATAATAAAGGTGATGCTGACGTACATACTTTTCAGATTGGTAACTATAATATATATACTAGACCTGACATACAAAGTAACACCGTAGGTATTGGTAATATAAATATAGCATTTTGTATTGAGCAGTTAACAGAATACACTATAGGCGACGGAACATCTTTATCACAGTCGATTTCAGCTGATTATGACGGTGTGTTGATTAAAGCTATATCCGATATAGATGGTCACCTAGCTAGTTTTGATTATACACAAAGTAGACTTATCGAAACTATTGAAATACATCATTCATTAGAAGGTATAACAGTTAGTACTAAAGTTAATGACGCTGTTACAGATGTTAAAACAACTGCAAGTATTATTCCAACTGCCATATACGCTATGAATAGTCAAAAACAGTTATTACTAGATATACAACCTATGGTTATGGAGGCTAGTGTAACTGTAGATGATACAGCTAGAGCTAGTATAGCTATGAATATCAATAAGAAGTTAGTGGAGTTAGATAACATAGCTAGTCAAACTAATTATAATGGTAAGACGTTATTGCAAGCAACAGCCTCTTCTAGTTCAGCGGCTTCGGCTTTAACATTTCAAGTAGGAGAGAACAGTAGCGATACTATAGCAACTAAAGGAACAATACATTCGAACACAACAGGATTGGCATTAAGTTCCACTTTGAATTTATCTGATTTGAAAGCAGCAACGATTGGTGATGGAACTTCGTTAATTATTTCTGACGCAATAACATTTCTGACTACAATAGATTTAGCTTTAACAGATTTAAATACTATGCGTTCTGATTTTGAACTAACTCAAAATAAGTTACTTACTATTATAAATCAACATCAATACTTAGAAGGTGCTACTGTAGCAACTACTGTCGATGGTGTTGTTACGGATGTTAAAACTACATCTTGTGTATTACCCGTAGCTATACTAGCTATGTTGTCTCAGAAACAACTGTTAATAGACATTAAACCTATATTAAAAGAATTGACTAACGAATATATGGATGCAGCTATTAGTGCTAGCTTAACAGCAATAATACACGGTAAGTTAATGGCTTTAAACTATATAGCTAATTCAACTTATTATGGTTATGATATAATGTATCTTTTACAAAGTGGTTTAGATAACCCAGATGCTAGATCAGCTATAAGTGTAGTTATTGATAATATAACATATACTACAGTTGGTAGTATTCAATCTAATACGACTAGATTAGCATCTTCTTCCCCTACACTTGATTTAAGTACATTGAAAACGGACACATCTGGAAGTACTGTTTTAACAACAACTAATTCAGGAACATATTTAGAAGTTATTGATTTAGCTATTTATGATTTAAATACATTTATTAATAGTTTTGAAACAACACAAGTTTCTATAATGACTGCTTTAAAACCGTATGTTATAGATTATACAAATAAGAAAGCTACATATGGTTATAACTTAGTTAACGATGTAGTTGTTAGTAATAGTGAAGTAGTATCTTATTTACCAACTGCTATTTTAGCTCTTGATAAACAAGAAGATATATTACATGTTGTTAATGAGCTAGTTACTGAAGCTAGTATAACTGTAGATGATACAGCTAGAGCTAGTATAGCTATGAATATCAATAAGAAGTTAGTGGAGTTAGATAGCATAGCTAGTCAAACTAATTATAATGGTATTCAACTTTTACAAAAAGGAGAAAGTGGTACTGGTGCAGGAGGTGTTGCGGACACTTTAACTTTTCAATTAGGAGAAAGTTCAAAAGATGTTATTACTACATCAAATACTATACAATCTAATACAAATGGATTGGCTTCAAGCGCACCATTGTCAAATTTATCTACACTAAAATCAGATACATATGGTGATGGCACAGGCTTAACTGTATCTTACGCTACTAGCTATTTAAGTGTAGTAGATATTTCTTTAAATGATTTGAATACACTACGTTCTAATTTTACTAGTGTTCAAAATCAAATTGAAGATATATTAGGTATAAGATATGAGATAGTATTTGGTACTAAAGGTAAGAAAGGTGTATCTTATCCAACTGTTGTTTATGAAAATGTTATCACTACCACACCAACTGTTAATAGTTTGTATAAGAACGGTAATAATTTATATTACAATACAGAACTAGGTAACATACAACTAGGTAATAAAGTTAATAATGTTAAAAATAACATAGCAGCTGGTGATTATCACACAGTATTTCTACTATCAGACGGTACTGTTAAGTCAGTTGGTTATAATGACTTTTGTCAACTAGGAGATGGTACTACTGTATCTAAATCTACACCTGTAACTGTAAGTGGTATGTCTAACTGTGTTGGTATAGAGGCTGGTGAAGATCACACAGTGTTCCTACTAGCAGATGGTACTGTTCAAGCAGTTGGTTATAATAACT